CAGAGATTAGCTGTACAAGAAAACGGTTATGCACTTCAATATATAAAAGACCCATCAGAAAAAGTACAAAAATTAGCTGTACAAGAAAACGGTTATGCACTTCAATATATAAAAGACCCATCAGAAAAAGTACAAAAATTAGCTGTACAAAAAAACGGCTATGTACTCCAATATATAAAAGACCCATCAGAAGCAGTACAGAGATTAGCTGTACAAGAAAACGGTTATGCACTTCAATATATAAAAGACCCATCAGAAGCAGTACAGAGATTAGCTGTACAAGAAAACGGTACTGCGATTGAATTCATCAGAAACCCATCAGAAGCAGTACAGAGATTAGCTGTACAGAAAGATAGTTATGCACTTCAAAATATAAAAGACCCATCAGAAGAAGTACAAAGACTAGCTGTAAAAGAAAACGGTCATGCGATTCAATACATTAAAGACCCGTCAGAAGAAATAAAGAGATTAGCAAATGAAAATCGTTGATCTCTTAGAAGTTAAAAAAGTAGCAAAAATGAATGCTGTTGATCTTAAAGATTATTATAATATTTTCAAGGATATCGAAAGTGTTTTAGATAATAATTATTCTTTTATAGGCACCCATATATACCACGTTAAAACTGGTCATCGTCTAATGGAGTTAAATATTACGTTTATAAAGGATAGTCCAGTATGTGAGTGCGCGTTTGGAAATTTATTTTCTCCACATAGAAAATTAATTACTATAAAAACGATTGACGAAATGCGTCGATTTTTAATCAAGTTGCCACAATTGTTAAGTTATGTGGTCTCAATAAATGAAACTGGCACCGCCTATCTGGATAATATATTTTCTTATTTCAAAAATAGTAAAGAGTGGAGAGAGGTGACCTCTTCCTCATTTAAACATCTTGAAGGTTTGGCATTGGTAAATCAATTAGATTCTCAAATTTCTGTGAGCGATGTAATAACTCATAATTTATTACTCATTAGAATAAAAATTGATGATGGTAAATTTAAAATACTAACTCATGTAGATGATTTTGAAAATGACGGACTTGTCGAAAGAAGAGAATTTTCGATACAAGAAATAGAAAAAGTAAAATCTGTCATAGATAATTTTTTAGAAGGTAAGTATGACAAAACTCGATAATATTCAAGAAGCCCGACAAATACCAATAGTGGATTTTTCAGACATTAATAAAGTAAGAAATTACTTTGAGAAAACCTTAAGTGATGATTACGTTATTAATGAACAGGAGACGTATCCTCACAGTCGCCATTTTAAAGTTTCATTGAAAACTCAGTTTAGTGATTTAGGGTTAGATATTGGATTATTGAAGATTATGACGAGAAGCGATGGCAATGCTATTGTTATATTCATAGAATGTTTTGTGATAAGTCCATTCGTAATTAAAAATTCATTAGAATTGCACAATTTTATTAGATTAATAAATCATAAGGCAGACTTTTTTAGAGAGGCAGAAAATTTCCCGGCACTATTACGAAAAGAAATTACAGAAGAGTTTTATTCTTCCCATAAAATTTTTTGTTATTTTGTCACCGGTGGCCAGACGTCAATATTGTTCAAATCAGAAGACGATGACATATTCATGGGAGGAAGTTTTATTATTAATAAAAATTTCACTAAATTTGGTTTGGCGGTAAGACCGGGCTTTTATGATGAATATATTACTGGCGTCCGACATTCATCACAAATAGACGGTAATCTAGTATTTGATGATGTGGAAGAGATTAAAAAAATTGTCAGAAACTACGTTGAAACGAAATCTAGTAAACTGCAAGAAGCCCAAAAGATACCGTCTTTTGATTTATCTACTTTGGACGGTATATATCGGTATCTGAAATATGTTCTTAGAAACCAAAACAAATATCATGTTAAATTGATGAGAGGAACATTCTCAAAAGGCTCTTCGCACATCAAAATATTTTTGGCTGAAAATCAAAAAGAACTTTTGCTAATTCTATATAACAAAAAGGTAGTAGCATCGAACTTGAAATATTCTGTGACTCTGCGAGAGCATCTTTCTAATGATATCCAGACACGACGATTTCTCTCAACTATATGTTCAGTTCTGGAAAAGCTTGAAAAAATAGAAAAAGATCATGATGAGAAATTACTTTCGTTGTCTGCCGATATTGAAGAAATAGGAAAGCGTTACGGATTAAACACGGATTGGCAAATTGGCGATGCAATTTCGGTTTATGATGGGGAAGATATTGATAATATGTATGACCCGACCGTGTTAGTATGGATATATGAAGGGTCTCTAAATTTTAATGAGATTAAATTTAAAGTAGCATCTCAAGATGTAGCACTACCTAGATTAGATGCTCGTGGTCCTGATGAAGTATTACAAATTGTTAAAAAAACACTTGAACAAAGAAAAGATAATTTAACTGAAAGTAAAAAAGTTCGCATATATCGCGGGGACTTCAAAGATCATTTAAAAATAATGATTCATATCGATAAAATTATATCAGATAGATATGAAACTTCATTTTCTGGTAATTATTTGAGAATCAAATCTAGGGCTTCTTCCAATATCTTTCTTTTGCATTTTGATTTTCGCTCTAATGAACAAAATAAAATTGTTGTCTGGTTTCTGTCTTCTGTTATAATGGAACTCAAATCTAATCAAGATTTAAACCGGGTTCTTATTAAGCTGATTGATATTTTAGATAAATTGGAGAGGCGGGTTAATCAGCTTGTAAAAGTACAACGGTTTGTTAAACAGAATATATCTGAACATGCTGAAATCGTCGGAGGAGACTCGTTTTCCTTTGTTATTGATGATTTTATGAATGGTGATAAGTATGATCTATCGGTTCGTATAAACCCGTTGAGTGACGACTTAAGCCTTTTTTTTGTAAAAAGAGCCAAATATATAGATCATTTTGTAAAAAGTAAAAGAACAGATTTCCATTCGGCAGATGATCTCATAAAGCACATAGCCGACTTTTACCAAAATACATAGCCCCATACATAAATACTCAATAAACATAACGGATCTTTAAGTTGTCGCTTTTATTGGATATTATAGAAAGTTCGAAGCGTATTGGTAGAATACCAAGTTCTATTGATTATGTTGAACAGGTTGAAACTTTAATTAAATCTATATCTAAGAAGTATAAAATCGATAATGGTTTCACAGCGGTAAATGACGTTCCTAGACAATTAGCTTTTGTTAGTTTTAGATATGAAAATGAAATTTTCAAAGGAGAGAGATCGGACTTCCTGAAAATATATGTATCTCGATCAAAAGAAGGTCATATTGAATTAACAAGTATTAATAATTACGAAATTGCCAGTAAAGAAAATGTTTTTACTCTTATAAAAAAGCTCCAAAACGTCATAATTGACGAATATAAAGTGTTCAAAGCTAAAGATGCGGTTTATTCTACTCTGTTTAATGAGCTAACAAAGAGAAACTTTGTGATTACAGAACGTGATAGTATTAGTTCCAGTTTGGATTTTTATGCAGGCGCTAAATTTAAAAATTTGAAAAACGATCAGACCGTGATGTGTGTTTGTTCAAATCTTCCAAACAATAAACTCCAACTATCATTTTATTCAAGTGGTCCCGGCTTTCAGATAGACGTCGATCCTCAAAGCGCCTCAAAAGAGTTGATTAAAAAAATTGATAAAGTTTTCGAGAAGGCTAAATGGTTAAGCTATTAGACGTCTTTGAAGCTCGCAGAAGAACACCAAAATATACAGGCGATGGTTCTGGAAGTGATATGTTAGAGTTTGTCAAAGACCATATCCCAGATGAATATTCTGTAGGGGAAAATATTATCAAATCTAGTGATGGAAAACTTTTATTTGATATTCGTTACAGTGATGATATAGATCTTGTTGTTTTGTCAAGTATTGTTCATGAGCAATTAGACGATCAAAATGACGATGTATGTTATATTAATATTGACATTAATAATATAGATATAATTGTTTTAAAACTACATTCTATATTAAAACAATATGAGAAAATTATTTATAATATAGAAAAGTATGTAGAAAAAAAATCTAACGAAATAATCAAATTACTTGGTGAAGATGATTTTAATTTCAGACTACCGAGTGGAAATAAAATTTATATTATAATTCGCAGTAACTATATTGGTTATGATCATTTTGAAGTTTCTCTTTATCCAGAAAAAAACAATAAATTTGGCATTTTTATAATCAATAGATATGCCATAAATTCGAAAGTTAACGGCACTATTATTTCTATGGACGATGCCGTAAAAACCATACAAGAGCAACATGCATTAGCAATGAAAAATGGAAATCCCAGAAGACAGGTTCAGGAGGCCAGAAAAATGGCTGCTCCTCCTCAAGACCTTAAGGATAGTATGATCTTTGTTGATAGATGCTTACCGGATGGATATCGAATTCCTTTAGATGTCAATACAGGCTTAGCGTCTGAAATATATGCTGAAATAATAAGTCCAGATGGTTTGAAAGTTTTAAGTGTAGAGATATATAGTAGTGAAAAATACGGCTATGGTATTGTGTTTTCTGGAATGCACACATATTCCGACAATAATTTTCGTTTCTTTTTAGAAGAAAAAGATTTTCTTCGTCTACCTAAAATACTTCCTAGTATGCTTGAGAAGAATAGAAAAAAAGTTTTAGATTCTAATTCTACTCTTACAAATATTGAAGAAATGATCAAACAAGAAAATCTAGGTCAAAGCTTAGAAATACAAACCCATGAATCTATAAAAGGATGGATATATTTATTAGATCTAAGATTAGGAGCACAATTTTCTATTGATATCTATTTTATAGAAGACGGCGTGGTTACCATTCAAGTGGTAGATAACGGTGGTTGGGGAAATACATATGAAAGACTTCCTTTAAGTAAAGCTATGGAAGTAATTAAAGATTCTTGGGAAAATAGGTACAGTATTGCGGGGGTCGAAGATGAAGCTTACTGACCTGTTTGAAGCCAGCTTTCTTCGTTTTAATATAGACGATTTTAAGAATGAAGATACTACAAAAAAAGCAATGCAGAGGTTTCTGTCCTATGGAGGCTTTTCTGAAAGTCAATACAAAATAAGTTCTATTAATGATGACTATGGTAAAATTGCCATCGGCGTATTTTTTAATCTTGAAGATGGACGTAATTACGTATCCTTTATTTTTGTTTTACGTAATAAAATTATTACAATAAGAACAAGTTTAGGTAGATATATGCAATTTCCTCTTGATGACTTACATTCGATAAGAAAAATTCTGGCCTTCATTAAACAAGACAATAAAGATTATATAGAAACTCTTCCTTTTATTAAAGACGTGTATGAATATTTTGGAAATGTATTGAATAAAAATAAAAGTTTATTTGATAATGATAGAGAAAACCCTGTAACACATGAACGTTATAGTTTAGATGTAATAACTTCATTTAGATACAATGGATTATACACACTTATTACTGTGGGAACTAGAGTAAGGCGAAGCGTTAATATATTAGAACAACCAAAAATAGTGCTTCACTTTGATCGGGCTGATGCAGATCCGATAAGATATACAATTAAAACCTTGGACGATGTAAAGAAAATAATGAAAGACCTCTTTTATGAAATGTCTGATGGTGAATTAGAGGCGTAACTGATGACCAAACTGATTGATGTCTTTGAAGCAAAAAAAATTTCGATACGACGAAATGATCCGTCTTTATCTACAGAGGATTTATTTGTAATGATCAAACATGTTGCAGAAAAACATGGTTGCGGTGCTTTCCCAAGTCTTTCTCCTAATGACGATCCTAACGCATTTATAAAAATCTATATGCCTAACGGCGAAGGTGGTTCAACAATGATGCGTATTATGGTGAGAGGACTTCATGCAGAGTTTGGCTTCATATATGTACTCCCGATATTCAAAAGGTCGCCCCTAGAGGACGTATTATTTGAACGTGTGATTGAGTTTGAAGATCGTATGAAATTTATTGTTTCACTCGATAAATTAATTCCCCATGTAATCAAAATGGTTAAAGGTATAGATGATGGTGTGTTGGAAATTGAAAAAGAAGTGAAAAGAAGATGGCCAGAATTTGAGGTATCAATGTACGTAGACCACGAAGCTTTTCCGTATAAGTGTGTAAGTGTTTATACAGGACCGCGACATGAGTATGCTTTTGGTTTCCTTATAGCGATTTCAGAAGACCTCAGAAATTATCTTTATGTACCAAATATGAATGAAGTGGCTTTAACTAAGGACATGTTGGTGGACGCAATTTGTCATAAATTGCGGTCGATCTATGCAGGCTGAATAGAAATAGATAATGAAAATATCTGATTTAAAAGAAGCTAAGAAGCGCTATATGTATCACGGAGATATAAATCTTCCTGACACAATTATTGGTTGGCTGTCTGAACTTTTTGAAGAATTAAGTTTCTCAACTTATAACAAAATATCTTTTGATATAAACTATAACGATGATTATATAGGGAGTATAAGGATTTCTACTAATCAATCTCGTGAGGTTGATTTGATAACTATTAATCCGGCGCTTTGGGAAACTGAGAATGGGAATGGGATTGGGAGTGCTGTTGTAGTTTACTCTATAGAAACTTTTTCTAAAGACCGATTACATAAATTGGCAACTGTTATTAAACAAATTATGGATGCTCATGATCGGTTTGATGAAATTGAAAGAAAAATACAAGAGCGGTTCAAAGGGACTATTTTAGAAAAGAATTATGAACGAACTATTGACAGTTATGAACCTGCACGAGTATGGTATAGTTTATATCACCCGAGATCGTCTAACTTCTGTAGAATTGATAAGAATGCATAACATAGAAAAAAATCATCTTTCTTTTCTTTATCGAACTCCCGATGACATGTCCGCTGAGATAATAAATGCCATAGGCGCTGATGAAGTGATAGCTAATGATTTAATCAAATATGCTGAGCATAGAGATGCTCTTGAAACAGGCAGAGAAAATGAAGGCTACTGATTTACAAAAAACAAATAGACGGACACTTGTCACTAAAGACGATTTAGTCGATATTCCAACGCTCTTTCAAAAAATAAAATCTATGTACGCAGATATGAGTTCTTCTGACATTCCTTTGGAGATTTGTAATTTAGAAAAATTAACTCCTCCGTACTTGTCTATTAAACTGACTTACAATAATTCTTCTGTTGGTTTGACGATTTTAATGGTAGAACTTAATGATAAGGGTTCTGTTTCAGTATTCCATCCAACCCTTCAAAGTCCGCTAGGTGAGTACAAAGAATTATCTTTCAAGAATGTAGTCGAACTGAACGGGTTTTTAATGAATTTTCGAAAATTCATTAAATTGATGGATTCACAAACCAAACATTTTTTAACAAACATGAATGATATGCTTCCCAATCTTAAGAAGAGACTCGAAAAGGTCAATTCTGTGACTATCTTCGGCGAGGAGGCCGACTATATTTCGGCGTTGGAAAAAAGATTTGTTATTTTTGAGGGGAAACGTGAACATATTAGAGATATGAATAAAATAGACATTTTAGTGCAGGCTAGTAGTCAAGGTAATGTTTTGGTCATATCTCAAGACAAAGATTATAACGTTTTGCAAAAACAATTTGTCCCATTAGAAAAAGTAGAAGATTTTATATTTGAATATGCTGTTAAGTTGAGTGAGGACTTAAACACACTCGAAGATTAGGTTTCTCAGACCTTAAATATTTCACTATAATATGTGAATGACACAAGGTCCCAAATGACGCAAAACAGAGCTTATACTCTATTACCTGAATATCTCAAGACGATATACAATCGTCGCAGCACTAAAATTCTTGAAGACATAGCTTTCGAGCCAGAAAACTTTTCAAGAGTCGAAGGGCAAATTGGTAGTAAGATTGGTGTTACTCAATCTGAAATAGATAGAGAGCCATTCATTCCCGAAAGAAACCTAGAGAGAGAAGCGTACCAGCTTTCTGTTGCTGTTACCGGTAATGGGAATATGTCTTTTTACACCGATTTAATTGGACAGCTTCGTGGTGAAGACGTAGATGTAAGTGATCATTCTAAACTATTTGACGCTGACTGGTATAGCTGGACCCCACCAATTGATATTGATATGTGGACGAATTTTCACCGTTATGTGTGGACTGGTGCTGGTGAGGCTCGTTATCAAGGTGAATATATTACCCGTGAAGCACAAGGTAACAGAACCGTTTTATATGAAGTGGTGAATGGTGGTGGTGTCGCTAGAGATGTTGCTCTTTCTTCGGTTGCTAAGGCAAGTTTCACCGATGGTAATGAAATTGGTGATTTAAAAGAAGATTGTACTGATAGTAAGAGAAGAATTTATAGATGGTCTGGTTCAGCATGGGAGCCTGTTTTCTTCACTTCAACTGATTGTGTCCCTACTGATTGGTCTTTATATTCGAACGGGGATTATGTATATCCATGTTGCTTTGGCCATGACATGCAGCGGATTGTTCTTTATGAATATCGTGAAGAGGCCGGGCGCTGGGTTACCCGTATTCCAGTAATTTCTTTTGAAGCTCCTATCCAACCGTGGACGGGAATGCTTTGGGAGGATGCCAGAGATGAACCTAAGAGAACCATTCGAAAATGGGATGGAACTCAATGGTCTGAAATTTCATGGTCTGCTGTAACCACTATGGATGATATCGGTGTAGCTGCTAACGGTTCTTATAGAATTTTGGCGAAGGCTGTTGATGATATTTCAGATGGTTGGGCCAAGAACAACTGGTGGAGAAACCGTGATGATTTGTCTGATCGGGATAAAGCTAGATATGCTGAACAGCAGGCTGTACGTCCAATCCTTTCTCATTGGGCCGGGATGGAATTATTCTCTGGTTCATCCAGAACTGCTCGCCATGACATGCCACGATATAAACTTTGGGCATATAAAGAATCTGCTGATGACATCTTGGAAATTGATTCTTCAAACTTCGAAGGAAATAATCTAGCCTCTGGTTCAACTGTTATACAGTATAGCGTAGCAACCGCTGGGTCAGACGATTCTTTTATAGGCTTTCCATTAGTTCTAAACTCAACTGCGGAAATAACATTTGAAGCTACTATAGAAAGTGATAGCCTTTCTTATGACGATGGCACTATTCTAGGTTACAAGTTCTTCAAAGACATCCACACCGGCAAGCTAAAGTCGTTATGGGCAAAAGCCGACGCTCCTATCAAACCTAGTAAAGTAGATGGTTTTTATGAGCAACCAATGGCTCTTACAAATAATCCAGATCATGAGACTTTAACCACATTCACGAGAAGTGAAGCTCTAAGACATTTTGAAAGTATTATTGAAGAACAATCTGATGGTGAGCCTTTAGGTTCGAATGGATTTAGATGGTCGGTACAAGATGCAACAAAGGGTGCAACTCTAATTGACCCAGAACACAGTCTATTAAGAACTATGGCTCTTTTATTAGATGATGATCTTGATTTGCCCGAAGCTATCAGGGCGATGGCCATCGAATATGAAAGATTTTCTAGTAGGCTCAAATATTCTATTGATCGAGTTTGGTCAGAAGGTGAGCATACAGAAATTGATGGACTAAATTACAAGTCGGGAAAAACGGCAACGACTTTTGCGGATGCAGCATTGACCTATGTTCTTAGTGGTTATGATGAGAGTCGTCCTTTCTGGCACTCAGACATGGGAACGTATGTAGATTCTAACACCTCTGTAACGAAACCTATTTCTGTTCCGTGTTCTGCAGCCAGAACCGGTGCGATCCCCGCATATGTTCCAAGAAAGTTTAGTGATTTGGATGGTGATTGGTTATTGAACCATGATGGATCGGTAAGTCCTGCTTGGGGCGACCTTAGAGATGATGTTTGGCTAAATGTCCAGACTAGGTTCTTTAACGAAGTTCCATCGGTTCGTAGAACCGAAACGGATGAAAAAAGTGCTCGTCTTGATGATGTTGGTTTTTGGATCGACCGATATGCCAATAATTGGAAGCCAGAGGTAACTCTTAGTGGTATTGAAGAAGTTGTCGCCGACCATACCGCTCTATCCCCTTCTGCAGGCGACAAAGTTTTCAGTAGAGTTGCATCCGCAGTCGCATATTACACAGGAACTGAATGGCAATTAATTCCGGTTAGTTATGGCGATGTATTTAAAGAAGAAACCACTGATGATTATTGGGCCTTTAACGGCTTTGAACTAGTTCAAATTAACTTATATGATCGATCTGGTTCATTTGATTATACATATAACGAAGCTCAAAACCTTTTGAGACGGGAATTTGAGACGTGGGCAAGTCTAAACGGGTTTGACCCATACGCGGCAATTCAATCTGCAACCTATGATGATCCATTTAGTTGGAATATGATAGCCGCAGGTGCTGGTGGCGGATGGCGTTCTATCTACAAAAGGGTATATGGAACTGACAGACCGCACATAGCTCCTTGGGAATGTTGGGGCTTCACAGTGGAACCAGATTGGTGGAGAACTACATACGTTCCGACTTCTACAGCTACGGACGGTTCCCCACGATATGGTTCTGCTCATGCAATGTGGGCCGATTTAAAGGTTGCCAATAGTGCTCCGGTAGATATCGAAGCATTCATGCTTTTACCATCTAACGCTCCGGTTCCTGTAGATGCTTCCGGCGAACTTATTGACCCATTAGAGGCTGGGATAATTTCTGAAGGAGATGTTCCTGAGGGCCGTATTGATGATAGATGGGATTATGGTGGTCTTGGGCCTGTAGAATTAGAATTCACACGCTCAGTTAGATATACCTTTTCCAAGGCTCTTGCAGCATATCTCTTAAAACCTAATCGTTTTGTTGAAAAACTATGGACCGATTATATCGCGCCAATTGGAAAAGATAAAATTTGGAGAGGTGCGGTACAGGTAGACATTAAGACATGGAAGCGTTCAAAAATAGCTGATGTGTCTGTTCATGGAGAAGATGGTTCTACGATTGATGTGACTGTAGATGCTGATGTGTCTGTCGGCAATCCCGGTATTAATGCATGGATTAGTGAAACTATTAAATTAAAGGGCGGCAACCCTTCGACAAAATTCGGAGAAGTGGTTAGAAGTGCTACTCCTGTGGTCAGTTGGAGATGTTCTGGTTTTATCAATAAGAACAGAACTACAATTACCTTGCCCAATGGTATCGAAGTTCCTTACGAAGATGTTCATACCATTTTACATAGAAGTAAACCAATAGCTTCTTATTTTCATTCTGGTATAGCGATTGTTAAAAGTGGAACCGGGTACAGAATATATGGATACGATTCTGGAAATTCAAAATTCACAATCGAAACGTCTTCTCAAGTTTTACAAACAGGCTTAACCGAAAGAAGTCAAACCTATACTGCTACTGCTACACAAACAGATTTCATTTTGACTAATTATGAAGTTGGTGATGCCGACAAAGGAAGATTTGCCGTAACTATCAATGGCATTCGAGTGTCTTCAAGTGAAATAACCTTCACGTCATCTACTAGCTTTGTCCTTCCTGTTGGTAAGGTTAAAAGTGGAGATGTTGTTAAAGCATTCTTGAGAAGTGCTACTGCTGATTACAGAAGTCATTTAAGATATTTCACGGCAGGGGGAAGAAACTGGAATTTCAATCCGGTTGGAAGTGGAGAGACGACAACTATTGACTATGGTCATTGGTTTGCGACTCCGGAAGAAGTTCTTCAATTTTGTATTGACCATGGAAGATACATGGAAAGTGTTGGGTGGTCATGGGAAGATCCTGATGATCCTTCTGCTGGTGTTGATGATTGGGAAAGCGTAGCTAAGAGATTTGCGGAATGGGCATCAGAAGGCCCTACAGAAGGATCAATATTCATCGACTGTCCTAGTTCTACCGCATTGACCATTACGCTTCCTCATGGCGATGTGGGTAGTATAGAAACACTTATCAAAGGCACGTATGGAGTTCTCGATGCAGGTGGTTCTGCTATTAGTCCGGAAGATATTGAAGTTACTAAAGATGGTTCACGTGCCACTGTTCGTCCGATGGATGGCGAAACCGACATCTTTGGTCTAAGAGTTCTAGCTTCTGAAATAGAACATGTTTTATATGTATCAAATACAACCAGATTCAATGATATTGTTTACAGTCCAGTAACTGGCCTTAGGCATACTCGTATGAGTTTGAAAAGTTATAGGTCAAATGAATGGGGTGGTCGATTTGAAGCGCCCGGTTTCTTTATTAATGATTCTGATCTTATTCCTAATTTTGATAAGTTAGCTAAAGATTTTACGAGATATTACGATTCAGTTGACCCTATTGATGATCCGTTAAAATTCGATCAGGCGTGGTGGCTGTATGGCTATAGACCACGTAGTTATATGGATGGTCTCGGTGCTTCTCCACAGACTCAATTGGATTATCATAGGGGTCTTATAGCAAACAAAGGAACTATCGAACCAATCAAAGCTTACGCGAAAGGAACTACAGGTGGTTCTGTTGATGTAGATGAGATTTGGGCTTGGCACGCAGCGTTGTACGGTGAAACTAAAGATCGAATGAGGTTTAGATTTTTCTTAGACGAGAGCGAAGTCAAAGATCGTATTGTGATCACCAAGTTTACAGATGAAGACCTTCCAGAAGATTCTGATGTAGAAATTTTACCCCCTAGTTTAGATAGCTCTAGATGGGTCGATCCAGTTCCAGATTCTAAAAATCCTGTAATACCGATGATTGATTACACGCCGGTATCAGATCTCATCTATAAGATGAAGTTGGTTTCGAGGGATGAAACATATCAAAAACTTTTCCACTGGGACCCAGAAGTAGGACTTCATGAACCGTTAGCGTATTCACATGTGGATATTGAAACCGATATTGATCCTGCGGTTTATACGGATGGCCCTAATGCACTTCTGGAAAGAGTGGATAATTGGGGAGAACGCCAAGTAGGAACTATTTGGTGGGATACATCAAAACGATCTTATTCGTCGTATAGAACGAAATCAACTAATAGAGAAAAGGCGGTAGATTGGGGTCAACTTGAACATATAAAAGTTGTTTCAACAGCTATAGAGGATTCTTATTATAGATTGACCACTGATGGAAGTCATGGTCTTTCAGAAGAGGATTCTTTACAAATTGGAACTAAAGATGGCTCTCTTTTAGTTGGTTTTGTGGTTACTGTTGTCGATAGTTCAACGGTAGATGTTAATATCTATGATCCAGAAGAACCGGAAACCTCTATTATTGATGTTGCTTCTGTTGTTGTAGACTTTATAACCACTAATAAAATTGAAGTTTATGAATGGATTGAAAGTTCCGTTCCACCAGACGAATACTCTTTGGAGAATGGCGCATTCAGTATCTTGAATCCGTCAGACCCCGATTATGTGACGGTACAAAAAAGACCAACTTCACCGGCCAAGTATTATTTTTGGGCAGCATTTAGAAAGACGCCTATAGTTGGTAAAGAACTGTCGGTTTCAGAAGTTAGAAGTAGATTGGAAAATCCTGCTGCGTCTAATGTTGGTTGGTTTGCCCCTGCATCATCGGATGTGTTATTAATTAGACCATATTCTCTTGGTACAGAAGATGTCTATGAGGTTGATGTTGAAATCCAACCGGATTCAACCCGCATTCATGATGAATGGGTTTTATTAGTTGAAGGTAAGAACCAACCACATACTGAAATAGTAGATAAATTAGTTGATTGTCTATTAGAAGAAGATGGCTTAGGAAACGCTTTGCCAAGGGAAGCATTCTTGGGTTCTGATAGATATGGAACTGGTTTTGGAAAAACGGTATTTGAAAGTCCTGTATTGGCTAGACGCCGTTTCTTAGGAGCAGTGAACCAAACACTTTCCTCGTATAGAGCGTTGGACGATTCATCTTGGTCATTATCGTTCCCAGTTCTTGAAGAAGGAACTTGGTGGAAAGTAGCTGATTGGGAAGATATAAATTGGGTTGGGGTCATTTCATCAGAAGAAGTCCAAGACCAAACTGAACTTTCTGAGATTCCAAGACCGACCAATGGGGATTTGATAAAGGTAGTAGAAGCTTATGCTCATCCTGTCTCAAGTGGTGTAAATGTAAGCGCTACATATTCTAGAGATAATAACACATGGATTGAGCGTCGTGGACAAAGTGCTACAATTGAAATTGATGAGAGTATTTTTGAGGGAGATTCTGCAAGAAGTCGTATTAAATCTCTTATGAATTTCTTACCATATGAAAAACAAAATACTATTATTGTTGAATTGTTTGGGGAAATTTTAAGGCAACATAGATATTGTTGGTGGATTTTCAAAACTAGCCTTGTAGATCTAAGAAATACTATATCAGTTGGACAGCCAGCGACTAAACCATCTGATGAAGTGCCGCACCTTGTAGAAGCCTTTAATGAAAGTAAAGCTTATAGGGATAAGATTAGATCGACGAGGACGACCGCAGAGTTTGCAGATGTTGACAATGCTTATGGTAGTGTCTCCGAGGTAAGAGATACAAAATTATCACTCTTTATAGATAGATTAACTCATACTTCCATTGAAGAAGGAGGTTGGGATTCTCGGCCATGGGATACTTCTTCTTGGGACCTACCGCAGTGGGTGCCAGAGGATGCAGAAGATTGGTGGATTACCGCCGCTGAATTTTCAAGTGTAACTAACGTTAAAACTTACGAAATAATTGATGTCCCGTCATATGTAGATTTGAAAGTAGTCAAGTCTGATGGAACAGCGGCACCCACAAACAACATACTTCGTAGTGGTGCCAAGGTGATAGTTTCGTTTACGGCATCTCCACCGTCCGGAACCTATTATCTGCAAGGGGCATTATCAAAATATGAGGGAAGACAGCCGGTAGATTTTGATGAAACGTTCTCTTCATTTAAGAGAGATGTAGAACACGCAGCAGCACGCGCTGGATATCCACGTGTCATTGGTTTTGGTGATGATGAAGAATTACAAGCCAGAAAATTTTTCGGTGGAGATGAAGTAGTCGATGATGTATTGGGCGGAGATATGGAAGAGCGACTAGTTATCCCATCTAAAAGCTCATTACTAATTAATGTTGACGAACATTGGACTGCTGTTAGGGCTGGATGGGACACCATTCCATGGGACTTGGGGCCATGGGACCTAGCTCCTCAAGAAAGCGGAACCGTCTCTTTTACGATAAAGGGACAGGAAGGAAGCTTTAACCCATCTGAGACTAGAGATGCTATAAATTCGACTGAATTATTTGAAACAGATTCAAACACAGAAAGTGCCAAGGCCTTAAAAGCTTCTGATAATAGAATGAGAATTTCATCTGTTAAGATCGATTGGGGGTCTACCGGAACTTTTGAAGATTATGAAGGAACTATAAGTCACCCAACTATGTCTTCTGTATCATTTACTCGACCAGATGGAATTTGGTTAGAGTATGATGGAAATTCATTGACACAAGCGTCAGCGTATCGAATTAAAGATGTTTATCTGAATGAGGTTCAATTAACTAGTGGTGTTGATTATACTCTTTCAAATTCTAATAAGACGGTTTCTATTAATGCTGATTTGGATGTTGGTAATATATTCATCGAAAGTGAAATACCAACTGATGCTGGAAACATAGTTAGATTGGTCTATGATCGTTTCTACTTTGATAGTAATGAATTGAAATTATTAGGTGGTAGAGTTGAGCCAGAATGGAATTCTAATTATATCGGTATTTCAAATCACTCCGTTCAAAAAGCACTCAAGCTAACCGATAGCGATAAGATGTCATTTGAATTTAGAGATGGCATTGATAGTGATGTCTTTTCTATTGAAATGACAGTTATCTTGAATTCTGCTGGAACCACTGGTTCATCCAGAGTATTGCTATCGAAAGGTAACACAACAACCGACCGACATTTCAGAATAGCTCTTAAAGGTGGTTCAACATCAACACCTCGTTTTAGCTGGACCAATGATTCAAACACTATTTCTAATTTAGACTGGACAAGTCAATTAGTAGTTGGAGAGCCGAAGACAATTGGAATATCATCCGATGGTAATGAGATAAGATTATATGCCGATGGTAAACTTGAAAATGTGATGGATATTTCGTCTGTTGGGATATCTCCTAGCAGTTTCGATAGACCTATAGAGCTTCGCACTACCGCAGGAGCGATTGCCACTGTTTCTGATCTTAGAATATGGAAGAAGAAACTTTCTGCAAAAGAGTTTGGTTTAAATGAAAGAGCTAGAATTACCAGAGATGATTATCTTGTGCTCAATGCTTATTTGGATAATTCTCTAAAGGATCAAAGTGGATCATTTGATGGTGAAATTTCGACTGGTTCTGCAACCTATGTCGATGTGGAGGATATGATTTATGACCTCGTTTACCTCTACCCAAATGGAACGCCAAATAAGTGGAACAGAAGAACTGACTATAAGCAGGCATTGCAGCTTGCATTAATTGTAGAGGATGTTTCTGATTTATCAGGTGCTACTTGGGATGTAAATGATGGAACTTTAATTCTTTCTTTAGACGATAATACTGTTTACGAAAGAGATGGTAGTTCGTGGGTAGCTAAATTTGAAACTCCGTGGGAAGAATTCGATTACGTTGATAACGCAACCGGTAAGACGTATCGTTGGGTTAAGAGTACGGGTCTGGCTTCTAATTCGGGATGGGTATTGTCAAGTACGATTTGTCAAAAGCATGGGGAGGCTTTGACAGATATTAACTTCTCTTTAGAAGAAGATCGTTGGGAATTCACTAATGGAAGTGGATCGGTTGTTACAGACCCTAATAGTGGTTTTGAATCTGGACAATCCAAGGTAATGGAAATTGCCTCTAACGGAACACCGATAATAGCAGATTGTAAAGATCGAATTAAAACTCGTAGGGACACCGACATAAATGCCTTTGTTAAAGTTCATATCGAAGGCTCTTCGGCGCTAACGACTCCAATTGAAATCTCGTTGGTTTTCTTTGATAAAGATGGGGATGAGATTGTTTCGTCTCTGGCAACCGAAGAGCTTACCAAAACCGGTGACTTGTATTGGCCTGTTAGGGTGTCCGCTAAGCCTCCTATAGAGGCCGTGGAAGCCGGGTTAAGAATAGTGGGCAGTGATGAAGAGACTATACGATTTGTCGCTGTGTCCCTCTCCTATGGCATTGAGCCGTATAAAACAAAGGCTGATCTATTCACTCATTATGGAACCCCGGCAGGAGCTTCTGTTTTTGGAATCGATAGCGAATTTGCTTCAACTACATCTCTCATATCCATCGTCCCTTCACCAGTCGATTTATGGTTTAGAGCGGCATTTGTTAAGAATGAAGATGTTGGTCTTAATTTAGCTGATAATTCTACAGTAATTTTAACTACTGGATTAACAAGAAATACGGCTTCTAATTGGTGGGACTATTCTTTTGAGCAAGATAGTAGTGATTACATTTCTTGTGGAACCGATCCCGAAAATGTTTGGGATTCTGGTGGCTATCTATCGGCAGTATTACCGGCACCAAGTGGTTCTTTATCAGATGGGGCCATAGTTGTTAAAAATGATAATGGTGGTTGGGGAATAACAAGATCATCTGGAGATATCATTTTTGATGTTGAATTCAGTACGACTGATGGAACTTGGTCTGCAGAAATTCCAGCCGAAATCGACGAAACAAAACCTATAATACTAGAAGTAGAATACGATTCATCAGCCACCACAAATGATCCAGTGATACGGATAAACGGTTTTACTGCATCGTTGACTGAGACTTCTACTCCAGTAGGTACCAGAACAGAAGATTCTACTTCCACTCTTCAAGTCGGAGGAGATGATAGCGGTACAGCAGGATATCTTGTATCTGAAATCGCTATTGGTAATGGAAGTAGGATCAACAGGAATCAATATTTCTATGATTTGGCGGTTCATATTGAATCGACTAATTCAGGATTTGTTTTTGAATAAGATTAAATAGAATAACATGGAGTAATCAATGGAAAATCCTAACGACGAAATGGCCGCTACCGTCCAAGGTCATATTAAAATCGTGTCTTATGATGACATACAGACTCGAACCGGAGAAAAAATAGAACTTGATAAGCGTAATAGTGCCCATAAAGAAAATTGTTCTATCGCGTTAATCAGATCTTGGGCAGGGCTGACAAGCGGACATGCATACAGTCTTCATTTTGGGTCTGGTGGTGCAACCGTCGATGCATTGCAAAACGTTGTGTATAGTGTTCCTAACACAACTGGTGCTGCTGATTTGAATGTTCCAATTTATTATGAAGTCATTGATTCAAAGCGGGGAGCACCCACTGACAACTCTATCACGGTAAGACATGTTTCAGGAACCAACTTTACTGATATGGAAATTCGTTGTGTTCTTGATAAAAATGAACCTGCTGGACAAGCTGCTTTTGACAACGTTTCAACGACACTTTCAGGTAATTTTGTATTTGATGAACTTGGAATTAAAACAGATGACAATCTTCTTTTAACTCATGCCACGTTCAGTCCTATTGAAAAGACTGCGAATAGAGCATTCGAAGTTGTCTATACAATAAGATTAACAATTGTTTGATATATTAGGAGATAAATAAACTTATGAGCACTGAAATAAGAAATACAAAGGGCGAATTGGTAACGACAGTTTCCAATACCTCTGTAGACACTACCACATCAAAACTGACTTATTGGGGCCGTGGATTAACCGGTTTTGGTCAGTATATGATGCAAAACCTTCATAGATTGCTTGAAAATTTCAGTAATACTACTGCCCCCTCCCCTGCGATTAAGGGTCAAATTTGGCACGATGAAAGTGCTAATGGAGGAATGAAATTTTATAATGGTTCTGAATGGGTAAATTTTGTCACAGGAAGCAATACTAGTGGTTTCCTTCTTAGTAGATTATCGGGTGCGGATAACATTGACCTTTCTTCGACTGGTGGCACAGATATCTATACAGCCGCTGCGGACACCAGCACTTTCATTTTAGGAGTTCTTCTTATTCCCAGAAGTGGTGCAGCGCCGACTGGCCGAGTACCTTCATTTCAAATGGAAATTACTGCTGATACTGGGGATGTTTCTGAAGAAACTGTATTGGCCGGTTTAGATGCTGCCGGGAAATTTGCATATTATCCGATTTCTGGTGTTCAGCGAATTGTTGATGGTGGAGAAACTGTAAGTTTCAATGTGAAAAGAGCTATAGGTGGTGGCACGTTAGCTGTTGATGTCTACCTATTTGGACATATTAGAGGTGCTTAATGGCTACTGATGTTAAAGTTGGATTAATTCCCGAAGGCCAAATGGCCGATGGTAAGTATGGTATTCTTCTTGATGGAGATGGAAACCCATTAGCATCCGTTATGGAAGTTTTGGATAGCCTTCCTTCGGTAGATGATCCGAACAATTTTACTGGACGTCTAGTTTTCGATGTCTCTTCAAGTGACATTTATATTTGGACCGATGATCCATCTGATGAATGGATTGGATTGCAGATTTCGAATGTTACGGTTGCAGCGCCAGTACCAACACCTGCATTGAACCCTGATGATGGTGAACTCTACTATTCAACTGATACTGAAATTTTATATCTTTGGGATGGTTCTTCTTGGGTAGAAGTTGGTGGTAAGAGGGGTGCTAGTGTTCTTTGGCGTCACTATGTGGCCGATGGGCTGACAGACCAGTTCAGTACTGGTGCAACGACTTTTCCTCCTGTTGAGTTTGTTCAAGTTTATTTAGATGGAGAAGTTAAAGACCCCGGTTCTAATGGCGTCCGTGATTACTATATGGTTGGTAATGATGTTAAGCTGAATGCAACGCCGTCTAATGGTGTTAAGGTCAGTGTTAGAACTCTAACACATATAACCGCTGCTAGAAACTCAAAATTCAGTACAAAATCGTATATTACTAATGGCACCGACAACGCTTATGATGTTGGTTCTATAGCTATCCAGCCCGGCCAAATTTGGGTAACAGTTGATGGTGTTACTCAGAGAGCATATGACAATAATGTTGCTGGAACGTATGATTTTAAAATCAATACAAAAGACACGACAATTTCTTCGCTAGCATACGCTGGTGGAATTGTTACAGTTACAACTGCAACAAACCATTCTTTTGTTGTTGGCGATGCTGTAACTATTTTTGGTGCTGATCAGCTTGGGTATAACGGGACACAGACGGTAGCATCTGTAACAGATAGCACTCATTTCACTTACTCATTGGGTGTCGATCCGGGTGCTTCTACTGCGACTACTAGTGATACTTTATATTATAGCCCAATCAAAGAAAACGACACTATTTCATTTGTCAATGAAAGTGGCGTAGCAACTGCACTAGAGAGCGGCCATAATGTATACATACAAGTTGCAGAGAATGTCACGGTTGGTGAAGTTATTGGTGAGGTAAACACCTGTGCAAATGTGGGTTCCGGTGAGGGAATATTTAAAGAAAAGGATGATGAGGTCATCAACCTAAAGACGTTGCGTGCTGGTAATCGAATTTCTTTAAGTTCTGGTCCTAATGAAATCACTATTAATGCACAAAACGATACGTTTAAAAATATAACAGTTGTAAACGGAGTAAGTGATTCAACTTATACTGTTCAAACGACTGATCATTATATTGCTGTTCGTAATGCTTCCAGTGGTGAAATTGTTATAGATATTGACACAAATATTCCAACAGATCCATCTATGACTGGTAGAACTCTTCTCATCAAAGATGAAGCTGGTAATGCTGCTACTTATAATATTCGAATCAGACCTAACAGTGGCTCTTCGATAGAAGGTGCTGCTGATGGAGAAGATTTTGTTATGAGTACAAATAGGCAAACTGTTGAATTGATTATGGATGGCCAAGACTGGCACATCTTGAGGAGCTAATATGCCTAATCAAGTCACAGGATTTGTTATCGAAGATGCACAGGTTGAAACTAAACACCTAAAGGCCGGTTCTGTTACTGCTCAAAAGCTAGCCTCATCTTCCGTTTCAGAAGCAAAGTTAAAAGACGATTCGGTACCTTCTAATGCTATTGCTTCTAGCGCTGTGACTTCTACTAAGTTTGTTTCTGGTGCTGTGACAGGAGACCATATCCCTGATGCCGCTATCACCTTTGTTAAACTTTCAGAAGCACTATTTCCAGAAGATGGAATAATTATGTGGGTGGGTGAAACAATACCGACTGGTTGGGTATTGTGTGATGGAACTAATGATACCCCTGATCTTAGAAATCGGTTTTTGACCTTTGCTACTAATTCTGGCCCCGGTGGGTTAGATAATAGAACTGTGGTAGAGGGTGGCACCCACACCCACACGGGAACGACTTCTGATGCCGGTTCTCACGATCACGGCGGTTCAACTACAGCAGTTACTTTAAATTCAACTGAAATACCTTCTCACAGACATCACCTTCTTAATAGTGGAACTGGTACAACAGTGGGGAATACTGTTTCTCTTAGTAGGTTCAATAATGCTGGCGGTGCTCATGAATCTTATTATCTTTCTGGAACTTATAATGAGGCGGGATTAGGCAGAACGAGTGGTGTTGTAGACCCAACCACTAAGGCAGTAATTACATCTGGTCAATCTCACTCTCATACGGTTAGTACTGCTGGACTTCATTCGCATCCTTTAACCCTTACGAATTCAACAACCCATGAGCACACGGTTGATGTAAGACCAGCATTTATTGCTGTTAAATTTATAAAAAAGACCTAATGGTAGGAGTTCACTATATCAAATAATTTAGAAAGAGCAACCGGTATTGTATTAGATGATGAATCTATTTCTACGTCTAAAATGGTTGATTCCAGTGTCACTAATTCGAAAATTGCCGATGACAGTGTAAATTCTGATCATTATGCAACTGGTGCTGTAGTAGAAGGGAAGCTTTCAACCTCTTCTGTTGGGTCTGACCAAATTGCTGATGAGGCAGTTACGACAGTTAAGTTTGCTGATGGCTCAGTTACACCTGAAAAACTCACAGAAAGTCCCTTTATTCAAAACGGAATTATTATCTGGTTTAAAGAAACTCTTCCTGATGGATTTGTAGAGTGTGATGGAGATAATGGAACTCCAGATCTGAGAAATAAATTTATAGTTGGGGCAGGTGATTCGTATTCTGTTGGAGATACGGGTGGTTCAAATACTGGAACCACAGCTTCTGCAGGTGCCCACACTCATACAGGTTCTACGACTGGTGCAGGTGCCCACACTCATGGTGGTTTTTCACAGCCTCACGCACTGAGTAATGTGGAAATTCCTGCACACAGACATTTATTGGCTTATGGAGTGTCTATGGGTTCTCGTAGCGGTTTGGGTTCAGCATCTCACAATGTTGCCCACCAAAATGCTAATGGAGCATATCATGAAGAATATGTTCTATTGGGCAACGCTTCGGAACCGACGCTAGGACTAAGCAGCGTCCCTTATCAATATAATTCTAGTTCTGCCATTAGCACTGGGTACGGCCACGCGCATGGCTTTACTGCATCCTCAACTCACACTCACACTTTAAATCTAGATAGTGCAGGCGCTCATACCCATACAATATCTGATCAGAGGCCAAGATACTATGACATCAAGTTTATTATGAAGGTTTAGTAATGGTCCAGATAACAAGAGTAACAGAACCTTTTATAAAAGACAATTCGATTAAGACGGCGGACTATAAGGACGATTCTGTCACGGAACCAAAATTAGCTGAAGGGTCTGTTACCACCGACAAACTTCAAACTAATGCTGTTACCGGGAATAAACTTCAAGACGATTCAGTCACTACAACTGCAATTTCCGATGGATCGGTGGACACTGCACAGATTGCTGACAGTTCTATTCCTCCGTCCAAATTAGCAGATACCGGGTTTCCTATTGGGGGAATTATATGGTGGCCAGACTCATTAGGTAATATTCCATCTGGGTGGCAACTATGTGACGGAACTAATGGCACTCCTGATATGAGAGACTTGTTTGTTGTGGGTGCAGGTCAAGATTATGATAACCTTGAAACAGGCGGTTCAGATACTCAGACTACTTCTATATCAGGTAATCACACACATAACGGAGTCGTTACCACAGCAGGCTCACATAATCATGGTGGATATACTGGTTCTTTCACTTTGACAGCGGCTCAAATGGCAAACCACCAACATACATGGGTGGCTGGAATTAACTTAGCTAGTAATCTTTCTGCTGCTAATCAAAGAGTGGCTTCTCAGAGGGTTAATGGTGCGTATGGGGATGAATACGGTCTGGCAACAGCCGGAAGCGCCGAACCTAATTATTACTATTCTGGTTTACCAGTAGATTTCTACGGCAATTCAGTTTCAACTAATCAATCACATAGACACGTCATAAATACTGATGGGTCACACAGCCACGGTGTTACATTGGCTGAGGCTGGAAACCACAGTCATACAGTTGATGTTAGACCTAGTTATTATGCCTTGGCGGCTATTATGAGGATTTCTTAATGAGTATTAATTTTGTAGTTAGTGTACAAGAAAATTTCGCTGTTAAAGATGGTGAAGGATATGGAATTTCCGCTTCTGATAAGGCTCAAGACTTGGGCATGTCTTATATTCGTTCTATTGAATGGGATGTAGATAATGGTTCTGGAATTATTATTAGAGATGATGGAAATACCGAGGTAACCAGTTTCACTGTTGTTAATGAATTTCTCTCGCTATGGGAAACGGCCAAACAACAGCAGGCTACAAGTTTGCAAGAAGATCTACCGACTATAAAATACCGTAAAAGAGTTGAAGTAAAATATTTTGGTAGAGATCGTGGCAAGGTGGGAATTACAAGAACCACCACCTCTGATAAACAACTAAAGCTTCAGGTTCGTAATGATCAAGACTTTAGAAATGTTCAAGGGTTGGCAATTTGGGCCATGATCGAAAAACAAACTGGTAATGAGAACAGTACAATTGTTTTTAGAGATGGTAATAACGAAGAATTTACACTGACTCATGACGATTGCTTTGAAATATATAAATTTGTTAGGGAATATTTTGATGCAATTAGAGAATCTGTATGGGCACATAAAAACGCTATCGATCAATTAGAAACGGCAGAAGCTGTGGAAAATTATGATTACAAGTCCTCAGGATGGCCAAATTTAAACTAATATAAAAAAGGTGTTGACTTCCTTTTTTATACGTGTATATTTCTTTTCATCAACTGATTAACCCCACCCCCCGATGAAAGGAAACACTATGTCACATGAAGTTGAAACGATGGCCTACGCTGGTGCAACCCCGTGGCACGGTCTTGGTGTCAAGGTAGATGCCGGTATGACTCCGCAGCAGATGATGGTTGCTGCCGGTCTTGATTGGACGGTGAAGAAGGTTCCCCTGCAGAATGTTATTGTTGGTGAGAATGGCGAAGTCCAGACCAACACTATTCCCAATCAGTTCTCCCTGATCCGTGAAACCGACAACACTCATCTTTCGATTGTCGGTCGCAACTACATCCCGATCCAGAATGATGAAGTTCTTGACTTTTTCACGAAGTTTGTGGAAGCAGGTCACATGAAGATGGACACCGCCGGTTCGCTTCGTAACGGTCAGAAGATTTGGGCACTGGCGAGTATTGAAGAATCTTTCACTCTTGCCGGTGGTGATCGAGTCAAGGGCTATCTTCTCCTTAGTCAGCCCCATATTCTTGGCAAGGGTATGCAGATCCGCTTCACTCCTATTCGGGTGGTCTGTAATAACACCCTGACGTTTTCGCTGAACTCGAAGACCAGTAAGAATGAAACCACGGAAGAAGCCACTGGTGAATTCCGCATGTCCCATAACCGGGCATTTGATGGGGTCATGAAAGATCGGGCTGAGGTTGCTCTTGGTATTTCCAAGGAACTTCTAAATGAGTTCAAGGAAAATGCTGAATTTCTGGCCAAGACTCGGTGCTCTGATGAACAAGCCGATGAAATCGTTCGGTCTCTCTTCGAAACTCGGTCTGAGGATGAAATGAAGAGCAAGCGGGAACCCCGTGTGATTAAGCGGGTACTGGAAGCTATTGAAGCTCAGCCGGGCGCTGATATGCTTTCGAGCAAGGGAACCATGTGGGGCGTGTTTAACGCCGTAACCTACGTGGTGGACCATGAGCTTGGCAACGAGCGTTCTGTGGCACTTGATAACGCTTGGTTTGGTGCTCGGTCTCAGACCAAGAACAAGGCCCTTGAGGAAATCACCTCCTATGCAAAGGCTGCATAGCTAAAGACCAAGCTATGCATTAATGCATGACAGACTTTACCGCAGTGCAATAGTTTTTGTTGCACTGCGGTGCTATATATTAATATAGATGATCGTTAGATACATCTTGCTGAAATAAGTCTGAAATGGAGAAAAGAGATGGAAATGTTTTATGCACTTGGTGCCGGTAACCTAATCATGGTCGGTTTTGTGTTTGTCGTTTTATCTAACGTGTTTGTCTAGGTTTGATAATTAATATTTTGTTTTGAAAAACCATACTGACCCCGAGAAACGGAAGTAGTAGTAGTATTTCTTTTTGAATGGATTGGTGTGCTGATCTAGAAGATATGTTACAATAAAAAAATGTAGAGGTCCTTAGTCTCTACATTTTTTTTTTTGACAAAAAATTTGTTAGTGACTATATTAGGTTCATAGTTATTCAAAAGGGATTATATGATTATGGCAAGTCGTTCTGCACCAAAGCGCGCTACTACAAAAAAGACTCCTTCCACTAGAAAGGGTCCTAAGCAGGCCAATCTGTTTACCGCCGCTAAGAAAGTGTCATCATCCAACAAAGCCACGCCCTCATCATCTAAGCCCAAGACGGCTGAAATTCCTATTGAAGGACTTGATGAATTTGCGATTATCAAGTCTTTTAGTAAACGACTGGAAGGTCTGGCCAAAATTCTTGAAGGTAATATCAAAGATTTTCAAGAAGAATATTTCATCACAAAAGGGATGGAAGATGGAAAGCGTCCTTCAAATTTCAAAGGTGTAGACGAGCATAGTTCTGCTTCTTGTCAGTTGAAGAAGATTTCATCGAGCACCAAGATTCCAGATGAAGCTTTGGAAATTCTAAAGGATAATGACATTTCTTACGATGAAGAAGTAGTTACTGATGAGCATTTTGTATTCAATTCAGAAGTTCTTGAAATGCCGGGAATTGCTGAAAAGATTTCAGAAGCCCTTTCAGCCATCCCAGAACTGAAAGATCAAGAAGTCATCCGACACATTCCTAGCCAGACTAAATTGGTCTTGACTGATAGAACTATCGAAGAAGCTTTTGAAAAGATTTCGGATAAAGAGACCATTCGTAGGATTATTCCTATGATCACGCAACTTGCTGTTGTCCCGAAACTGAGTCCAACAAAAAGCTTTCATGATCTCAAAGAGGTTCTTCTCGCTGTTCTTGAGCAGGACGAAGAGGAAAAAGAAAAAGAGAGTGAATAATTTCACTCTCTTTAACTTCTCTATTTTTGTTTTTAGTTATTAAGCTTATGACGAGCTTAAATGTGAATCTAAAACAACATCCATAATCATGTCGATGACCTTTTCTTCCTTATCAGAAAGATCAAGACCATTCGTTAGTTTTTCCTGAATACTTGTTAAAGACCTTTTTACGTTCACATCCTTGACACCCTTAATGGCTCTCTTGATGAGGTTTTCTGGGTCTAGAGAGATTTCTTCAAAGATAGGACCACTATCTGGAAGAGGCTTATGAGCGTTCTTTACGTGTGAAGGAATAGTTCCTTTGAAGGAAGGATCTCCACCATTTCTTTTTACAAAGCTTTCAGGATTAATAGCGCCTCGGACCTTTGTTTTTTCAACAGTCTTCTTTCCACCATGACCTACTACAGAAGTAGTTCTATCATTTACAGTTGTCTTTTTGGCTTTATCTGCTTTCACTGATGAAGCTCCGCCATCTTTTGATGAAGAAAAGAACTTTCCTTTTCTTTCATCATCAAAGAAATTGGCAACTTTTGTCAATGGGCTTCTAGAATCAGACTCTGGGAGAATTTTCTTAGCCCCGACAAATGCATGTTGAATGGTGGTAGTGAAACCGTCATTTGCAACTAGTTCATCAAAGGCATTAGCAGCAGCACAATTTTCATTGATAGCCTTTGTTCTGATCTCTACATCCTCAACAATGCCTTTTCTCTTAGCTCTGACTGTGACGTCAAAAGGCTTTAAGAGACGATTGTAGGCACTTTCGTAAAATTTAGAAATCTGTCTGAAAGCAGGCTTCAATGTTTCATTTACCCACTCTCGTTTACTGGCGTGATAGAATGGAGAATATTCGCTATCTAGAGATTCTTTGAAAATGTTGAAAGCTTCTCTTCTCTTAGCAACAGCCGCAGTATCAAGATGGTGATGTTTGTTATGTAGGCTTTCCATCATCAAGTTTGAAAAACGATTATCAGCAAAAATTCTTCTTGAACCGGGTTCTACTTTGATCTGGACCTTACTTCCGACTCCAGTATAACTTTCAATAATTTTACTGACCGTTTTTGTATTAGCAGCATCCAGAGAAAGCTTTAACTTGCCCTCAACAAAAATCTTAGTCTTGCCGTTGATGACGCCTTCTGAAATTGATTTCATATTGACAGAAGGGACCTTACTATCCATGGTTTGCTTTTTACCGGTGGAACCTGCAACTGCGACAATCCCAAAACCACTTTCTGGCTTAGGAACGGCAGGAGCTACTTTGATTTCACACTTTTTAACAGAGTCAGGAGAAAGACCTTGAAGGATAGTCCCTTTGATCTTATCTGGTGAACCAACTGCTGGAACCTTTTCAGATTGAGATTTCAACTTACTTGGGCTGGCTTCACTACGATTTACATTAGAAGCGTCTGGGATAAGGTTCTTCGCATTTCCCTTTTTAGGGGCTGGAAGTGGGTCTTGCTTAACAGCAGCACTCTTATCACCATATCTCTTTAAAGAACCTTTAACGTCCTTCGCAGACGCCTTGCGTTCATTACTATCCATCTTACTATAAGATGGGGGATTGGCCTTATGGCCTTTTTCTTCCGCTTCTGAGAGCTTTCTTCTAGAGCGGCTAAGGGTTAGTTTGGTCATATGTTCCTCAAACAAAAATAGAGTCTTGTAAAAATATTTATGCTTTCTTTTCGTTAAACCGTACTACTATTTAAGCAAATGGCTATAGAATTGTTTAAATTAGATGACAGGAGTATTTTAGACACTGGTGAAGTGGTTCTAAGCTACCCTGCGTTGCTTTCATTGGCTAGGGATGGACTTCCTTTCAATGGTGCTTTAACATACCCAGATGAGAGAATTGAGAAATATAACACTATAGCTGAGAAGCCTTTAATGTCATTTGAAGACGATGGTGAATTTGAAGGCCCTTACACAACTACCTTAGAATGGAATATTCCTTCTGAATTTGAAGAGTTAGATGTTCTGGAATTTTGTTTATTGGCTTTAGATGATAGAGGATTGGCCACAGAAGAATACGTTCAACGGTTGGACAATGAGATTAAGGAATTTGAAGCTAGGGGACTGATTCCGTTTTTAAAGAACTTGATTTCGTTAGTTCTGTCTTGGAAAGAAAAGGGGGTAGTCTGGGGCGTTGGTCGAGGGTCAAGCTGTGCATCGCTTGTTTTGTTCCTCATTGACTTGAATATGGTTGACCCGGTAAAATATGAAATTGAACTTGAGGAATTTTTTAGATGAGTGGTAACAGTGGTCCAATTATCAATGGATACGAAGTTTCTTCTAATGATAGTTTGCAGCATACTCATGTTATTAGTGAGTTGTCTAATTTTGTCTATGCTGAAAGTGGTAATTTACCAATTACGTTTAATGCTGCTGGTTTTGGAGTGGCTGGGGACGGACCAATTAAATTAGAACGAGTAGCCAATTCAATACAATCAATTGTTATGATAAACTATCCTTATAAATATAAGATAACAGAGGTTAGTCCGGGACATACTTTTCCTCATATTCGAGGGATGAAAATTTGGGATATTTTAAAAGATCTTGATGATTTTTTCCTCGTAGATGAGGGTGATTTCCCACACCACATAAACACGATTTTTGGGGATTATCAAAAGGAACAGTGGCCTATGCATTCTGTTCTTTTGAAGGACGAAACAATATTTAAAACGTTGAAAATGATGTAATTAGGAATGAGTTGCTATGAAAAAAGAAACAGAGGGGTATCAGCTAAGGATTGCTAGAGCAATTTTAGAAAAGCTTGAAAAATTTTCACCAGAAGGATTGGATGAAGCCTTTCTTACTGAAAAATTAGATCCTGTAGCCACCCCACGAATTCTCAATTTGTTAGTTGAGAGAGACTTTTTGGTCTTGAGCTTCAATAATAAGGAAGTTGGAGGAAAAAGAAGAATTTACAATCTTAAGGAGAATAATAAGTGAGTAGAGTTAGAACTTTGACAGGCGATACCGTAGATTTTGATACTTTGGTTGAAGAATCTAAGATGGTTGATCGTGCGACTACTAAGAATGAAGTTGTTACTAGGGAACTAGAACAAATCGAAGAGAAAAGGCTCAATGGTTTCATCCCACCCGCACCAAAACCGCCCATTGAATATACCAAGACGGAATATAAAGGTGGAGGGAGAAAGAGAAAGGCTGCTACGCCTGTAGTTACAGAAACTACTTCTACTGATGAAGAAGAAACTGAAAGCACAGAAGAATAAAAAACGGGGACGATTAAGTCCCCGTTTTCATTTTATTTGTCTTCGGTAAGGAATTGTCGTTCCGGTTTTGAAGAATTGATTTCTATCTTAATAGGTTTTTCTTCTTCTGGAACTTCCTTAACCAAAGAGACGGTTAGAATTCCATCGAGCAATTTTGCTTCTTTTACCTTCACATGACGTTCAATAGGCCACTTGATAAGAAACTTTCTTGAAGCAATACCCCTATGGATATATTTTTCAGGAACATTCTTTTCTTCATTAGCACTATTGTTGCCACGAATGACCAAGAGGCCTTTTTGTGGGTCAAGAGAGATATCTAAATCCTTATCCGAATATCCGGCCAGCGCTACTTCTATATCCCAACAATCATCACCAATTTTAACTACGTTGAACGGGGGAAAATTGGAATGGATGGGTGCTCCGTTAACGGTTGCTCTATCAAGACCCAATACGAGGTCCACCAAGTCAGGTGTCATAATTTTTGACATAACATTCTCCTTTTTAAGCAATGTCATTTTTCCGAAAGCCCTTATGATAGGCACTTTCAGTAGCTATTTATGCTTGTCCAATAGCTACTTCAATGCTATTATAGGAACTGAGAGGTGATCATATGAAAGAAAATATTATTCCAATTCAACCAGTCAAAGACTGGATTTTTATTGATATTACGGATAAAGGGGAACGGGTAACTAAAGGTGGAATTATCATTCCGGATGATGATTTCAAAGAACACGGTATCCGTCCTAGGGAAATATTGATACTTGCGGTCAATGAAAGGAGTCGTGAGTATGGCTTAGAGCCGGGACAGAGATCGATTGTTCCACATGGCGAGTGGACCAGAAAAATTGGGACTGTTACAAATATCTATGGTGAAGAACAGGACTATTGGGGAATTGAATATCATAAAATTGAGATTGTTTCAGACCAATGAATGAATTGTGGGTAGACAAATACGCTCCAAAATCTTTTGAAGATTATATATGGACATCGACGGGATTAGAAGCCACTGCTAGGAAATGGGTAGAAGATGGTTTCACAGATAATCTTCTTTTGATTGGACCACCCGGCGTTGGTAAAACTTCATTAAGCTCCGTTCTTTTGAACGAATTGGGTATCCCAGATTCTGACAGGCTTTTTTTAAATGGTGTCCGTGAAGGCGATATAGACACTATTAGAACTAAAGTATATCCGTTCATCTCAAGTGGTGGCTGGAATGGCCTGAAATACGTCATCTTTGATGAGGCAGATAAACTTTCTCATAAGGCATTAGATTCTTTGAAAGCTGATATGGAAGAATTTAGCTCTTCCGTGCGATGGATATTAACCTCCAATACATATAAAGGAATTTCGGATGCTATCCGAGACAGGTGCGTCCAAATAGAAATCTCTCGGCCAGACGTATCCTCGTTTGAAGATCGTATGATGGACATTCTTGTTAGTGAAAACATAGAAGTTGATGAAGATAATTTTGAAGTCTTCCAAGGTATCATAAAAAAGACTTACCCTTCTCTTAGGGGGTGTATTCGTTCTTTACAGAGTTCTTCGATAACTGGCAGACTGGTCGATGAAAATAATTCATCTATGATGAATGATTGGAAAATGGAAATGGTTGATCTTTTCCAATCAAACAAGATTCGTGCCGCTAGAGACCTTATTTGTGTAAATGTTATGGCAGACGATATTGTCGAGGTTTATAGATGGTTGTATAACAATATAGAAATTTTCGATGATATTGATAGGGCTTTGCTGATAATTAGACAGGGATTGGTTAATCATTCAATTGTAGCTGATCCGGAAATAAATTTGTCTGCTACGTTGATAGAACTGGCAATGTTAAATGATGTCCAATGATAAAAAAGAATTTCTTTTAGATGAATTTTTTGAGACAACAGGAAGTGATGAATTTCGGCAAAGCCAAAGACGTTCACGAATGGAAACATTTGATTCTATGCCTAAGTTATTGAGGGACTTGGCAAATTATCAAGCGACTGCTCAAGACGTTAATGTTGTCATCGCAGATTATAAGGAATTTATTAAGAATTTGTCTGAGGATGAGATACTAGAAGTAGTAGAAAAGGTGTTTTTAACGGACAGTGATTAGAAGTACTATCGCTAAATATCATTGTGATTAATGAGTTCAGTGATTAGTTAACACAATCGGCCCTCTAGTGTGGAATAGGCCGGTTTTGTGGCCTCTTCCCCCTAGATTTTATCCTTGGGAGGAAATTAATTTGGCTAAAAAAGTTAAAAAAGTTGTCACACAATATCAGGAAGAATACCGTGCTACTCCGATTATAAGGCCCCGCAATAGTGCCCAAAGCACTTATATGGACCTTATAGAGACAAATGATATTGTATTTGGGGTTGGACCCGCTGGAACCGGAAAAACGTTCCTTGCTGCCCACAAAGCCGCTGAGGCATTCTCTAATAAACAGATTGATAAGATTATTATCTGTAGACCAATAGTAGAGGCCTGTGGTGAAGAACTCGGGTACTTGCCCGGCGACATTAATGAAAAAACTGAACCATATATGTTGCCGATTTATGATGCGTTTAAATCCCATTGGCAATATCCGTACATTATGAACCTTTTGAAAAAGAAAGATATCGAAATTTGTCCACTTGCTTATATGCGTGGAAGGACTTTCGAAAATGCTTTTATTATTGCAGATGAGATGCAAAATGCTACTGAAGATCAAATGCTGATGTTATTGACCAGAATTGGTGAGAACAGTACCATGATCATCACCGGCGATCCTAAGCAAAGAGATTCTAAAATGGCTCGTGGTCTTGAAGCGGCAGAAGAGAAACTTTCTAATTGTCCATCTATTGCGTTTGTTAATTTCCAGCGAGAAGATGTAGTCCGCCATAAAACTGTTGAGCGGGTTCTCAAATTTTGGGGCGACAATTCAGTTACAGAAGAAAGTATTTTTTCTGTAGCAAGATAAGGAACGGAGAAGATATAAATAACTCTACAAGTGTACTATAATAGTTTCACTTGTGGAGTTATTTTATGTCTAAACGAAAAATTAACAAATATGAAGAACATATTCGTGGTATACTCGATGGTCGAGAAGATGCTGCGGCAAATCTTTTTGAAGAAGCTACAATGGGTGTAGAATCCACGCCGTTAGATTATCTTTTATGTATGGAAGAATTTTTGGATCAATGTCATGTATATGCATTTGCTGGTTGGGAAGATGCGGTCATAGCAAGTAATCCTGAGATTCAAAAATACATTTTTGTATGTGATATGTATCTTCCAAAAGAGACAGATTTTAAAGCCCTTGAAAGAATTAAAGGTAAGAATAAAGAAAATCAGGTCGGCGTTAAAGATGCCGGTGACAAGTATATTGTGAGATTTAAGATACTTAGAAGAATTTTAGATGGTATTACAGAGAGGAATAAAGCAGAAGCCGAAAAGGCTGCTAAGATAGGTCCTTACTCTCAACAACAAGATGAAGAAATTCCACAGGAAGAGTTTGGTGGTCCAGATGCTATGCCTACGGGACCGGGACCGGGAAATTTTGGTGGTCCAGTCCCCGGAGGGGCACCAAGCCCAACAGATTTTGAAGATGAAGGACAATTTTAATGGCGGTTAAGAGTGTTTCTTTTGAAGACCTAGAAATTTCGATAGAAAGAGAGGCCGGGGAAGTTAGAACCGGAGTATCTGCTTTTGATGGGAAAGAATGGGAAAGCACAACTCATCATGATTACGGTTATATCAAAGGAACTCATTCTCCCGATGGTGAACATTTAGATTGTTATCTTGCTCCAAACCCTAAAGAGGGTTCTGTTGTATACATCGTCCACCAGTTAACCCCTGATGGTTCATCATATGATGAAGATAAGGTGATGTTAGGGTTTAAGAGTCTCGAAGATGCCAGAGAGGCCTTTAAAAAGAATGCATTCAAACCATCAAAGATGATTGGTCAAATTAGTGAAATGAACATGGACCATTTTAAGGTTTGTGCGTACCAAGCATCTAATAGCTCTTGTTTTATTGGGAGTGAACATAACTACGAGATCTTAAAAGATAAAGGTTTAATCAAAGGGTCGATTAAATCGCCAGTCTCTCTAGCTAAGAAAATATCAGAACATTATGAAATACGACAAGGGAATAGAGTAATAGGAACATTCCCTTCTAAAGAACTTGCAGAAAGTCGCCTTTCTAGACAGCCTGAATCTGTCCAACGTTTATATGAAATAAATTTTGTTTCTGATGATGCAAGAAAGAATAGAATCATAAATGAAGGACTCCAGATGGGAGACCTAGAACATATCTTACTTCCTCGTATTTCATTTGATGAGTATGTTGATGATAGTGGTGAAGAGAAGAATGTTGTTTTGGCCTTCTTTATTAGAAATGTGCCGGAAGCAGTAGAACCCCTTAGAACTTTTTGTGACTTGTATAAAGATGTAGTGTACACTGATACGGGAGATTCCGAAACAATCAAAAACACCAGCATCGTTTACGTAGAATTTTGCAGGAAAGATTTAGATTATAGGTCAGTTGTTGAATTGATAGAACAAGTTGCGAATGTCGCCAACATGAAGGTCGAGGACATGAACGTCCGTTTTCCAAAAAATAACACTTTCCCTTTTTCCCCCAAGGCACTAAAATCTTACATAGAGCAAGTTGTGCATGTTCAGGGTGAAAAGGAGGAAGAGAAGGAACTTCTTTCCTAAAAGCTCTGTTAGTTTGTACCTAACCTAATGAGGTTATTATGGATTTGACAGATATTGTAGTATTTGATAGCGAAACCACTGGAACCAATCCAGAAGATGAAAATACTAGGGCAGTTCAATTGGCCTTTGTTCGCTGTTCTGATGAACACCATACTAATGGCTCTCAGATGCCACACACTACTTCTTCATATATACTCCAAAGTGATGATGTTTTGTCTTTTATGGGTCCTGAAACTATAGGCTATCATGGTATTACTCCAAGTATAATTAAGAAATATGGTGTAGAACCAAGAACCTTTTTAAAAGGTATTATAGAAAAGATTGATAAAGAAGATATTGTAGCAGGACATAACGTTTCTTTTGATTTACAAATTTTGAATAGAGAGCTTAAAAAGAATCAAATAGTTTCAACGTTAGACGAAAACCCACAGATTGATACTTTACGTTTAGTCAAAGAATGGTATTCAGTGGGTGAATACGACAGAGAAAACAAAACATTACCTAATTTTAAACTAGCAACCTGTTTCTATGGCATTCTTCCGGAAGACTGGTGGGATTTAGAAGAAGGAAAAGCACATTCAGCAGAAACAGATGCAGTGATGTGTTCTAAGTTGATAGAATACTGGAATTTAATTGAAGGTCATTCTATTGAGGAAATGGTTACGATTTCAGAAAGTATATATCTACAGAAAATTTGTATGTTTGGGAGCAAATATAAGGGTATTCCTTGGGATGAAGTGCCAAATTCGTATCTTACGTGGATGTGGCAAAATAATGTATGGAATGGCGATTTTGGTGAAGACGAAGAACTTGAATACGCGATTGCTTATCAATTAAACGAACGGGGTTACCTAGAAGAATAGTAACATAAGTTTGCATACTAACAACTCCAATGTTACTATTCTTCGTTATCTTGGGTGACTATCGCCTCTGCCTCGTTTATCCATCTCTTAAGTTCTTCGGATGAAGCTTTACATTGAGCATGTGCATTATCTAGACCAATAATAAATTTCGCTACATCTCTTTGAGTGTAATTTCCAGTAGGTGCAGGGGGATGATCTGGACAGACAGTTGTAAAAGCCGGAGGGCTTAAAGGAACTATTTTAGTTTTTAATACGACTTTCTCTTCGCCAAATGCAGTACATGCAGTTAAAGAAAGCGCCAATAATAAAGATATCAATATTTTTTTCATTTGATTTGATCCAACGTCTTTCGAAGGACCGGAGCTACTTCCCCGTCTTCTTCATTGGCTACACTAACACTGATGCTGTCACTATATTCATCAATGTCCCCTCTATTTTGGAGCAATCTTTCGTTTGCTTCTCTCTCCAAGCGATTAAGCTCGGTAAGACGGCTGATTTCAGCATTCAAAAGAGCGATCTCTTGGGTCTGTAAATCTGAAAAGAAGGTGTCAAAAGCGGCTTTGCGTATATCTTCTTTCCAGCTATACACACCCCAAGCGATAAGTCCAGCCAGAACGACGACAGCAACGATCTTCCAATTTACTTTGAGCAGGCTTAAAAGCGAACCTATTCCAAACATAACAAATCTATTTATGCAAAAAGTTGGAAACGTTCTATCTTGATGGTATGAGTTAACCCGAAAAAGGAAAAAACAAATGTACAGAATGCCACCTTCAATTTACGTTTCCGGAAAACACGGCGAACGACAGTATGATATTTTCTCACGATTTCTCTCGGATAGGGTTATTTGGATTAGCGGTCCTATTGATGAAATGTTGGCCGATAATGTAGTAGCATCTTTAATGTATCTACAAAGACAGAGTAATGAGGATATTACCATTTACATCAATAGTCCGGGTGGATATGTTGTCAGTGGTCTATCCATTTATGATGCAATGAAATCTATCAATAATTGCGTTCTTAAAACTCGGTGTATTGGTCAGGCTGCGTCTATGGCTGTTCCTATCTTGTCAGCAGGGACTAAAGGGGAGCGTAAGATTTACCCCAACGCCCGTGTCATGGTTCATCAGCCGTCTGGCGGGTATTCTGGTGTTTCAAAGGATGTTGAAATTTATGCTGAAGAATTAAAAAACACGAGAAATATTCTGAATAGCATCTTGGCCAAAGAGTCTGGTAGAACTAAAAAAGAACTCGAAGCCTTAACTGAACGGGACACATACATGGGTGCTAAAGAAGCTATCGATTTTGGTTTTGTTGACCGTGTTTGGAAATAAAAAGGATTTTTCTGGTAATGGAAAAAGAAAATAAGCTTTTTGAGAAAAATTCTTCATTACATGATTTAGATGCTGCTGAGGTATCTAAATCGAGCGAAGGAATTTTAAAAGTTATTGATCGTCTCAAGGAATGTAATGATTTTAATGTCCATTTGCAAAATGATGAATTGGTCCTTGACATCAAAAAGGGTGATAAAATTTGTCCTAATTTGAATGTGGCTTTTAAAAATAGAGAATCGAAGAATGGTGTAATTTTTTGTGATAGGTGTAAATTTCAAACAGGCTTTGAAGTTGATGACTACTTTAACATAAGTGTTGAAGACGAAAGTTCCGAAATAGAACTCTGTGACATCGAAGATATAGAATTAAGAGAGACGATAAAATATCTTAAGGGCCTAGAATGAATCAAGATAAATTAGAAGGTCTTGTTAGGGGCTTTCCGTTTGATGATTTGAGGTCACAACAAGATACTATTCTTGAGGTATTGGCTGAAAATTGGGATACTAAAAAGTATTTCTTTATTGATGCACCTACTGGTGTTGGTAAGAGTGCTATTGCTGTTGCATCACAACGTGCATCTAAAGACGCCTTTTACCTAACATCTACCAAGCTTCTCCAAGACCAGTACATGAATGATTTTCACATTCCTAATATAAAGGGAAGGGGAAATTATACGTGTGCTATTAGTCCAAATTTTAAAGCGGACGTAGCCCCCTGCATCACAAAGACAGACTTAGTAGAAAAATGTAGGATGGAAGGTATATGTCCATATTATAATGCGCTTGATAAGGCTATGGGTTCTAAGGGGTTTATAACTTCATACTCATATTTTACTTCTGCGGTCAATTGGGGAGCGTTGAAGAAGACGGATGACAGAGATACAACCCGACAACTTCTAATATCTGATGAAGCTCATGAAATGGAGCAGATTATTGCCGACTTCATTTCTATTGATGTAAGTGTCAATAAGCTTAAAGAACTTGGGGTAAAATTGCCTACAGGTTATGCTTTTGAAGACATCAACTCGAAAGATGACAAAGATAATATTTTAAAGTTGAAGGGATTAATTTCTGATAGATATAACGAGCTAGCCGCTTTACTTGAAAGGTCTATGACCAATAGCTTTAAATGGGCTGGCAATGATTACTCCAAAGTTGAAAAGAGACAAGCCGATCAAATCAACGAAGTGAATAAAAAGGTTAATTCACTTCGGAGTGTTAATCATGGGTTCTCCTTCTATTTAAAAAATCAACATATTAATTGGATGGTTCATAGTGATCGAACTGCTAGGACTTTAAGAATTGCTCCTCTTTCTGCAGGTCCTGCTTTTGAAAAATTCATTAGTCCTATGGCAGAGAAATTTATTTTCATGTCTGCCAGTCTTGGAGACAGAGATACAGTTTATCGAGAACTTGGCTTCGATCCAAAAGATTGTGTATGGATTTCTGTGGATACTCCTTTTGATCCAAAAAAGAGTCCTGTGGTCTGTATGCCATATCTTGATTTGTCCAAGAAAAATTTTGATGACAATATAGGTGATTCAGTAGATTTGGTTTCTGCTATTATGGAGGAACATTCTACTGACAAAGGTATTATCCATAGTGGCAACTATACCATAGCAAAATACGTCTTAGAAAATACTCCCAACCATATTCGTAGACGTCTTATAGGTAAAGCCTCTTCAAAAGGAGGCCTTACCAATATTGACATGATCGAAGCGCATAAAGAACGAAAAGATGCGTCGGTTCTGATCAGTCCTAGTATGATAAGTGGAGTAGACCTCCAAGGAGATTTGTCGAAGTTTCAAATTATAGTCAAATTGCCTTGGGCAAATATGGGCGACCCATGGGTTAAGGCAAAAAGCGACAATGATCCGAATTGGTATATGAATGACATGATTAGACGGCTCGTTCAGGCGTGTGGACGTAGTACTAGGACTGAGACCGATGAAGCGAACACATATATTGTTGATAGGTCAATTAAGTGGGTTTGGAATAGAAATCGTAATATGTTTCCTAAATGGTTTAGGCAAAGAGTTGTATTTGGAGAATAGAGTTTATGGCAGATTGGTCGAACAGTATAAGCCCTTGGAATATTGTTAAGAGGCTACAAGAAGAAGATTCTCGTAATGAAAAGATAAAGATCATTGAGACAGTTCCTCATGATAATTTTTTCTGGCAAGGGTGCTTTTTAGCACTAGATCAACTAACCACTTTTGGTGTTAAGAAGCTTCCTAAATGGAAAAACGGTGCCACTAAGGTAACTAATCGTAACGATGATTTCATTGATTTAACAAGAAGGCTCATTGAGCGAACCCTAACAGGTAATGCTGCTAAAGATGAAATTGAAACGTTTATGAGATCTTGTAGTGAAGATCAGTGGGAATATTGGTTTAAAAGGATTCTGGCCAAGCGACTTGCATGTGGTGCCGATAAGACAATTACTGACAGAGCACCAGACAAGTGGAAAGCACGTGTTTGGCCATGGCATGGTGCCGAACCTTTAAAGAATATTAAAGATGAACATTTGCCCACTGAGGCATTTGTAGAATCCAAATACGATGGCGAACGTTCTTTTTGGATTATCCGAAAAGGAACCCCTGTTACAGCATTCTCAAGAACTGGCAAAGAGTATCATAATTTTGGGAATATATGTGAACAGCTTGAGGTGATCAAAGATTTTGATGGATTTCCAGAAGAAGGTTTAGTTCTCGATGGTGAAGTCATCAGTAAAGATTTTCAATCTCTGGCCAAGCAAGCAAGGCGCAAATCTTTGTCCGAGTTTGATGGCAGATTAGTTTTGTTTGATATAATTGATGCTGAAACATTTTCATCACAAGGTGAAACTTCGATACTGAAAGATCGAAGAGAACTTCTTTCTTTTGTAGTTGAATTATTAAAAGAACATCATCGTGAAAAATGTTTGATTGAACTTTCACATGCGTTAGAGGGAGTAAATGCTCAAACGCAGATGGACTTGATAATGGACTTTTTCAGTCAACAAGTAGAAGGTTCGTTAGAAGGCATCATTATTAAGGATGCAAATTCCCAGTACATGTTTAAGCGCCATAGGTCTTGGATTAAACATAAGCCCAGCGACACTTTTGATCTGACCATTGTAGGCTTTGAAGAAGGAACAGGTAGAAATAAAGGCAAACTTGGGAGTTTTATTTGTGAAGGACCTCACGATGGTGAAACTTTAAAGGCTAAAGTGGGGTCAGGAATCTCGGACAAATTGAGGGAAGATGTTTGGGATAGGCGGGGAGACTTTATCGAACAAGTTATTGAGGTTGAGGCAGATACTCCTAGCAGATCGAAGACCGGTCAATTGAGTTTGAGGTTTCCTATTTTTAAAAGGTTTAGAGATGACAAATAGTCCGCAGACAATAGAAGAACATAATAAGAATATTAAGCTTTTAGTGGACAACCGTCATATTATAGATTCGGCTGCATTCGTATTATATTCAGAGGGTCTTGGCAGAGACAAAGAAAAGAAATCAGTTCTTGCAAGGGCAAAAGTAATTCTCTTATCACAGTTTTTCTTTGGTCAGGAGTTAACTGATATTCTCGCTCCTTATGTGGTTTGGTCACTTTATAAGTTGGAATACCTGTCGAAGCAGATGTCATCATATACTGATTTGCCATTCGATGTATAAAAATATTTTTTAAAATGCGCGTGCGCGCTATTATACTGACATAGAACAAGGAGAACAGGTTTATGCCTAAGAAGGAAGATACTGGAAGTTATATTGACTTCGATAATTTGACGTCTGATCAGCTTGAGAAAATCAAGAACTCGATCAATATTATTTCTGCATATTACGATGAAATTGATGCAGTTAACGAATCCATCAAAGATACGATGGAATCGCTAGTAGAGAAATTTAATCCGGACAAGGAATCTACTAAGCGTTTAAAGGCAACAGTGAAGACTGTTGCAAGAACCTTGTCCAAAGATAAAGCGGCAGAAGTGGTTTCTAATCACTCTGCAATTGATGTACTTCTTGAAAAGTTAGGTGAAGTTAGATGATTACAGAAGTTTTTAATGGCGCGGACTTACGTGCTTGGCGCAATCAGCGCAACATGACCCAAGAAACTCTTTCGGGTCTTTTGGGTGTACACCGTGGCACGGTTTCTAATTATGAAATTGGTGCCATTAGTCTACCACTAAACATCCATACGCGCTTGAACGAAGCAGATGATGTTTATGGTCCAGAGTATGTGGAAGAGCAGCTAGAAACCGGCGAGATTGATGCCGTTGGTCTTATTTATTGGCGCAAGATGCATGACCTCTCCCTTACTAAGGCGGGTACTATTCTTGGCACAAGTGGTTCAACTGTCTCTAAATATGAGAAGGGCACCATTAAAACTGTGCCAGAGCGCATTGTTACTGCGCTGTTGAAGTATGAAGGTAATAACGGATAAGGAAGATCATTGACAAACTTACTAGGAAGTGAATTTAAGGATTGGAGACTAGCGAATAATGTTAGTCAGACCGGTCTAAGTAAACTTCTTGGTATACACCGGGGCACCCTTTCAAAATATGAAACGGGTGCCCTTACGGTGCCCCAAGAAGTAGTAGAGTCTTTTAAGAAGTTAAACTCCCCGAAGAAAACTTCTTCTAAGGATATAAAAATCAAAAAACCACTCGCGGAGGAAAAATTTTCTAGTAATGATCTTGTAACTTGGCGTAAAGATAGAAGTCTTTCACGTAAACAAGTCGGGGATATTCTCGAATGTAGTAGTAGGACTGTAGGCGATTATGAAACTGCTGTCATTAGGATGCCTAGTGACATAGAAGAGAAATTGTTGTCCTATGATAAAAATCCATTTTTCGAGGATCAGACTTTAGAAGTTCCTGTGTCTGAAGGCCGTCTTGAAATAATCAAGAGGTATGGTGAATTAGTTAAAGAAAACTCGGTTCGACCAGTATCATCAGACTTTACTGCTTCTGAAATGAACAAGATTAAGTATCATTTTAGAAACATGAGGAACCTTCATAATGCAATGAACGAAGAACTCGATCTTTCGGGCCACTTGTTTGAAACAGGAGATATTTTTACTCCTGAGAGAATCAAGGCTTTAGAAGATATCGTTTCAAAGCATGATAGATTTTTCATTACTACTGCGGTTTCTTATAAAAAGGTTAATGAAAAATTCCTAGCTGCAATACGTAATTATTGTAATCGGAACGATGCCGCTTTAATCGTCATGCTTTCGATGGATGTGGCAAGTACTAACAAAGAGATTGATCTTAATATTGATCCCTCTTTAGATGATGAAGGGATTCATATCCTTCAACAAGAATCAAAGATCAATCAGAATCTTTTCTTAAGTGATATTAAAGTTTCTGCAAAGCAGATTAATCCTCTTACAGGTCTCAGAAGAATTTGCCAGAAACAACAAAGTTCTGCTATTTTTGCAAGTCCAAAGCAGGCATTAGAGTTTATTGCTATTTCTGCTGATCATTACAGACAGCCATATGCTCTTATGACGACTGGTGCTATCACCGATGCCCAATATGACAACGATCTTTATATGTCAAAGCGAACATCGTATATCGCTGAAAAGGATCACGTTCTTGGAGGGGTGATAGTTGAACGGGTTAATAAGAAGAAATTCCATTTCAGGCAAGTTCAGGCTGATGTTGAAAGTGGTGAATTTATTGACTTAGGTTTCAAATATGACGCTGATGGTGATATTGATGAGGTCAGAAGTGTTTTGGTCATGGGTGATTATCATGCCGGTGCTACTGATAAGAAGGTCAAAAAAGCCACTAATGAAATGTGTGAAGAATTAAGTATTGTAGATATTGTTCTTCACGATTTTTTCGATGGCTATTCCATTAGTCATCATGATAGAAATATCATTGGCAAGATGGCCCGTAAAAGTGATTTAGCGCTTCATGTGTTGGAAAACGAATTTAACTACGGGGCGAAGGAGATTGAAGAACTTCAAAGTTGGATTCCGGGTAAGCTCATCATGGTCAAATCTAACCATGATGAATTTCTTGATAGGTATTTGGACAATGGAGCGTTCTTCAAGGATCATGTTAACTATCATATTTCTCTAGACCTTCATCACAAGATGTTGGATATGGATGAGAGAGAAGATATTCTTTCTTATGCATATAGGACTTATGGCAGTGCTTCTTATGATCCGGATAGAATTGTTTGGCTTGAGAGAGACCAAAGTTATACTGTCGGTTATATCGAATTAGGCGCTCATGGTGATTTAGGCGCGAATGGCTCCCGTGGCTCCCTGTTGAGTTTAGAAAACGCACATGGGCCTTGTGTGGTGGGACATACTCATTCTGCAGCTATTTTAAGAACGGTGTTTAGGGTTGGCACTAGTAGCAAACTAAACCTTGATTACAATCGAGGACCTAGTAGTTGGACACATACTCATTGTTTGGTTTATCCTAATGGTTCTCGTCAATTGATAAACATCATTGATGGGGATTGGAAGCTATGATGAGGTTTAGAGGCCATGTCGGTAAACTCATAGGCCAAGAAATGAGAGATGCTTTTGAGGACTTTAAAACGCGTGTAGAAAATTCGGAAAATAGGTTTTTGGGCGAAACTGTGTCATCGGAAGATCGACAGAACCTCACTCCTATAATTGATGTTGAAAAGTCTACACACATAGTGGAAGCTGTTGACATAGATGGGGATGACGTTTATGTTGACATCCAAATACTGGAAACTACCGACAATCCATTGAAAACGTTGATTGAAGTTTTTGGGGAAGAAGAAATACATCCAGTTTTTAGGGCGGTTCCAGAACCGAATGGCCGTCTTATTATTGTCACTATTGATGTCACAAACGAAAAGGAAATATTTTAATGGGTAAGAAGGCACCGGTTAAAGGAAGTAAGCAGGCGTCTGGTAATTGTAAGGTTTATAATGGAAAGACCTATAAGCCGGTTCTTTATCATTCTCGTTCTGGGAAGGTGATGGCCGCAATTGATGATGCAGGCGAAATTTTGCATGATGCAACTGGTAAACTCATCACTTATAAATCTATCTAACTGAAAAGGAACAAATATGAAAATAGTAGTTACTGGTGAAGAGATTCTAGAAGATATTCTAGAAAAGGTGTCTGAGGTTGTTGCAAAGGCAGAAGACATTGGGGATATCGTTATTACGGTTGATGGCATACAAATTGAGAAAGACTTTGCTGTAGAGGTATCTGTTAAGTAAGTTTTTCAAAGAAATGATAGTTGAACTATAATAAAGGGAGCAATCACTGCTCCCTTTTTTTATTTGTGAGGAATGATGATCAAATTGACAGTAACCGGTGACCACTTACGTAAAAGTATTGCAGATTGTTTTAGTGGTAAGACATCCTTTACTATAGTATTTTCAGAAGATGACCTAATCAAAATTAGCACAAATTATGGAGAAATTATTCTTGATGAACGTGTAGAGTTTAGTATCGAGAAAAAAGATAATGAATGAGATTGTTCTAAGACAAAGGTCATATGAACTTTTAATCAAATATTATTTGGTTTTACAAGAAAAAGGATACGCTCCAAAGGAAGCGTATTCTAGCACCGAAATTTATTCGATGAGTAATTGCGCTTGGCTTTGCAAAGAACTTTACACAGAGATCGATAAATTTTCTATATTTGAAATTTCATTCAGAATTGGAATTATAGAAGGTGCTATGAAATCGCGGGGACTAATTAATAATGAGGAAGAAACATTTGAATGTCTGATAAACCAATTGTAATAAACCTATTTGGGGGGCCGGGGGCTGGAAAAAGTACTACTGCTGCAGGCGTTTTTAATAGATTGAAAACTATCGGCCTAAACGCTGAATTGATTAATGAATATGCAAAAGATTTGACTTGGGAGAATAGACAAAAAGCACTTCAAAACCAAGTATATGTTTTTGGAAAGCAATACCATCGACAAGAAAGATGCGCTGATAAAGTCGATTTTATAATCACTGATAGTCCATTACTTCTATCTTCAATATATGCAAATGAAAAAGTACCAACGGTATTTCACGATTTAGTGAAATATTGTTTTCATGAATACGATAATCGGAATTATTTTTTAGAGAGGGTCAAGGCCTATAATCCTGTTGGCAGAAATCAAACAGAAGAAGAGGCAAAAAAAATTGATGTTCGAGTTAAAACCTTTTTGGATGATATCGGAGAGAGTTATCAATCTATAATAGGAGATGAGAGTGCGTTATTGAAGATCGTCGCAGATATAATGCATGAAGTGAACGGAGAAGAAAATGATTGAACTGCTGATATTTGCTTGGCTTTTTTATGGCATAGTAGCATATTCATTGAACGCATATCAGTTCAAGAAAGAAAAAAGGCTAACTGGAAATAGATTATCATTAGCTCTTAAAACTATTCCATTTGGAATTGCATCGTTCTATGCCTACTTCGAAGATGGGAAATACCCAGACGGAGTTTGTTTGTGAGTTATGTAGACGCCCGGCTTTACGGGAATAAGGTTTACGTTTCAGAAAGAACTCAAGGTGGTCGTAGGAGAATTAAAAAATACGATGCGCCTGCTTATTGTTTTGTTGAAGATGACGAAGGCGATTACAAGAGTCTTTTCGGAGACCCCTTAAGTAAACTTCAATTTGAAAATTATCAGGATATGAAGGCATGGCTTCGTGAAATAGAAGACGAAGATATCCTACTGTACGAATCTGACATATCCCCCCATTTAAAAATTCTTGAAGAGAAATATTTAAACAAACCTCTCCCAACCCTCCATGTTTCAATTCTCGATATTGAGGTGGATAGTAGAATTGAAAAAGGGTGGGCGCGGTATAATAATCCATATGCTCCTATCAATGCCGTAACGGTTCGCAGATGCTGGTTGAAAGAGAGTGTCACTATTGCTCTATGTCCAGAAACCCTCACTATGGAGCAAGCAGAGGCCGCTGTGGCCCATATGGAAAACACTTATATAGTCGAGACGGAAGAAGAGCTTTTAATTCTCCTTATTGAACTTTTAGAAGATTCTGATGTCACCTCTGGATGGAACTCAAAATTCTTCGACATGCCATATATTATCGCCCGCATTAGAATAGTTTTGGGCGGAGAAAGTGAAGACGATGTTGCTGACGTAGATCTTGAACCTTCGTTAGAATCTAAAAAATGGCTTAAGAAGTTGTGTCTTTTTGACAAGATTCCTAACCTTAGGTTTGAAGAAAACTATGGTTCGTTGGAAGTTTATTTTGATTTTCCGGGCGTTCCACATTTGGACTATCTAGAACTCTATCGTAAGTTTACTCAGAATGAATTAGCTACTTATAAACTTGATTTTGTTCTGAGAACAGAAGTCAATCAAACTAAGGTTCCTTTCGAAGGTTCCTTAGAACAATTATACAAAAATCAATTTGGTTTATTCTGCGAGTATAACCGTCAGGATACAGACGGATTAGCAGCAATCGATGATAAGCTAGGATACATCGCGTTGGCAAATGTGATGGCTCATAATGCGTGCGTTTTATTACCTGCGACATTAAAATCTGTGGGTATTATTGAACAAGCTATCACTGTTGAATGTCATCAGCGTGATGGGTCCAAAGTTCCCGATAAAAATTCAAACAACAGAGGAGAATCGGTTGCTGGGGCAACAGTCTTCTTACCAAAAGGTGGTCTTGAAGAATGGATTATGTCGGTCGATCTGACCTCTCTTTACCCGTCTATCATCAGACTACTTAATATTGGTCCAGACTCAGTGATCGGACAATTAGATACATCTAGAACCGAAGCAAAAATCAAAAATCTAATTGAAAGTGGAGTTGCTAAAACCAGAACTGAGGCATGGCACCATTTTACTGGCGTTTTGGAGTATCATGATGTTGTTGAAGGTAACGAAGATGAACTTCTCACTATGGTAATGGAGGACGGTGAACGGTTAACTCAAAGCGGTGCTGAATGGAAAGAATTTTTTGAAGATGCAGAAGATCTTTGTATCAGTGCCAACGGAACAGTTTTTGACACTTCTAAAGATAGTATAATTTCCTATTGCCTTTCTAAGTGGTTCGCTGAACGTGTCGAATACAAAGGCAAGATGAAGGAAATGAAGAAGGCTGGCAAAGATGAAGAGGCTGATTACTGGGACAGAATTCAAAACGCCAGAAAGCTGTTCCTAAACTCAACATATGGCGCTCTTCTTAATAATTACTTCCGCTTTTATGATCCAAGATTTGGACAATCAACAACACTTTCCGGTAGGATCATCACAAAGCACATGGCTAGGAAGAGTAACGAACTTCTTGGATATGATTACAGCTTTGAAGGCGCTCTTATTGGCGGCGACACCGATAGTAACTATCTTCGTCTTGGGAAGAAGATTAAAGAGCGGGGATTGTCTGATGATGATGTTGATGAGATCGTCAAGTTAGCTGACGAAATTGGTGAGCAAGTCAATGCTTCTTTCCCTGATATTGCTTCAACGGCATTTTTTGTAACTGGGGACAGAAGAAACGTTATTGAGGCCAAGCGCGAAGTTGTAGCGCGGAGAGGACTGTTCAAGGACAAGAAGAAACGGTATGCACTTTATGTTATTAATGATGAAGGTATTGCTGTTGACAAACTCAAGATTATCGGGTTAGATATTGTCAGAAGTGAAACTCCTGATTACATTCAAGATTTCCTAACTGAATGTGTTAAGATGCTTGTGCAGGAAAATCGAAGTGAACAGGATATCATGTCCTTTATCGAAGATTTTCGGCACCAGTTTAGGGAAAGAGACCCTTGGACGGTTGGTAAGTCTATGAGAGTTTCTAACCTGACCGCAGGCGCACAGAAAAGAAAATTATTTGAAGAGGGGAAGATACCAAACCCTCGGGTGAGTTTTAATGTGATTGCTGCGGACAACACAAACAAGTACATTGAGTATTTCAATGAAAAGAGATTAGATCGAATTTATGACGGTGAAAAGATTCAGATTATTGATCTCAAGAAAGACCCAAAACGAAACCCGTTAGGTTTCTCATATATTGCAATTCCTGTTGGAGCAGATTACTATCCAGATTGGTTTAAGAAGCTCCCCTTTGACATCATATCTATGGAAGAAAAGCTTGTGACACAAAAGTTAAAAAACACGTTTGATGTGATGGGCTGGGATTTGGAAACCAAAGACAGTACTGCAGAAGATATATTCTTCTAAACATTAAAGGAACGATTATGATTTATCCATTTGGATTGAGCAGTGGCTTGGGAGCAACAACGAGTCACGATCCGGTTACAGAACCCAATAATTATCGAAAATTTTTCGACGATAAAACAAAAACAGAAGAGGAAAAAGAAGCCTTCTTTAATGAAAAGGCAGTGCAGTATAAAATACGTGAAGAATATACTGCCACAAAATCTTTGGTAATTGATGGGCCGTTTCTTGTTGAAAATGAATGCTCAAGACATCTTCTATATAATATCGCGTCTATAGAAGAAACGTCGATGGTTGATCGTGTTACTTTTGAGAAATGGACTAAGTATCTCAGAGAAAGAGGACCTTTTCTTTTTCTCTTTTTCAGTGAACATTTTAAGCCAGCTACTCTTAAGGTAACAATGAATAGTGGAAAAGAGGTTACTTTTAACACGTACTCTAATAATAACACCAAAGAAGTAGCTGCTCAGCTTTACGAAGCATTACGTAATATAGATGTTGTAAACAAATGAGCGATTAATGATGTTAGAAATAGAGAAATATTATTCTGGTGATATTAAAAACATTGATCGTATTCTGAGGAATCCTAAATCTGACTTTGTTGAAAGGAAAAGACTTTTTGAAGAGATAAGAAATACTTATATTGAAAGAGCCTTTAAACTTGAAAGAGTGAAGGGCATTTCAATAATTGGCTCTCTTATTAAGTTGGCAAATAAAAGCATCATTCTCTACAATATCTCTTCGATAGAAGAGGTTCCTCTTAGAGATTATGCTACATTCCAGAACTGGGATAAGACTATACATGATTATCGACGCTTTACAGGACATCCTTGTGTGATTTCTTTCTTAAGAACGCGATGGCTTCCGGGGGAAGTTAAGATCGTTATGAACAGTGGAGAAGTTGTTCAAATCAAAACGGTTGATAATCCTAATACAGAGAAAATCGCCAATGAAATATATTCTGCTCTCAATTACATCGAGGTCATTGCAAGAGATTAAATTTTATTGACTTGTATGTCGGGGGTTTGGTATAAGGTTAATTAATTTGACCTTATAATCATGGATTGTATTATGTTATTTACAGATAAAGATTATGAATTTCTAAGTCTTGGTTCTGATAATCAGAAGATGATTAAGACGATTCTTATCGACGTAAGTCATCTTTTTCAATATCAAGATATGACAGGGGAAGTTGTAAAGGATAGAATCGAAGACGCCTTTGCGCAGGTTCCAGAAGAATATCGTGATGAGGCAACCATCAACTTTGATATTCATACGCCTATGTATTGCGATACCGAAGAATTTCGTGCGCAAGTAAAGTATAAGCGTGAAGAAACTGATGAAGAATTTCTGGAACGCTTGGCTTTTTTTGAAAAGCGCAACAAAGAGAAATAATCATGGCGGTTAAACCCGCCATGATTACAAATTGTTTGGGGTATATTTCGTATAGGTTAAAATATGTTTAGTTTTACAAAAAAGAAAACACATGAAGAAATAAAAAAAGAAAGAATAGAAAAAGAACAATTAAGAGAAAAAAGAGAAGAACAGCTAAGAGAAAAATATCACAAACTTGTGCATAATACATTAGTAAATGCAGACTATTACATTCCAGAAAACTTTACTATAGATCGAGAAATCTTTTTAAAAGTTGAGAAATCTAATTACGAAAAAATGATCCCTTTATTTAACATCACTGAAATAACTGTGAATAGTTTTCAAAATAATTATTCTTTTGAAGATTATCTATTTGATGTTGAAGAAGTAGAATGGTGGGACAGACAGAGTGATGATTATTTTTTCACTGACCTTTCCATCTCTGCGCCACTCCTCCCATCCATTAAGATAAGAGAGCGAATGGTACACAATTCACTACAAATAAGTTTTTCAACTGATGGCCAGACGTTTATAATGGAAAAGGCGGAGGATGTTCGTCGTGTCCAAGATATGTTATTAGATGCAATTGCGTCTTTAGATATAATCTATAAGGAACATACTACATGCGATCAGGATTAGAAAAAGCTAATGCTATGACGCCGATTCGTCGGAAGTCATTAGAAGCGGCCTATGATGAACTTATTGGTTCTAATTCTGTTTCTACCGATAATAACTCTATTATCGTTGAGCGTGGAAAGACAATAACAAAGATTATAACTGCTCATATATCTTCTGTTTCTATCGTTGAAGGTAGAGATTTTCTCGATTTAGAAACTTGGATGAACTATCATATTAGCAACCATGAGGGAGTTTCCTATGGAGATGATGAAAGCCGCATTGTAATTGAAATGTTAAATGGGAAGACTTTCACATTACGGTTTAAAACAACTTTAGGTTGTCGTTTGGTTTTCAAACGAATTGAGATGGCAATTGATTCTATTGAATATTTTAAGATGGGTGATTTATCAGAAGAACAAGAAACTACTAAAGACCAAATAAAAATTTTTAATAGAAGTCGAAGAACCGATGAATATTTTTTAGAGGAGTTTTGATCGTGGGACTTTTTTCGAAATCTTTAATCAATCATAATGAAAAAATAGAAACGTTTAACCAAGAAGTAAAACGAGAAATAGAAAATCTTTTTTCTAAGACAAATTTTTTTGTTTATGAAGATTTTGTTATAAATGGTAATGTACTTATAATTAATGATCAGTTTAATTACCCATTATTTAATATTTCTAAAATAGATTCTAGATCATTTAAAGATAATACGGACTATCATAAATATAAATCTTCTATGTTTTATTCAAATGTAAAGGATTATGTTGAGTATAAAGTCCATTTACCTGCATTGTGTATTTCAACTATTAATCAAAATGATGACCAGAAAAAGCGTTTTGTTATGAAAGATGTCAAAGAAATAAAGAGGACAATCGACAAAATTGTTGATGGAATTAACGCAATGGAAGTAACTTATAAATAATGTCTATTGGAAGACATCAAAGTCCAGTGATGATTAGTGAAACATGGATTACTCCTAAGTATATTTTGGATGCTTTAGGTGAGTTTGATCTGGACCCCTGCACACCTCCTGAAATGCCGTGGGAGACCGCCAAGAACCGATATACTGAGATTGATGATGGACTTATACAGCCATGGCATGGTAGGGTGTGGCTCAATCCTCCTTATGGCAGGAAGGTCAACGCTTGGATGGAGAAGATGGATTCTCATGGAACTGGAACGGCTCTTATCTTTGCCAGAACTGAGACGGCTTTCTTTTTTGATAGTATCTGGAACTCGGCACATGCGATTTTCTTCTTCAAGGGACGACTTCACTTTCATTATGTAGATGGAACTAGGGCCAAGGCCAATGCTGGTGCTCCAAGTGCGTTAGTTGCGTATGGACGAGATGACGCAGATATGTTAGAAGCTTCTGGTTTGGACGGGAAATTTATTCTATTGAAGTGATAAAGGATGGAGATGTTATGATGTCAAATGCGGCCAATAATCTTGTATTGTTACCAACCTTTCAAAATCATAAAAAACGCAATCGCCCGAGATTGAAGAAATTTTTTGATACAATGTATATTCTGGAAAGTTACAACGAGTTTAAAAAATATCATTCTTCCAAAAGAAACAAATCTATTGGTGTAACAGATATTTTCAGGGACGGTATGGTCTTGAAAATACGAGATTTTTATATTTCTATCCCATATGTCTTATACTGTGAAGAAAAGAAAGGAACAGAGCTTCCTTCTTTTGAAGAATTCCTAAACAAATGGCAACAATATGTAATAAAATACGGCGACAGTTCGCATAGACATTTGTGGTTTGAAGGTCATTATGTAGATGGAGTGCCGGACTTCGTTTTTGAACATAATGAAGTAAAATTGCCTCAGCTTGTGATCGGCCAATATGGTAATAATGGCCTTTTCAGATTTGATATGTGCAGTCAGAACGCAGTCGGTTATTGTAGGCAACAGATTCAGGATGGACTGAATGAAGTCCAAACATTTTCATTATATTCTAATGATCAAGGGGAAGCAGCATGATGCTAAGACCAGCGCCGGTTTTTAATGACGGATGTGTTGAAACAAGCTCTATCACACATGACGTTTACGTTTCTGTATTTAAAGAAATCGAAGATTTCTATTCTTCTCACGGTGAACTCAAATATTGTGACAATGTTTATTTGTGTGATAAGGATAGTATTAAAATCAGAAAAAACTTGATTAGAATTCATAATTTAATTTTACCAATTTATAAAATTAATATAATTTCATTTGAAGAGACAGATTTGAATTTTTTTAAGTTTTTAAAAATGGACGAAACAAATAGGACTAAATATCTCTCATCTAAACGTCTATCGTCAATCACAATTACCCATAGCGGGGATCAGTCTATTAAAATGTACTTAAAATTAAACACTAGTGTGAATTCTATTATGTATCAAATTGAAAAATGCTTTGAACAAATGGAAGTGATCTTTACTGACAAAGAAGATGAATGATGAAAGTTTTCTCTGAAATTATGCTCCGAGGTCAATTATTCTCTTGCCTTTCTCAGGAAGGTGTTTTGATAACAAAGCTAAACAATCTTTCTAATAAGTTGTTGACTTATTATAAAGACCCAAAAAGATCCTATCATACTATAAAACATATTATAGAACTGCTTGACTATTTGGATTTATTTCCAAATCTCGAAAATCGAAATATTTTTGTTTTGGCTATTATCTTTCATGACATAATCTATTCTGTTAACCGTGATGATAATGAGGAATTGAGTGTAGAATTTTTCAAATCATCTATGAACGAGATTAACTATCATGATAAAGATGTAATTGATCAGGTTTCTTCGTGGATACTGGCGACTAAGACGCATGAAAATGACACAGGTGATTATGATTGTTTGTTTTTTCTAGATATGGATATGGCCATTCTTGGTTCAGAGTCGAACCGGTATGAAGAATATTGTGATCAAGTATATCAGGAATATGTGACTAATGGTGGTGTGGACCCGGAACGTTATGTCGAGGGAAGAAAGAAGTTTCTAAATGGTGTGTTGAAGTCGGAACAGATTTTCAAAACGCCATTATTCAATCGCTTGTTTGAAAATACAGCCAGACAAAATATCGAACGAGAATTGGAAAAGCTTAATAAGTAAATTTATTCTCTTTTTTGATATGCTGACCTATAATAAAGGATAATAGAAAAAAAGGAAACAGACATGAAAAAAGAGTACACTCTAGAGGTGATCGATTCTCTTTTGGTTGTTCGGGCCTTAAAAGGGAATAGTGTTCTAGAGGCAAGTATTAATGATTGACCTTCTCAAAGATGTAATTGACCATGCAGTGGCATTTGCTCCTAAGATTGAACACGTTTTGTTTATGCCAGATGAAAATGAAGGAAAGACAGAAATTCATTCTATGGTGTTGGATAAGACCTTTGTCATGAGTGCCAGCATAGACCGTGTAGATGAAAATCTTAAAGTTCCAATGTGTATTGGCAATCTTTCGTTCTTAAAAGATATTATCATCAAAATAGACCGACCGGTAATTGAGACTACTGTAGAAAATTCTTACGAAGGATTCGAAATCATCAATAGCCTTGATATCAAGAACGAAACTTTTAAGATTCATTATGAAACGACTGACCCAAAAATGTTCAATATCACCGGTGTAAAGGATTTGCCATGGTCAGAACCTGTACCTTTGGTAGGTGAAGTATTTGACACCTATAATAAGGTTTTCAATCTTTTCAAGAAAGTAGATTCGAAAGTAGAGCATGTCTCTCTTCAAATTAATGATGGTCAATTCACAGCGACATTTGGTTCTCTGTCCCATACCACCGAAGCGAATATATGTGATGTTGAGAAATCTGTCGAGATGGAAGAAAAGGTAGTAAAATCTGATATCTTAGAAAAGGTGTTGAGACATTTGAAAAATAATGATGGCGGTCTTTTCTATTTCTGCCAAAATGCTATTAAATTTGAAACTATGAGTGAAGAAGAAGTGATGTACAGCTTTACCCTTCCTCTCATCACAAGGCCAAACAGATAATGTGGGAAAAAATAAAGAAACTCTGGTTCAGTATGGTTGGTAAGCCATACCTAAGAAGTACAACAGAACTTGTTGATGGCAAGATTGAATTGGGCTTGGACTATAACACCGCGTTTATTAGATATCTCGATAGACATGGTTATGAAGAAATTACAGACCCTCAGGAAAAGATTCAAGTTTATCTTTCTAACCTTTATGCCGAAGCAGAAGAAGAGGTAGAAGGAGAAGAATACTTAGGACAATGAGATTTTCTGTTGTAGACGTTTCTAATATTGCTCACAGAGCACGTCATGGATTTGGTAAAGATGCTGAAACCACTGAAGAATTGATCAGTGGTATTGCTCATTTAATACTCATGAATGTTCTGTATGCATACAAAACGTTTAAATGTGATCATACTGTATTAGCATTTGACAATTATTCTTGGCGTAATGCTTTTTACCCTGAATATAAGAAGCATAGAAGAGACAAGCTTAAGCAAGATCCTAAGGAAGAAAAGATTGCAAAGGAAGTAGGTAATTTCCTTCAATCGTTCTATAATTTTTGTATAGAGAATACAAATATCATCTGTCTTGAAAGTTATGGCTGTGAGGCCGATGATTTGGTTGCGGGCTGGGTACAACACCATCCTGATGACGAGCACATTATAATCAGTTCCGATTCTGACTTTTTACAACTCCTAGGCGACAATGTAGATATGTTTGATAAAAGAACGTCTACCTTGTTCCATCGTGGTGTGAAATATAAAGAAGCTGCATTCAATAAGAGACACGGTGTCGCGGAAATATATGGACTGAAATGGGTTGAGCAAGATCAATATGATCCGTCTTGGTCGTTGTTTGAAAAGGTGTGCAAGGGGGACAAACAAAGCGACAATATAACTCGTTCAGTTCCCCCGAGAATGAGAACGACTAAATTGAAGGCTATCTTTGAAGACCCTGAAAATAATGGTTTTGAAGATTTAATGAGTCAGGTTAGAACTGATGAACCAAACAGACCTACTGTTGCGGAATTGTTTGAACGTAATATCCAATTAATCGATCTCACTGCTCAACCAGATGAGATTAAAGAACTTATCAAAGAAGTCATAGATGAAGCGAAAGAAAAGGAATTGATCAGCAATGTGGGTTATAAATTTACTGGTTTTTGTAGTGAGTATAATTTGAACGCTATTAAAAAGATTTTACCGGATGTCGTTAAACCATTCGCCAAATTTTATTATAAGGAACAGAACGATGGGCTTTGAAGTGACCACTATTCCAGAAACAATTGAAAAAATTAAAGAGCAAGCCAGATCATCTTGGTCTGGCGGGGAAGGTGAAAGGCGTGCTGAGAGGGTTGAAAAGTTTGTTACTGGTTTGTTGGAAAATTATTCCTCTAATCTTGATATTTCAGAACTTGAGATTCTTCGGTCTTTAGAAAAGCGAAGAGATTATAGTGCGATAAATTTTTATCAAGAGGCCAATTTCCCATTACTTGAAAATGTTACCGTCTTTGAGACCAAAAAGGATTTTATAGAACGTTTCCCGTCTAGGAAATTTAGGTGTCCTGCTTGTGGTGGGATTAGTTCCGATCCATATGAATGCAACAGTGGTGAATTCATCAACGGTGACGATAAAAAGGTATGCGATTGGAAATCTTGGGGACTATTTGGGACTTTGGGAAAGGGATTCAAAGTTACTATTAAGGAAGGTTTCTTAGAACATCCAGTTGTTGATGATATATTCCCTCCGATAGAATTAGAAATGGAAAGCGGAGAAGAAGTAGATAATGACCAGAAATGATTTTACAGTATTATCGCATGAAGAATATGATCCTGAATGGATTAAAATTGTGGTTGAAGTATTAAACGAAGTTAAGAGACAACACGAGTTGTGGGGGGTTCAAAACCATCCATCTTTTGATAGGGGCGTTGTTGAAGACATTCAAAATGGTAAAGATCTCGACATAGTAGGCAAACGATATGGAGTTCCTGACCAAACCTCTGCTAAGAAGCGATGTGAAGAAAAAGCTAAACAAGGAACACTGACTTACGCTGATATCTTTATTGAAGAAGCTGCAGAAACTTTTGAAGAAGTTCTTGATCCGGAAAAGCGAGAAGAAGAATTGATACAAGTTACTGCTGTTGCTGTTTCGTGGTTAGATAGTATTAGAAGGAACGAAAAATAATGGAAGATGATAAAACTGAGGATACTAAAAAGTTAATATTGCCGGGTGAATTGACTGAAGAAGAGGTTAACGCAATTTGCGAGTTGTCCGCCAAGTATCAAATTGAATTAGTCAAAGACATCGAACGAGTTCTCAATGCAGAAAATAAGAACATCGGTGCGATAATCCCTTACTTCCTAGCCGGTCTTGTAGCTACTTGGTCACATAAAACCGGAAATGAGCCTGTGTTCCTAGACATCTTTAATTCTAGATATTCAAATATCATGGCAGGGTTCAGGGGTGAAGAAGAAGGATGCGAGATCGTAGAAGTAGGAAATTCTAAAGACGATAAATAGTCTTATGAAGATTTCTGATTTATTCAAAAACGATAGCGATAGTGCTCGATCACCATTAGGGAGTGATTACGGTGTTGTTGTGAAAAGACAAGCCAGCGGCAATAATTGTAAGTTCACAGCTATGCAAGGGGATGATGGTGAAGTAGTAGGCACCGCCTCTGTTGATGATTGTGTTATTTCAGAATTAGAGACTAAAGAAGAAAAAGATGTTAGAAATTCTAATGTTCTTTCTCAATTGTTACGGGATATCTGTGACTATGCAGATGAATATAACAAATCGATTGCTATAGATTTGGATTCATTAGATAAAGATCGCAAAAATTTCATTCATCAATTTGGTTTTATCAGTAATCCAAAAGGATATATGGAACGTAAACCCGGTTCATCATTTCCTTTAAGTGTTTTAGAACGGGCCGAGTAGGTACATAATATTCTCAACAAAGTATATATACTTATATGAGAATAAAATTTGAAGACAAACATGAAGAGATTTCGTATTACAATGATGAATACGTCAAACTCTTTAAACAAGCGATTAAAAGGCGGCGAAAAGAACTCGGCCTCACGCAAGACAGACTTGCTGAGATGGTCGGTTTACGGCAACCAGCTATATCTCGGCTAGAAAACGAAAATTATCCAAAAATCAATCTTGAGACTGTACAAAGAGTGGTAGATGGTCTAGACTGTGTTTTAAAGTTAGAACTTGAAAAACGAACAGAAGTGGCCATTAAAAATGAAGAATCCTCGTAAAGTTTTAGGCGTTTCCGCCGATGCAGATGTTGAGGAGATTAAATCAGCTTATAAAAAGCTGGCAAAGAAGTTCCATCCAGACCTCAACAAAGATGATCCTGAAAGCACGAAGAAGTTTCAGGAAGTTCAAGAAGCATATGATTCTCTTGTAGATAATGGAAAGTTGAGGGAAAATTCATTTGACCCTTTTTCTTCATCCGGAACTATGGACAAAGCCGTCTGGGAAGATATATTCAAAAAATTTTCGGAGGTTCGTGGGGATTCTGATAATTTCTATGGGTCCGGACAAAGCTATCGCAAAGTTCAATATGCTCATAATATTCACCTTTCTCTAGAAGATATGTATAACGGTACGCGGGTCCCGGTTAATGTCGCTGGTCAAACGACTGCTGTAGATATCCCTCCTCACACGCTCCCATTTCAAATGTTGAAGATGAATCTGACGGCAAATTCTGAACTTCTTGCTACGATTGTTCCTGAACCTCATAATTTTTTCAAGGTTAGGGATGATGGAACCCTCTTTGCAACATCTGTGGTTCCACTACGTGATCTTCTTTTGGGTGGCGAAATACTTGTTAAGGGTCTTGATAAGAAGAATTTCAAGGTCAAGATTCCTGCTGGTATGCAGATTGACAAATACCTTAGGGTTGCAAAGAAAGGTTTTGGAAATCGAGATCTTCTGATTCAAATCACTCCTGAAATTCCTACCAACTTGACTGAAGAGCAAAAATCTAAAATTGCTGAAATTTTTTGATTCAAAAATGTCTTAGTGTCCTACAATGGACATATGAGCACAATATACAGTAAAACAGATAATAAAGTCGGCAAATATGTTTCCATTAACGACGCAAATGGAAACACGTGTTCGTTTGATCCGGGTAAAATACTCTATATATCTAGAATTACTAGTTCTTTCCATACTCCAAAACAGGTGAGGATTTATTTTGGAGCGGACACCTATATATGCTTGCCTTATATGGATGAAACTGAATACCGCAATTTCTTATTCTCGATTAATAAGTAGGGAATTGTGATATGAGAATTGGATTTACTGGCGTCGGTGGTACAGGTAAAAGTACTACAATGGAATTGATCAGAGAAACCCTAGACCTTCCGGTACTAGGCTCTACATCAAGGTCTGTTTTTGAAAAATGGAATATTTCAGAATCTGACCAAGAAAAAATGACACCCCAAGAAAAGTGGAAACTTCAGCGTGAAATCTTTGATACTCGTCTAGATGCCGAGAAATCTTACGTTAAGGGTTTCTTGTCAGATAGAACGATTGTCGATAATTACGTTTATTGTCTGGTCAGGTGTTACGAAGCGATTAATTCCGAAGAACTGTCGGAAGTGGAAAAGATGGTTCGAAAAAATACTAGTCAGTATGACGTGATTTTCTTTTTTTCGATGGATGCCTTTATTCCAGAAGATGATGGTATGCGGCAAAATCATATACCCTATAGAAGACTTGTAGAAAATGCTATGAGGGGAGCTTTGAATTCTCCTTTATGCTTGGCAGATCATGTCATTGAAGTCCCTTGTGGGACACCTCAAGATAGGGCTGAATTTGTTTTAAACAAAATAACAGAGATCAAGAAAGCACAAATCGAGAGCATAGGTAAAGTATGAAGTATATCAAGGTTAAACTACCAGAGGAAGTTTCTGAATATCCGGAAAGTGTGAGTCTGACTTTGGCGGGCGGGAAAACGGTTACAGGGGAAGTCTTTAAGCCCGAATATAAACAGGTTCATGAGCATGGTTTTGTTGGTTTGGTTGATTTCATGGGCGAAGATCATGATGTCACGGAAGCGGCCAGAACTAGTTATGCCAAAGGAACAAAGACCCTTAGGAATAATCGTGGTTTGATTAGATATCTAACTCGTAAGTTACACACATCTCCGATAGAGATGGTCGAATTTAAGTTCCATGTTAAATGTCCTATTTTCATTGCTCGTCAGTGGTTACGTCACAGGACCGCCAGTGTCAACGAAATGTCTGCCCGGTACTCCGAACTACCAGATGTATTTTACGTCCCTGAGATCGAATATTTGGCCCCTCAGAGTACATTGAATAATCAGGGCAGGGGCGGAGAATTGTCTTACATGGAAAAGGAGGCTATTCGTCTTGCAATTGATGAAAGTCATGTATCTTCATTTGAGACTTATGAATATCTCCTCAAAGGAAAGCCAATTCCTCGTGAAATTATGAATCGAGTAACGCATCTGAGATCAGAGGTGTTAAAAGATCTAAGAGAAAAATCTGATATTGAAGAGCGGACCATTTCTCAAGAAGAAGTTGATGAAGCTCTGAATAATATTTCTTATCCTGTGTTGGGCGACGATTATGAGGGATTAGCTAGAGAACTGGCAAGAATTGTTGTTCCAGTATCTGTTTACACAGAATTCTATTGGAAAATAGATATGCATAATCTGTTTCACTTCTTAAAGTTGAGAATGGACAGCCATGCACAAAAAGAGATTCAGGATTACGGTAATGTGATTGCCGATCTAATCCGGGATAAACTCCCATTAGCTTGGGAAGCATTCGAAGATTATCGCCTGAATGGTGCTAGTATGTCTCGAATGGAAATGAACCTTATTAAGAAGGTCTTCAAAGAAGTTCCAGAAGAAGAAATCAGAAATTTTCTTAATGACGAAGGTTGCGCAAACCGAGAAGTAGACGAATTTATTAAGGAGATTAAAAATGTCTAACGAAACTAAGAAATTATCTAAAGAGGAAAAGAGGCTTAGAGGCGAACTTATGATGCAATGCCTGCATTTGGCTGCTGAAATTTTGCCTGCTAATTATGCCTCTCCTAATGTTTCGGACACAGCAAATCATGTGTTAACAAATGCAAAGGCATTTTATAAGGCTATAGAAGAAGCACAAGCAACTTCGGAAGAACCTAAGTCTTAGATGTTAACTAAAAAAGATGTTCTGGATTTTAAAGAAGCTGCTAAGAAATATGTAGAAGAAAATACTGTTTCGAAAGAAGCGGCCATTAAGGCTTTGATTCGGATTGGGGTATTGACCCCAGATGGTGAAAAGTCTAAAAACTATTATCCAGAAGCTGATAACTCAGGTAGAGAAAAATGAAACTGTGTATTATGTCTGATTTACATCGTGAACATGACCCGTTTTGGGACGGGTTGGAAGGTTACATGGATGAAACAGACCTTTTCATTTTTGCCGGTGATATCGATGTGGGCACTAGAGGCATTCATTGGGCTAATGATCTGGGTAAACAGTCTATCTATGTTCCCGGAAATCATGAATATTACAATAATGTTTTTCAAGAACTTCAAAAAGAGTTTTCTTATCTTGAATTAACTCTTCCAAACGTTAATATTCTCAATAATCGTTGGATGGAATTCAACGGGATTGATTTCTATGGAACTACTCTATGGACAGATTATAATCTGTTCAATCCAGATGATGATCCAATAATTAAAGAACGGTCAAAAGCAGAAGCTGCATATTGCATGGCGGATCATGCTGTGATCATGATGGAGAATGGGGACCGGTTCAGTACCGATGATGCTGAGCAGGAACACATCAAGAGTCGTTCATGGTTGGAAGAAGAGCTTTCAAAGCCCAAGACTAAAAAGCGAGTGGTCATCACCCATCATGGTCCTACCGACACCGTGGTCAATCCTCGTTTTATTGGGGACAGATTGAACCCTGCTTTCTATTCTAACTTGGAGCATCTTTTTGAGACGGTAGATTTGTGGATTTATGGTCACACGCACTATGACGTAGATTTCATGGCAGGTGATTGTAGGGTTGTGTCTCGTCAAAAGGGATACCCTAATGAACGTCGAGCTACCGGACAATCTTTGTTTCAACCATTATTTTTGGAGATATAATATGACGCAGTTACGTAATTTGGAAAGAAATGAACTGGATAACGTAGATCCTTCATTGAGAAAGTTTATCAAAACAAGAGGACTATTCGAAAACAAGGACTACGTTATCGTCAGTGATTATGACCGAGTTCCTTTCTCTAATAATCCAACATACACCATTCCGGAACTTAAAAACTGCCCTACGGAAGAAGAAATTAAGGCAGCAAAAAAGGTTTTAGAAAACGTCAAAAAGGCAAAAGAAAAGCAACGGGCCAAAACTAAAATAAAATGTGGCAAATGTGGAAGTTCTCATCGCATCAAAGATTTGGACCTAGTTCAAACACATTGGTATACTGAGCCTTATGGTTGCACTGGCGGCGATTATTGGTCTGAGGGTGAATGTCAAGTTATTTGTCCAGATTGCAATACTAGAAACCGTCTTAACTTTAATTGTAAAAAGCTTCAATCTTCTGATTATACTTCTCTGTTCAGAAATGTATTTTCTTTTTATGAAAGTAGTTATTAAGAATGAAAGTAGTACTATTCGATTCGAATGAAAAGACCGCTCATGTTATGAAAAGTATGTGGGATGGGGAAAGTTTTCATTCTTGCGTAAGAGATATGACCGGAATTGATATTTTTGTATCTCCTGCAAATGGCATTGGGGTTATGGATGGTGGAATCGATTTTTTCTATAAATTGTTCTTTAATGATTTAGGGGTGGATATTGAGAAGTTAGTCAAAGAAGAATATAAAAGAAATTATGATTGGGACGTTCAACAGCCCGGAGATGTCTGTTCGGTTGAAACAGGCTTAACCGAACCAAAATACTTTTTCCCACTAACCACAATGCCAATACCTAGAACTATTCCTCAGAATATTGAAGAAATTATTTTTGCAGGTACTTTCAATGCTGTGTATTTGGGCCTGTCTATAGAACAGTATCTAAAAGAAACAGAAAATGGTCCTGATAATTTTAAAGAGTTGAAGATGGCCATTCCGGGAATTGCAACCGGTTCAGTGGGTGTCCCTCACGGAATTGCAGTATCATTAATGGTTGGTGCAATTAAATCTGCCATTAATGAGTTCTAAAGGTCAAAATTATGGATGGGGATGAAAAGAGGCAAAAAGAAGGTCTAGAAAAAATTAGATCGTTATGCGAAAGCTTAATGATTGATCCAGCGAAACTGTCCTTTGATCCATTTGTCACGACAAGCGAAATGGACGCTAATTCTATATCGGTCAAGCCAGATAATTCCCTTTATTTTGTCGAGAAAATTTCTAAAGAATTAGATTACTCAGAACAAGATATTAATGAATTCAAAATATTATGTCACGCTACTAAATATAAAAATTGTCTAGTCCCTGACATAATTATTGGAGGACCCGAGTTTGATCGAACCATCTTGCAACAAATGTTTGATGGTGGATTAATTTGCTGGAAAACGGAACGGTTTGGTATTTTAACAAGTCTTGAATGTAAAAATCCTAGTACAGGAAGATGGGTCAGCGGATATATGTATATGACCAAGAAATGTGTTGAGAAACATTTTGAGGCACTTTTTAGGTTTAGGGTATGTTCTGGTTTCAATGGAGAGGGAGAAACCTCGCTTGAACTTAAAGAGCATCTACTTTCAGATGCAATCGATTTAGAAAACAGGGATGATGTAAGATGAAATGGAAACTTAAGCATTTGAAGAATTATTTGGAGAGCCGTCCGCCAGAAGCTGGAATTTCTGTTCCCAACGATGAGGGAGAAGAAAAGACGGTTTATGTTACTGCAAGACCTCTTTCTGATGGTACTTATTTTGATAAACTTAAGTGGGCTTGGATGGTCATCAAGGGCGATGCTGATATTGTTATTTGGCCTGAGACAGAACTTAAAAAGCATTCTGATAGAGAATAAATAGTTACATGAACACAAACCAAAATAATAATCCAAACCCCCTTTTACAGGAAATTAACCTTCCGGGAATTTCCATTCAACTTCCTACTGCGGGAGTTTTTTATGAACAGGGTACCTTTGCGGAAGGGACAGACCCTACCGATCTGATGGTTAGACCATTTACATCATGGGATGAAGTGGAATGGAGAAACCCATATAGTATTATGTCTGGGAAGGCTAATCGTTCTCTCATCCAAAAAGTCGCACCTTCGATATTGAAACCGGACAATCTTTGTGCAGTTGATGTTGATATGATTTTCCTAGGGGCCAGACAAGCTTCATATGGAAATGAATTGGAAATGGATGTTGTTTGTGAAAACAAGGATTGTAGACAGCAAACAAAAACTTCAGTTCGGTTAGATGCAGTTCTTTTGCAATATAAAAGTTTATTACCAATTGAACAGTGGCAAATCGAGTTACCGAACAAACAAATAGTTCAACTGAGGCCAGTTCTTTATACTGATTTCATCAATACCTTGAAATTGATTATCCAAACTACAAAAAAGCAGGAAGCTGCAAAATATAAGGAAATGTCCGAGGAAGAAGAAGAACAGATCATCGACTCCTTGGTGAACCAACGAGTTGAGACGATCAGAGATTCGGTAATGTTTGTTCGTAGTGCTGCAGGAAACGTTATTGTTGAGCGAAATTTCATCAATGAATGGCTTGATAGTCTACCAGCATCTTGGTTCCATAAAATTCAAGATATGACGGAAGAGCTATTCAAGGTCAATCAAGATGCCGGTAAAGTTACCTATGAATGTCAGAGTTGTGGACATGAACAGAAAATTAATGTGGCCTTGGACCCAACCCGTTTTTTTGGCATAGCCTCGGTAAAATAAATAGTACTGAGGCCATTCTTGACTTCGTAGAAGAACAGAGAAATCTTTCTTTAGAAGTAGCTGAGAATTTGATGACACTTTCATTATGGTCAAACGGTTCTGTAGGATACAGTGAACTTAAAAGTTTGCCCCCTAGCGAACTTGAGGTTATAATGAAAAGTGTCAAAGAATACAGAGAGCAAATGGCAAAATTGGAAGCTGCCAGATTTGGTGGTGGAAGTAACACTTTAACATAAGGAAAAAATTGTAATGTTTGCAATTAAAATTGACACCGATAACGACGCATTTTCACCAGCTTCTGGTTTTGAAGTTGCAAGAATTCTTGAAGAAATTGCTGGAAAATTGAAGAATGGCGAAACATCCGGAAAGTGTGTTGACGTCAATGGTAATAGCGTTGGTGGTTGGACCCTAGAGGACTAAGGTTTGTTTTCAATTTAAAGAGAAGGCCTCCATATGAATATGGGGGCCTTTTTTCTTGTAAATATTCCAGAATAGATTTAGGATAAACTCTTGCCAGCAAAACTAAGAGCACATTGGAAATGTGACGGAACCTATCAGGATGTTGTACAATCCATTTCTGGGGTCGTTGATGGGGCAGAACCTGTATTAGTAGATGGCCCCGTTGGAGGTGCTTGGTTTCTTAATCAAACCCAGATTGATTCTTCATTAGCGGGCAAAGAAATAGGAGCATTAGAGGAATTTACTCTTTCTCTCTGGGCAAAGCCTACACCTGTTTCATCAGATACTGGATATCTTGTTAGAGTCGGCCAGTCTTCTGATTTGAATTATGGATTATATCAAAAAGGTTCTTCTTGGGGAATTGGTTGGTATGATAGTGTTGGAACTTCTTTTAGAACCGCTGAATTTTCAAGTTCTGTTTTAATTGGTCAGTGGCAGCATATCTGTCTAATAAGAGATTCCAATAATGTTTTTACTATCTATGTAAATGGTAAAAAAGCAGGAACCGCCGAAGGACACACTACGCCTTCTGCTTCAAGAATAGCTATTGGTGCATCATCTCATGGTAATCACCAACCATACAATGGGTTTATATCAGATATAAGAATTTATGATGACGTTATACCTGATCATTTAATACAAAAATTATCAAATTATACAGATAATACAAATCCTAGATTACTTCATCATTGGTTTTCATCTGAATTGATAACTGGGCGTTTTGTAGATGAAACAGGAGATGGGTTTGATCTTTCAGCTATAACAACTTCTCCTTCGTTTGTTGAGGGAAGATATCCCGGAACTAATGCAATAGAATTTCAAGAAGGAGAAATTCTTGAATGCGATCAAACTATTCCTGTGCCGAGAAAATTTTCAATCCATTTTTGGACAGAGTTTCCGCTTTCAGGTGGTGGAAGTGGATGGCACGCTTTATGTAGGATGTTTGATGGAAATTCAGGCTATCCGTGTATTGTTCAGACCTCTACTGGGGACATGGGAGTTTATGCTAATGGAAACGGGGGATTTAGTTCTTGTGGTATAAATCAGGGCGATTATTCTGGCTGGCATTCTGTTGGCGTTGTAGTTCATAATTTTGGGGACTCTCATTACGGCTATACTGACTTTTATATTGATGGAGAATGGAAAGGTCGTAGTGACCGAGCACCATTTGATCCGACCGGATTGGAATATATAGGCGGAGCAAATGATGTCCAAAGTTGGGGGAAAATTCAAGATTTGACTATATGGTCAGGACTTCTTTCTGAGGATCATTTCAAACAAATGAACGGAGATAGAAGCACCGACGCATGGTATCCCTTTGATGGAAGTTTAGCTGATAGAAATGGAAATGGTGGTTCAGTAGTTCTTTCACAAACAGCAACTAATCATGTGAATAGTATCGGGGAAGGAACTACCGGAGCTACCGGTGATGGAACTACAGAAAAGCAAAGAAATTTCATAAACCTCATAGGCGGAACTGGTTCCGCATTTGTTGATTTTGATTCTGTTGAATTGGCAGCAGGCACTTACAACATTAATACAATTGTCACAGGAGAAACGACCACTATTAATCTAGGAACGACTTTAGGAGGTTCCGATTTACTTAGCTTTACTGTTTCTAATGAAGACGAAAGAACCTTGGTTCTTGGGTCAACCACTACCGTTTATAGTCGGGTAACTATTTCATCAGAAACAACACAATTAAACCATTTCAGTATCAATTCTCAAGGAGCTACGTTGGTAGAATTCAACGGGGCTACTGGTGGGTATCTACGTTTGAGGGATGATGCGACAGGATCTATAACGTCTACATTGAAACAAGAAGGTTATGTGAGCTTTTTCTTTAGAGATGATGGCTCTACTGAAGGACCTATAGCTTCTCAACTTTCAACTTCAACAGCATGGCCAGAAGGATGGAGAATTGAAAGAACTGCAACCGGAGTTGAATTTGTTTTATTAGATAGCGTTTCTAATATTGAGCAGAAAGACAATTATTTTACATTCAGGACGCCTGACTATACTACGAACGGGGCTAGTAATTCTGTTTCGATAAGTGGCAGAGATATTGAATTAGTTCAAGGAGAGGATAACGCTGCTCCGTTAGTGGTTGATATGGATGGCGATTTAGATGATGGGGCATATGCCTTTTATAGATCAAACTCCACTGGTGGAAGAATTAAAATCGGAACTTCATCAGCGGACACCACCTACCAAGATATTTCTGTTGGAGATGAGGTAGGGATATTTAAATTATCTTCCACTGGCCCCTTCTTTACTTTTCAATATGGAGAAAATACTTCTGATTTAGGAACTCGAAGTAGTGAAGATGCTTTTCTTCTGAAATTCCCCTTTCATTCTGTTTCTGTAGATGATGATGTTTGGAACCATTGTATTGTCACATGGAGCAAAAGTAAAAATAAATCTAGATTTTATCTGAACGGAACAATGGTTTATGAAGCAGATTTCTCTGGCTACACTGATAATTTGAGTCCTTCGATTAATATTGGGAAAAGTGAAGTAATTTACACAGGGGACAATATTAATGATAGGTGGCAAGGAGATTTCGATGAACTCAAGATTGGAGATGTATTCTTAGAAGCAGAACAAGCAAAACAGTTTTGGTTAAGGCCGATTACTAAACTTCCATTATCTGACACAGACTCAATTCATGATATGTCCAGCTATAGTCGAAACACAGAAATTAGTGGAACCGTATCGAATGCGGCAGATGCCCCACCAATAGGAAATGGAGCTTGTAATTTTCCGGCAACTGGAAGTGTAGACGTAGAACTAGACTATAATATGGTTCCATCAAAGCAGAGTTTTTCAGTATCAGTATGGCTTAGAATACCAGCCACAGGAAATCCACTTTGGTCATTATCGTATGGTTCTCCGTGGAGCAACCATGTTCAATCTGGTTGGGGTATTAGTTCTTATGACGCGACAGATTCTGATCCTGTTTTAACAGCACTTTATATGAGCGACGGGACATATCCTCATGAAACGTCTAGACATGAATATTGTCTTGGTGTTGATATGTACAGAGAGAGTTGGGACCATTACGCATATGTTATTGATAGAAATTCAGGAATAGCAAAAACATATAAAAATGGAATTAGAACTGATACCAGAACTATGAGAAGTGATTTTGGGTGGATCAGTCCGGATGACTTTTTAAGTATAGGTCGTTATTCTTCATATACGACAGGTGATATAGCTGATTTCAGGTATTTCATGTCCGCATTAACTGATGAAGAAGTCTCTGAAATTTACTCGACTCGGGCTAGGTTGCTTCCAAATGGAATTTTAAAATCACACGGCATTGATACAAGTGGTAACGATGAAACTGAATTGCTTAGAAGTGTAAATGACCCAAAAATGGTTTCTGGTATTGAACATGAAAGTAATTTCTTTTTATCTGCAGGACCTGAAAATCAACCAAGTGTTGTTGCTGTAGACTCTAGTTATTCTCAAGGCAACGATGTGATTAATACCACAGAGGGGGAAAATATTAGTCTCGAAGCAGGTTCTTGTGTTTTAGGATTTTATGCTAGGAATTTGACAGGAAGAGAAATTGATATTGGTATAGCCGAACAATCAGGCAAAGCTACATCATCTGTATTACCGTCATCAGAATGGAAATATTATTCACAATCTGATAGTGTTACCTCTCTATCTAATCCCACAATAGAATTATCTAGTTCGTATTCGTCTTTAACGAATTATTTGACCAATCCATGGTTAATTGGTTGGGAACGGGGTAATATAATTGGAAACCCGACAATCAATGATGTTTATATACCATCATATTCTACAAGTGGGGGATATGCCGAAATACTCTCCAAAGGGATGGACGATGGCCTCCCATATGTCACTATAAGATTTGCCGGTAAAAACACCTCAGGAAGTACGATTTGGCCAAGTATTTGGTTTGAAGGAAATCAAGATGTTCCGACACCAAATGGAACAACTTTCACCTTTTCTGCAATAGTAGAGTCAAAAATAGAAACTGATCAAACAATGATTTTTGGGGGCCATTATCGAGGTAGTGACGGTTCTTACATTACAACATTTGGTTCTGCTGAAAATGCTAATATTGAAAAACAACGAAAAAGTATAACTCCAACAGTATCGAATGCTAGTGTTTTCTATTCAAAGCCTTCCATTTTAATAACCGTTGCTGATGAAGAAGAATATGATTGGACTATAACGATATGGGGTCCTCAAATTGTTATTAATTCATCATTTTCAGGGCCTATATTTGGAGGAGAGGGTAGAATTGGAACAACTACTGGTAGGGCTGATCTTTCTTCAATATCACTTAGAGAGGGTAATGTTGCTTCGTCTCAGGAAATTAAAATTGTAAATACTGGGGTCATAGAAGTTCCGTCCATCTCTGAAAAACCAGCTACTACGATGAGATATGCTAAGGGCGTGTTAGTAGCAAAAATTGATGAGGAAGCTCCTTAAATGAGCAAACTTGGACATACGACTATTAAGGGTCATTTAGATGCAGAAAGAGAAGTTCGAATTGGTGCGGCTTCTGGAGATGGCATTACTATCCGTGTTGAGTCGGGTGGGATTAAAATTGTTCCTCGTGAATCTGGTGTGGAAGATAACACCAAAGAATTTTTCTACGATACCGTTAATAATAGATGGACAGTAGAGACCTCACTTTATGTTGAAGGTTCAGCAGTATTAACCACTGCGAGTGAAGGCACGGGCAACGGTCTGGATGCCGATACGTTAGACGGGCAAGAGGGATCATATTATCTTGATTTGTCCAATGCGACAGGAACTCTGGCTGACGCTAGACTTTCTGGTAGCTACAATCTTACAGCCTTAACCGCATCTGCTGGAATATCGGTTGGTTCTGACCTAACACTCGCTAGAAATGATGGAACCGCTCCCGGCATATCGATCTCTAATTTCGACAATATCAGAATTACTGGTGGAGGTAGTACCGCTGTTCTTGGTGTTTCAGATACTAACGAACTTTACATCGGTTCATCCGGTAATAAAATCTGGCACGCAGGAAATGACGGTGCTTCATCCGGATTGGATGCAGATGTATTAGATGGTCAAGAGGGTTCATATTATCTTGATCTAACTAATGCTACAGGAACTTTGGCTGATGCTCGTCTGTCAGGCAGTTACAATATCACCGGTCTGACGACCTCTGGTGGTATAAGTGTTGGAAGTGATATCACCCTTACTAGAAACGATGGCACCGCACCTGCCATATCAATCACTAATTTTGACAACATCAGAATCACTGATGGCACTTATGTAGCCGCTCTTGGTATCGATGATGACGACGAACTCTATATCGGTTCATCTGGCAACAAAATCTGGCACGCGGGTAATGATGGTGCTTCATCCGGATTGGACTCGGATACAGTGGACAGTCTTGAAGCGTCTCAATTTCTTCGAAGTGATGCGGATGATGCGTTTACCGGAACTTTAACGGCTAGTGAAGACGAGGGGCTGTTATTTTCTGCAACGGGCCATGCCGGTTGGAGTGTCCATGGTGTCTCGTCTGGTGCTCTTCAAATCACAATCGCTGGCAATGGTGGTGCCGATTTTGAGTTAACTAACGGAACACCCGCAGATCACACTCAGGCAGAGCTTTCTGTGGGTGGAACCACACTGGTAAAAGAAAGCAGGACCGTGGCCTCTGGTAACGGTCTTTCTGGCGGTGGCGATCTATCGGCAAACAGAACCTTGGCTCTAGATATCGGTGGGCTGACCGATGCCGCCGTTGTGGGCGGAGACTTGGTAGCCTTTGGTGATGCTTCTGATACAAACGCCGCCAAGAAAAGATCGCTGACCAATATCATATCCGACCTTAATATTCTTACAACGGCTGATGAAGGATCAGGAAATGGTCTGGATGCCGATACGTTGGACGGTCAGGAGGGATCATACTATCTGGATTTGAGTAATCTCTCGGGCGATCTGGCGATGGGAACCAACAGCCTTACCGGTGATTATATTTCGTCCAATTCTTCGTTGTCATATTTGAACTCCACCAACGTGGTGATTGGGGGTGATACTCACTTAGATGTAGATGGTACCTCTGTTGATGACGTTACCATTGGTAATGGTGGAACCAATATCGGTGTGGTTCTCCACAGCACCAGCTTGGGTGCTATAGGCTTCGCATCCGCCACTGGGGACACAATCAACAGAATAGAATACGATCATACTTCCAACGCTTATACTTTCAAAGCTGGTGGATCGTCTATTTTCTCTGTGGACTCCGGTGGCATAGAGATGTCAGTCGCTAACGGCCCGGCTCTATTGACCGAGTCTACATCATACACCAACCCCACTATCGTACCCAATAAAAGTGATCTAGACACCGGTATCAGTAGAGGCGCTGAAAATCAACTTTCACTGATAGCCGGTGGTGTTGAAGGCCTAAGGCTCTATAACAACAGCGTTCAAGCTCTACAATCTATGATCTTCAACCGTCCCAATGTGTATATGGCGTCAGGAAGGAGTTACGCATACAGTACGGGTGAACTCGCATCGTTTGGCATTATACCTACCATGCTGAACTCGTGGTCCGACGCATGGCAATTTGCTACTGTACAGGATCTCGAATATTGGAATGGTTCATCTTGGGTAGACTGGGATAACGACACGGAAGCAGAAAATCTTTTCTCTGGACATGAAAACGATGGTTTTGTTGTTACCGCAGACAAATCCAGATGGAGAGTTACTTTTACATCTACTAATTATCACGGCGGCGGCGTGGCCCATCTCTATCAAGAATTTTATGATAGTACTTCTGCCACTGATTATACCATCGGATTTGAAAAATCGTCAGATGGTGTTACGTGGGGCGCTCAAACCACATTCGATACTAGTGTCGGCGCTGGCAATTCATCGGCTGCCTATTTGGGATATTTCCCAATTAATCTCTCTGACGCAGACACTTGGTATCGTGTTGAGATCGATAACTCTGATGATACGAATGATCGTCAATATCGTATGCTTCGTATGCTCACAAACAGGATGGGTTACGGATCGTATCTTGGTCTTCCGTTTGAATGGGATAAAGACGCCAATATCACGATGCAAGGGGATTTGGTTCTTCCTTCGGGGTCGATTTCTGAGCCAGCTATCAGATTTTCAAACGACACCGACACGGGAATATATCTGAGTTCAATCGGCCAGATGAGTCATGTGATCGGCGGAAGTGAAGTGATGAGAGTTAATTCTCAAGTGCTTGTTAACTGGGGTAGTGCTTCTACTCCTTCTATCGGCCTTTTATATGATCCCGATACCGGTATTCATGGCTCTGCCGGTGATTTGAGGATAACCACTGCCGGAACCACTAGAACGATCACTGACTCTACTGGTATTAGAATTGCTTTATCGGATGGACCGAGATTAGCTGCCGAATCTCCGTCTGCCACGAACCCGGTGATATTACCTAATACAGCGGACGCTGACACCGGTATCGGACAAAACGCAGTAGATCAATTGTCATTCATAGCTGGAGGCACGGAAGTTGTGAGGGTCACTTCTTCTGGAATGACAGTTAATGGATCAGATGTAGCAACAATTGATGATGTTATTGCACTAGCAATTGCTTTGAGTTAGTTCTTTTGAATAGAGAGAACTAATATAGAATTATGATTTTCATGAAAAACAATAACAATTCATGAAATGCGATTCTTTTTTGGGAGAAAAGTGAAAAAGTGATACCGATGACTAATCAATGGGTGTCTTTAATCGAAGACATAAATTGCGAAACAAACAAAAATAATTTAACAATTGACCAAAAAAGAAAGAAACTATTAGATAATAGTGTCGATGAAGTTGACATACTAAAAGCTCTATTTGAAGCTGATAAAGGTCTAGAAGAAATCTTAATACTTAAAACCTCTAGGGGAAAAGTAGTTTTAACTGCCTCTGACAATTCAATATTAGATTATGATATGTTTGAGTCGAAAATTGTTAAGATAGAAAAGGTAGAAGTCATTTCACATAGAAATGTTCAATGGGATGCTTTTAAATAGGTCAATTTAATCCATAAATATTCTAACAGGATAAAAAATGGCCAACACTTTTAAAAGTTCAACATTCGCATCACCATTAGCTGCTGATACTTGGCAGACGCTCTATACAGCACCTGCGTCCACAACCACCATGGTGTTAGGTATTAATATAGCTAACGCATCATCCGGAACTATTAAAGTTGACCTCCAAGTTCAAAAGGATTCCGGAGATGACCCGTATATCGTTTATGAAATGGTGATACCTGCTGGAAGCTCTTTTGCCTTTGACAGCAAATATGTATTACAGGAATCCGATGTGTTGAGATATCGATGTGATGTGGCTAACGCCTCACAGACTATCGTAAGCTATATGGAGATTTCGTGATGTCCAAAGCTCGCAACACCGCTAATATCTCCTCTGTTACTTCTAAGACGGGAACCGGTTTGGACGTTGCCGGAACGTTGGACGTTTCTGGTGCTACTACCTTGGATAGTACGTTAGATACCGGAGGTTCAGTAGATGTCACTGGAGATATTTCAACATCTGGTGCAGTGGAACAGGAAGGCCCAAGAGCTTGCATCGCAAGAAGAACAACGGATTCATCAAATATAACCTCCGGCTCTTGGCAAATATTAGATTTTGGTTCTTCTACCTATAATAGTGAAGGCGGCGATTTTAGACCTGCTGGCAGTGGAGGACACTTTACGGTACCAACAGGAGTGTCTTTGATAAGAATTAATGCATATGTAATTCTAAATCAGGCAAACAGTTTCTATATGGCGGCTTTTAACGGTTCTTCAACCACGACTCCAGATATTATTGTAGAAGCTGCGTTTGAGAACGGTAGTGTCGTTCCAGTTTTTTCTATGAGTTCTGGCTTGGTTTCTGTGTCTGCTGGTGCCGACATTTACATCAAGTGTTTCACATCTACTGCCAATTGTTATATTCAAACAAGCTCTTCTCTTAGTGTGGAGATAATCGGCTAATGGGATATATCGGAGGACCGGCAAAAGGTTTTGGTAGAGTCGAAAGATATGTATTCACGGCGGCTGGTAGTGAAACATCTGTAACAGCAGATGATGACAGCAGGCCCATTCTGTATAAAGCTGGGGCGGTTGATGTTTTCCTGAACGGAGTCAAACTCGTTAATGGTACCGATTTCACAGCGACTTCTGAAAACAGCATCACCGGCTTAAGCGCTCTAACAAACGGAGATGTTCTGGAAGTCGTAGCTTTTGATACGTATTCTGTTTCTAAGGATGCTGTGATCAAGAGTAATAATTTATCTGATTTGACAAACAAATCCACAGCAAGAACAAATTTACAAGTGCCGGGATCTGTGACAACGGGGATCACGGGAGCAGATGCCGTTACAAACATTGTATCATTAACTCAGGCCGAATATGATGCCATTACTCCCGATGCATCCACTTTATATGTGATAACGACATGAAGTTAGGTAGCGGTGATATAAGCAAATTGATGTTGGGTTCTACGGAGATAGAAAAGGTCTATCTTGGTTCTAACGAGATATATGCTTCAGCTTCAGGAATAGGTCCGGGCCTTATTGAAGATTTCGAAAGTACTACTACAGACACAAACGGTAACTCTGTACCAGATGGCGGAACTCTCACTTGGTTAGCTATACCCAGTTACAACGATTCATATTCTAGAACTACAAACCATGTAACACAAGGAACATACGGCGGTAGTGGATTTACGGGACTATCAGGAACAGGTATTGTTGCCGGGCCTTATGTGTTTAGTGGTGTTTCAAGCTTTTCTCTAGATGTTGTAACTAACGGAAGCCTCGATTACGCTCAATTAAATATTTATAACACCGGGAATACCAATACAGTGACTGCTACTCACAACAGTTCAACCCCAAGTACTATTACAGCTACTCCTGCTGGAGGCTTTGATTGGAGTGACGTGTATATCTCTATCACTGGCTATTGGGAATTTGATGGGGCTACCGATGCTGCTGATATGGACTTCGATAACTTAGTGGCCAATGCTTAGAGGTATGAATGAGTAACGCAAGATATATAGCTGATCTGACATCTGCTGGTATCAAATCTCAGATCACTTCAAACAGTCTTCGTCTACCAGATTTCGTGGACAGAGGGAACGGTTTTACTTTGACATCTGCTCACAACGGTCAAGGGACTGTTATGAATCTAGACGATGGTGATCAGACAATCAATCTTCCTGATATCGATACAGTAGACGATCAGTGGACACACACTTTCTGGACTACGGGTGTTCCTAGCGGTTATCAAACGGCGTATATTCAGGTTTATTCTGGAGATACGCTGTTTCATAAAAGTTCTATCACGGATAAACTCTATCTTATCGGTGGGAATTCTATGATCCGAATTGGTAAAGTAGAAGAAAACGGAACTAAAAAATGGACTACTGAAATTGTTCAGAACGTTCAACCGAGATCTTACGAAGGCCGAAGATATTATTCGGGTGGGAGTTCATATAACTCTACCGCTACAAGTTGGTCAAGCATCCCTGCTAATACTACCGGAGGCACAAATAGCGGAGTGTTTAATTATCCGGGACAAACACGGATTCAAGTTCCTGTGACCGGTACTTATTACTTTACTATGCAGATAGCTTTTTATGCTGATGCTGGTGGAGGAACTACTTCTGCTGGTTTTATAGCACCAGCAGTAAACGGATCGACTGCTAGATCAGAACATGGATATTCATGGAGAAAATTCGTAAATGGAGAAGATAACGGATTATGTGAATTGACCGGTGTTATTAGCTTAAGTCAAGGAGATGATTTGGGAGGCTCATACGTTACAGGCAATTCTGGACTTTGGTATTGGCTAGATTATAGCTATGTAGGATTATGGTTGATTTCACTATGATAACACCTCCTGAAAAACCTCTGTCTTATATTCAACCTATGGACATGATTCACGATGTTCTTGCGGAGATGTATCCGTTTATCCAGATTCCTGATTACACATGGTCCACAAACTCTGATGGTGTTACCAGTATGGAGTATTGGCCGGAAGACCGTTTTGGTCCTTTGGATATGTCTTTGATCGAGCAGAAGTGCGAAGAAAAATATCCTTTAGAACTAAAGAGAATACTCAAACACAGAGTGAATCTGAGAGCTACCGATAGACTGAGAAACATAAAATACGATAATCATGTGTTCGATCTATCCAGTGGAACTAATGAGTTGATTTCTGGGGGGCCAGAAGAATTTCAGGATTATGAAGTCAAAGACTTAGATCACTGTAAGACCTTTGTCATGTCTCTTTTGATAGAATACGCTATAGTCACCAAAGCCGGTCAAAAGCACAAGACAGATATCGATAAGATAGACAATATAGACGATATTATCGAGTATGACGTAGATGGAGGCTGGTCCTAATGCCGTATCTTGGTGATATTGAAATTGGAAGTAACGATAGAGAGTACGTTTATACCGCGACCGGAAGTGAGACCTCTGTAACCACGTCAGACTCCGCCGAAACCATAGCTTATGTCGTGGGACAGGTAGACGTATATCTCAATGGTGCTAAGCTCATAGAGGGTGATGATTACGTAGCTAATGGTTCCGGTATCACCGGGCTTGATGCTCTAACATCCGGAGATGTTTTAGAAGTGGTCGCTCGTGATTACAGACCGACAACCACAGGGATACCCTCTACATCTCAGGCAAATGACTGGACAGCTTCTCAGAGCTTTCCTGATGGCACTCAATCCGCCCCATCCATTCGATTTTCTTCTGACACGAATAACGGCTTCTATAAAGCCGGAATAGACTCTATGGGAGTGTCCAAGGATTTATCTCTAGAGTCTATCAACGGTGCTCAAGTATCCGGGTTTAGAAATCTCTTGATTAACGGCAGACTTGATATCTGGCAAAGAGGTACTTCTCTTTCTGATGGGGGCACTAACAGATATTTGGCTGATAGGTTCTCCGTTATTAGTGGAACTTCTACAGAGGCTCAATCAAGACAAAGCTTTTCTAACGGCCAAACTGATGTGCCCGGCAACCCAAAATATTTCCATAGGACGGTGGTCACTAATAATACCGGTTCTACTAGCGTTGTTCTGTTTAATCAAAGAATCGAAAATGTAGCTACGTTATCTGGAAACAAAGCTACGGTATCGTTCTGGTTAAAAACCGACGCCGTTAGAGAAATAGCCATCGAGTTATATCAATTATTTGGTAGTGGAGGTTCACCGTCCTCTGGTGTTTCGATACCCGCCGGTAAATTTTCTACGAGTACTACATGGACAAAATATACAGCTACGGTTGACATACCATCAATATCAGGGAAAACGATAGGTACCAATTCAGATGACAATCTTCGTCTTTTAATTTGGTACACTGCGGGGTCTTCATATTCTTCTAGATCTAGTGGACTGGGGGAACAAAGCGGAACTTTTGATATAGCTATGTTGCAGCTTGAAGAAGGGCCAAGAGCTACCGCGTTTGAACAGAGACCTATATGGGTAGAGCTTCCCATGTGCTACAGATATTATTGGAAGAGCCATATTTGGGGTGGTGCATGGCATGTCGGATATGTAGCTAGCGGCTCTGTATATTATGATACAGTTAACTTTCCTGTGCAAATGAGGGCTACACCGACGATGTCATATACTAATTCTATTAACAATCTTTTTGGAACTACGGGAACCTTTCAGCAAATAACAACATTCGGATACAATTTTTATAGAACGGCCTCTGGTACGGGAAACGCCGGATATTTTGGAACACAAGTTTACGCGGATGCTGAGTTATGATGAGACCTAAATTTACTAATATAGAAAGAACGTGTATCGAAGTTATTGAAAATGGGAAAAGTATCTTTATTCCTGTAGATGTTAACAATAAAGATTATCAACGTCTTGTTGAAATGGATGTTGAAATTGAGGAATATCAAGAGCCTATAGATCATTGTAAACAAAAAGCTAATGAAGAAATTCGTATTTTGGCGGAAAAAATGAGAGCAAGTGCTATAAATGATCAACCAGCTAAAATATTAGTATACGAAAAGAAGCCTGAAATTGCTAAAGGAGCATTAGCAGGCGATCAAGAGTGTGTCGCTCTTCTACAGAGAGAAGCCAATGCTAGAGGCGAAACTGTTGAAGAACTAGCCACATTAATTGTGAATAATGAAAAACTTTGGACTATTGTTGCTTTTGAATTAGATGCTATTGAAGAAGAAGCTCAAGCAGCAATTGAGGTAGCTGATACTATCGAAGAAATTCAATATGCAATGAATTATGCTAGTGAAGAATTTATGAAGGCAATGTCTAAATTAGGTTAGTTTTTATTTTTTGTTTTCTCCTGTACAACCTATAATGAAAAATATGAATTTATCTAAGGAGAAAAAATTGACTGCTAATAGAGAACGAACTGAAAAAGAAAGAATCGATGCCGAACGAATTCAATTTCAGGCCATTATCACCGCTCTTGAAGAACAGCGTAATGAGGCACTTTCTAAAAATGCCAAGTTGATGGCAGAAGTTAAAATTGTAAATGGTTTATTCCAACAGGCTAATGAACAGATTGCGGCCTTGAGGCGTCAGGTAGAAACTCTCACATCCGAAAATAAGGATGATGTTGATGAAGGTCAGGCACCAGAGGCGTGATCATTCGGGAAAATGATAGACACTATTTCCAAGGAACTTGGAAAGGTGAACAATTTACCGATAGAAAATACAAGGCCTTGTATATAGACCCTCCGTGGTATTTTCGGACTTATTCTGATAAAGGTAGGTCCAAGACGCCTGATGCTCATTATGAATGTATGAAGCTTGAGGACGTTAAGGCGTTGCCTGTGGCGGATTATGCAGATGATGATTGTGCTATGTTCATTTGGACTATGGACAGCACTCTTGATCAATGTTTTGAATTAATCAATCATTGGGGTTTCACTTATAAAACGGTGGGCTTTTACTGGGTCAAGACATATGCTAAAAGTAAAAAGTTCTGTTATGGAATGGGTCATTGGACCAGAGGAAATCCAGAGATGTGCCTTCTGGCAACCAAGGGTAAACCTAAACGGTTAGAAGGCGGTATTCCTAAATTATGTGTAGCAGATCGAGGTGAACACAGTGTCAAACCAATTGAAGTACGCAACAGGATTGAACGATTAGTTGATGGTCCGTATTTGGAAATATTTGGGCGAGAAGTTGGTGATAAATGGGATGCCGTGGGGAACGAACTTGTAATCCCTGATATTGAAAAGGAAATTGAAGATGGGAATTGAAGTATCTTTATATCTAGTAATGATGACATTACTAGGTGCATTTCTCTATAGAGCAAGAGGTGCCGGTTGGTCTTGGTGGCCATTGAGACGACCATGGAACCAACTTGTAGTAGTTCTACCTATAATCTTTGTGTTATTCTTCCTAGCTAGCGTAACATTGATTTCGGGGCCAACGGTTGTTTCATTGTTATGTGCTACGGTATTTTCAATTCTTTCAGTAGTAACTGCTGGAATGGGCCATGGTGATTACATGAGATTGAACCGACATGCTGATCAATATACAAAACAAGATAATGAAGAAGTTGGATATCTATTGAGGCCTCTATTTCCTGATTTGACTATTGGTGGTTCAAGATGGGCGTATGAATTTGTTGGTCTATCTTTAACAGGTTTGGCTATCACTTTACCATTAGTAATAGCTCTTTTGATTTTTGGTTTTTACGGGCTTGCGGCCATTGCTGTGATTGGTGGCTTATTGAAGGGGATGGCTTACGAAATAGGGTGGAGAATTAGTGATCGTGGTACAGAGTATGGTGAATGGTTCTTTGGTGGCGTTCTTTGGGCATCATTAGCAATAATTATTCTTGTACTTCATGGGGTGATTTAGGAGAAAACTATGGAAGATAGAGGAATTGGAACCTCTCAACGTTACTGATGTTTATTAAAACGAAAATCGGCCCCATATTTCAGGGGCCGATTTTTTTTTACTTTTTGAGGCCTTCAAGAACGACCTCATGAAGCCTTGAAACCATCTGAGAGCCGATTGAACTCCATACTCGGAAATTCCCTTTTGCATCTCGGAAATTGTTTTCTCCAAATTCTTTTTCGAATGCCTCATGACGGGCTGGGCAAAAGCCGTCTTCTTCAAAAACGAATTCATCGATAGTTTCAAGATAAGTTGCCAATGCACGACGAGCATCTTCAACTGAAAAAAGATCGCCGCAACCCTCACCTGCGAGTGCAACAATTTGTTCATCGGTAAAGGTCAGAGAAAAAGTATTCATTTCGATCTCCTGTTTTGATTAACTGATGAGAATATATCTATCATATTTTTTCTAAAAGTCAAGAAAAAATATTTTCTTGACACAAACATCGAAAGTGCCTATAAATAAGAACGTGGGCAGCAAATCTGTTGTTCACTGTAAATAAGTTCAGAGCATCTGAAAAAAGTTGAAAAAAGTTGTTGACAGCGAAATTCAGATGACCTATAAAGAACATAGCAGGCGAGCGAACAGCGAGAGTTAAAAAATGCAGACGCAAGAACAAATGAGAAGGACCGAAGAAAAAACGTGGACATTACCACGTAACGCCGTCCGTGTGTCTTGTGGCGCGTTTACATCAGAGAAGAATTATATTAATCTTCCTGATCACATTGTGCCCGAAGGAGTAGGAACAGCCTAGATATTAGGTGACATTCTGAACTTTCTTCGGGCGGCTCAAAACAAGAGCCGCTTTTTTTATTTTCTGACCATGCGTATTTTGGTCAGGCCAGTCGGTTGGTATAGCCACGGCAAGTGTAAGAGTAATATGACTTTTACCCCCGTACTATATCAAGGAACTCCGAACTCTCTAACCGTAGAGAGTCGGCCCGCCACCCGGATCTTGTATCACCGTGAAGACGCGATACACCCGGATAAAGAAGGGCTGGTTTTTATTTTGAAATAGATGACGGGGTTCGATTCCCATCTGTCACCGTTTGAGGTATTCTGTTAATGTCCGTTCAAAAGGACAGTCTGTCAAAGGATAACAGGGCCAAGGGGGCGGAGGAGAGCTTTGGTAAGCCTATCTTGTTTTCTCTTAAAGTTTATGGAGCCGCACTTTATAAAAAGTTCTAGAACCGGTTATTGCAATTTCGTTGGCCGTAATTAGAATCGAATAGTAGTATCTGGGAGCGTAGGCAGGACCTACCCGGCTTCACCAAATTTATACCCCCGTAGCTCATTGGATAGAGCGCCGCTCTGCGACAGCGGAGGTAGTCAGGTTCGAGTCCTACCGGGGGTGCCAATTTAGTAAGAATGGTGTGAAATCATTTTGAATAAATAATCAAGAGCACCGCAGATGGGAAGCCGGGCCTCAGATTGTTTGCTTTAAACGAACAATTTTTGTTTAATATCGAAAATTCCAGAATAATACCTCCGTCCCAACTGGATTGGGCACTGGTCTTCTAAGCCGGTTGTTGTGGGTTCGAGTCCTACCGGGGGTGCCAAAATTCATGGAGGATTAGTAGTATAGCATTTGGGGATGCGTTAGGCCAAGTGTTCTGGCCTAAAGAGCCGGTTCAATTCCGTCTACGTGAACAATAATCCTCCATGATCTTATTTCGGGGTGTAGCTTAGTCCGGCTAAAGCGCCTGCTTTGGGAGCAGGAGATCGTAGGTTCGAATCCTACTACCCCGACCAATTACTAGTGTTAGCTGACGAAAGAAAAATTCTTATCTCGACGGAGATGTTAGAGAATTTTTCTAGTTCACGCATGGTTGCAGACGCCATGTCAGCGAAAAGGTCTGCACTAATTTTGTGACTCTCGAATAGCTGGTGCATGTTCGCTGGCCTGAAAAGCCAGAGGTCTTGGTTCGATTCCAAGGGGTCACACCAAAGGTTTGGTGGTGTTAGTAAAAGTTTCTCTAATGGAGGATAGCGCGCATGATGGGAAACGACTACCATGGCAATCTCTAACATCACCAATTAAATTGCGGACGGATGAAATGTGAGCTTAGTAACTCGGGTTGATCTCCGAGTGAGGAGTGAACGGAGTAGACGTCGTGGCTAGGAGGAGCAAGGACTAGATCACCTTGGTTCTTCGAAGTTTAGCGCGAATGCGCACTATCTTTGGGATCGGTTAAGATTCAACATTGGTGCATCAGTGTTGCGTAGATGTAATCTCTACCCCAGAGGCCAATTCCACTTTGTGGATAAAGTACCAAACCCCAAATGAATTCTTCATGAAAGGTTAGATGAAAGTCGGTTAGTACTATGTTATGCTATCAACGCAAAGGCTATAGAAAACAGTCTCGTTAAAGTCGAGACAGGGTATATCATAGGAAATTTGATTAGTATTCTAATTAATAGTGTTGATGAAACTTGGTTAGTAGGGCATCGTTTGTTCAGATGTCTTTAAGTCTCAGCGGTAGAGCTTGGGTCCAGCATTTGCGTTTATCTCACCCAGTGCCTCGGTTCAAATCCGGGAAGCTCTGAACAACGATGTAAATATGTTTACTTGCGGCTATCCTCTTTGATATTCACGTGTTACGTCAAAGAGTGATCCGCCTTAAGACCTAGATTACTAGGCCAGCCGGGTTGATCACCGGCTGTTTTAATTGAGGGACCATCACAAGTGGATGGTGAATGTCGTAGGCTAGTGGCAGCGGCAGATCGGGGGACACGCGCCCGATTGGTTCCACCAAAATCGAAATGAGTAATAATGGCCTTGAGATCATCTGGGTGTGATATCTGTCTGTCTAACAGATTGTAGCGGGTTCGAATCCCGTCAAGGTCGCCAGTTTTATAGTAATTGAAACTGAGTGGACTAGATGTGCCGTTTTGGAAGGCTTACTTCTTAGGAAGGTGTCCCTCACTGAAATAGGTGATAGCTACACCTTAGTTTGAAGTCGGTTCGATTCCGATCAGTTTCATGTAATGTGTTTATGCCCTAGCGAGTCGTGGAGGGGTTCGAGTTCTTCCCCACCCCTAGGGTGCCATTCTATTTTTGAGGTGAACAATATGACTTATACCTATGAACAACTGTATGAAGCACATAGAGAAATTCATATCAGATTGCATCGTGCCGTTTCTCACTTTTATGACGTCTTAAAGGAACAACAAATTGACTTTTATGATGTTGGTCATAAGTTGAAATGGAGACCCGAAGGTGAAATTGTCCGTATGCAGGAAGATGGCATTTTGGTCAGGGAAACTTTTAGGCTTCAAGATAAGTTCTTTGTTCCGAAAGAAGCACTTGACCCAGAGACCGGAAAGCAGTACATTGAGCAACTAGTTCTTGACGATAAGCGTCGTAGAGAAGAAGCAAACATTCGCTATATGGAAGAAAAAATCCAAGCAAACGAAGCGGAGATAGCAAAGTTCAATAGAAAGCTCAAAGGTATTAAAGAGTAAACAGAATATGTCAGTCCCCTGAGGTTAGACCTCGCGGATATGAGGATGCTCGCTTGGAGGACACCTCAGGGGACCGACTAAGAGTTCCGAAAGCTTATGGAACGATCTGGGTGTAAGAGATTGGTTCATCGGTGATCCTTGGAAGATCGCAAAGTTGGTTCGATTCCAACCACCCAGACCAAACAGAAAAATCCAGTGTACCGCTTGGATAGACAAGCAAGCTAGGGCGCATGTAAACCCGTAATGGGCGGATCGGAGTTGTCCCTGTGCAGAAATAAATCATACTTGCGCAAGTATGATTTATGAAAGCAAGCTACCAACGACCGATATGGGATAGCGGTTAACCAACACCGTTGCACTGGTGGCCTTTTACAAGAAAGAATAAAAAAATGAGAACTGAAACTATGACACAATGTGTCCTGACCAAAAACAATTCGCAGACTGTAGCGTTTATTCCAACACATGCTGCTGTTCCGGGAAAGAGGGTAGAACTTTTATCCGCCGATGGCGAATTTTGGACTGTACAAAGTGCTGGTGTGACCTTAGACTATGATAAGGTCAATCAAATGAGTAGAGGTTATAAACAATTCCAAGGCTCTACCAAGGGCGGAGGAATTGATAGTTAATTGAATGATAGTGGTACTCTGTAGAATTGTACGCTGATGCTTCGATTCTGCCTAATTTGGAATGACACGGGTAGCTGGAAAACTCGGCACCTTGAGTGCTGTGCTCCGGTGGCTGGTCATTTGGGGTATCCTATATAATAAGTGGGATATGAGAGAGAGATGAACCTCATATCCCACTTATATGAGATTTTTGTATTTTAAGGTTTTATTTCCTGATAGCTCAGTCGGTAGAGCCGGTGGCTGTTAACCACTGCGAGTCGTAGGTTCGAGTCCTACTCAGGGAGCCAATTTAAGTGAAGAAACTTTTCAACCTGTTCAAGGACGAGGCTGAACAGGTTGAAAAGTTTGAGAAAGACTTCACTGTAGCGTATAATTTCTTACTGTCGAGTGAAGAGATGTTGGTATCACAGCGCTCTTTGCTGGTGTGAAACTTAAGTTGCCGGATGATACTGGGCCATAGTGTGGGTGAAGACTTAAGTGTTGGGTGTCTTGGCGGGGTGCCAAGACCGACAGTAAAATAACGTACTCGTGGCGGAATAGGTATACGCGTTCGCTTGAGGGGCGGATGTCTTCATGGCATGTGGGTTCGAGTCCCACCGAGTACACCAGAAAAAGTTTAGGAAAATGCGTCCTCCGGTTTATTATGAAAATAAATGGAGAGTGAAGAATATGGCTAAGAATTTTATTTCAGTTTGTAAGAATGTCATCTATAGTAACAATAAATCCAAATGGAAAGATCCTGCTCCGGCCATACGTGTAAGTCGTACTAAATCTGGAAAGGTCACTGCTAGAGCGCACACCTTATCTATCAAAGATAAAGACGGAAACGAAGTTGCTCGAATTGTTTCCACACAAGATGGTAATCCGGTCATTAACTGTGGAGCTAAAGTGGCAATTATAACTGAATATGAAACAGAAGTAATTGAATAGGTGATAATAGGCCGAGACGTTACGGCACAATATTTTCTCACGCTTGTCGGTGTGAACGTCTGAACGTTGACCACGAGAAAATTTTATCACCTTAGCGGTAAGCGCCCATGCCCTGTGGGAGTAAAGCTTGTAAGGACTGCGCCGTGTCAGGGATTAACGGCTAACGATTACAAGCTTGCCGCTACTTATTTTGGGGGTTGACTTGAGTAAAATAATATTTTATGTGTTGGGTTCGATGATTTTATTGGGTTTGTTTATGTTAGGTTTTTCAATACCTGTTTACATATCAACTCTTTGAGTATCCTACTCTGTTCATTTTAACAGAGTAACGGAGTGAGATGTCGGTGTGGAAGGACACACGGCTGGACTATGCTATGTCATGAATAGTACGACCAGTGACAAAGATCGCATTAGGGTTTACGGTCATGTTCTGAATGTAAGCCGGTTGGATGTATCTAGGCCTAAGATCTCCAACTGCCAGCAGGTTTCGAGTCCTGCACATCTCATTGATGATTGGATGTCGGGTAGCTCCCGATAATCCGCCCGAAGGAACCAAACCGCGATATGCAAAGGCCAACAGACATCGTGGTAAAGGTATGTAACGTGGTACGGAGTTGTCTGTTACACTCATTATATCCCAGACATACTTTTTTTTGGTCCTTCGGGTTTATTTGCCCGCTTAGCTCAGCGGAAGAGCACCTCGTTTACACCGAGGGGGTCGGTGGTTCGACACCATCAGCGGGCACCAGTTTTCTTTTTATGAAACCTCACATTCGATCTATAATGAAAGTAAGAAAAGTGAGGAATAGTATGATTAATGAAAATGAGTTTAGTTTCGATCCTTTTGGATTAAAAATTTCACCAGTTTCTCATTATAAAAATGTTTTATCTAGTGAGAAAATCTATCGTGTGAATCGTGAGATCAAGGATCATGGAGAAAAAATTTTCATCGACCAATTGGTGATTGGTAAAGATATTGATGAATTAATATTTTCCAGTCAGGAAGAAATTTTAGATCACTTGACTAAATTACTCATGGGTGGAATAGAGTGCTCGATTGAAAATGGACTAAACGTTTTATCTAGGAAGTCTTTACTATATTCTGTTATTTTGTATTCTGATAATAATTTTGATGTTAAGATTCCATTTCATAGTTGTGTTCGATATAATGATATGGACAAAAATGAAGCGGTGTTGTTTTATAATAGCGCTGTTGAGGTAAGCTTATTAGATGGAGCTTTCCTAATTTTTAGAAGGCCTGACGAAACCTTTAGTTTTTTCCTCAACCCGGACTATAAAAATTACATGGAACGAATTACGTTTACAGGAGATTTAGATGACTGATAAGAACAGCAAAAATAATAATAGAGAGTATAAACCTCGTACTATTAAAGAGCTTAAAGAATTCATTGCAGACTTGGACGAAGACACTCCAATTTTCACTGAACGATCTATCTCAGATTCAAGTGCAGTTGAATTTTCGCAAATGAATTCTGGTCTTTTAATTTTCTAGTCATTATCGCGGCGTGGAGCAGTAGTAGCTTATCTTAATTCGATAAATAGTTCATGATTTATTATACTATATATCGAACGACTAATCTACTTAATGGAAAGATCTATGTTGGTAAGCACCAGACTGGTGATCCACAAGATGGATATCTCGGTTCTGGTCGTGCTATCAAATCTGCCATTAAAAAATATGGCAGAGAGAATTTTTCTAAGGAAGTTTTGTATATCTTCGACACTGAAGAAGATATGAACTCCAAGGAAAGAGAGATAATAACTGAGAATTTTGTAAGGGATGCTAACACTTATAACATTGGAGTTGGAGGTGAAGGTGGTCCCCACTTTCTTGGTAAAACGCACTCGGATGAAACCAAAGCTTTATTGGCTGAGAAAAGTTCAGGCCGAAAACTTCCTTTGGAAGCTGTAGAAAAAATACGAATATCTAATTTTGGACGTACTGTTTCTTTAGAAACTAAGAAGAAAATAAGCGATAAGGCTAAATTGCGCTATCAAAATGAAGGTGTTGGAAAGCAAATAAATGAAGGTGTTGGAAAGCAAATAAATGAAGGTATTAGAAAAAAAATATCTGCATCTATGAAAGCGTACCATGAAGCCAACACTGTAATCCCTTATGAAAGAACTTCTGAGCATAAAAACAAGCTTAGCCAGAAAATGAGGGAAGTGTACAGCAACAAAAAAATGTGCTGGGTTAAGAATGAAGAAATTAAGCATTCAGTAAGAATTGACATATCTGAGCTTGAGAAATACACTGAGCTTGGATACGTAAGAGGAAGAAAAATTACTGCGGGTTAGACAGGAGTGGTTCCTGCGCGGTCTCATAAGCCGACTACCCTCGTTCGACTCGGGGACCCGCAACCATTTTCATAGGAGATTAGGTTATGAAAGACTTAATCTTGGATTATATAGAAAGAAACGGCCATGGTTCTTTGTCTTGGCTACCACCACTGCCAGATTACACACCAAACGTTGCTTGGATAGTTGCTCCGGAAGACTACACACCAGCAAAATATGTATCTGTTCATCCACCAATAGTCAGATTGTCCGATGGAACTACAGTAGTTGACCAAGTTCAATATTCTGATCACTACAAAGTTGCAATTTTTGATAACAAAGATCATAAAAACATATTGTCTTTGCCAGATGACATTCCAAAGAGTGTGAGGGTTTTATACACTCGTTCCAAACAGTTATATTATGTCAGAAGAACCTCATTTACTATTGAGGATCAGAGAGAATTGGATAAAGCATATAACGCTTGGTTTACATACTGGAAGAAACGTCTTAATAAATGATAATATGGCTCTTTAGCTCAATGGTAGAGCATTCGGCTGATAACCGAACGACTGAGGTTCGATTCCTTGAAGAGCCACCAAAATTTAACAGCTACTTGATTTTTTACGGGCCTATAGTATTAATTGGGAAATATCCGCCTTTGCACGGCGGCGTTCGGGGTTCGAATCCCCGTGGGTCCACCAATTCTTTAATTTAAAGGAAGTAGTCATGAGAAAGCGTATTGCAGACTACGTTGCAGACTACATGAGAGAAGAAAATATGAGTAGCGTGTGTTGGGGTGACGGTTTCCTTGTGGATGCATCTGCATCTCATATCAGAGGGAAAATGTCTAAACATCCACTCGATATCATGACCGCAGCTTGTAATGCTCTAGAACGAGCACCAGATATATTCGAAAAATTCATGATGCGTGGTCACGATTGTAACGGCAATCCTAGAGTTGTCAGAGCTTTTAGATTGAAGGATTTAGAAAATGTCAGATAATATCGATAGTCCTTTTGGATCATACCCTTTTCGTTATGAAGCAGTTGAAGTGGGAGATACTGTATTCTTTTTAGGGATGGATGAAGAGCAGGAGGAAAATCTCTTCCCTGTGGTAGTATTAGCAAAGGTGGATTCTTATGAGTTTTCCAAACCTAATCCAACCAGAAAAAAAGAAGACTGTGCCATATTCTACTACATAGAGGGATGCCCATATCCCCTCCAATTCGGGGTTGACCTTTTTCATATCTTTTGAGAGTAAATAATAGATAACAGTCGCTCAAGGGAAATTGGAACATAATGTCAAAAATTAGAGAAATAATTACCAAGTTGGATGAGATAGCTCCAATTCCAGATCCTGAAAAAGTTGATCAAGAGATAGAAGCACGTGCTAAAAATCTTGCCCCAAGAAAGGGGGAAGTGATTGTGAGACTTCCAATGCCATATTACGATTTTGCTTACATGGGTAAATTATTGGACTTACATGAAAAATATTCCAGAGCATGGACCTATAATCATCAAATTGGTGGGGAAGATAACAAGGCAGTGTGTTATGTTATCACTACTCCTGAAAATGCCGCTAAAATGTCAAAAGCCATCACTAAAGATGCGGATTATAAGAAATTTGTAGTTGCTAGTATTCCGGATAATTCAGAAGAAGATTTCTCAAATGTTCCGCCAGCTAAGGCTCTTGTCGAGCCGGGGTCTTTGCATCATTCTAAAACTATAGTGTAATTGATAAAATATCTCTGACGTCTATAAATCAACAGCGGTGCTGGGAGTTAGAGCACTCGTTCATTGAGAACAATGTGGTGGAGGCGTATGGACTTTAAGACCGACCGCCCCGTCTTCATATCCGGAAGTAAAACGGAAATTGCTAGGTTGACGTCTAGCCTGTTGATTTTATCAATATTTGAAAGAAATATGTAAATATACTTTGAGAAAGGTATTTCACATGGGAATTAGAGACATTCAGGATAGAATTTCTGAGATAATAACGGGCGAAGAAAAGTTTGATATTTTGGACTATCCAGTACCTGATCGTTTTACCAAACGTGATGACAACGGAATAGAATTCACTCGTCATGCTCGGTTACGAATTAAAATGAAGACTGGGGAAGTTATAGAAGTAAAAGGCACAGTCTTCACAAGACATGGCGAAGTTGGTGATGAAGTTGACGCCGAAGAGGGAACTAATGAACTAAATGTTTCTGTAATTTCAATATTTGATGATGTTAAAACTCCACTCTATACCGTAGGTCCCACTTCGGATAGTGACCAGATGATGAAAAGAGTTAAGAACTTTTTCCGGAAAACTTATAAATCTAAGGATATTTGCAAACAGCATAACAAGTTGAATAATACCGATTTAAGTTTAGAAGAATTTGAAGAATTACTTTTTAAGATGAAGTTCTAAAACGCTGACTGGAAGTTGTACTGAAAAAATAAATCGATACTAGTCAAGATTTATTTGGAAGGTATAACTGAAAGAAAGTTAGCATTAACTTTGGTGAGGATTGTCTCCGAAAGAGGCGGTTTAAGAAAAGGTTCGATTCCTTTAACTTAGATGAAAAATCGGTCATCTAAGACCTTTGGTAGGGCTGCAGGGTTCGATTCCCACTTAATGTGACCGTGAAAATTATACCTCCGTCCCGGCTGGATCGGGCATCGGCCTTCGAAGCCGGTTGTTGTGGGTTCGAGTCCTACCGGGGGTGCCAATTTCCTATTTAGGTTGGTGTAAATACTGTTGTTAACCTGAATGGATAAAAAATGACACCGAATAAAAATTTTACAGAAGACGGATATAGCAAGTGGTTTAAAATAGGTAATAGAACTGTTACCTTGTATGCTTCTGGTGAGTTTGGTACCGGAAGTGTGTCTTTAGAGACTTGCACTTTTGATAGAACAGAAGACCCTAATAACGCGACTGTTACAGAAGCCGAGGTGTTTCCTTTAGCTAGTTCGTCATTATCGGAAAAAGGGTATGTCACTGTTGAAGGTAATTTTGTTTGGGTTAGGGCTGCTTTAGCTTCTTCTACCGATCCAGATCTCAATATATATCTCTTCTATTAAGTTTATTTTTACCTATAATGATTACGGGAGTGTTGTTGGTGGCCACCAACGGCATCAGGGTAGTCAGGCGGGGAACGCGTTTAAACTCAGATAGATCCTTGGCCAGCGAAGATGGGTTCAACTCCCATTACTCCCACCAATTTAATATGAGGTAAAAAACTTGACACCAGATCACAAAGTTAAATCTTGGACATTTTTATTTGAAGCCCTTTTGTGTGGCATTAAAAAGCATGATGTTCGGGATATGACGGAACGAGATTATAAAGTTGGCGATATCATGCTCTTAGAAGAATTCGACCCTTCAACAGGAGAATATACTGGTAGAACCGCTTTATATAGAATTACATACATTACGGATAAAAATACACCTTGTGCATTTTCGTCCGCTGTGTTAGACAGAGATTTTGGTATTCTTTCATTAGAACCAATTGATAAAACCGAATAATATGGCCCCATCGTCTAATGGCTAGGACGCTAGATTTTCAATCTGGAAGTCGGAGTTCGATCCTCCGTGGGGTCACCATATTTTACTAAGTCGTTTTGGGTGACGACAGGCAAGGTGCCGAAGGAGTCTGTAAAACTCTAGTCTTAGACATGCTTGGTTCGATTCCAAGGTCACCCACCAGTACTTGTTGGGGAGAATAGTTTGCTTTCGGGCAAAAACAAAACATCAGTTTTGTACAAAACCAGAAGCCGACATTCTCCCCAACATTTTCTACTATATTATCTTCTAAGTTGTACTATAATAAATAGTAGTATGAAAATAGAAGATTTGAAGGCAGAATTTGATAATGACCGTCTCATTGATAATGAGATGGAACTGTTGAATTCTGATGAAGATGATGAAATCTTAGATAGTATCTTAGATGAAGTCCTTGATAACCCATATGAATTTTCAGTAAAAAGACATGATGGGAAGCGAAGTTATTTCTTTAGTACTGACGATACTAAATATGAGATGGTATTATCTCCTTTGTCTACTTCGGATGTAGTCAAAGAATTTCTTCCTCAGAAGGCCCATGACATAATAGGCGATGACGTTTATAAAACCTTTGTTCTCAAGTTCATGCTAGAAGGCGATGTTTTGAGTTCAAAATCTATTCTGGGTAATGAAAGAGAACGTGCTGTTAGAATTTTTTCTACAATCATAAACATCTTAAAAGAGGTTGAATTTGAGAATTTGGTTTTCTATACCAGAAAGGATCAGCCATCAAGAAATCGTTTATATGCTGCTATAGCTAAAAAATTAAATTGTCCTGTGTTGTTTAATGATGGAACATGGGTCTTAGTAGAACATCCTGTAAAATAGTCTTAATCGTTGTATTGATAAGTTTCTTGGTATTTGCTATTGACTATCATAGATATTTTCCTTACACATATTAGCATGGACGCGTAGCCAAGAGGTTGAAGGCAACAGACTTTTAATCTGTCGAGGGATCTCCCTCCACGTGGGTTCGAATCCCACCGCGTCCTCCATTAACCTTTACTATAAGGAAAGCAAAATGTTTGTAACTTTTACAACTCCTGAAAACCGAATTTATGTGACTACGAAGGAAGGCGAAAGCCGATTTAAAGAAGAGTTCATTCAGGATAACTCTGAGAAAGATTTTGAAGAGTTGGACCGGGTTGAGATAGATCATTATCTTCTGAGGATTGATATGGGTATTCCTAGTGTCAGTTTCGGTTAATATCATTTGACCCGTAGATGTGTCAGTTCACATCTACGGGTCAATTTAAGTTCTTGGATTTATGCTGGGACTCAGGTGAGGTAGCTGCGCTGTGAACGCGGTGTACGTAGGGTTCGAGGTCCCTTGCCCAGTACCAATTAATATAGGAACAAATATATGTCTAATTTTGAACGAAATATAATTAGTGTCAATGAATATTTTCCCTTAGAAGAAAGTGAAGAAGTTTCTTTTGAAGAATTCAAGGGAATGTTGGATGATTTTGTTTCTAATGCTCCGGAAGGTGCTACTGATTTTTTCATTACTGTTGAAGAAGAGTATGATTTTGAATATCATACGACCTGTCTCTTTATCAAATATAATCGTCCTGAGACCGATGATGAAATGGAAAAGAGATTGAAAAAAGAGAAAGAGGCTGATCAGAGAAAAGCTGATAGGCGAAGGGAGGAAGAAGAAGAGGAACTTAGAGAACTCGCTCGCCTCAAGGAAAAGTACGAGGGTAAATTGTGAAGGTCCAAATTAGCCACTATTTAGAAAGACCATTAATCGGTCATAGTGTGCGGTCAATTAAGGCCCACTGGTGCATTGCTCCTCTTTTACGGTGGCTGACGGGGACTGATCATGTTATGTGGGCCTCAGAACCAATGTATGGGAAGCCCGACATCATTCAACATGGGAACACACTGATCATGTCCCCCGATGTATATGAAGAGTTTGAGAAGGCCGTCCAAGAAAAAACCCATACAGATCGACATGCATCGGAAACAAGGAGGTTTGGCGGGCTGTATTAAGGAGACAAATAATGGAACGAAGTAAAGTTGAGGGGGAGTGTTGTGAACGTTGTGGTTCCAAGGGATTTACTTGGGATCGTTTTAGCGTAGATGGTCGGCCTGTGTTTTACTGTTCCACTTGCGGAGACATTTGGTCTTATGGTAAAGACGGTGGCCCATATATGAAATATGCGAAAACAGCAAAAATTCATCGTGGGCAACAGCAATTTCTAGCAGAAGGAAGACGGCCCAACGAAAGGGATGACGAGATAATAAGAAATTGCTATAGTAATAAAAAATGGAAAAAGCGGGATAAGAGGCCGCACATGTATTATGGGTATGATCTGTTCTATAAGCCCTCACCGAATGAGGACACTTGGTCATGACCACTGTTGAAAGAAGTCCTATGCCAGTCCTAGAGTTTGAGAGAAGGTCATGTGATAGATGTGGAGCATCTACATATGATGATATTCTTGAGAAATGTGTTTCTGGTACAGACATGCATGGAGAAAACGATTGTCTAGATTGTTTGGACGATGAAGATTTTCTAATCTATCCTACAAAAGAAAGTCTTGATGAAATGGATAAGTGGTGTGAAAAGGAAGGTAATAGAATGGACGAGGAGATGAAATCTTCTTGATATTGATCACATCGAAAAGTAAATAGTTTTAGAGTATTTTGAGGGATCGTCTAATGGTAGGACTATGGACTCTGACTCCATCAATCTAGGTTCGAATCCTAGTCCCTCAACCAAAAATTATGGGCCGATATGTTAAAAGGATGTCAAGTGACCCTGCTGGACTCTTACCCCAGTTCAAACCGGAGCGTTACCGGATCGGCCTTCCATTTAAACATAAAAAGGAAAGTTCCTCATGATCAGACAAGAAATGTTTGAAACCGCAGTGTCTAAAATGTGGGAACAAAAGTCATTTTCAACAAGCAATGGAAAATGTTCTTACATTAGCGCTGGCGGAAGAAAACGCTGTGCTTTTGGTCATCTATTAACCGAAGAAGAGGCCAATGCTGCTGATAAAGTTTCTATTAATGGCCAAGTTAGCGTTACTGCTGATAGGATAATCAGAGAAATGGCGTTAGAACGGTTTTTTGGTGAAGAAGATTTCTGTGCAGACTTGCAACACTATCTTCATGATCGTCTCGCTTCCACGACATATCCAAATATATTTAATAATGAACGTATATTTGATCGAAAAACGTTTCTTGGTATGACTTGTTTATTTGCTAAAAAATATAATTTAGATATTAATTTCCTTGATAATCTCAAGGAACAAAAGTTTGCGGTAGTTTAATAATCGTGGAAAAACTAGTGCCACGATAAAACGCTGTTTTGCGAAAACAGTCATGGGTTCTGAATGGGGCGAGCGCTCGTCCACTAGTAGGATGGCTTAGATGACCACCCCGCAAAGTAGTAGATATGGTAATTTTTAAATTGACGGCGATGTGGAAGCTGTAAGCGCGTCCTAGGCAGGATGAAATTGCTGCGGAGACACATAGTCAAATGGAGTTTCCCTCGGGTTAGCCACCGGTTCATAGGGTGACTGAGTGCGAGTCTCAGATGGTTGTCAGTAGTCCACCCACGGTCCATTTGTAACTGAATAGCAGGAGTTGCGCCCTGCCCGTCGATTTAGCTCTCATAGTATAATGGTTATTACAATGTCTTGGTACGACATAAATCCATGTTCGACTCATGGTGAGAGCACCATTTTTTTTTTCTTGACAATCGAATTAAAACTAGTTAAATTTCATTCAACACTTCAATAAACTGGATTTAAACAATGTCTAAGAAAATTAAACGATCAACTGTATATGAAACCATAGACGTGACGGATATGTTTTCTTATTTTTCGAGGTCTGAAAAAGATGCCGTTGAACTTATTAAAAAGGCTTTTGATAAGGTACCAGAAGAATACAGAAGCGAAGCTGAGATTGAATTTAGATCATCTCAAGTTGATTATGAAGATTATTATCAACTTGAAGTAGTTATTCGTTATTACCGCGAAGAAACCGACGATGAATTCAATCTTCGGAAAGCAAGACTAAAGACGGCTGAAAAAGAAGCAGAAGAAAGAGATCGAGCTATGTATGAAAAACTTCGTAAAAAGTTTGAAGATACTTGATAGAATTTTTCTTTTGAAAATCCATACATTTGCTTTTAGAAAGATATGAAAAAATGAAACAGGAACTTGACTTTGATATATTGACTGATGAAGAACTCGCTGATCTTAAGAAGCGGGCAACTCTCCCAACTGTAAAGCAGTTGATCGAAAATCTTGAAGTAGCGCGAGAACGTATCGCTGAACTTGAAGAAGATGTTCAATACCTTCACCAAGACGCAGCAGGCGCAGATATTTAAATCGAAAGAAAGTATGATGATTATTAAATTTAATCATGTTGTGGTCTATAATACGGACTCTAATATCGAGGACAGTGAGACTCGGGAGACTATCACCATCGATACTAGCAAGTTCGATGTTTCTGAGAATTCTCCCTTTTCTTTTGAGAATTCTTATGTTGAGCACATTATCAAAGATGCTCTTGAGAGTGATGGAGACTGTGAGACCAGTACTTCAATGAAGTATTCTTTCATTGATAATCTTGACTGGTACAATCATCTTAAGACAGATGCTAAGCCAGATCGTATTGTTGACGTCACTATCTACGTTTAGAAGATCATGAGGGAGTAGAACCATGGGAGAAAGTTCACCTATTACATATCCCCATGATATGACCACTGGACCAATCTGTGGCATTGCGGCAATAGCAATTGCCGCAGATATCAGTTTATCTGAGGCTAGGGAGATTTTTCTAAGACGTTACCCTCAACATGGCAATTGGCGTGGAAGAACAACGCCTGATCAGATTAAAGTTGTTATGGAGAAGGATATGGGGTTGATCTTGACCTCAATTAAACACCAAAAAGAAACCTTGGGAAAGTTCATGTCATGGAACTTAGATAGGGACACGATTTATTGGGTAAGAATTACAGGACATTTTATCATTGCTTATAACAATCACATTTATGATCAATATTATGATAGATGTCATATTGATGATTGCACTTGGAAGCGCCGTCATGTAACACATGCATGGTCTATTCAAAAGCCAAATGTATGAACCATAAAGGATTGATATATGATTGAAGTTTGGAGAACGAATGAACCTCAAGGTTCCATGTGCTCACCAGTAAATTGGAACAACAGTGAGAAGCCTCCAAAATATGTTCTTTTTCATGATAAGGATCGAGGTGATCATTTTATTGGCACCTATCGTCTCGGTGCATGGATGGAAATAGACATTCAACGACTGGCTTCAATTTTAAATGTCGTTGACAAATAGTAAATAAAAAGAATGCGGGTATCGTATAATGGTATTACATCACGTTGCCAACGTGAGGACAGGAGTTCAATTCTCCTTACCCGCTCCAAGGGGCAGGCAATGGGGTTGCGGGTGATTTTTGCAAGATTGCTGTCGCTGGGTTCGATTCCCAGTTGCTCCACCAATATTAGTTTTCCGGACTATCTTTGATCAAGAATAGTCCTTTCAAGGGAAGTCCTACCTAGAATGTTCCTTGATCCAATGCGATTTGTTTCGTGGTTGAGAGAGTAGGATGGAAGATCATTAAATGTTTGTTTTTTAATTAAGAGTGATATATACTGTATAGTAAATAATGCGGATGTGGCGAAACCGGTAGACGCGCCAGACTTAGAATCTGGTTTCTTATGAAGTGGGGGTTCGAGTCCCTCCATCCGCACCACAATTTATTAACCGTACTGAGGCCGAAGAAGTCGAGGCGTCTGGTTGCAACCCAGAAGAAAGCAGGTGCGAGGCCTGTCAGTACGTCCAATTTTTTATTGACAATAGCGTAGAGACATATTACAAACCACGAACAATGAAATTGGCGCTTGGTAGCTCAGTAGCTTTGTCTTTGGTAGAGCACGTAATTGAAACCTACGGGTCGATGGTTCGAATCCATCCCAAGCAACCAATTTCCTGAAAGGATTTTCAATGAACAACTTTGTACTCTTTTGTGAAACTCACACACCACAAAACTCAATTTCCGGTCTGTCTTTTGAGACTGTAGAAGATGTTATTTCATCTGTTATGAGTGAAGATGATATTAAATGGGCTAAGGTGTATGATATCCAGAATCAGTCATATACTCAATTAGTCGGAGATTCACTTAATGGCTGAATATAAGCAAATTATTGTGTTGCGCAAAGACCTTGGTATGCGCAAAGGAAAAATGGTTGCCCAAGGTGCCCATGCTTCTCTGAAAGCTGTTCTTGGACGTATGGATGATCCTCGTGTTAAGGGCTGGTTAGCTGGTCCCTTTGCTAAGGTGGCAGTGTCTGTCGATAGCGAAGAAGAATTTGATGAATTGCAGAAGAAGGCTTTACAAGTAGGCCTTATCTGTGAGGAAATTGTTGATGCTGGACGAACTGAATTTCACGGGGTCCCAACAAAAACTGCATTAGCAATCGGTCCTGACAAGGTAGAAAATCTTGACCCCATCACAGGACACTTGAAGCTTCTGTGATGGGGTCAGAGTTCTCCCCTAATGGACGTATTTTTCCGGTACAGTGAAGTCTGCCCAGAAATCGCTTTCACATACGAATACCTCACGAGAATCGTTGGACCCGACCAAATCATTGAAATCGCGCGGGTGTAAAGTGAGGTCTAGGGTACAGATTTGATGCGCGAACTCGAACTTCGAGACGTCGAAGCTTTCGAACTTTGAAATAGATCCTTTATACCACTGGTTGTCATCGAGCGTGAAGTAGAAGTACTCGCCCCACGTGGTATCCATGAAGCCTTTGATATCGGACCCATTGGGCAGATGTACTCGACAAATATCCCAAGTGCGCCCATTGACGTTGGTCATTTTCGGACGCTTACACTTAGTCAGGCCTTTTGGAAAAAAACGTTTAGTCATGATGGTCTCCTCGGTGGTTGATGCGAATATTATATACATTAAAATAATTTTGTAAAGACCTAAAATAAAATTTAGGGGTGTGATGAAATGGTATCATGATGGTCTCCAAAACCATTCTTGGGGGTTCGAATCCCTCCACCCCTGCATTGGTGTAATCTCCATAAATAGTATAAACTATTTGGAGATTACACCCTTCATTTATTACACGATATACAAAATAACAAATGAGTTAGAGTGTAGTTATTTCATAATCAGTTGGCGTGAAGTCTGGCCATTTTTTCGTATAAATTCAATTCTAATTGATCATGTTTGATAATTTTACTTGGGTTGAATACCACTATGGTTTGAGATTTTATCTCATCACCGGAATCGTCTTCGTTGTATTCAACAAAGGTGGCACTATCAAAACCAAGGCTTTTTAGATATTTTACAAATTCTTCGCCGACTTCATCTTCAAAAAAAGACCACGATTTTGCATTGGAATAGAGCATATCACGAACATCCGTGAACAGTTCACTGTCTTTGTCATCAAGATATTCGTAAAATTGCGATAATATTTCGGTCGCTTCATCCATGTTGTATGTGTTTGTGATATTCAATTCATATTCAATAACATCTCCATATAAAGCAGCAAATTCAGGATTTAGTGTAAAAAACACTCCATGTCTCTCGCTCTGATAATAACCAAAGGTGTGTGAATTATTACCAGTATGCTTTGTATCAAATGATTGATGATCATTGGATGAACCATGATAAGCTTTCAATTCTGATATTTTCATTATTTCACTCGTCATTGTTAGGAGATATTGTTCGTATTATTTACGACTTCATCGTGAGGGAGATGAAGGGAGATTTGTAGATACTGCCCTTATAGCACAATGGTAGTGCAGTTGTTTCGTAATCAAAAGATCGGAGTTCGATTCTTCGTAGGGGCACCAAGATAAGTTTTCCTCCTTGATATAAATAATTGAATGAGGAAACTTTTATGAGTAGTGATATTAGAAAGCTTATCGAAACACTTGAAGAAGAGACATTAATTGAAGATGTCCTTATTGAAAGTAAAAAGAGCGATTTAAAAAAGCTTAAGAAATTCAGAGGCTTCATCATACAGAGACTTACAAATGCAAATCTTTATGAATATGTAGATGATATTGATGAACTTGAAAAAAGACTTAATAAAGCATTATCTGATTCATTTTTAAAACGGTTTTTCTCTGCTCTTACTCTTCACATGTTCGGTAAGAGATTAGATCACAAAGTAAACTATTCATTCTATTTTATTGGGGACAGGGATGGAACTGAATATGGAAATCCTGAAGAAGAGGGCATAAACTATAACCACGTTGTTAGTTCTGGCCAAAACCAAGCTATGCTTGGGTCATTTTTCATTACTATAGAATTAGAAACAGTCGGAATTGAACTATTAAGACATAATCCAAAAAAGTGGATATATATAGTAGCATCTACTATTCTTCATGAAGTCCTTCACACGATACAAAGTAGAAATCTTTCACTTTTAGAACCACCTCCAGATTATCCTGCGCCATATGAAGATGATTTCGATTATCAAGAATATTTAAGGAGACCTCGGGAAGTAGAAGCTTGGGCAATGGACGCTGTTCATTGGGATATGGACAATGATAATGGGGAATGGGATAGAAAAGAACCACTTCCCAATAATATGTCGGCTCGTAAATTTAGAGATGATCCAGAACTTTGGACACGCTTCATGAAAGAATATACAAAATTCGTCAAACTTTTAGTTTGACAATGATAATTTTTTTGATATATTGAATTCCATCATTAATTATATTGAGAGAACTAAAATGGAATTCTCCCACATCTTGACGACTTATGCTTCGAATTATTTGAACGGTTTGACGTTCGGTTTTGATCATCCGAACAAGAAGTATGATTTCTTGAGTCAGTTCTGTTCAGAACGGTCGGGTTATGCTTTGCATCAGGTGTCCATTAAACGAGATCTGGTTGGAAGTCAGATTAAGCTTTCACTAGAACTCGAAGAAAAGGATTCTCATTTTTCGATCAATAAGGAAAACTTCAAAGAAGATTTGTTGCGATGCATCGAATATAATCTTGAGAATTTAGGTTATGAACCTGTGATCAATTATGACGATAATTCAGTAAGCTTTGGAATTTATCGTCGGTTTTAAACTTGACAAACACAAGTGTTGGAATTAGTATAAAAGAACGTAGCGGTACAACAAAAAACCATGACTGCTTTGCGCGCAAAGGCTGATTGCGTTTTTGTTGTAGGTAGTAGGATAATTGGTAATCCGCTTAGGGTACAGCCTGAGAAATGTTGGTTCGAGTCCAACCTATAAAGACTGATGATATCATCAGCCCGCTATTATTTATTTTTCATTTGAGAGTTTTTAATATGAATTCAACTTAAATTTTTAAGCCTGAAAGTAAGTCAAATAGAGGGTCCTTGTGTGGTAGACTTCACACGGCAAATAGCACGGGGACAGGTTTCTAGCGCCAGTTGGTAGGAGTGGTCTTCTAAATGTCCTCATAAGGCATCAAACACAGTTCAATTCTGTGATCTGGCACCACGTTTTAAAATAAGGAAAATTTTTATGTCTAATGATCGTACTATGGTTTTTATTGATGGAGCTAACTTCTATAACTCTGCCAAATTCTTCAAGATCAAGATCAATTATGAACGGCTTCTCGATTTCATTGATGAAAATGTTGGGGACATCGTTCGTTCTTATTACTTCACTCCGATCAATTATGGTGAAGATGGGGAAATCGTCTCTCCTAGGAAGAGCATTATGGATTATCTGTCATATAATGGCTTCTATCTGGTCAATACTGTTGGCAAGAATCTTAATGAAGAAAGTAATATGCCGACCAGTAGTGACATCAATATTGAGCTTGTAGTCAATATGATGAAGATGGCGTACACTGGTCGAGTTGATAATATTGTCCTTCTTTCAGGTAATGGGGATTTTGTTCCAGCTATTAATGCAATTCAGGATCTTGGCATTAATGTTGTGGTTATGAGCGCATCTGGTGAAAATCGTCTCGTGTCTGACAAACTTCGTCGTCAAGCTGACGAATTCATCAATATTTTGGATGAAGATGTTCGCCCTCACATCAATCAAGTAGAAGATAATTCTAACGAAGATTAATTGTTTGACTGACTGCTTCGTCTAGTGGTAAGGATATTACCCTCTCAAGGTAAAGACAGGGGTTCAAATCCCCTAGCGGTCACCAAAGGATTTTAAAATGACTGGTTATATTAATCTTTTCATTGATGATGAACGGTTCCCTCCAAATGACGGACGGGAATGGGTTATTGCTCGAAACTATGAAGAAGCCATCAAAATTCTTTCAGAAACGGTTCCAGTATATATTTCATTCGATCATGATCTAGGGGAAGAAAAGACTGGCTATGATGTAGCTAAGTGGATTACGTTTAAGGATGTGGATGAAAAATTTCAGTATCTGCCAGATGATTTTGATTTTTATGTCCACAGCCAAAACCCAATAGGACGGGAGAATATCACTTGTACGTTTGAGACGTACCTCAAATTTCGGGAATTTGAAAAGTGTTCCTAACGTCCTTGCCGATGCTGATAGTAGCGATAGGAATGTTTTATTCCTCTATCAGCATCGGCTGCTCATTAGCAGACAGAATAAAAGATAATCATTGCTTCAATTCAGATGATTATACATTCTGTCTGTTTGGCTCTTTTGTAATTCCGGCAATTGGCTTTTTTATATTTTGGTTTCTTTTAGAAATGATATTCTAATGGGTAAGAGTACTGATTTTCAAAAGCGCCCGATTTTCCGAAAACGAGTATTCAAATTGCTTCGTAAAGTTCAAGGCAATGAATGTCCTCTTTGTGGTTGTGTCATGAACAAGGAGGGAAAGCCAGAGACTAATCCAAACTATATGACGTTCGAACACGTTTATACTACGGCTGAGAGAAAGCGTGGTGACAATATTAAGATGCGCAATTTGGTGTATCTTGCATGTGTTACCTGTAATAAGGATAGAGCGGATGCCAACCTATCCTATTATATTGATAAGAGGTTTGGCCTATTTGCTTCTGAAAAGAAAAGAAAAATTGAAAAAATCATCAATGATGTCGTCAGATTGAATAAAACCAATGAAATAAGAGAGCGTCTTAATGCTTTGAGAACTCATTGTTCTATTTCATTAGATTGTAACAATATGACTTCTGAGGTTGAAAATAGTCTGTCATCTATTGAAGCTTTTTATGGCTCTCCTCAGAGTGACGTAAAGGTGTTTAAAATATAAAGGAAGATGTCTCTAGGAGGTCCTAGGCGCTCGCTGGAAACGAGTTGATACCTTTCACAGGGTATAGGGTTCGATACCTTCTTCTTCCGCCATTTTAAAGGATTTGAATTATGACAAACATTCATGAAAAAATTTATGATGCATTTAATTATGCATCCGAACATTGTCCTATTTGTTTGATTGATTACTCTAACCGTTCTGCCGTTAAAGAGCCTTATGTAATTATGGATAATAGGGACCATACTGCATTGTTTGCTAGTTCCAATCATGAAGAGGCTAAAAAGGAGTACGAACGTCTTAAGAATGAATACGTTTCACAGAAAGTTCTTGAGGAACTAAGTATCGATTATATTGTTGAAGAACGAGATTTGCTATTTCATCTTTTGAAGCCAATTCTCACTGCGTACAATGAAATTAATAAGCGAATGTATGTGGAAGAACTTGATAATAAAAAGATAGCAATTCTCTATGATTTTGAACAAATTAAAGAGTTAGTTTCTCTTTTTAATAAATCTTGACTTTTCTTTCCAGTTAAACTATATATTAATCATCATAAAATATATGGTTTGACGAAATGAACAGCTTGATTAAAATCTTTGGAACTGCAGCACTCGTCCTAGTGATGAGTGCTGCAAATTCTATTGCTCAAGTAAAAACGAGTTCAATTCAAAATGATATTTTTCTGAAAAATTATGGGTTGACAAAACCTCCGTATGGATACGTTGCTTTTTGTTTGAGGAATGTCTTTGAATGTGGCTTTGGTTATGTTGAAGATGCACCCGAACGTATGATTATTTCAGACAGTGATTATAATTTCATTAGAAAGGTAAATCTCGATGTCAATAAAGAGATTGAACCGAAAAATGATATTGAAAATTATGAAATGGAAGAGTGGTGGGACTATCCGGAGAAGTATGGAGACTGTGAAGATTATGCACTCCTAAAGCGCAGGAGGCTTATCGAGGCTGGTTTTTCTGCTAATCACCTTCTTTTGTCTGTGGTGAAAAACGGCGAAGAAGGGCACGCAATTCTTATCATCACTACAAATCGTGGGAATCTAATTCTTGATAATCTAACTGATGAGATTTTACGCCTAGAGGATACGTCTTATCTTTATCATTCCCGTCAAAGTGGAAATAAAGAGCAAGCGTGGGTTAAAATGAAGGATTACGAGGTATTATTAGACTAATGGCACATTACCGAGAAATAGTTGTAGATGGTAAGACCTATTCATGGACTACTAATGGTTGGACTATCAAAGTCAAATGCCCTGATGGTCAACATTTTAACGATACTCTAGATAATTTATATCTAGAGCATGAACTTGAAGATATGTACAGTGAGGAATTCGGGTTTGAAGTAACCCCATCAATGGTTCGTGATTTTATAATTGACATTGAAAATGACAAATATAAGCCGCCACCTACACAAGCAGAACTTTCAATTGTTTATGATTTGAAAAAGAAAAACCCTTATGAACGAATAGAAATTTCTTTCAATAATTCTACGACTATTAAATCAGAAACTGGTGATCCTGTAGAAGATTGGAAGAAGGTTGTAGAACATTCAGTTAAGAAAGAAGATCTAAAAAACATAACGATTTCTAAAAGTGCCAAGCACTTTGTATTTGATGTACCGGGCTGGTTCATCGATTATGGTGATGGTGAAGACATTCCCATGTTGCGTGAAATGAAAACAAGTGATTTACTGTAAATATCTTGAATGGAGAGGTGGCTGAGTCTGGCTTAAAGCGGCGGTCTTGAAAACCGTTGAACCTATGGGTTCCGGGGGTTCGAATCCCTCCCTCTCCGCCAAACATAACGGCAGGACAAAAAATGACAAAAGAAATCAGAACTCTTATTGAAGGATTAGAGGATGCGTCTATCGGTAAAAAGTTTACCAGCGACGATTTTTATTTCATTGATTTAGATAAAGATGATCATCCCGGAATAGGCTCATCTCCTTCAACAGGAACGTTTTTTCAATACAAAGATGATCGGAAAGTGGCGCTCCATAGATGGGATAAAGAACTCATCAGGTTTTTGAAGTACAAAGGTATTGAGTTTGCTGTTACAAATCCTTCAAGAGAAGATATTATCTTGGATGGCGAGAATTATGGACGCAAGCAAATTTTCATAACTCAAGACGATGCTTACAAGCTTCATTAATCCCTGAAATAATGAAGCTTTCTGAAATTCACATGATGATGGACTTTCCGGATCTCGTCAGAGAACCGGAAGAAGTTGTTGTTGATGATTTCACGCATGTGGATACAATCGCAGGCAATGTAAAAGTATTTCAGAAAAATGGAGCATTCCAATTAGCTGTTCAGGAAGATGATAAAAATATTATCGTTGGGCGAGTATGGGCTAGTCCTATAACAGTTGGAGACACCAAAGGATACTTTTTTAGAAATATACGTCTCTATTCTGGTTACAGGGGACATGGGATCGGTTATGAATTTTATAAATTCTTCTTGAAAAGATATAAGGTTCTTTTTTCTGACTTCGTTCAAACTGAGGAATCGAGAGCCATATGGAAGAAATTAGCTAGAGATTTTGATGTCAAAATAGTTTATAATGAAAAGCTGACTTCTGGTGATCCAGAAGAAGCCTATTCTGACAATGATTACACTAAAGTACTAGTTGCCTTCTATAAGTAAAGATAGAGGTAAAAAAATTAATGTCTACTGTGAGAAGTATAAGAAAATTCCTTAAGGGCATCGAAACAAAGATTTTTATGGAAAGTTCTATTCCAAATCATGTTGCGAGAGAAGATGAAGTAATTCTACGCATTCCGTTGGAAAAGGATGACTTAAATTATCAGCGTTTTACAAGTATCTATCTCAAAGACCTTTCTAGAGAAGTATTTCCTAGAAAAGAGGAGATAGACAACAAGATAAGAACTGTATATTATGTTATATGTCATAAAAATGATGCTGCTGAAGTGGTAACAGGAATTCTTGGTAATTATGATTTCAGTGCGTTTCTTGTAGACGAAGTTCCCCTAAAGGATGAAAAAGAATTCTCCACTGATCCAATTGGTGGTGATAATGACAACATACTCAACTGATAAACTTATCTTTTTAACTGACGGAAAAAGACATCTAGTATGTCTTCCATATTCAGTTGACAATCTCCATAAAATGGCGGATACTCTTGGTCTCGGTCGTCATTGGTTTCATTCTGGGCGGCTGGCCCACTATGATATACCAATGAAGAGAATGAACGAGTTAACAGAAAATTGTAAACTCATCTCTTCTAAAGAACTAGTTAGGATTTGTAGAGGTGAGTACCATGAGCCAAAAGTATCGACACAGTTCGAAAGAAGTAGAAGCTAAACAATTTCTCAACGTTTTTGGTGGGCCAGAAGACATAATCGCATGGACCAAAAAACGTGCAGATTGTGATATTTTTGGGTTTAACGGCTATATTCATGTTCGGACAACTGAAGATGAAGTTGTATTAGTTGCCCCAGATGATTATATAATTGTTGATGAGCAGAAAAACGTTTTTGCGGTGACGGAAAAATACTTTCTTGAAAACTACTATCCGATCTGATGAAAGAAATTTGGCTTCTCATATATTTGGTGACAAGTGTCAACTTGGGAACTTCAAGTTTAGAGCTTGAATTTCTTTCCGAAAAAGAATGTATGGAGGCTGGAGAATGGAAAGAGCGGATAGATCGTGAGAGAAGAATCTTAAAAGAAGAAGATAAAATCCTTTGGTATTGTAGAAAAATGGAATTTGCACCAGAGGATGTAAATTAATGAATTTTCTTCTTGACTCGTAAGTATTGACGGACTATTGTAAATATAACGAAACAGAGAGCCATAGAAAAACTTCCTTCTAAAACTTTTTATTTGGAAAAAAATCTAGTTTTTCTACTTTCTCTCAACTTAACGCCAGAATTAAAACTGGGGGCCATGAATAGACTTCCTTCTATATTTTATCAGGAAAAAAGCTTAGTCTACTCTCTCACCCCCTACTCTATCTAAGGAATAAAAAAATGAAGTTCGTTGTTAAAGCGGCGGAAGGCGGAGAAGACGCCAAACTTTTGGCAAAAGATCTTTTCAATTCATATACAAAGATGTGGTCAGCCCTAGGTTGAAAGTACCAACAAGAAGGCGACACAACAGCCTTTTTGGATGACAAATATATTAGCCTGCTATCGAATGAGGTAGGTGGTCATAGATTTCAAAGAATTCCCCCAACAGAAAAACGTGGTCGTGTTCATACTTCTTCTGTAATAGTGTATATAGAAGAACGTGAAGAAATTGATGTCGAAATAGACCATAAAGATTTGGAAATTTCTTGGTTCTCTGGTTCCGGGGCCGGTGGACAACACAGAAATAAACATCAGAACTGCTGTAGGATAACTCACAAGCCATCTGGCTTTATGGTGACTGGACAGTCCTATAGAAATCGTCCTTCAAATCAGAAGGAGGCCATGAAAAATCTTGAACAATTACTTTTAGATCAAAAAAAGGAAGAGCAGGAAAGTTCTTCTTCTGAAATGAGAACACGGGCTGGGACAGGTCAGCGTGGCGATAAAATTCGGACTATTCGTTTTCAGGATGATATGGCAAAAGACCATAGAAACTATAAAAAAATAACAGCTTCCGATTATATGGATGGAAAAATAAATAAGCTATGGGAATAATATTCTGTGAGGGAGTATAAATATCTTTTAGATTATTCTAAGAGGTATTAAATGTCACAACAAGCTGCAACAGCACCTAACATTATAACTAGAATGCTAGAAATTTCTCCAAAGTTGGACGAACAAGAACGAGCGGAGAAGAATGTATTCAATTTTTTTGAAACGATGCCTTTACCAGCTTTTATCGAAGTATATGACACCCCTACATTGGCCTTAAAATCTAAGCATTGTAATAAAGCATATGAAACTTTAGTAGGAGGAAAATCTAAAGAAAAATTATTTGAAGACGTTAATACCGAACTCAAACAACTCAAGCGATTTAAAACTAGAATCAAAAATATTGAAATCGATTGCTCAGAAGGCAAAAAGGTGTTAGAAATTAAAGAATGGGTAGATGTTTCCCTCAGACATAACATCACTTTTCTTTTTGGAGTTGTTTTAAAAGAACTATAATATGGTCATGTAGCTCAGGGATGTTGAGCAGTAACTGACATACGAAAGGATAATATACATAAATCAGTCAATAATATTGTGAAAGCCAAGCAATATGGAACGATTGTGTTAATGAGAAGATTTAAAGAAATATACCGCTAGTTCGGCGGGAATCAACGCTCATGGAGATGATAAGGTTCATTCCAATATGGAAGGTGGTCGTCGTAGAAGTGAGAAGCAAACACAAGAACTGGTTAGTTGTTGTTAAGTTTTGTAGAACGAAAGAGCATCCGTTTGACTTGCGGAGAGTCGTAGGTTCAAATCCTACCGTGACTACCATAATTAATTTACTGAGGTTCATCATGTATACACCAGATAAATGGGTAATTTTGAAAGACGCAGAAGGAAGTCCGCATGTTATGGGTGGATGGTATGGCGGTTATCTAGATGGTGATAGTTGGAGACTGTCAACGGTAATCAAAGAAACAAAAGTTGAAGAAGATCACGTGATTTTTGAAACAGCTAGTGGTTCTCGTTATAAGTGTCATTCTTTAAATGAGGGAATGAGTTCTTATATGATTATGATCTTGACACAGCTACAGAAAAAGCATACAATTCAAATTGACGATGAATATATGTCTAATCTCTTTGATAGAGAGAATTTTCTTAAAAAGGAAAACGAGCAGTAGGATCGGTTGACTAGCCTGCAAATTAAGCTAGTGCCTTAGGTGAGGGAGGCCTTGTGACCCTCACCATTTAAACTAGTGCCTTAGGTGAGGGAGGCCTTGTGACCCTCACCACTTTAATTAATCCCCTGTCGTCTAATGGTAGGACGCCGCACTTTGACTGCGAGAATAGAGGTTCGAGTCCTTTCGGGGGAACCAAATAGGATTTTAAGTTATGTCTGATAATAGCGCGATTATGTACATCTTGATGAGAACTGATCTTCCTTCAATGAATCCGGGTAAGGCCATGGCTCAGGCAGCACATGCGTCGAATCAGTGTGTTAGAGAAATAAGAAAGAAACTTAAAGATGGTGCTCAAAAAGGTCCAGCCTCTCCCTCATTGTCTGATATGTTTGAGTCTTGGGAAGCTCAAACACATCATGGTTTTGGAACTACAATTGTGTTAGGAGCTACTGGTAGGGAATTGGGCAATATTTTGGATAAGATGAAGTTTTCTTGTTCAAAGAATGAACCAATGTGCGTTTTTGGTGAAGTTCTAGATCCGACTTATCCTATCAGTATTCCTAACAGTGATGTTGCATCTTTACTGACAAGAGATATTACTCTGGTAAAAAATGAAGAAACCGGCTCTTTAACCGCTCTCATTCCCATGGTCACGTGTGGTTATGTGTTTGGTGTAAAAGAAGAAGTCCAGCCCTTCTTGGAAGGCCTTAGCCTTCATCCGTAAACAATAATGCCTCCGTAACTCAATTGGCAGAGTACTCGTTTTGTAATCGAGAAGTTGGGAGTTCGAGTCCCCCCGGAGGCACCAATTTTAACCTAAGCTTAAGACTTAGGAGCCATAATGCAAGGTTCATAGCCAAACAGGAGAATATTATGGAACTGAGAATTAGGCCAGATATGATTGATAGTTATATATCTTTCATTGAAAAATCATTAGATGTAGTAAAACTGAAATCTATTGATGAGAATATTTTCGAAGTGCTCCCTTCGAATTATAAAAATCATACTATCTTTCAAGGCGAAATGGTAGATGGTATTCCTGTTATTGTCGTATATGTTGATATCCTCCCAACTAATGGTTGTAAGATTGATCTTAAAATTGTTGGATGGTATAAGAATTCATCTTTTGATGAACTTGAAATTCCGATCAGTCTTGAAATCCGAGATAACATTTTTCCGATAACAGATTTCTATTGTAACTCGGATTAATTTTTAAAAAATAACTTCTATTGCCTATTATAAGGAGGTAGCAATCATGCTGCCTCCTTTTTTTTGTTATGGAACTTATTTTAGAATATACAGCCTTTGGTGGCTCATTACTTTCTACTTGGTTTTATGGAACTAAAGGGAGAAAAGGACCCATCACGGGTCTTATTACTAGTTTACTGTTTATAGCTTTTGGGCTTTACACAGGGATTTATGCTGCAGTGATAGCAAATATCATTTTTGCAGGCATACATTATATAAATTTGAGGAAAATAATTTTGACTGACGAAGAAGCTATTAAGAAGAAGATTAAAGACTCATATGATGAGATTGCTAACAGGGCGTATGACGCCTCATTGGCTGCTGGGTGGTGGAATGACATTGAAACCAACGAACCCCTAGATAGAGATCAACTGACGCCCACGAAGCTCCTGTTGGCCATCAGCGAGATTACAGAGGCCATGGAAGGTCACCGTAAAGACTTGATGGATGATAAGTTGCCTCACAGGCCAATGATTGAATGTGAATTGGCCGATGCAGTGATTAGAATTGGAGATCTTGGTAAGGCTCTTAATCTAGATGTCGGCGGGGCTATTGCCGAAAAAATGGAGTTCAACAAGACACGTCCTGATCATAAAGTGGAAAATCGCAGAAAACATAGTGGTAAGAAGTATTAAGGATTGACTTTCTCCTGTTTTTGGTTATAAATAATAGAGAAAGACATCTTGGAGAGGTGGCCGAGCGGTCGATGGCGCTCCCCTGCTAAGGGAGTATACGGTGAAACGTATCGAGGGTTCGAATCCCTCCCTCTCCGCCAAGTTAAAATAAATATACGCCCGTAGCTCAGTGGATAGAGCAACGGTCTTCTAAACCGTAGGTCGCAGGTTCGAATCCTGCCGGGCGTGCCATTTTTTGATTAATAAAATAAAATTTCTATATTTCATGGTGTAAAATGTATATTGAAAACGATAACATTTTTGATATGGTCTATAAGCAAGCTGGCACTGTCATTAATTCGAACTCGACATATCTTGTGGCCAGTTTCCCGAACGGAGACAGCATTCACTTGCCAAAAACCATTATGTTTGGTAAGGACGGTAATTCCCTTGAAAAGAACACTTTCAAAATAACTGTAGATTATTAGGACAGACAAATGAGCACTAATCGTTATTCAAACAATCAACTTATGATTGACAGCGGTACCTTTTGGCGATGCCGACATGGCAAGAGTATGATGCAACATTGTTGGCGGTGTGGCCTGTATCATCCAATTAAATTCCTTAGAGAATGGTTTCTAGATAAGGCATGAAGCGTTCTCTAAGTGGCCCCGTAGCTCAGCAGGATAGAGCACCAAATTCCTAATTTGGGGGCCGTAGGTTCGAATCCTACCGGGGTCGCCATTTTTAAAAAGACGTAAGGAACTAAAAGGTAATGTATTACGAAGAAAGTAAATGGAGAAACCTTGTTCTCTTTCGTACTACTCCCTGTGGAAAGTGGCATCTTAAGGAAGGTACCTTGCCGGGAGTAGGTTGATGAAAGTTAAAATTGAAGATGATATAGAAACAGTAGAAGATCTTCTAAATTTCTTGAATAAGCAGTTAGAGTTCAATAAGATAGAAAAAAAGATAGTGGAAACCGCTATTGATCTTGTGGCCCTATGGAAGAATCCCGTGATATCGGATTTGCCCAGAAACGAACGAAATAGCGCCATTGAAGATGTTAGAAAAACATTGATCAATCTAGTGAGTGAATATGAAAATATGAAGGAACCGGCTATTGAAAGTTAAACTTGTAAGAGATAAACAGGAAAATGATCTTGATCCAAACGAACGTTTGGAGGTCGTCCAAGATCCTATGATCCTTCTAACGCTTCTAGTGAATAAACTTCATGAAGAAGTATCAGAGGTTTCTGCTGAAATGACAGATGTGTACGAGTACGCAGATGTTCTCGAAGTTTTAAAGACCCTTGCTGAAAGAAACGGTATCTCAATGGAAGACATTGAAATGGCTCGCTTGGAGAAGCTTGAGCGAAGGGGAGGTTTTGATAAGGGACTTCTATTGATTAAGGGAGATCATCAACAGAAGATTAATGAGCTTGGTCTTTTAGAAAAGATTGATGAAAATGATGAGATGTATTATCAATGTCCGGAATGTCATTGTTTGAGTGGGGATAATTGGTCAGAATGTACTGATAATTGTCCGGTTATATTTTCTCCCTACTATAAAGGGGGAAATAATGGGAGTTAGAATTAACACCAGCGTTGGATATATCACTCCTGATAAATTCCCATCAAAGTTTTTCAGTGATTTAAGCAAAAGAGTAGATGATGATCTTCATGATAATGAAGTTGATTCTCTAATGAAAACTACTGCACAAGAGTATTTCAGTGAACAATATACAGATTACATTTTCCTTAAACTAGAGGAAAAACAGACCAACTCAATTAATTACCCATCGCATTTTTATGATCTAATCTCGAATGTTGACGGGGAAGGAGACGGACACGTCCTCTTTCGAACTCCTAGTGAAAATAATAATTGGCATAGGTATGATGATACTATTGATCATATCACGCACGCTATTGTTGGAGATGACATTTACGGACAGTTAACTCTTTTAAATAAACCAATTTATCCATATATGAATTTCTTTGATGTCGTTAATAGAAAACGAATAATTGACGAAGAAGATTACAGACAATATTACAATAGTAACGAATTGCCTTCTGGAATTATTCCAGAAGTGCCCCTAGCTATTAAGCATATAGTTCGAGAGCTTATGCCCGAGAAGGGTGAAGATTATTATTTAGAGTTGAGGCCTGCATTTTGTGTGTGGTGGGGTTGATAATTTGTTTCAATCGGTTTATGATCATCTTTCATATAACACAGGCAAGATGATAAAGGTGCATTAAAAGAATGCTTTGGATCATTGACGAGTATATTCTGAAAAGAGAACCCAGATATTCTGATCTCATTCGAGTTTTGGAAAGATTTGAGCAGGAGTATATTCTGGTCAAAAAAATTCCTTTTGTAGATAAATTGTTTCCTGTCGAAACTGATCTATCTTCAGTAGATGACGTGAATGATATTCCAGAAGTTGAAATCCCTGATGATGTCCCGGTATTCCATCTTGGTTCCGTAGCCTTGGACAAATTGGCTCAGCGTAGAGGCTGGAAGCCGGGTTCTATGGCCACGGACAATTTTGATTTTAATGTCTGGGGCAAGAAATGTCGTTGGGCATTCAACGCCGATGCTCAGGTAGTCAAATTCAGAGACTTGGTTTTGGAAACTGACATGTTCATTCGACCAGTGAATGATGATAAGTTGTTCACAGGGTTTGTCTGTTCACCAGAAAAAGTGGAAGAATGGAAGGCCAATTTAATCAACAACAACTCGGACAAGATATTGGACGAGGAGATAGTCTGTGCCGTTCCTAAGAAGATACAAAAGGAATTTAGGTTCTTCGTTTGTGATGATAAAATTTTGACTGGCTCACAATATAAGCTTGGCTCTAGAACCGTTTATGAAGAAGTCACGGAAGGTCATGAAGCTTGGAAGGAGGCTCTATCTTTTGTGAGTCCGATTTCTGTAGATTATTTTAGGCCATCTGATGCTTATGTAATTGATCTTGCTATGTCTGGTGGTAAGTATTATCTCCTAGAATATAACAACATCAATTCAGCAGGATTTTATCATTCAGATATGCAAAAAATAATTGCAGGTCTAATTTCTCTTGATGTCTAAATTTTACCACATAACGTCAGAAGACCGTGTTGAATCGATTTTAAAACACGGTCTTCTTCTTAACCAAAAACCTAATATGGGTGGGAATTATTATAGAGAAGTCGGAATTTTTCTAACTCATTATCCTACGTGGATATTGAGGAACCATGGAAGACGTTATAAAAGGCTGAAACATTTTATATTCAGAGTAGATGTGGAAGGTTTGGATATCGTGATTAACGCCTTGCCGTTTCTGACCAGACCTAAAAAGAAAGTGCCGTGGTATGAAGTAGAATGTATGGAAAATATTTCACCGGAAAGACTAAATTTGTTTTTTGTATTGACAGAACAAGAAAAATAAATTAGATTTCTTTTATCAACTGTCGAAACAAACAACTATATAAGGAGTTTGTCATGATTTTTGCTATTCGTCATAAGCCAACAGAAAAGTTGTTGTCTTTTATAGATCGCAAAAATGCACCAATTGATTGTGTAGATGTGACATATAAGCTGGAGTTATATACGGGAACATCCCCCTTGTGGACGACCTCTAATCGTGAAATAGCCGAAGGTGCCGCGAACAACACCGAAAAATGGTATAACGCAACTTACGAAACCCCAATTAATGATTTTGTTGGTGATTGTGAAGTAGTTGAACTTACTATACCTGAAAAGATTCAAGCGCTTCGTGATGTCATAACGATGCTGAGTGTACCCGGAGATAATCGTGATAATATTTTTCGTTTATTGGATGGTGTACTGGAACCTTAATAATCTTGACAGAACAAGAAAAATGAATTAGATTTCTTTTTCTTGTTCTGTTGAAATAAACAACTTATATGGAGTTCTAAAATGTCTTCTGAAACCCGAGAAAAGTCTTTTGCCGAAACCGTCTCTCTTGTCGAAGATACTATCATTGATCTTATTCTTGGAGATCATGACCGTCAGAAAGTTCACGGTAAGGCTCGTATGATTGTAGAACACATTCAAATTGTTCTGAAAGAGCAGGATGGCAAGTTTGCTCCTCAGGAAAAGAAGTGATTTTGCTCTTGTATTGCTAGGGCTTTCGGTCTATAAATAAATTATCAATAATTTAAGCGGGCGTGGTGAAATAGGTAAACGCAGCGGACTTAGAAAAACTTGAGTGCCCCATCAGAAATGTTGGGAGTAGAATTGCTCAAATTCGGGGAAACCTTAACAGGTAATGCTGATGGCAATCCCGAGCGAAGCTCTGGCAAAAGTCAGAGAACGTGTAGAGACTTGACGGGCAACACCTAAGGTTATCTATGGTGAAGAGAAAGTCCAGACCACAAACACCTAAGACAGGTGGCGATTAAAGTCGTAGTTGGTAAGAAAATCCGCCGGACAATTGTCCTTGGGGGTTCAAGTCCCCCCGCCCGCACCATTTTTAACTCATGTACTTGTAATGAGCTAATTCAATAATTGAGTCGTACTTTTCTTTATATTGATCAACTGGTTCTCTTATTCTTTTTTCTAATTGAATAAGTTCCTCAAGATTTATCACTGGCTTTTTAAGCTTTATCGCATCTCCGTCAACAATAGTATTTGGCACGGTTTTTATATTTTCAGAATAATCTGCTGCTTCAATATCAAAATGTAATGGAGATTTTCTTTCATTATCATAAAGCCATTGTAATGATAGAAGAATGAGTAAGCGTTCAGCCATGTCATTCTCATAATCTATTTTATACAGGAACCATTGTTTACGGTTCTCGGTATATCTAAGAAAGCAGAACCCCCGGATATATTTTTCAGCATCATGTTCCCGGTCAACTTCAAAATCAAGTTCCAAAAGGTCTCTATGATATATTACAAACCCACCGTCAGTGCTCAACACCAACCATTTTGAAGTATCATCTAAATTTAGATGTTCACTTAAATCTTCTTCTTTCTGCTTATAGTCTGATAAATCTTTGAGAATTGCGTTTGCTTTTTCTTTGGTGAGTATTCCACTGCGTACCCACTTAGAATATTTTCCATCTTTGAGGGCTTCTCTCACAAAGGTTTCCCATAATCTTTTTGCAGAACGATAACCTGATGGAGTATAACCTCCAGAAACCGCGTCCGGCTTAAATTCCGTCCATATTTTGCCCAAGATCTTACCAAAGCCATAGCCTCTGTATTCCTCGGCAACTGCGACTAAAGTCGCACCCCATTCATCCTGAGCAACTGCAATCTTTTCCTTCTGGTCATTAAAAATGGCAAAGTCGGTAAAAGTCCCATCTTCTTCTTTACGAATTTCAAATCTTTTTCCTTTAGATTTGATTCTGTTAATCAGAATGGAATACTCTTTATATTTGTCGTTCAATTTCTTTTGGTAATATGCCCTGTCGAGGTATTTTATAGTCTTGAATGTGAAGTTCCTATCAAAAGAAGTTTTAAGAGCTTCGGCATATCTTCTGGGAAAATTTCCTGAAATGTAGAACATTTGGCCATCAGAGAAACCAATTCCTTCTCCGTCATCAACTAAATAGACATCTCCATTTTCCATAGTGTATAAACCAACTCGTTTATTAAGAATGAAGAAGTTTTCAGTTTCACTGCCGTGATAACTTATTCGGTTCATATCTTTCAAAGACCAATTGTACGCAGTTTCTGGATGACTTTTATCATGTTTATTAGTGAAGTTTATATATTCCTGCCATGTCATAAGGGCTGGATTGAATTTTGGATCAGTGATAGCTTCTTTGAGATCTTTGATTAACATTTTTTTTATTGACAAATCCTAACTTATATTCTATTTATTAAAGTAATTTAAGGACGAAAAGGAAACGAGGACGATGGCATTGCTAAAGCGAAACGAATGGACATGGAAACACAAAGTCATATATCATTTGGCCTTCATTCTTGATATATTGGTTATCTTGGCGTCACTCGGTTACCTTTCATTTAATCCATATCTCTTTGAACGGGTTGTCGATAAATTTCTACTCGAAGATTGAAAGATATATCATGCTTATTGAAATCAAAAATGGTCGTAAAGTTCTGTATGAAGGAAACTCTCCGGCATTCGGTAGCAAACGCACCAAGCCGCTCCATAAAGGAGATGGTTAGGTGAAATTTACTCTCGTGATGGGCTTGGTTCTTGGTTTAACCGGAAGTAACGCTTTTGGTTCTGTTGATTTTTTGGGCTTCGAGTATCCTGCCCAACCCGTCAGCATTGAGAAAATCACCGAGAGCGTACTTAGTTTCTTTGAGGGTCAATCTGACCAGCCAAACACCAAACCCAGTTACCGCAGTCGCAGCCAAGGTTGCGAAAAACATCAGTTTTGCCCAGAGAGCCATGCTCTTTTGAGCGTCCAAATCATCTATCTCATGTTGGCTGGGTTGGTTCTGATTAGAGGCTCGCTGCTCTGCTACCAAGTCGCCGATTACGGATACGATATCGTCCAAGGAGGCCGCAATAGAATTGGTTGGTCTGTTGCCTTGGGTAGCTTCCTCCTCATTCCCTTGGCCATGACTCTCGGGCTTGCTTTTGGGTATTGGGTGGCTTTCGAAGGCGGTCTTAGGGAATAGTAGATAAAATATTCAGATAAAAAGAAAATAGCTCCTATAATGTTTTTTATAGGAGCTATTTTTATGGATAAAGACTACCGTTTAGAACTGGGAGATTGTACTCACGTCTTACAGGAACTTCTCAATGAAGGAGTTCAAGTTGATTCAGTTGTTACAGATCCTCCATATCTACTCAACTTCATGAACAAAGAATGGGACTCTGGTGATATTACCAACGATGCTTCTATGTGGTCATTGGTAAAGGATGTGATGAAACCCGGAGCACATCTATTAGCCTTTGGTGCCACAAGAACTCATCACAGAATGATGTGTGCTATTGAAGACGCAGGCTTTGAAATCAGAGATTGTTTGATGTGGGTCTATGGGTCCGGGTTCCCCAGATCAACAGACATCGGAAAACAATTCATTAAGAGGGGTCTGGAAGGGCCGGGAGAAAAATGGTCTGGTTGGGGTGCAACGTTGAAACCAGCCTATGAACCAATAATTTTGGCCAGAAAGCCGTTGGGCGAAAAATCATTACTAAACAATCTCATGATGCATGAGGTGGGGGCATTGAACATAAATGACTGTCTTGTCGGAGAGGAAGCGGGCCGTTATCCTACTAATTTCATTCATGATGGTAGTGAAGAAGTAGTACGAGAATTTCCTTTCAGTAAAGGACAGCAGGGCGATGTTAAAGGAACAGAACCAAGTACCCCAACAAATCACGTCTATGGTGATTATAATGAACGACTAGAATTTAAGAAGCGTAATGATGAAGGCTCTGCGGCCCGTTTCTTTTATTGTGCCAAGGCGTCAAAAGAAGATAGAGGCGAGTACAATACACACGCTACTGTAAAGCCTGAAAATTTAATGAGATATCTTTGTAGAATGGTTACTCCTAAAGATGGATTGATCTTAGACCCGTTCATGGGATCGGGCAGTACTGGGAAAGCTGCTCTTAAAGAAGGCAACAAGTTCATTGGAATTGAGATCGAGAAAGAAAATTTTGATATAGCTGAGCGACGGCTTGAGGAGCTTGAAGAAAAAAATTCAAAAAAGTGAATTTTGTGCTTTACAAACTGAAAACGTTGCCCTATATTCTAATCATCAAGACGACGACACCGGTTCTCGGTGATCGGAACTCTTAAAAGAATTGGCCGCACGGGGTCGTTAGAAAACTACTTGGAAACAGGTAGGAAGTGAATTCTTGCAACGGGGTTCACGCTTCTTCTCGGAGGAGTTCATCTGTGCAAGCACGGTCTAACCCGCGAGGGGCTTTCATTAACAGTGGAAGTATTCTCGGTTAAAGTGGGAAGGTCCTCGTCAGAGGATAAGAAGGATAACCATGCCTTCGAAAGCTTGATGTGGCGTCAAGGCCTTCCAGCCAACACTTCCGAGGAAAATGATAACGTGTAGTCTAGTAGTCTGAGTTCGGTCAGAACAAAGGCATTAGACAGTGGATGTAGGTGGAAACACCTTAGTCTACAGTTTGGGATGACCGTCCTAAACATGTTGGTGGGTGTATTTTGTTCTTCAAAAGAGAACGAAGCGCTGGTTAGCCTCATCAATGAGTTGTCTATTAGATATTGCCTAATGGTAGGGCAATCGCATTCTAAGCGATAGGTTCTGGTTCAACTCCAGATATCTTGTTATAATAGTTATAAGCAAAGTGCTAACCGGCAACGTGTCGAAAGACGACTAAAACCAGACCTTCGGGAATCTGGTACAGGGAGGATCGCAAGTCCAAGCTGTTTGTTTCTAAACGCACCGAAATGGGGTTAGCTGCTCCATCACGGAACGCAAGTAAGAAGCGAAAGACATGTTGTGACAGTGCAAAGCCGCACTTTAATAGGCGTCGTTTGTCAGATACACTCAGTAATGAGTGTGGATAAGGTCTAACCTCACTTTTGCAAATAGTGGGAGTACGGACTTCAAGACTGGCAGGGAGGGCTGTAATCTCAGGCTCTTCAAATTAAAACCTCGGATCGGAAACATAATTATGGATAGAGCATATTCTTCTCTGAAAAAAGAAGGAAAATTTTGGTCTCTAAGACCAAAAAGGCTATTAGAGTTTTTAGAGGTCATATATCCTGATATTGTCGGTGTTCCTTATTTCTCTGATCATTATACTTCCCAACGCTCGACTGAAATCCAAGGCTTCAAGATCCTCATACAGAAATATATTCAAAACGATAATAAACAGTTGTATCCTATTGCCTGTTTTTATGGCTTAGGAAAAGTTAAGAACACCGAACATAATCAAAAACTTTTAGAAATTGCGGCGGTTTTAGAAGACATGAAAATGTCTGGTTCGCCTGATTATTGTTGATAGGATAAAATAGTGGTTTATTTTATTGGTGGTTGTCTTTGGATTCTAATCGGCTATTATTCGGCAGCAGTTAAATGTGATTTATACGGCAAAGAGATAGATGTAAGTTTTGAAAAATTTATGTCCTTGGTTTCCGTTATCTTCGGACCCACCGCTCTTTTTGCGGACATCTTGATGTATATCATTTCTCCTGAGTGGGCGAACATTAAATGGATTGAACCTGATTGGAAATGGCCCTCTAAAGTTTTTCAAAAAGGATGAATCGTGAAGAAAATCAAAATAATAAAACTCACTAACAAGATTGTTACGTCGCCAGACTATCCTAAGTTTTTGAAGAAAATCGAAGAATACCTTCAAAAGAATTCTAAAACCCTTGTAAAAAGATTGAAAGGTAACTCATGAATTATGCAGAGTTTTTTGGCAAACTAAATGAAATGCCCGGCGGTTACAAACACAACACCGATGCAGAGAATTTTAGATTACTGCATTTGGTTGACTTTGCCATAACCCATGGAAAAAGGCTTTACGAACAGCTTAATCAATTAGATAAACAGGGACCGGTTTGGGACGGTGATGTTATCTCTAAATCTGATCGTACTGAATTACTTTCAATCGGTGCTGCTGTAAAAGTATTAGTTAAAGGGGAAGATGGCTTTCAAGCATGTACGTATCTCGGTCACCAAATTCTCACCATCATTGAAACGATTTATCCAGAATTAAAGTACTCCGATGATTCTTCTGAAAGTCCCGTAAGAATTGCCTTACGAAAATTAAGCGGCACAGCTAAAGCTGATCAACTCAGTAGAGAGATGGCAAAAAAGTGTTCTAAGAGTATGCATGAAATTCAATTAGAAATTCAACGCGCAATAGAAAACAAGGACATTTTTGTTCAAAATGATTGGACATTAACGCTTGATCCTAACTCTAAATAAGCCTAAACTCTAGTAGTTATTTTTTTTAAATGCGGATGTGGTGAAACTGGTAGACGCGCCAGACTCAAAATCTGGTTCCTTCGGGAGTGGGGGTTCGAGTCCCCCCATCCGCACCAACAAAAGGTTTCTAACCTAATGATCATCAAAAAAGAATTTCAGTCCGATGTTCGAGATGACGAAGATGATTATTTTGACAATCCGATTGAAGCAGAGGTCACTAGTTTCTTAGAGAACGATGAACATAAGAAACAGTTTGACACTTCGATCAATACTTTGGATGATAAAAGGAAGAAGTATTTTCAAAATATTGAACAGTCTTTAATCTTTAACATTAACCTCAATGCCAGTATTATTCGTCGGTCTGATGAGAAGCTGGACGAAAAGGATCTTCACGACCTTAAAAGGACAATGGAAATCCTTGATCAAAAAAAGCGTGAACGATATGAAACTCTAGTATCGTTTTACCAATTAGTAATCTTTTGGTGCGAGAATAATAACTCTTAAAAACTACTAAGGAGTTATTATTATGGTTATTGATACGATTGCTGGCGCTGTTATGATGTTGAGTGTTGTTGGGAATAATGTTTCTCACTTGAACAGCGAAGGATTTCAAATTCAAGTTAGTCCAATTCGCTATGAAACAATGGCCGCTTGTGAGGAAGAACGTAAGACTATGATTTCTATGGTCGAGCACCAACTAGCCCTACACGCGTTACCCATTCGTCTATCTGTTTCAGCAGTTTGTAAGCCATTTGAATACTAAGGGAATAATTATCATGCAAAATGGAAAAGTTAAGATTTTAAAGGCCCCTGAAAGAGATTCTTCTCTTGAGAATAGACCAAGTGTTTTCTTAGCTGGTTCTATTGAAATGGGAGAAGCGGAAGATTGGCAGGTAGAAGTTACTAAGAAGCTTGATGGTACTGGGGTTGTTATCTTCAACCCTCGTCGGGACGATTGGGATTCTTCATGGGTCCAAGATATTTCCAATGATAACTTCAATGAACAGGTTAATTGGGAATTGGATCATCTTTCCGCAGCCGATCAAATTATCCTTTATTTTCATCCAGATACAAAGGCACCAATTTCTCTCCTTGAATTAGGTCTCCATGCACCCGAAGGAAAGATGGTTGTCTGTTGCCCTCCGGGCTATTGGCGCAGAGGCAACGTGCAAATCGTATGTGATCGTTTTAATATTCCTCTATATGATAGATTGGACGATGTAATCGAAGAAGTTAAGAAACGTATCTAGACGTGGAAATAAGTGCTAGTGAAATATTAGAACTCTATCGGAAGGCTCAATGGAAAGCTTTCGATAGAGTTCTAAATTGGTTAAACACTCAAGATGATATCTTTATAGACAAAACTGACCTTTATAAAGAAGTCATGAAAATGAAACCCGATGAAACCTTTGATTTCAAAGGTGTTACCCTTTCTATTTTCGATGATGAGAAATAAAATAATTTACATTCTTTGTAAATATACACATGATTAAGCCACAGAGCAGAACTACTAGTAGACGATCTCATCGCCATGGTGATTTAGGTTTTTATAATATTGAAGATCTGTTCGCTGAACTAGGTCTTAATAAACCGAAGGTCTTAGGAAAAGGTCCTGATGAGTACACCCACGTTTGGGGTGAAAAGGACAGCTTGATTGTTTATATCATGTTTTCTCATAAGGCTATTGATTTAGAAATTATATCAAAGATAGATGGAATTGATGGTCTCAATCAATTAATATTGTTTTCTAGAAAGACTATTTTTTCGTCACCAGATGAATTAACCTCAGAAGATTTTATGTCCGTCAAGGGGGAAATTCGGGGGTTCATGAGTAAAGCTAAACTTTCTCTTGATGTGACTAATCATTTTTTTGATGTAGCTGTAGCTGTACTTCGTAAAGCAAATTATAGGAATGTAAAAACTGCTGAAAACATCGATTTATCTTCTGGAACTGTTGATAAAATTGAACTAATTACTAAAAAAATTAGAGCGACAAAAGGAAAAAACACTGTTGTAGTAGAGTTCAACTTCGGGTTAAGTGTCACTCCTTTTATTTCCATTAAGGGTCCTGCTTCGACCTCCAAAGGTGTTAAAAGCGTTTCTGATATGAAACGATTCTTGACAAAAATGTTTAAAGAAGAACCTACTCCTCCTCGTGCCCCACGAAAACCGACAAAGAAGAAGAGAGTTAAGAAGGTTCCTAAGAATGCCAAGAAGGTTGGCTTCCTGAAAAAGTGGCTTGGTCTTTAAAAGGCTCTTGACTCTTTAAGGCCTAAATACTAATATAAGAATAGTTGTTAAGCAAGTATAGTTTAATGGTAAAACATTTGGTTTCCACCCAAAAAACAGGAGTTCGATTCTCCTTACTTGCTCCATTTATCATCCAAGACTTAAACCAAGACTTTTTCTACCTTTTCCCCTATTAGAACCTTTACTAGTAGGTTGTTGCGCATGACAATTAGGACATAAGAGGCGAAGATTGTTGGGCATATTGTTACTAGCATTGCCGTCTTGATGGTCTACTTCTAATGGTATCTTTTTATTTCTCCACATCGTTAAATTGCAAACCGAACATTTATGCCCGTCTCTTTCATATAAAATGCGCTTTATAGTTCTGCGAGTTTTAACTTCTCCTTTTAAAAAAGATTCAAATGTTAATCTCCTTCTCTGTTCCCCAGAACACTTTATTGAACAGAAAATTGATCGGTTTTTGTTATTTTTAATTTCTACCCCACATTCGCCACAATATTTTTTTTCTGACCTTTTCAGATTGTTATGTGTTGTAGAACAAGACGAAGAACAAAACTTATTCATCCTTCGTTCATATACTAAAATTGTTTCACACCCCTTACACTTTTTTGGATTTTTATTATATTCTAAAGTTTTAAAAACTTTTTCTATTCTATTTTTACTAGAGACAGAACAAGATAAGGAGCAAAATTTTTGCTTTTTGTTATTTTTTATGAATTCTTTATCACAACCTTGACACTTTGAAAAACACATTGTAAATGACCCCTATAATTATTTACAGTTCGATTCCCTTCACCCGCTCCATTTCTTTGATTTAAGTAAAATGTTTGATCTTAAAAACAAATCTTTAATGTGTGAAATTACGATTAAGGAAGATTCTGGTTATTTCTTTGCGGTCAGTGATGATCCTGAAACGCCGGTCTTTATAGCATTGAGCGACATCGGAAATGTCTATAAAGAAATAGAAAGTTACCTTTCCGGATTATTTGAAGAACAGTTTAAAACATCTGGGGTATATAATTTTTCAATTTTAGAAAACAGCCTGATAACAGCGACTGTTACTAGTTCTTCGTAGCCCTTCTTTATCCCCGTTTCTACATAAATAACTCTATGGAAACGATGTTAAGGGCCGATGAGGTCATGAATAATCTCGATAGTATAGGTTCTTCTTCATTGGCAGAGAAGTTTGTGTCTTCTCAAGGTTATAAAAAAATAGGTTCTGGACAGTTTAGTACTGTTTATGAATCCGTAGATAGCTCCCATGTTATCAAAATACAGAAGATGAAAGATCTTATGTGGTGGAGTTTTGCGGAATACACTCAAGATAATTTCAATGAACATTTCCCAGACATACATCAGATTGTAGTTACTGATCCTTCGAAAAGGTTAGTAGCTGCTTCTATGGAGAGGCTTGAGATGATCCCTTCCTCTAATTGGGAGAAACAGCCTTATAGAGGAATGTTGGAATTTCTTTCCTTTAGGGGCTATAATAAATTGTTAGTTAAAATGGCCATAAGGCCCGGAAATAAAAAACGGGCAAGAGATTTTTATGATGAAAATTTTGAATTAGCAAACGCAATTGATGAAGCTGCTGATCATATAATGGACAGGGGTGGAGTTTTTGATATGCACGCCAATAATTTCATGATGAGACGTAATGGTCAGATTGTTATAACTGATCCGGGGTATTAATGAAACTAATTGATCTCTTTGAAGCTATTAATTTCAACAAGACTCTCTCCGTTTATCGAGATAAATTAGAAGCACGTCAGCCGAAGGAGGCGAGTGCTGAGAAAGTGATATCTCATCTGATAGACATATTATCGACCCAACAACAGAAATATCCGTATGTCAGATGGATATTAGATCACTACATCTCTGGCGACATCAAAAAGGCTGAGGACTTCTCAAGAGCAGCGGTTGCATTAGAAGTAATATCTCAGAAAAAGCACCTTCTTCCAGTTAACAAAAGAGACATCAATCAAATACGAAATTTTGATGAACTTGAATCTATCAAAGAGAAACTTGAAGCCCAATCAACCGGTAAAAAACTAAAGTCATCTGAGAAGGAGAAAATATACAAAGAAATTGAAGTTGTCTATGAAGGGCCAGAAGGCAAAGTTCTCATTCCAAAAACGGAAGCCGCTAGTTGCTTTCTTGGCAAAGGTACAAGGTGGTGTACCGCTGCTACTAAAGGTTATAACTACTTTGATTATTATAACAACAAAGGACCTCTTTATGTCATTCTTCCATCTGACGCCAACAAATTCCAGTTTCATTTTGAAACTCATTCATTGATGGATGAGAAAGACGAAGAAGTTGAGTTTGACGAATTTAAATCTGCATATCCATGGGTATTCGGTAAGGCGATCAATTTTTCAGAACGACGACAAAGATTAGCTGTACAGCAAGATGGTCACGCACTTCAATATATCAAAAATCCAACAGAAGAACTACAAAAAATAGCTGTCAAACAAAACGGTTATGCAATCAAATATATCGAAGACCCATCAGAAGAAGTAAAGAGATTAGCTGTACAGCAAGATGGCTATGCAATTGAATATATCAAAAATCCATCAGAAGAACTACAAAAATTAGCTGTTCAACAAAATGGGGGCGCAATTTATTATATCAAAAATCCATCAGAAGAAATACAGAGATTAGCTGTACAACAAAATGGCTATGTAATTCAATATATCAAAGACCCATCGGAAGCAGTACAAAAATTAGCTGTGAAACGAAATGGTCATGCACTTCAATATATCGAAAATCCGTCAGAAGAACTTCAAATAATAGCCGTAAAACAAAATGGCCGCGCGATTCGATATATCAAAGACCCGTCCGAAACAGTGAAAAGATTAGCAAATGAAAATCGTTGATCTCCTAGAAGCCATCAATTTCGAGAAAACCCTATCTTCTTACAAGGACAGGTTAGAAGCACGTCAGCCAAGAGAGACGAGTGCGGAAGACATCATACAACATTTGGTAGACATATTATCGACCCAACAACAGAAATATCCGTATGTCAGATGGATATTAGATCACTACATCTCTGGCGACATCAAAAAGGCTGAGGACTTCTCAAGAGCAGCGGTTGCATTAGAAGTAATATCTCAGAAAAAGCACCTGTTACCGATCAATAAGAGAGACATTAACAAAATTAAGTCATTTGATGAACTCGAATCATTAAAAGAGAAACTGGAATCTCAATCCACTGGCAAAGAGATGAAGTCAACTGAGAAAGAGAAAATATACAAAGAAATTGAAGTTGTCTATGAAGGGCCAGAGGGAAAAGTTCTCATTCCAAAGACAGAAGCCGCTAGTTGCTTTCTTGGCAAAGGCACCCGTTGGTGTACTGCCGCCACTAAAGGCTATAATTACTTTGATCATTATAACAGCAAAGGACCTCTTTATGTCATTCTTCCATCTGATGGTCGAAAGTTTCAGTTTCATTTTGAAACTCATTCATTGATGGATGAGAAAGACAAAACAGTCGATATTAGTGAATTCAAATCAACTTATCCGTGGGTATTCGGTAAGACGATTAAATTTTCAGAACGACGACAAATATTAGCTGTAAAACAAAATGGTTATGCAATTCAATATATCAATAATCCAACAGAAGAAGTACAAAAAATAGCTGTACAACATTATGGCAACGCAATTCAATATATCAATAATCCAACAGAAGAAGTACAAAGATTAGCTGTACAACAAAATGGTTACGCGATTTATTATATCGAAAATCCAACAGAAGAAGTACAACGATTAGCTGTACAACAAAATGGTACTGCGATTGAATATATCAAAAACCCATCAGAAGAAATACAAAAAATAGCTGTACAACAAAATGGCCGTGAGATTCGATATATCAAAAACCCATCAGAAGAAATACAAAAAATAGCTGTACAACAAAATGGCCGTGAGATTCGATATATCAAAAACCCATCAGAAAAAGTACGGAGATTGGCTGTAAAAGAAAATGGCAGTGCAATTCGATATATCAAAGACCCGTCCGAAACGGTGAAAAGATTAGCTGTACAACAAACTGGTTTTGCAATTCAATATATCAAAAATCCATCAGAAGTAGTACAGAAAATAGCTGTACAACAAAATGGTTATGCAATCAAATATATCAAAGACCCATCAGAAGAAGTAAAGAGATTAGCTGATGAAAATCGTTGACTTCTGATAAATTAATTGCTACATTAAAAACAAGTTAAGGGATGCCAAAGTCCAAGAGTAAAAAGGGATGAGGATATTTGGTTCTTGACAACCCTTCTGTTAAACCTTTACATCCGAAATCTTTCAGTATTTATTTTTCTTTTTATAATGTGGTGAAATTAAATGAAACTTTGGAAATCTTGGCCTTGGTATAAAGAAGTAACTCTTCACGAGGCACGTTATGATCCAACTATTGACACTCAATATAATTTTCGTGATCTGAAAAAGGAAGGTCCTCTTCCATTGCCGGAAATTTCTGAGGAAGCTGAAGAGTTCAGTGAACTTATCTTTGAACTTTTCAAAACTAAAGAGGAATATGAAAGCGCCAAATGTAACGTTTCAGAATATACGGGACAGTGGAACCCTCTTGATTATTATATGGAGGAACTGGCGCTGTACAAAATTGCTAAACAACGTCTCTGGCTTTTCGTTTCTGAGCATATCAAAGAAAAGAAATGAGTGATTGATTTTTTTTTCTTGACAGCCTCATGTCATTAGACTATAAATATACCTGAGACCGTTTGAATTGACTTTTGAGGTAGGCAAGACTCGGGGGCAGTACCCGACGCTTCCACCAAAAACCCATCTATACGTTAAAGGGGTGGGTTTCTTTTGGGAGCGAACTAGGATCGATTGATGCCAGATGAACGATGTGAGGTCTTCGGTTGGGTACCGCCGTATCGGTCCAAAACGACTAAATGCAAACGATAACGTTAGCATGGACTCTTACGCACTAGCTGCGTAAGCTTCCGGGGTTTGGAAGGCACCTAGCAACAGAAGCCTTCCACTTCTTTTCTAAACGATTGATCATTGCCGACTTATTTTTGGAACGGAGTAATTGATGTTTAAGAAATTTTTGAATGACCTAGCCATAGTCCTTGGTGTAACTTTTGCTGCGGTTTTAGCTGGAACACTCACGATCATCATTTTATCATTCTTGTAATCTTTTACTCAGTAACAAATTAATGAAAGCACGATCATGACTCTTCAAGAAGCTATAGATCTTATAAACGATTCTGGTTCTCATGTAGTAGTTCCGGCGACATTGGATGACAGTTGTGCTCATTTCCGACGAAAGCCACCTAAGCCTGTAGCACGACCAAACGAAGATTGGTGTGATGAATATACAGATTGGTACGATCAACACATGTCATATCCTTCTAAGAAATAGGTTGACGACCTAAGGACGTAAGTCTATAATTCTAAATGTTACTTGGTTAAACAAAGGAACTAAAATGTCTAATAAACCTATGAAACATGACTTTCTTGCTATGGCAATGTCTGGTCTGATTTGGGTAGCATCTGCTGCAGTTGTAGTTGGGGCAGTTACACTATTCACCATGTAGGACAATCTCTATGACCAAAAATGATCGAACACTCTCTTATGGTAGAAATAACATCTTTAACAGGGTGTTCGGTTATTTTTGTTTTTTGGCGGTAGTCACATTTGTTATAGGAATTTCATTCTTATAACATGATTTTCTTCTTGTAATTTAAACTAAATGTACTATAAATAGAATTATGAACAGAGACAAAGAGCGTTTCGCTCTCAAAACATTTGGAAGTAAAGAAAGACTGCCGGTCATCCCTGCGGACTACACTGCTTCCTTGTCTCTAACTCCTTCCCTCGTTCTCATACAACAGGCTGAAATAGGCAAGCTCTCTAAGTCGTAATTGATTTAGAGAGCCGAAGAATACACTTACTTTTTGAAGCTCCTGTAGTTTAACGGTAAAACACCCGCCTTATAAGCGGCACAGTCTCCAGATTAGAGAGCGATCCGGGTTCGAATCCCGGCGGGAGCACCAAAAGTTCATAATTCATAAATACATTCATGAACCAAATTAAAGAACTGATAGAAAAACTTCAAGAAGCCGTTCACGATCAACTCGAAGAACGAGATAACCGAAGAAGCGGCAATTCTGGGAAAAGTCCTAGATGGAAGAAGTTTGTTAAAATTGTAAAAAACTTCAATAAAGCGGCAGAAAAAGAACATGAACTATATATGATGGGCAATTGTTCTTTATATGATGAAAATTGCGACGAAGACACACGTAAAAAATTACAAAAAAGAGCTGGAGATGAGGCTGAAAAATGGAATAACGCTTTCATTTCTGAGTTTAAGGACTTGATTTCAAAAAAAGATTTAAAAGAATTCAGTATATCTCACTATGATTCGTCAGACCCGGAAATTATGGCTGACGCTTGGTTAGGAGAATAAAAAAAATAAAAAACCCCTTTACAAATAGACTAAGATAACATATTATCTTTCTGACACTACGAAATGACAGCGGTCATTTCTAGTATTAGAACTGAAAGGAAAGAACGATGTAGCTAAAGTGATGGGTAACCAGTAAAATCAATTTAGTAAATAGACATTATATAGAAATTGTAAAAAACCTAATCATATAAATCCGCACGGAGAGGCACAATGACCTAGCGATTTAACCAGATTTAATTTAGATAGAAAAAGTTTGTAGTAAAAAGAAGCCCTCGTCTCTTTGATTAGAGATTGAGGGCGCTTTTTATTAAACTCTGTCTTCGAGCTTTTCTAAAATATTGAAAATGGTCGCTCTGGCCCTTTCATTTTTTGAAAACCAAATTGCAGCTAAGGAAATAGACTGAGAAACATTTCCAGTTTTACTATAGAATAATGCAATTACTTTTCTAATTTGTTCGATTGCTACTCTACCCATTACTGATGTGATCATTGATGTCTTAACAACAGATGTTCTTAAATTGACAAGTCTAGCCGGATCTAGCATCGCTTTGCTCGCCATCATATCAGCACCTGCATAAGTCGCTGCTGCGGCCAGTAAGGCTAAAACAAAAGATTTGATAAGAACGTTTATCTTTTCTTGTTCTTCACTTTCACTCAGAGAAGGGGTTAAAATGTCAGATAGACTTTCAGGATTAATCCCACATTCATTGAAATATTTCTCAACAGTTTCTTTTGGAGAACTATTATCATTCTGTTCAACGATTTGAACCAAATTATTTATAGTCGTTTTAACATCTTCCATAGAAGTATTTATCGTACCAGAATTAGTTTATCTTTCTAACTAGTTTCATATTTTACTACGTCATGTAATAAATAATTTAAGGGAGAACTTATTTTGGCAAGTGAAGAATTAATCCGCCTTCAAGAAATATCTGATATTTTAGATCAAGAAATAGAGGCGTCTAAATGCTCTTTTGAGATGTTCCTATCTATGAAACTTCCCGCATGGATTAAAATCTATAACAGGGAACTGGACCAATTTAGAATGCTAGTGGTTAATGAAATTTATGAACAGGAATTTGGTTTAATGAATACTGTTTATGGAGGTCAGCTTGATAAAGATGTGTGGGAAGAAACTGTAAGTGCTGGTTTTGAGGATAATGATCGAAAGGCTCTCACTTCTCGTGGCAAGCCAATCAAATTCAAAGAAAATTTAATTAATCCAAAGGACCATAAACAACAAGTCTGTTATGGGTTTAAATGGGGTCCTCACATATCAAAACTTCGAGGTAATGTGGTTCCTGTATTTGGAATAATAACCGCATTAATTGATGTCCATGGATAAAAATATGTTGGACCAATTGGAAAAAGTTAGTAAAAAACTAGAACTTGTGGAAGCTGTTTATGACACATGTCTAGAGTTCTTTGAATCATGTCCGCTTCCTATGACAATGAAAATTCACTCGAAAGATAATACGTTAAAAGTAGTAGGACATAATGATGCATGTCTAGATCTTTTACAAAATACTATGATTACCTTTCTCACAGAAGATGAACTCAAAAATAAATTAATTGCCGATCTTACTTTATTATCTGGAACAGATTTAGAACTAATAAAGAACAAAGGAAAACATTATGTGTTTTCAGAAGAATTAAATATCGGTAATAAAAAGATAACTATGAGCAATCATAAATGGTCTGTAACAAAAACATCTGAAAAAACAATGATTTATTCGGTAATAGTCACTTCTAACATAAAGGATGAATTAGAAGTTGAGGACACGGAAGAGCCACACAATCTTAAATATATATGTGATTGATTTGATTTGAGGGCTATGAGTGGAAAATCTGGATTATGCAGCCGAATACAGAAAACTACAACTTCAAGCTTTAACTAGACTTGAGGGCAAAGTTGATGAATTACAAAAGACTCTGACTGATGTAGGCAATCGATTGTCAGTCATGGAGGGTCAGGCTATATCTGACAAGGTTTCAAAACTGGAAGACAAAACAGAATCGCAAGAATCTCGTCTTACAAAAATGGAAACTCGTGGCACTATTCTATCTGGCGGTATATCGATGATTGCTGGCGGTGCAGTTGCTTGGGCAGTATCGCTATTAACTGGGGGCGGAGGCGGATAAGTGTTTTTGCGGCTCATAAAATATATTCTAGAGGGCCGTATAGTCAAAGAGGCCGCACTTTTTTACACAGTTAAACCAGTCATTGTTAAGATGTTCGAAGGTGGGGATAGACATCCTGTCATAGTTATCCCCGGTTTTATGACAGACGATTGGTCTACTATTCCAATGAGAAAATTTATCAATGAATTGGGGTATGAATCCAAGGGATGGGAACTTGGTTCAAATCATCCGGGCGATGAAATAGAACGTTATGTTGGTAATATATGTAAATTGGTACAGTCCGAAAGAAAACGGACGGGCGAAAAAGTGACCATAATAGGTTGGAGTTTAGGTGGAACTCTGGCCAGATGTGTTGCTAGGAAAATACCGAATTCTGTTAGACAGGTGATCACTCTGGGCAGTCCTTTAAGTGATGTTCATCTTGTTGGTCCTCCAATTCTTAGGAGCTTATATAAGCGGAAAGCGAAAAGACCTCTTGAAGAACTTGTAGAAATAATCGGAAATCTTACTGAATTCAACGGTGTTCCGACCACATCAGTTTATAGTAAAACTGATGGTATAGTGGATTGGCAACACTCCCTATTAGACGTTCATGAATATCATCAGAATATTGAAATAGATGCTTCTCATGTCGGCCTTGGAACTCATTTGGCCGTCTCCGTCATTTTGGCTGAAAAACTAACACATCATATAGATAACTGGAAACCTATTAAAGATGATAATTGGAGAAACGTCCTTTTAGAAAATAGTTGACTTTTAAACACTTCTAATATAAATTAACAGGCGTTAGGAGTGAATTTATGTTGACTTATGCAGTAGGCGATATTCATGGAAGAAGCGATCTTCTTCATATGATGATCGAAAAAATCAAGAACGACAGGGCAGAACGAATGCCCGATCAACCGGCCCGTGTTATCTTTCTAGGCGATTTTATTGACCGTGGACCAGATAGTAAAGGCGTAATTGAAACTCTCATGAGTGAGCCTCTTTCAGACGAAGGCTTTGAACAAGTCTGTCTGAAAGGTAATCATGAAGATTTGATGTTGGCCTTTCTTGAGCGTGATAATTTCCTAACTCGCTCTTCATGGTTTGGAAATGGTGGTGATGCAACTGTTGATAGTTATGGAGATACGATTCCTAAATCCCATAAGAATTGGATTGAACAGCTTCCTCTAATTTTTGTTGATGGAGAATGGGCGTTCGTTCATGCAGGAATTTCTGAAAACCGGGATATTAACAAGCAACTACCAGAAGTAATGTTATGGGCACGTCTTAAAGCCTTACATGAGCCGGAATATACTCATCGAATTATTCATGGACATACCATCGTTTCAAGTCCAACAAGTAATTCATTTCATGTGAACGTAGACACTGGTGGATACTACAGTGAAATATTAACCGCTGCTGTGGTAGATACGTCGCTACCCAAAACCACTAATGTTGAATTTATTGATGTGAGAAATTTTTAATTATGTTGCCATTTAGCGTTTCACTTTGTATTACAGGAATTCTGCTTTTGATCACTCCCACAATTTTCTTTTTTAAGGAAGGGGGATCAGATGATGGTGATGTGTTTTCTTGGTTAGCTTCGAAACCTCTAAGTTTTATTATGATGGTTCGGGTATGTTATTCCATTGGCATCCTGTTTTTGTACATAGGTTTAGCCCAAACATATTGGTTCTTTTTAAAATAGAAAGAGATGAAAATGACACCTAATGAACTATATTATAATTGTGTACCTAAAAAGATTGTTGACGATTTGTGGGAGTTTCCGACAATATTTTCGGACTCCATTCCACTCTTAACGTTTGTTCTTGAGGAACATGAAGATGAAAAGGGAATGGTGAAACAGAAACGAATTCTATTGAAGATCATGGATGACGTTGATTTCGATGGTTATAGAGGCTCTACTCTTAAAACATTCTGGTTTGATGGTGAGCCGTTCATGATTCATCAGAGTGCTGGTCGAGACAATAGTGATTTTCAGAATAGAATTATAACAAACAAAGAAGTTTACTTTAATGCTGTATTATATTTAATACATAATTATATGGGCCATGATATTGTTGACCCGCAAGAGTTTTCTCCCCCAACGAGAAATATCGAAGATCTTGCTTGTTTTTATGGTTACGATCACGAAAAAAATCTTGACGTTCGCGGCAAGAAGTAATGCACATTTTTAATTAAGGATAAAACTAAATGAATACTTTACACGAATGCCCTGAGCCGTCTGTCTGTTTTTACCATTTTCCTTGTCTTGATGGATTTGCTGCCGCTCTGGCAGTTGGAATTAAATGGCCAGAAGCAAATTTAATTCCTATTAATTACACTCCGGACATGGAACAGGTAATCACAAGTGTCGTTGATGCTTTTGCTAATGATGAGAACAAGTCGGTGATGTTCGTAGATTTCTTTCCCGGCGCTGAACTTGTCGAAACACTTACCTCATCTCACAAGGTGGTCATTTTCGACCATCATAAAACGGCCCAAGAAGACATGCAGCTTTTCTTCGAGGCGGGCATCATTGAAGGCACTTTCGATCTAGAACGGTCTGGGGCAGGTATTGCTTGGGACGAATTGCACGGTGCTGACACTCGTCCAGATCTCATTAATTACATTGAGGATCGTGATCTCTGGCGCTTCAAATACGGCGAAGACACCAAGACTTTTCATGCGTTCATTTCCAGCCACCCTTATGATTTTGGTTTGTGGAAACAGCTTATGGACGAAACGAACATGGATTTGGTTTTTGAACAGGGAGGGGCCATTCGTCGGAAGCATAAAAAGGATGTCGATGAAATTATTGATCAGTGCCTTCAGTGGCAGACTATTCAAGGTCATCGAGTGCCTGTCATTAATATTCCTTACACTCATGGCTCAGAAGCCGCAGCAGAAATGTTACGTCGCTACCCAGATGCGCCATTTGCTGCATACTACTGTGATGCAGAAGGCGAACGCCGTTGGGGTTTTCGATCTCAGGATCATCGTGTAGATGTTTCGGAAATCGCTAAAAATTGGGGTGGCGGCGGTCATCGCAATGCTTCTGGCGTTATTGTTCCTTTTGTAGAACCGAAAGTAGTTTAAACAAAAAAGTTCTTGCAATTAGATCGTAGCTACCTATAATAGATATTAGCACTGGGATATTTTTTGTTTTTGTGTTCACAGAACCTCCTCTAATGTTCACAGAATCTCCTCAAGAATATTTCTGATGCCATCAATCGATACGAGTTAAATGAGAGAAATCTCTTGCGTTTAACTCAAAACTCTTATATAGAGTAAATATGAATGTGATGCGGAACGTGTCACAAGTGAAAAATAGAAGATGGGAACCACTTCGATGACTGAAAAACTTTATGATAAGGCCGTATTCATTGGCCGTTTCCAGCCCGCACATAAGGGCCACTTCCACGTAATCAAGAAAGCTGCTGAACGTCTCAAGGACGGTGGCGATCTTATTGTTCTTGTTGGTAGCGCTAATCGCTCCAAGAGCATTCGCAACCCCCTCAATGCTGAACAGCGTATTTCTCTTCTATGCGAGGGGTTGGTTGATGTGGGGTTGCTTAACAAACAGCATAACGATTCAGATTCCACCATTATTCATACAATGTATGATAATAAGGAATTCACTATCCATTTGCTGCCGCTGGATGACGATCCTTATAACCTCAACATGTGGATTGAAAATGTTCAGCGAATTGTCTCGAACGTTTCTATAAAGGACATCACAGGCACAAATTCCGATGAAGTTGCTCTGGTTGGTCATTCAAAGGACCACACCAGTTTCTACCTCAAGATGTTTCCTCAGTGGGATTCTGTCGAAATCGATAATTACGAGGGTGTCAGTTCCACAGACCTTCGGGAAGGTATTTTTGAAAACCGTCTCGAAGTCCTAGACCAGACAACTCCTATGATCAAGAACATCATTTTGAATGAGTTCGAAGAGTTTGATGACATTCGTAAAGAAGCAGAATTCGTCAAGGCATATAAGAAAAGCTGGGCAAACTCGCCATACGAACCTATCTTCTCCACGGTTGATGCCGTAATTGTTCAGGCTGGCCATGTTCTTTTGATTGAACGTGGGGACTTTCCGGGCAAGGGTCAGTTGGCTCTACCGGGCGGCTACGTTGATCCTCATGAATTCATTCAAGACGCGATGGTTCGTGAAGTGTATGAAGAAACCCGTCTTGACATTCCTAAGCGGGTATTTCGCTCCTACATCAAGGGTGAGCCGGTCGTATTTGATGACCCACATCGTTCAGTTCGTGGTCGAACCATCACTCATGCGTTTCTTGTTGATATTTCGGATAACGTCTCCTACGGCGCGCATGAAATCAAAATGACTTCAATTCGGGGTGGTGATGATGCTGCTTCTGCAAGTTGGGTACCTCTTGGCAAGATTCGTGCTGAAAACATGTTTGAAGATCATTATTTCATCATTCGTGAAATGCTTCGTCGGAACGGAGGTCTGAAATGAGTAAGACAATCGAAGAAATCGCAGAAATTGTAAATCGCTGTTCATATCCCGGCTTCGAGCTTTTGGTCAAGACAAGCCGTAATGGAATGATCTACCTACAGGTATATTGTCCTGATGGTGTATGCAGTGTTACTGGCGAGCCTATGCCTTGGAAGGGACGCAAGTGGTTTATTTCGGAACATTCTTGTCGGAATGAAATTGTCGGAACTGCCTTCAAGGCTGTAATGGGTGCGATGGAACATGAAATTCGGGAAAACTTCAAATATAAAGATGTTCCCATTTTTGATCCACATCTTGACCCGGACCTTCTTGTAGAACTTAGGAACCGGCCCAATGCACTAAATGTCCGAGAAGGACAATAAAAGCTTGAACCTGATTTTGTCTTAAGTTATAACCCCGATAATATCCTGTCGGAATAGAAAATAGGATAGCAACCCGAACCTTAAACGGAACGTTTTTGGTTCAAGTATCAAACGGAAGGAACTTCTGATGCTTAAATATAATCCAATTCTGGACCTAGCCGATTCGTATAAACTGTCGCATTTTGCACAGTACCCTAAGGACACCACCAAAGTTTACAGCTACATTGAATCGCGTGGTGGTGAAAACGCAGATACTATTTTCTTCGGCCTACAGGCATTCATTCAGGAATACCTGACCCGCCCCGTCACTACGGCTCATATTGAAGAGGCTGAAATCGCAGCTAAACTTCACGGAGTGCCTTTTTACAAAGAAGGTTGGGAACTTCTCGTCAAGAAGTACAACGGCTTCATGCCGGTTCGTATTCGGGCAGTACCAGAAGGGACTCTGGTTCCCACCAAGAACATTCTGGTAGACGTGATGAACACTGATCCAGATTTCTATTGGCTCACCAGCTACATCGAAACCGCCCTTCTTCGTGCCGTGTGGTATCCTACCACTGTCGCTACCCGTAACTTCCACATCAAGAAGGTGATCAAGGCGGCTCTCCACTATACCGCAGACACCGAGGACAAGCTTCCAGTCATGCTTAATGACTTTGGTGCTCGTGGTGCAAGCTCGCTTGAGACCGCCCGTCTTGGTGGTATGGGACACTTGGTCAATTTTGCTGGTACTGACAATCTTGCCGCTGTGATGGCCTGCCGTGAGTATTACGGTGAAGAAATGGCCGGTGTCTCGATCCCGGCAGCAGAACATTCGACTATGACTAGCTGGCAGCGTGATGGCGAAGTTGCAGCATATGGAAATATGGTCGATCAGTTCGCTGACAATGGAATTCTGGCGGTTGTTTCGGATAGCTATGATATCTGGAATGCTGTTGAGAATATCTGGGGCGACGAACTTCTTGAGAAGGTCAAGAACAGCGGCGCAACGGTTGTTGTCCGTCCCGACTCGGGTGATCCGATCACCACTCCTATCGAAGTGATCGAAAAGCTCATGGCTAAGGTCGGATACACGACCAACAGCAAGGGCTTCCGTGTTCTTCCCGACTATTTCCGTGTTATTCAGGGCGATGGTATTGGCCCTAACGAAATCACTGAAATTCTCGATGGAATGACCCGCCGCAATCTTTCGGCTGATAACATTGCCTTCGGGATGGGTGGCGGAATGCTGCAGAAGCTGGACCGCGACACTCAGAAGTTCGCAATGAAGTGTTCGGCCATCAAGGCGGACGGTAAGTGGATCGATGTCTATAAGGACCCGATTACTGATCCGGGTAAGCAGTCGAAGCGTGGTCGGATGACCCTGTATCGGGATGGTGATCGGATTTTCACTAATAGGACAGATAAGCCCAAGGGTTGGGTTGACACCTGTGTTGAAATGATGGAAACTGTGTACGAATGTGGCAAGGTAACGCGTTATGAAACCCTTGCTGAAATTCGAGCACGAGTTGACGCCAACCTCTGATACAACAACCATAAAGGTGATTAAACGGTGGCGTTGATAAAGCGTCACCGTTTTTATTTGGATTTTCAAATGTTGACAGAATTTGTGATCGTTTTGGGGCTGTGGATTACCTTAGGCTTCCTTGGTTTTCTTTTAGTAATATTGCACTATAGAAAAACCGAAAGCTATAGGACCGCCAAAGGGAAAGAAAGAAAAGCTGTTTATTTTCAGATATTTATTTTATCATTGATTTTTGGTCCTATTATGCTATTGTCATATCTATCGGATGAACGCAGAAACTGGAAATGATTCATGACCATTATTGAAAAAATTCGCAAGCTGATGCTCAAGGCAGAAAGCGGTGCAACTGAACAGGAAGCCATGGCTTTGCTGAATAAGGCATATGAGCTTATGGAAAAGCACAACATTGACATGGACGATGTTGAAGATGAAGAGCAGAACCTTGGTATTCTGGCCAATGAAGAAGTTTTTCACAGTGATTGGCGAACTTCTATTTGGCTGACCGTCTCCAAACTTTTCTTCTGTGACCATCGTTATGTTGACCGCTATCACAAGTCGGCAACCAGCAAGCGCTATCGTCCTTCGCGTGTTCATCTGGTAACAGGAACTCAAGCAAACGCCATTATGGTGGCCAACTATTCCAAATACATCATCAAAACCATCATCAGGCTTGCGAGGAAGGCCGCTGATGAGCATGGTGGCGACTTGGAGTATTCCCGGTCCTTTATTGATGCTTGCTCTATGCGGGTTCTAGATCGTCTTGAGGAGATGTATCAGGACAAACGTGAGAATGAATATCTCAAACTGATCTATGAACAGGCTGAAACTGTCAACTCTATGTATGCCGATGAAATGTTGAAGAAGAAGAGTAAGAGTCTTATTCTGAACGCAGATCTTGACGGTAAGGGTAGTCGGGACGGTTTTGCTGCTGGTGATACGGTAAATCTTGATCAGCAGGTAGGTGGGTCTGATAATAATGCTAAGATTGCATAATATACATTTTCCTGAACATAGTATAGACTCTAATCATGACATTTTTGACCTATGTATTATTCATAGGGATGGATATAAACGTCTTGTAGTAGAAGTTAAGGAAGATACCTTTAATATCAATCTTCCCTTGATGTTTATCATTTCGAAAATAGGAATGGGTTCGAATGTTAAAACGTCTTTTTTCTATAAAGGATATGAACCTAAATCCTTTATGATTAACAGCACATATGATGAGGCATTAGAGGCAATTAGCAAATATGTTTCTAAGTACTGTTCTTTTAAAAAACATATTCTACCCGAAGAAATTTTAAGTAATAGTGGACGATTACTCCTTCATACAAGTTATGATAGACTCATAATAACAGATAGCTTACAATATACTGCCATTTCTATTAGACATTCGATACATGCTAAGAAAGGAGTATTAAAACCTTCATTCGGTGGTATTACTTCTCCAACTCACCTACTTTCATTTAAACGAACGCCTTTTGAGGACTATGATCCGTGCAGTGAAGAAATAGTAAATTTCATGAATTGTATGAGGGATGAAAATAAAGTTCTTTTTAAACTTGATCTAAAGTTTGGAAAGGATTTATTTAGAGAACGTTGTTTTTTAGTAGATGATGGATATGGTTACTGTCAGTTTGAAAAGGGTTCCGCCGAAGAAAAGACGTTAGGCTTGATGGACGATAATTTTGTTAAGTGGAAAGTATAATGTCAAGAGAGGACTTTTTAAAAGAGTTCAAAAGAAAATGCACTTTCATCAGTCATTATGATCATGCAGTTTTCGGTAATGGAAAACAAATTTCCATGATGCAACACATAGCAAAGAATGCGATAGATGAGACTTTGGTGGTCAGAAAAAAAGATATTCTAGTTCATGAAAGTCAGCCATATTCAACAGGTATCCATTCATTGATTGACTTTTCGAGATCAACGAATTTGCCTGTGTATGAGGGCCTTAGATATGATGGGACCGAATTTACGACGACCTTCTTCCTACCTTCTTTAACAAGGGAGGGTACAAAAATAACTGACGTTAAAAAGTTTCTAAAGCCTGATGATCAAGAGCAGTTCGTCGTTTATTTGGGCATTCCTATATTCTTTTCAGAAATAGACGTTTCAGAGCTAAAATTTAACGGACTGAATAAGTCGATGTTTAGTAGATTTTCAAATAAAAGATGAAAACCTATTTAGAATACTTTATTGAAGGGTTAATAGACATCAAAAACGAATATTGTTTTGATGTTGATGATCTATGGGATGTTAAAAAGTCTATTAAAGGCCTTTTAATGGAAGATAGAGATTTATTATCTGAGGATTTTCTTACGAAAGAGGTTAAATTTGCTCTATTTCCAAAAGTAAAATTTCCAAAAGAAAGACAAGGCCTTTTTTTATCGATCACTTTGGAGACAGATGACACTCAAAAAATAGTTATATCAGATGGGAGGGTTTACTTTAACCATCGCACCAAAAGTCTTCATCATGGAGATAGCAGTCTGAAGTGTTTCGAATCATCACTGGACAATTATAAAAAAGCACTTTCTTTTTTGAGAGAAATTCTTAATGAGAGGAAAAAGGAGATTGATGGTACAGGGAATAATACATTAGAAAATCTTTCCCGCTTGATTGAGAATAGTAAATGTTTAGAATTATTCTTTCATAAAGACCGAAACGAATACAACATCAAAAACAAAAACAAAAACAAAAACAAAAAGTATGCTTCTCTCCATGTTTCAAAGTCTGCCTTCACACTACATGGCAATATATTGACTTTTCGTTTATTCCCCCAAGACGACACTACGTCTATTACGGATGAAACAATTTTTGAATACACTGTTAGTAATCTTTGGGACAACGCCGTAAAAAAGTATAGCCCAACGATATATTCAATCATGCTCAAGGACATTAATTGGTTTATTGATTTTCTTGATGAGAACATAGATAAATCTCTTTTATTGCCTTCTTATGACACTTTTAATAAATTGTGTAGGAACAACATCATAGACAGAAATAGTGTGTTTATTTTTGGAGATGACATTATATATCCACTGGATAAAGAAGAAGAAGTTTTAATCAAAACTATCAAGATGATGGACAATGTTAGGGTAGTGTAGTAAAAACCAATGTTTACTTTAAAAGAGAAGCACGATCTAAACAGAATTTATAGTGGAATTTATTGGCCCAATCGAAAGGATGATTCTCTTGCCAGTGGTGCCATAGATGATCCATCTCCTTTTACTATTGAAGCGTTCTGGCATGGTAATCTACCTATCGTGTTGTATACAAAAAGGGAAGTGAGGGACCGCAAAGGAAATCTATTATCTTTCCGTGTCAAACATTATCCGGATTCCAACACATTTATTTTCTTTTTGACACAACCAGAAACGAAAAAAATAACACCTATAGGTTCTTGTTCAGAAGAAAATTTTTTAGATATATTATTCGGCATTCATCGGGACATGGAAAGAACCATTCCCATGAAAGAGGATATATTAAAGACAGTTAATTCTGATATATGGGATATTATTGATGGGGGCGAAGAATTAATTCCATCTACAACAGATCAGATTTATGAAACTTTGCAGAAGATGACTCTCGCCCATAAAAAATTTCCATTGGAGATTTCTCTAAAAATAACTACACCAGACGTTAGAGTTATAAATGAATGGGTCAATTTGAGGATTAATATAGTTGATAACGATTTGAATAGAACAGAACTTCATACATATAAACAGGATAGTGAATTTAATTTCATCAGAACTTTTTTAAAATTTGATGTAAAAGATGATTATTCGTATTTAAAAACACAAAGTTCTTACATCAAGGGAATAATAGATTTTTTGAGTGTCGGTGACCCTTCTATGATTTTTCTTACTCGTTCTCCACAGATCAAAGGTATGCTTAAAGACAAACCTCAAGAAGAAACGTTTCATTTTTTGATTGGAGACTACGTTATTTTTTTCGCATTTTACTGTAAAGATAAAATTGAAAAAAGCACTGTTTCTCTTATGGAAACGCCAGAATGTCAGATATATAAATTCATCGAGAGAGTAAAATGACATTAAACCCACAAAGTGTGTCAGTCACTAATGCAATATATAATTCGGTATTAAATCATTTGCAAACACAGGACATGTTTGCAAAAAAGGTACTTGGAGACAACAATCGCATTAATGGCCTGATCATAAGTTCTACCAATCACGCTAATTTACGGATTATCATGAGAATGATTGCGATTGAAAATCCTTTCAGTAATATGTGGGAACCTTCTGATGAACAAATATACAGCGTTCTTATTAATGTTGAGGGCGAAAAAGACTTAACACGTGAAACCCGTATTACAATAAATTTAAATGATAAAGAAGGTTTCAGTGCAATACTTTCAACTCTTGAAAGTTATATTAGGAAATCATATAATAATTTGTTTTTACAAAAAGAACGAATACTTACTATTGATGCTCTGAACAGCAGTTTAGATTTGATTGACATAGTGGATAGAGAATTCAACTATGGTCATACTAGAGACATCAATACGATTATAGGTCATATTGAAAAATCGACAAATAATAACCTTGTATATGAAAATGCGGGGTTAGAATTAAAGTTTTCGCCTTTAAGAGATGATAAAAATTTCTCTTTATTCCATCACGGGTTCCAAATAGTACAGTCCTTTTATACCGTACCTCGGGGCGAAAAGGACAATTCGACATTATTCTTTGAAAAATTTTCCATGGCACTTGAGATTCTTAAAGAGTATTTCGAGCAAATCAAGAACATCAATAAAACTGGCAATGACATTTTTCTTGTTACTAGAAACGATTCTATTGGGAAAATTTCTCTTCTTAATGGAGTTGAAGTGTTTTCAAATACTCCACAGAAAGAAAAACTAATCGAAACAAATTATCGATTACTTGCTGTAGTTCCTGAAAAGGCTGATACAGTAGAAAGGACCTTCAAAATGATGGATATAGGCAAAATACAAAAAATCACTCTGCCAGAACACTTTAAAGGAAACGAAAATGGGATTTCCTGAATTCATCAGATGCTCGGGCCAAGGAATCGAACAACTAGCGTCTCAGTGCTTTTCTGATCTATTCCAAACACAAATGAAGGGCACGATTAGAAATGAAAATGGTGTGTTTTATTTCACATCTGAGGACAATCTATTAGATATTATCTTAACCACAGATTTGGATTATTACGCATCATCTGCGATATTGTCTAACAATATCAATTTTCGTTTCAAACAGGAAAATTATATCAATTTTAACTTTAAGTTTGATATTGAGGGGAGAATAGGTCATCTTTTTCTAGATAAAGAAATGATTGACATGCAATTTGGAAAGAAGATGGAGTTCTTTCTAGAGTTTGTAAGTGGAATTTATCATATGAGAGACATAATACCGAAGTTTCCTGTTAGAATTTATAATATGTTCAAAGATGATGAAATTTTTTCTAAACCGGGTTACTCTATCTCAAGGCAAGAGTACCATGAGCATTGTCATCATTCCAGTGCCAATTACACGTCTTCAAAAGATATCAAATTATGTCACAGTCTCCAAAATTTGAATATTTTTTTCTTACTAGGTGATATTATCATACCATCTTTAAGCACCGGTCCACTTCAAGACTGGGTAAATGATTATCTTAAATCAGAAACAACAGAACATATTATGAGTTATATGTTTGGAATGTGTGATGAATATGTTGACGATTGTAAAGACTTTTTACTTGAATTTTTTGATAAAACATACGAAGTCAAAAATTCAGCTTTGATGTTGACAAATTATATGACTGATGTAGATTTTTTTGAATCTATAGTGTCTCGTGTGAAGGTTTTAGATTTAAAAGAACCGTTTCTCATATTGACTTTTGAAGATGATCCTTCTATCCAACTCAAAACACTCTCATTGGCGGGCGAAGACGAGTTTGCTAGAACTTTGTTTGATGGCAAATATTTGTCTTGATTGAACTGGCGGTTTAAGGTATGATCAATGATCGTAACATTGAACCCAGTTTATTTAAATGACATATCCAAACGTACTATCTGGTGATGGTCGCTCTATCAACGAACAAATTTTAAAAGACCTACATGAGCACATGGAAAAAAACTATGTGAAGTGGGATGATTTGGGGACAGAACCGTCATATAGTAAGCATGGAGAAAAATTAACAGTCAAGTTTCATTTATCTTCTACGTACCTTGGTCCAGAAAAATATAATATTAATCTTTTTGTAGTACTACTTCTCAATGATGATAGTGTTAATCCAAACTTTGATATCTGTTTTTCTACTAAATTTCAATTTGAAATAGATTCGTCAGATGTTTATTCTTATTATGTTTTTGCGTATGATCAACGCATGGAGGAGATTATTGACTTTATCGATATGAACTTTTCATCATATCAAGTGTATTTGTCTACAATCAAAAGATATTTTGATACTATTAGAGGTCATAAATTATTCGTTGAATGTGGCTATAGGTTTAAAGAGCTACCATACTCCTATATGAGGAATAATGTTTCTTCGCTGCAAAAGAAACCTAAAACTCATACCCATCTAACTGACTTATCAGTCTATATTTCGTCAGAAGGGGGCATTATGTTTGAGATGGGAGAGGTTTTGCTTCGTTGCTTATCTATGACAAACCTTGCTAACTTGAGTAGAGATTTTAACTCATCTAAATATTTTACTACTGCAAAAACAAGTTTCTTTGAATATGCTAGTCAGGTTGTCCAGAACCAAACCGATAAAATCAAATCTGCTCTGGATAACATTCGTGAAGCAAATAAAAAATGTGAATATGTGTTTTTACTCACTAGATTTCAATATTTTTATATGGATAATATCAGTAACATAGCATCTTATTTTCATTCAGATATCATACTTAATGATTTATTAGGAACTGATTACTTGTACATCATAGGATTTGATGATTTCGATACTCAGAAGAAAACTCTTAAATTGATGGGAGAAGATTCGTTTGTGGAAACTGTAATGAGCCAAACCGGATCATAATTAATCATGGAACAGTCACTGAACATAAATGAAAAACTTGAAAAAGTTTTTTTAGAATTGAACGGAAAACTTGATTATTTTCTTAGTCAACTAGAACATCAGACAAGTACAAAGATAGAACCTTTAGGAAGAAGACACCACACCGCTGATTCTTTTTGTAAATTTGAAAACACACTGTCTATTTCTTCAAGCGAATATGAAGATAATGATTTTATAATTGATCTTGAGGTAGAGGTCTTACGTTCTCATTTTACGAAAAATTCTAAATGGGAACTAAATGTTGGTGTTAGCTTTTATGGACAATACTGGGACGATTTGTTGAGTATGGTTGTTGAACGAGAAGAAATTCCTGATTTCAACAAATTATATACGGAGTTGACGGATGAAGCTCTGTCAATTTTTAAAGAGTACTTCAATGAATTTAAAAAGCGAAACACTTTAGAATCATTTGAACAATTTGAGGTGGACGTATTTAATTCAGCAAACGATGTTATTTCCCGCTTCAATAAATTGAACAGAAATTTACAGGTTGAAAAAACTGCTTACAGTATTAACATCAAATCCAAAGAAAAATCCAATAGGTGCTTTGAGATCTCATTTTCATCCATTGATTATGAATCATATCCTTCTGGCTTTTCACACCTGTGTAATACAGAATATATTATCGACAGAGTTGAAGTCTACAAAGAGATGTCTTCAAATTACGGCAGGCTTCCAGAAAATAAAGAATGGCAGATTGAAAAAACAATCAAAGGGGATATTCGTGATATAGTAACGACTATCCTTGAAAACATTGAAGAGCATTTTTCGGGGGATGTTAATGAGATTCAGATAATATCCAATGAAGAATATGAGAGATATCCTGCTGTTGGTCAGTTGACAGATAATCTCTTTTCATTCGAATGTAACCAAAAAACGCTTTTTGTAGTGGGCTTGAGAAGCGAAGTAGAAAAGCAGACTTTATATTTGATCTTGGGAGATGGTTTTGATAAAAAATCAATCGGCCTTTAATTACGATGGCGACAAAGAAAAACTTTGTGAAATATACTTGCCTTCTCTAAGTGGTATGGTGAGAGAAGATATAATTGATGTTCTCAATTGTAATGGCATGAATGTGACAGTAAATGAGTTTCATAAAGATGGCGTATTTAATGTCGTATCTAAAAAGGCCTCAGATTTAAATTTTGGTCTTGATATTGACTTTGACATTAATCGTGATCAGGAATATTACGAACAAAATATGATAGTTCCTATCAATGTTTACATTACTGGCATAAGATACACATCAACAGGTAATGGTATCTCATCTACTCCGTCTTCGATAGGATCAGAAATAATCAAATTCCATGTTCATGTACATGAAAAAAATGAAGATGGTTATAATTGCACTATCAAAGGAAGTTATAATGAATTAATTCAAGAGATATCATCGACAGTCACAACATTAATTAAATATAATGAGACGATTAATTATTTCATTGAAAAAGCAAAATCATTTTCTATAAAACATAATGAGATGGAGCATAACGGTAAATTCTATTTTATGTTTTCTGAATCATTTCAATTAGGAAGATTTTATTATGGTTCTTTCGAACTGACCAATGTCATTGAGTTTTCATTTCTTAATTACACATTGTGTTTAGGCGAAGAAAATTCTAATTTTTTTAGATATTATCAAGATAAGATTACTGTCCTTCAACGTGTTTTTACCACAGTAGAAGAACTTGTGGAGATTATGGAGGAGAAGTTAGCAGAAAACCCGTATACCTATTTGATTTCATCAACGGATACAAAATTACTGTCTTCGTTCTCAAATCCATTTTTTCCTAGCGATGACGACCAACCTTCGTTGAGATTAGAAGAGTTAGAAAAAATTAAATCTGTGGTAAGGTATGAAACGGTACATGATCTCCCTTCAAACGAAACTGTCATAGTTTCATTTGACGATTATGACACACAACTAAAAACCTTGAAATTATTGAACATTCCGGTAAACATAGATCGACTGTTTTTCCGTCCCATCTCATAAGCAGAACTTAAGATGAATAAAACTCAACTGATCACATACATTGATAGTGAAGTGACCACTTTCATGGAAGCACAGGGCTTTTCACTTGAAAGTAGGTCTATTCCTTATAGAAAAATTTTCAGAAATGAATTCAAAAACGGAGACAAACTTGTAAAAATAGAACTTAAAGAGTACCTTACGCCAAACCTGATGAATGATTATTCTGCATATTGGGAAATTTGTATTATTGAAGGGCCTTTTATTAGTGACGATTTAAATTTGAAAGAGTTTGTTAAATTTCCAATAATCGTAAATGGAGATGAATACGCTCTTACCTTTAAATTTGATAGGATATTAAAGAAGATTACTGATACCTTGAGGCACATGGAAACTCTTCGAAATTTTAAAAAAGAGATAAAAAGTTTTCTTCCACCGTCTATCAATTTTACTCATTTAAATTGTAGAGACAATTCATTTTATCCTGAATGTTATAATGAAAATAATAGGTTTTCTATTGCATATGACCCTGATACTTTTATTTTTGATCTCTGTTTGAATAAAAAAAATATTACCAAAGATTGTTTCAGTCTTGGAGGATATAGTACTGAGCGTCTTCTCAACACAAAGGGTAGAACGAGAGACAAAAGTAGAACCTTGAATAAACGTGTAAGAGTATATCGCAGAAGGATCAAATCACATCTAAAAGAATTGGATTTCTTAAACTCATGTTTTGATGAAGTGTGCAAGGAAAAGAAAGATGTGTATCTAGTTCCTCTTCACAAGTTTTGTGAATTTGAAGAATACTTTAAGAGAACTGGTATTAGTTATGAAGATTTTTCTACTCCAACATTCCAGTTTAAATTAGTTTCTTTTAAAGATTATGAAACTGAAATCAAAACCTTGAAATTGATACTGGAAGACACTTCATTAATAAACAACTTTCTTATAAAATAGAAAAAACCCTGACACGTTTTATAATGTCAGGGTTTTTTTGGTTTATTAATCGTCTTCCAAAATTTCTATTGCAGTCGGCTTTCTGGCCTCTTTAATGGCACCAGACTCGAACAGTTCCAGTCTTTCATGTGCCATGTCCAAACATTCACGAATAGTATATATCGCATGTTCGTGATGGGCCATTTGAGCATTATACAACGCAGTCATCAACTTATTGATGTATTCCTCTGTCTGCTGTTTTGTACATTCTTCTAAAGGAATAGATTTGGTATCAGATTCTTTGTAAATGGCTTTGACTAAGCCAGAAGTCACAGCGACCATTCTTTTACTACCTCAATTTTCTTGCTCCTGACAACACGCCAAGAGCCGGGAAAACCGAGTTTTGGTTCGACATTTTCGGCATCAAAGTCCTTGCCACTTTTTAATGCCTTGTACCAAGCCTTTTCAACCGTCTGATATGCCTTACCGGCTTCGCAGGCTCGATGAACGGCCCAACCAAATCTTGGTCCCGTATCATATTTATGACCATCCTTATGGTCAAGTTTTCCTTCTGAAAACAATTCCTTGCTGATATCGAAATACTTGGTATTGTCCTTTTTGAAGTTCATACCAAGATCCAATAGATAAGAGAAGGAATTCTCTTTACCGTTATTCTTTACCTTTAAAACTTTTGGTGTCATCTTTTTCTAAATTTTTACAACTGTGTTAACAGATAATGTTTCTCTATCGAGAGAAACAATGAAGCGATATGACACTCCTTCATCCAAAGACACATATGACGTGTTAGTATATTTGTCTATGAACACATAAAGAGGTGTGTCAGAACCAGCCAAAGCATACAATCTCGAAGCAACCCACGTTGTGTCTAAACTCTTAGATGAACGCACATGAGATGTTGCAATGGCTGCAGGGTCGATTAGTACAGACTGACCAGCAATTTCGGTTTGGACAGCCTGTCTTTCAGACTGATCCAAATCGCCACCTTCTCTTTCAGCTTGAGGACTGTTAGGAAAGGTATATGAAATGGATTTTATTCCGGTCACATTTTCCAACGCTGCTTCGATTCTACTTTCGACATCTTCTTCAATAGCAGAAATCTTTTCAGCATCAGTGGTGCCAGATTCGAAACTCTCACCCATAGATAGTTCCAGAACCACAGTGGGCCTCACAGTGATAGTAGACATTTTAGTAATATCTTCTTCCACAATTGCAGTAACTGCTTCTGCCGGGGTTTCCTCATTAGGGGGAGAACCTTCCCCACCTGCCGATTCACCCTCATCCAGTTCCCAGCCGCCTTCTGCCGTGAGCCAAGCTTCAACCCGAACACGAGCACTCTCAAAGCTATGACCCGGAAGGTCAGCCATGAGCAATTGTGTCGTGTTTATTGTCCAGTCTTCTAATGTTGCCATGTTTTCTTTATAGAACCCTCTTATCTTTTCCAGAAACAAAAAATTTGTTAATGGCACTTTACAAGTGAAAAAAAGTAGTATAGTATTTTCTCACTCTTAAGGATTTATCCTTATAACACATTAAACAAAGGAACTATCTTATGACTATTCATCTTTTCTCCGCCGAAGTTTGGAAGCAGGCTGACGGCGGTTGGGAATCTGAAGAGTATAATATTATGGTAGACGAACTTGTCATGCTTCCTTCTGAGAAGGTTCGTTCTTGGAAAGATGGGGACACACCCCCTTATCAGTTCGATAAGGCGTCCAAGCATTTGGATCATCATATCACGCTGGATATTAGTGAAGGCCGAATTAAGAACGAATTTGAGTTGATGGATGTGGAAAATAATCATCCAGAGGTATATGATCTTCTCATTGAGTATGTTGAAAATACATTCTAGAAACATTTAAATCTACTGAGTTAAATGTTTTGGAGGAAGAAATGTCAGATTCAACTTCTCATAAAAAAGAAATGACCAAAGTGTTTATTGTCCCAATTCGGTATTGGGAAGAGGACGAGCCTAAAACGGGCTTTTTGTTGAAAAAGTGGAAAGACGGTTTCTCATACGTACATCATCACGATTATAACCATTCGGTCTATATTGAGAGTGAGAGGGTGTGCTCTACACGAGAAGAAGCCATAAAACAAATACAAGTTCTTAGGAATATCAGGGATATGTATGATAACCAAAAAGCACGTAAGATCGTGCGGTCTATACTTGAGGACATTAATCAGGAGCAAAAATAATGGACCCAGTAGCCGCCTACGCAAATCTTGATGGTTATAAACTAATCAAAAACTTCTATAAAGATCGAACTGCTGAACGAAGTGGGGTTCCTTTAATTAACCATATTGATGAAGGGGTTAGAATCTTACACCATCTTGGTGCTAGGATTAATGCAATCGAAGCTTTTATGATTCATCCTCTCCTTCAGAATGATGTGGATTTGGCTGTAAACTTCAATTGCAGAAACATTTGTTCTTTAAACGGTCAAGTGATTCTTTTTGCAATGGAATATCGCAAAGTGGCTAATTCTTATCTTCCACCAGATGTTTCATCTGGCGGAAATCTACCTAAGAACATTCCTCTATACGACACCAAGCGAATGTTGATTGCTGATAAGGTTCAGAACCGGAAGGATTTTCTTAAGTACCAGACGCCCGAGACTTGTCCAAATTATGATGACCTCATGATTTACTTTAGGAATTGGATCAACTTTCTGAAAATCGAAGATCAATACGAAGAATTGGTCAAGGTCGCTGAAAACATTAAATCTTTGTAATAAACGAATATTCTGAGAAAAAATATATAAAGAAACCTGTTCTCCGATATATAATGTAAATAAGAGTAATATCGGAGAACAGGAGAATACTATGGCTGAAATCAAAATTAGCCTCTTACCGGATATTCTAAAGAAAAGCACTGATGGAAGTGTCAATATGACATACCAACAAATACACAGTGCTTGTCTAAGTGGTGATATTCCAGTCACTCGATCTGCAACCAATAGGTTGTATGTCCAAGAAGATAAAATCCCAGAAATTATAGAAACTTTTTCTTTACAGAATGAACAGGCTCGTATTGAACGAGAAGTTGCTGAAAAGGCCAAACGCCTAGGAGTACCTGTCATTCCTAAAAAGGAGAGTAAACCAATTGCCCCTACAGAAACCAACCCAGTGGTTTCTATATGCGGTCAATGTGGTATGGAAATGAGAGCAGTTATGCATTACTCGTGCAGTAGAAGTGATTGTCCTTGTTTCACAAATTTAACTTTTACAAACGAGGTAAAAAATGATTGACAATATTAATTTGTCTAAAAACAACAAGACAGTAGTAACACTTCTAGTAGATGCCAGTGGAAGCATGGGTTCATGCTACAATGAAACCATTTCGGGTATTAATGAGTATATCGATACTTTGAAAGCTTCTGATGGTAACATTACCTTTTCGTTGATTTCTTTCAATGGTATCACAGGGGCTACAGTTATTAATAAGAATGAAAAGATTAATAATGTTGAACCGCTCACTGAGTCGGTCTACCAGACAACTGGTGCCACTCCACTTTACGAATCCATCGAAAAGGCAATTGATGCTACTAAGGAAGTAGTTGGCAACGACGATGTAAATGTGGTGTTTGTTATCCAGACGGATGGTGTTGAGAATTGTTCTGCTCCGGGCTATAATAAACAGACTTCTTCCAAAAAGATTAAAGACCTTACCAGTAAGGGATGGCAGTTCATTTTTATGGGAACTGATATCGATGCGTATGGAGAGGCCGGTGGACTTGGCATTTCAACCACTAACACGGTGAAATACAGACGAGACAATACTAGAGAATTGTATAGATCAATTGGAATGAATACAGTGGCATATGCTTCATCAGCAAATGCTACCACTATGAATTTCTCTGACCAACAAAAATCTCAATTAGAAGATAGCGAGTAAATGAAAAAGGGGACTTCGGTTCCCTTTTTTAATGTTTGGTCATTCCAATAGTCTTGATTATTTTAAGACGGATACTAGACCCAACAACGCCGTTTAACATGACGTCCACACCAGCAAAAACATCATCCGGTAGATTTGGTATCACTTTGAATTCACATTCTGGATGTATTTGAGAGATAATTTTTTCTATAGATTCGAAGATATTGATAGATTGTGATATAGAAGACATCACTTTTGATTCTTGTTTTGGTACTAGATTATATGGGTTACTGTCATTTGGGACTACAGTTACATAGAAAAAGGTTCCCTCAAAAGTGTCTTGAGTTGTTTTCTTTTCTTCACTCATGTTTACCCAATTAGCTTAGTTAATAATTTTTCGTAATCAATTTTGCCTTCTCTAAAACTTCTTTCTTTTCGTTTTTCTTCGGGAGAAGGTTTTTTTTCAGTGTCCATCTGAACACGTTGTCTTTTAATTTCGGGTCTTAGCCAACCATCTTCTGTGTTATAAGACCTTCTGATGATAGCATTTTTTCTTTTTCTAGAATTTATTTGTACGAATTCTATAAAGCCGTCTCGAAGTAATTCCACTTTATAAACGGGATCGCCCTCAGAAACAGGTTCACAAGAAATTATATAAGGGTCGCCGCTGGCATCCCGATCCATTTGGCGGGCAGCATCTTCCTCGTCTATGGCATTTCTCACGCCGGTCGGTAATTTTGAGTATAGCTCTGCAAAACGGTTCTTCATTATTTTCCTCGTATTATAGTATTTACATTCGCGGTTCTATATGATAAAACGTAGTCCTCAAATCAAATTACCCAAAGGGATTATTAACATGGACGACTTTAAAGGACCAACCAAGGCCGTAATTTGGGGTCTAGGGGTTTTTCTACTCGTGATTGTTGTGATGACCATTTTCAGTGGCTACCTTCGTGAATATACAGTTGACGTAGAACGCCAGATTTATGAAAAGAGTTATCAGAAGGTTCAAGGTGATGCTGAACGTATCAACATGCTGGAAGCTGAACTCGCTGGCGTAAACGCAGGTCTCAATGATCCTGAAACTACGGACGAAGAACGAGCAATTCTTCGTCGTCAAAAGGCTATGTTGGAAGTTCAGCTTAACAGTGCTCGGGAAAATCATTCCGACACATTGTCCAAACGCTAAAGAGACAATAAATGCAAAACCTTAAATTTTGTCTGTACATTTTCTTGTGCGTTGTGGTTGGAAAACTGTTAACTTTGACATTTTTTCCAGACGGTTTGGGAGATTTGTTTTCGTCAGACACAACGGCTCAGCCGTGTGAAGTTTCACAAGCATATTACAAAAACAAATACTATCAGACTATGCAAAGGGAAATTTGGAATACCGAGTTAATTCTCGAAAACGAAACCCTTTCCGATCCTGCTAAAGCGATTTTAGAAGGACGTATAGAATTTCTAGAGGAATCTCTGGAAAGTGAAGAATGGGAAAATGGTTTCCCATTTGAATTTCAAAAAAGGAAGTAAAATGAAGATCTTTATGCCAATCCTGATTGCCCTTCTTTTGATGCCAGTTGCAGCTTGCAAGGGCGAAGCTTCTCAAGACCAAGAAGACACGGAAAATGTGAACCGCCAGCAGGCTCAGTATGCCAAGGCTCAGCCTATTCCGTTTTTCAATTTCTCACTTGAACGACATCTGTTGATCGAAGTCTATAAGATTCGGAACGAGAATGTTGCAACCCATACCGTTTGGCGATCAGACACTGGTGTCATCGAAGGCGACTGTCCGAGTATGGGCTATGGTATTCCTTATGATACCAGCTTGACCAATCCTCTCGTAGGTACTGATCGGGATCAGGATGGATGGGCCGGTAGCCAGCGTCTGACATCAGTGGGCCAGCCTGAACCCAACGGTGTTTTTGCAAGCACAAACACCTCTGCTACGTGGGTTTTCTGTATTGCTCCGGGCGGTGATTTGGCCCCGGTGTATGTCGAATCGAAGGTCACCGGTTACCCCGGAACCGTCGAAGTTGACTACAACACCAATCGTGTGGTCATGAAGGGCAACCCGAACGTCACTCTCAAGCCTAGTCCTTCGATGTAAAAAAGAACGTCATAAAAGGGGCCTATCATTCTATAATGTTGATAGGCCCCTTTTTTCTTTTGGAGATTGACAAAATGTTTGACACAAAAAATTACATATATGAAGAAATCAAAAACAAAGATGATGACTATTACATGTTTCCTTTACTGGATAACAAAACGGTCTCCTTCCTATTGAAGGACCAACGCATTCATGGCGTTCTTAGTCCCGGAATGGATTCCTTTCTCTATTTTTGTGATGAGATGAACGGAGTTCAATGGCGCATTGAAGCATATGACCAAATGATTCCTGTTGGACCATTGTTTGTGCTCAATGAAAAGGGACTTGAAATTGTCAAGAATGATAGTGGATATAAATTTTATCACGATGAAGATATCTATACAAAAGCACATGAAAAAATTGATCGTATTGACGACCTCATTCTAACCTATGGTCATCTAACAGATACAGAAAAACAAGTATGGGTTCTTGATCAAGTCATTCGCATTATTCATGGCGAAAATTATGACAAATGGGTTGAGGAATATGAACTTCCTGTAATGGAAGATGATGAAGGGCGTGTTCTCAAGTATGATTGGGACACTGGTGTTGAACCTGAAATGGATTAGACCTTATGGATTTGTTCGTTGTAGGGGAAATTTCTCCAAAATCTAAATATTGGTCTCCTTCTGCCGATTTCTCTTTGGTATGGGCCGAAGATGAGAAGGCCGTGAAAAAACTTCTAGGCGAAGATCAAAAATATGTCACTAAGGTTGATTTGAATGAACCCTGTATTCTTTACGATCCCGCAAATAAATTTAGCGGAGAAGGTTGATTTTTGACCTATAAATATTGGGAGTTAAAAGGACTTCCAATATATGCATCGTATTGACAGCGAAGGTAATGTAAGCAATCAATTTTCAGCCGGTAACGAAAGTGTAAAAGGCACTGTAGTTTCCGCAGAATGGCTCAATGATGTTCAAGAAAATATCATGGCTATTCTTTCTGCTGCAGGAATCACTGCCACCAAAGGTAGATCAGCAGACCTTCTAGATTCTATCAATAAACTCATTTCACAGGGCGCTGGTAACGATTTAGCTGATATCGATGCCCTACGTGCTTTGACCGGAACCGCTGCCACAGCGGCTGTTATTCGAGTTCTAGACAGTGATGGTTCCGGCAATGCTGATTACTGGTTCCGTGATCCAGTTGACGAAAGTACCCCGGATGACGGAAGTACTGTTATCGTTGACGTTGATGGCAATCGTTGGCGCAAGCAAATCACTGGTGCATGGATTCCTTATGCTACTGGTGAAACTCTTGAAAGTTTAAAGCCCGCAGAGGGTGGTGCTGATGTTACCGGAAATAACACTTCTGCAAATACTTTATTAGTTGGCTCTACTCCTGCTGCCACCGTTGAAAGTGGTTCTTTGGTCGGCAACGAAATTTCCACCCATTTAAGTGCAAACAATTTCGTAACTAGTATTGCTGATCTTGTTGCCCAGACAGAGGAATCTGTTGAAAATGTTGTTTTCAATGGACTGAATGTGAATAATTGGAATTCCTCTTGGTCTCCTACTGACAGATCAGTGGCATTCAATCTTAGAGTAAACAAAGCAACCAGAACTCTGACGGTTCGGTTTTCAGGACATTCCGGTCACACAGGAGCTTCTGCAATCAAGTTAGAAATTGAAGTTTCTGGCAACACTGTAGCTTCATATTCAAACTTAACAGCGAATAATATTCTATCGAATAAAGGTTCGAACGTTGATTTTGCGGCAGACAACAATGTCTATGGACCAAATGGTTTCGTGTGGAGTGAAGGTCTAACAAATACCGCCGATGATCAATTCAATATCGTATTAACAGATACTGTCACCAATCTAACCTCGTTCAGAATCAGATTGGTAACATTCAGCACTGATGACGGATCTGCCAAGAAATACATTTCTTTTGGTGATACCCCGATAATATCTAATCCGAGTATTCCAATTCAACTTGTTGTAAGTCCTGATGATACGTCAGAACATGATGTATTGTTAATGCAAAATGCTCCCGCAGATGCAGGAGCTACTAATAGAAAAATCTTCACAAGAACGAGTGCCCCTTCTAATCCCGGCGATGATCTTCATGAAGGGGATTTGTGGTTTGATACTGATGATGGAAACAGACAATATCATTGGAATGGCTCTTCTTGGGTCGAAGTAAGAGACTCTGGTGCTCAGGCTGGTTCTGACTTAATTTCGAATAACGGCATCACAATTGACCCAAGTTCTCTCGGTGGAGTATATGGCGGAGACCTAGTTTATTCTGACGATACTAGTTTAGAGGATTTGAAACCAGCAGAAGGTGGTGCTCAGGTCTTTACCGGAAAAAGTATTACAGAACTTACTGACACCACTGCTGACAACATTTCCACTGGATCAGGTTCCGTACAGGACATCATTGATGGTCTGAAACTTCCATCTAATGGTGGTTTTGAAAGAGGGACGGCAGGTAGTCAGGAAATACCAGAGGCGTGGTTTAGAAGTGGTTTCTATAGTACGTCAAGGACTGAATATTATTCGGACTCCCCATCAGATACTTCCTTTGGTTCTCAGCTTTCTTATGGTGCGGAAAACGCTACTCAAAATGGTGGCTCTGTTGGATGGTGGAGAATTGGTAAAAAGTTCCAAGCTGGAAACACTGGCGATACTCTTTCAATTTCTGCCAGAGTTAAACCCAAAACTTTCAATGTTCCAGCCTCCATTTCCAATACTCCCGGCAGTACTTCGTATTTCACAGTAAGTGATGCTTACATAAGAATTGCTTTTTTTGAAGCCGATGGAACATTAATTTCAACTCATAACTCCAACTCACTTTCACAGCAGGTGTACGACAACGGAAATATTTCCTTACCGTACAACGTGACTGATACTTGGATACCGGATGCATTGACCTATTCAATGACGGTCCCTGCCAACACGTTCCGAGTTGACGTTTGGTTAGTTGCTGTAGGAAGTTCCGATGCCCTTTCCTCCTTAGGTCTTGAAACGGGGGACGGTGTTGTTAAATTTGACGATTTCACTTGGTCTTATACTGGTGAAATGCGTGAAGTTTCGGAAGCTACTTGGGCATCTGAACCCGGTGCAACTCATGGCGCTGAGTGGGGAACTAATATATCCGGTCAGCCAAATGATTCCGATCTTTTAAATTCTCAACAACTCTGGTCGGATATTAGCGGAACTGGTAAGCCAGCCGATAACGCGACCAATACGAAAATCTTTGATCAAACGAGTGCCCCTTCTAATCCCGGTGATGACCTTCATGAAGGGGATATCTGGTTCGACACCGATGATAACAATCACCTTTATCGTTGGAATGGTTCTTCTTGGGTATCGTTAAGGGATGGAGGTATTGCACAGGCTATTAACGATGCAGCTACCGCCCTTTCTTCTACGGCTGCTGGCTCTCTTACTGCGTATAAATCGCCAACAGAACCAATTGGTCGATCAGATGGCGATTTATGGTTTGATACTTCTGACGGAAACAAATTATATAGGTACAATTTTTCAACTCCTCAAATCTTGTCTGGCAACGATAGATATTTCTCTTCCGGTATAGGCAATTGGTCTGACACATCAGCGGGCGCTGGTGGTAGTGCTTCGGTAGATGGAGTAGATGAAGAGTTAGATATTGTTTCGGATGGTGTTGATTATGGTCAGGCTACTATTTCCATAACTACTGAAGCAGAAACTGAATACGAGTTGAAGTTTGATGTTTCCGGTGGTGGTAATGATTGTTCGGTGAGAGTGGGAACCACTTCCGGTGATAATGATGTCCATAATGAAACTTTCACCACAGGTAATGCAAAAACAGAACGGGTATATTTCACTACTGGTGTCGGTGAAACTACAGTATATGTCAGTATTCGCAACGATGAAAATCAGACAATTTCAATTGATGAAGTAACTGTCCGTAAGACTGGTGTTTGGGAAGCCACAGATGATACTCGAATAGCAGATGCCATTACGGCTGCTGCTACTGCACAGTCTACTGCTGATGGTAAGATAGAAACATTCTTCACAACTTCTACTCCAACTGCAACCGCAGTAGGTGATCTTTGGTGGAATACCAATACCAATATAATGAGTCGTTGGAATGGTTCTATATGGGAAACTGCTTCTATTGTAGGAACCAGTCAGCTTACTGATGATGCAAAATTAAAAACCAGAATTTTTGCTCAAGATGCAGAACCAACTGCTGACTCTGTTGGAGATATCTGGTTCGATACTGATGACGGTAACAAGACTTATCGTTGGGGCGGCGCTTCTTGGGTAGCTGTTCAAGATGAATCCATCACTCAAGCTTTAAGTGATGCGGCTGCTGCTCAATCTACCGCAGATAGTAAAGTAGAATTATTCAAACAAGATGATGAACCATTATCTGGAATGAGTTCCGGTGACATTTGGATTGACACTAATGATGGCAATAAGATCTATACATATGATGGTGCTGATTGGACTGAAACCTCAGATTCAAGAATTGCACAAGCAATCAATGATGCAGCTACTGCACAGTCTACCGCCGATGGAAAAATTACGGCATTCTTGGATGAATCGGAACCGACCGCCGAAGGTATAGGAGATTTATGGTTCAAGCCTAGTACCCAAGTAACTAGGAGATGGGATGGTTCTACATGGGAACTTTATTCTGTAACATTAACATCTAAATTAACCGATGATGCCGGACTTAAAACGCACATTTTCCGTCAAGATACTGCTCCGGCAGAACCCGGCGATACTATCAACAATGGTGATTTGTGGATCGATACTGATGACGATAATCATCTTTATTGGTGGGATGGGACACAATGGACCACTGCTAGAGACGAACAAATCCAAGCTGCTTTGGATGCAGCTTCTACCGCTCAATCTACCGCCGATGGTAAGATTGAAGTCTTTTATGGAAACACTCCACCAATCGGCGGTGTCGAAGGAGACTTATGGTTTGATGAAGATGATGGGAATAAACAATATCGCCATAATGGTTCTACTTGGGTAGAATTTGCTGATAGTAGGATTGGTTCTCTCGTTTCAGACTTAACAACTGTACAAGGAACTTTGGACGGTAAGGTCAGCTTTTTCTTTGGAGGTTCTACCCCAACTGCAGAAGCTATCGGCGATCTTTGGTATGATGAAGACGATGGGCGTATAAGAAGGTGGAACGGTTCTGAATGGATCGTTGTATCAACAAATTCACGACCATATCTTTCTGACACAGAACCTTCTTCACCAACTTATACATTATACGCGGGCGATCTTTGGTATGATACTGATGATGGAAACAAGCCCTATTATTGGGATGGAACTCAATGGGTATTGATCAGAGATGGTGGAATAACAGAAGCATTCAATGCTGCTGTTGCTGCTCAGTCTACTGCTGATGGGAAAATTGCCGCCTTCATTCAACCAGCAGAGCCTAATTCTGGAATGGAGGAAGGTGATTTCTGGTATGATACCGATAATGGAAATCGTGTTTATAGATATGACGGTTCAGATTGGGTGGAAGTATCTGACACTAGAATTTCACAAGCTATTTCTGATGCTGCAACAGCACAAGCTACTGCTGATGGCAAAATTGAAACCTTTCTTACAAGTAATAATACCCCACCAGCTTTACCTTCTGAGGGCGATCTTTGGTATGATAGTGGCACTGAATTATTCAAGAGGTGGAATGGAAGCTCTTGGGAAACGGTCTCTAATAGTTTCTCAAATACCAGCCAATTAGTAGATGATGCTAACTTAGGACAGACTGCGCTTTGGGCCTCCGTCACTGGAGCGGATAAACCTGCCGACAACGCCACCAATAGTAAAGTTCTCATCGGTCCAACAGAGCCTGACACTGATCTTCATGAAGGAGATATCTGGTATGATAGTAGTGATGGTCAAAAGATGCATCGCTATGATGGCTCTGATTGGATAGAAGTAACAGATGATGGCGCGGCTGCTGGTCGTGATCTATTGGCTGCGTTGCAGGCTGCTGGTCTGAATCAAAGCGTTGCAGATATTGTTTCAACAAGCAATAGAGCCGCTGAGACTCTTCCATTAACTGGGGTGAATATTAATGATTGGAGTGAAATCTATGGCGGGGGTGGCCGTCGAGGTATATTCCTCTCTTTTGCAATAGACAGGGACCCAACCAGCCCTACCTATAAGAGATGTACTATTGGTCTTTATGGTCGTAACAACCATACTGGTGATGGTAGCGTCGATTTAGAATTAGAAGTCTACAACAATACTATCGATACTTTCAGTTCCAACACGTTTGATGGTTCGATTACTGAGAAGTCTGGTGGATTGGATTTCACAGAAAGTGGAAACACATTCTGGGGTCCTAATGGATTAGTCACGTCTCAGTCAATGACCGATGCAGTTGATGACGTTGCTTACTTCACACTAACAAATGCGCCAGATCAATCTACTACATTCAGGCTAAGAGTTAGAGAATTAGAAACGACAGATACTTCTGGTGTTGCATTTGTAACCCTAGGCGATAAACCAGTGGTAGCTGACGTTCCAACGCCTTTCCAGTTTATCTTCTCCCCATCAGACAGTACTGATCTAGATGTTCTAATCATGGCAAATGCTCCTGCCCAAGCGGGAGCTACCAATACTAAATTCTTTAGACAAGATGACGCACCTGTTAATCCGGGCGCGGATCTTCATGATGGTGATATTTGGGTAGACACAAATGATGGCAACAAACTTTACCGTTGGAGTGGTTCTGATAACGGCGGCACAGATGAATGGCAAGTAGTACAAGATGCCGGTGCAGATGCTGGTAGACAGCTATCACAAGCATTAGTAGATCAAGGTCTTGGTCAGAGTATTGCTGATATTGTTGGTACTGCTAACACCGCTGCTGAATTTACTCCTGTAGCTGGGAATAATGTCAATAACTGGGAAACTGAATTTAGCACATCTGAAAATGCGGCTATTATTAATATCCATTTTGATAAGACGAATAAACGTCTATATTTCACACAGAAAACGGTTAACGGACACACTGGCCTTTCAGAACTAGATGTTTCTGTAGAAATTTTTGGCAATCTAATAAACTCATTTACCAATGTTTCAAAAGGAACAACCATTTCTGATAATGGTGGTGGAATTGATTTTTCTACTGAGAATGAATACGGACCAAATGGTTTCAGATGGACCGAAAATATTTCAGGTGTTTCGACAGAACAGGCATACTTTACATTAAACGAAACTCCTTCTGAGTTAACAGTGTTTAGTATTAGGGTAACTAACTGGACTACCGCAGATTCAAATGCAAAAAGAATTCTCGCGTTTGGTGACAGTGCAGTAATTGTCAATCCTAACGGAACCTTTAAGCTACTCGGAACAATAGCCGATGGAACCGATCTTGATGTATTGATCATGAAGAATGCTCCGGCCTCTGCTGGTGCAGACGTCACGGCCCCAAGAGCCGCTATAAAAATAAACTATGTAGATTATTCGTCAAGTAATTCTGGTGAAGCGTATATTCATGGTTTTGGTTCTGATGGTCAGCCTGCGGATGTTCCGGCTAAAATATTAGTTGGTGGGTCAGAAGTATCACTCGATCAATTAGCATATAGATCAATCTATACCAGTCAGCCATCAACTGCCGGATATATCATCTTAGATTCCGGACTGAGTAATAAATTTGATGTCGAGTTTGGGGGCAATACTCAGGCTAGAAGTGTTGTCTTTGCTAAGAAAGAAAATAGTACTTGGTTTTATGACGATAACGATTCTAATTGGACTTCATTTACTCCAACATCTACTGATGTGGTTATTGGTACACTAGTAACGACTAGCGGTGATATAATAGCTTCTGCTGATATTTGGGCCTACCCAATGTCTCTGGATGTTATTTCGGAGGCTGGTGCCACCAACAGTAAGAATTTTATTTCAACAACTGCACCAGCAAATAATACTACCAACAATCTCCATATAGGTGATATATGGATCGATTCTGATGACGGGAATAAACAGTATCGTTGGGATGGTTCTTCTTGGGTTAATGTTCAAGATGCTGGTGCCACTGCTGGTTCCGACCTTATCACTGCATTAGAAAATGCCAATCTTGGTCAAGACATTGTTTCATTCGTTACCAGTTCTAATCTTGCAGCAGAAACCCCGCCAATCGGTTCAGTTAATGTTGTTAGATGGTGGGAGAGTCCATTTGTAGGTTCCGATGAAGGTACTCTATTAAGAGTTAGAGTGAATAAATCCACAAAACAAGTAGAAATACTTCATTCCGGCTTGACTGGACACACTGGAACTGCGGTTGCAGATATTGAATTTAAAGTTTCTGGAAACACTATTTCTTCGATTGATCAGAATAACGCAGAAGATATCATTACCTCTATTCCAGCAGGAATAGATTTCAATACGGAAGATCAATGGGGTCCTAATGGAGTTAGGTGGAAAGAAAGCGTAACTGCTATTGAAAGCGATTCTATCATTCTGACTTTAACAAATGCTATCGGTGCAGGAACGATATTCACATTAAGAGTTAGAGAACATTCCGTTGGTTCTGGTTCCTCATTCTTGGCAATGGGCAGTGAATTAATACTTACTGATTACATCACACCGACACAGTTTGTGTTTAATACCACGGATAGTACGGACCAAGACGTTTTAGTAATGCAGAATGCCCCTGCTCAAGCGGGAGCTACCAATACTAAAATATTAAAGCAGGACGATGCTCCTGTTCAAGCCACTGATGGTAATGGAAACCGTTATCTTCATGATGGCGACTTATGGTTCGACACGGATGATGGGAATATTGTCAGAAGATGGGACGATCCAGATGATGACGGGAACGGTGTATGGCAGTTGGTCAGGGACGAAGGCGCTGTAATCGGTTCTGAACTTGAAAGCAATCTTTCAAATATTGGTAGAAACATAGCCGATCTTGTTGACGTTACTAAAGCAGAAGCAGCTATTAATGTCGCCGATTGGTCTGGTACATTCACCCCAAATGGTGATGGACATAAATTCCATATTAGAGTTTTAAAAAATAGTAAAGAAGTGAGAATTTCTTGGGCAGGGGTAGGAAGTACATCTGCTTCAAAAACTATTAGAGGCGAGTTTGAAGTCATAGGAAATACTATTTCTTCATTCAATTCAAATACTTTTGATAGTTCGTATCCTGACAATGGAACTGTCACCTTCCCTTGGTCAGAAACCGAATACGGAACGAATGGTGTTAATTTTGAAGAAACAACCTCTTCTGGGGAAGATTTATGTATAATCACTCTGACCGATGCCATCGATGAAAATACTCAATTCAGATTAGCTATAATATCAGTAGATGATCCGGAAGCGAATGAACATAATTATCTAGTATTTGGTGATACGCCGTTTATTAGAGATATAAATGCACCTATTCAAACTGTTCTTTATACAAGCGATAGTACTGACTATGATGTGTTAGCTATGAAGAACGCACCAGCAGAAGCCGGTGCTACCAATAGTAAAAACTTTGTTCAAGATGATGCACCAACAAATCCTGCTGATGACATTCATATCGGAGATCTTTGGATTGACACCGATAATGGAAACCAAATCAGTAGATGGGATGGCTCTCAATGGACACTTTATAGAGATGCTGGTGCTCAGGCTGGTTCCGACCTATTAAGCCAAATTGACACATTAGGAATAGACAATAGCCTAGCTGAATTTGTGACAAACATAACAGATTCTTCTAAGAAAATTGACTACTCAGTTGAAAATGTGAATGATTGGTCATCATATTATTCGATGACTAGTAGAGCATCCGTTCTCAGAACAAGAGCTACAAAAAATAATGGCAACTTGTTTGTGTCCTTGGCCGGAACAGGAGGTCATACGGGAACCACTACGGTTAAGGGTGAAATAGAAATATTTGGGGATAGTATCAGTGATGTGAATAGTGTCACATTAACTGATACGGATAATGGGGGTAATATCGATTTTTCTACCGCCTCTCCTGCGGTTGGTAATGTCGTATGGGGTCCCAATGGCCTCCTATTCACGATTGAGATTACTAACGTCACTGATGATGAATTTGTGATCGAGTTAAATTCTAGTTCTATCACAGAAGATATTAAATTTGCACTAAGAATACGTGAATTTACCGACACAGATACTGATGCTGTTTCTGCTCTGTCATTTGGTGACAGAACCACTATTATAGAAAATCCAGATAGACCTTTTAATGTCACATTCGGTGTAATCGATTCTTCTGATTATGATGTTTTGGTGATGCAAAACGCTCCGGCAGAAGCTGGTGCAGACGTCACTGGAAATAATACATCTCAAGACACAGAGAATGTTGGAGGTACGCCTGCGCTGGATGTTGCACAAGGTTCCGGTAATAGTTTTGCACATGATTTCGAAACCCTTGAATTGACACTTTGGTCAACCACAGGGTTCACAGTAACCGCATCAACCGGTGACAAATATTCTGGAACCCAGTCTGCTAAAATCAGTACTAATGGAGCGGACCCAATTTCAGCAACTGAACCTAAGTTGATTATCTCAGATAGTTTCTCTTCACAATTTTCAGAAGAAAAAGTGAAGGTGTCATTCTGGGAAAAACAAGTATCTGGTGAAGAGCCGAATGGCCAAACACGAGTTCGTTTATTGACCAACTCTTCAATTGATACCGTTGGAAGTATTTCTTTCACTCCGTCCGCATCATGGACTAAGAGGACCTTTACCGGAACTTTCCCAGTATGGTCTGGAGGTGAGACTGACATCAGGATTTATCCTGACTTAGGAGCAATAAACGGAGATACTACTTCTGTTTTGATTGATAGAATTTCTATTGAAACAGTTGCCAAGGAAAGCGATCTTACTGCTACCCTCTTAAATGGTGCTGGCGCACTTATTCAACAGACCGTTATTTCTAAGGCTCAGAGTTCTGCCACTTTATCTATATTCAATGGTTCTGATCCGGGCGTATGGAAAACCGTAGGAGCGTCAGTTGATATTAATTGCACAGGCGATGACCCAGTATCAATCGAAGGTAACTTAGATTTCAATATTACCCAAATAAATGATAATTCAGGATTTACAAACCAATTATTCAGATCAACAGATGGTAGTTGGTCTGGTGGTTCTGGCTGGTCTTACTCGGGTAACTATGGCGGTGTGTGGTATGGTAACGCTTCTACTAATCCGTTATATTTGACAATTGGAGGATTAAATACGTCCCACACATATGCCATTATTATAGATTTTATCTCGTATAACACCAGCACTTTCAGTTCATGTACTGTGTCTGCTTCTAATTTTGTATTTAGTCCGGGTTCTCCAGATCAACAAAGTGCTTCACATACTAGTTCTTCTACGAGTTTAACTAAAACGATGACTTTTGTAGGAAGACCTACAAGTTCAAGTGTCGTCTTAACTTTCCAAGCTAATACCTATTATGGGTTTATTGAAAAAGTGAGAGTAGTAAGAAGTTATGCAGGTTCTTTTGGCGCTCCATTATCTGCTCCTCAAGGTGGACCGGGTGGACCGAAGTTGAAATGGAGAATGACTAGAAACGGGACTCCAATTTATGAGAGCAGTCTCATGCAAGTTAGTGGTGCTGGTCAAGTAGTTTCCCCCCTTGTTACCGTTCTAGATGAAACGCCACCCGCTGGAACTAATACCTATGCGGTCGATATGTGGTGGGAAAAGGCTACTTATTCGGGCGGAACCATTCTAGAATATGATGTAGGTTGGGATGAAACTTCTGTCATTGTTGGGAGTGGCACTCAGTGGACATCTAATATTGCTCCGGGCTGGAGCATGAACGGTTGGAATGGAATAGTGGCTTCTGTAATTTCTGACACTATGTTGATTTATGACGCTCAGGGGGCTTCGGGAGAAGGGGGTTCATTTAGTTACACGATGACTGCCGAAACAAATGCATTGGCCATAACTAAAACAAGTCACTCTTTAACGGCAATAGAATATAGGAATGGAGGATAATGGAAAAGATAAAATCTCATGTATATGTTCTTACAGATGAGCACCATCGCGGCATTGAAAGGAAATTCACTCCTGTTGATCCGGGAGAAAAATGGTTGAAATTAGACAGAGAACAAAATGATTTAACACGAACTAGATTCGAATCATTTAAGTATTTTCCAGATGGAACAATTGAAAAAATTCCAGAAGTAGAAATAGTGGTTTCTGGTATACGCGTTGAAGTGGGACAAGAATTTTCCGTTTATGTTAAGGCTAAGGGAGATTTAGGCGAAAAAGAAACGGTAGGGATCAATGTTTCAGGAACTCACTATGATTTAGAGCCATCAGAAGACTTAATTATTATTGAGGCAGAAAGTGGAGTTTACACTATAATGTTAGAAGACCCGGAAGTTTGGGCAGAGCAAACCTCTTTTTCAGTAATGACCCTGCTTCCTGAAAGTGGAGAAGAAGGGTGATTTATTACCATAACTACAACAGAAAAGCCTTTTATGGTATTGAAAGTATTGGTGGGCTTGTTGTTCGAAATGCTGGCAGAACCGTCTATAAAACAGTAGAAAAGGCATTGGAAAACTTATCGGAAGGACATTCTGTTTTTATGTTTGAGGACGAGGACGAAAAGATTTTATGGTCCAATGATGATAATGAAATTGGAGAATTAAAAGAGCCAGTCGTTCTTTTGGAGGAAGTTAAACTAAATGAAAACAATTAAACATAGTGGCTCGCCTACCCCTACTTCGTCAGGAAATTCTTCTTCACTAGATACTACTCCGGGTTTAACAGCTTCTCAAAGCTGGGAACTTCTTTGTGCAGTTCAGTCAGACATGAGACGTTCCAGTAAATCTATTGATGAACTTAAGGATGTGTCAAAAAGTACATTAGAAGTTTTACAGGAGATGGCTCGCGGTATCAGGACCTTAGTTGGTGAAAGTGAAAAGTTAACCGCTAAGGTAGAAGACATGAACAGTCGGCTCGATGGTCTTGTTTCTGCTACTAGTGAATTGGTTGAAGAGAATACAAAAGCTACCAAAGCAATTCAACAGGCAGTGACCGATAACGCAAACACTTCATTAGATATTCTTGAGGGAATTGAAACTCTAGTACTAACAAACCAGCAACACATTGATCAAATGTCAGGTGATGCAGAAGTTCTTATTAAGTCATCTGCTACATTAGCTATTTCACAAGTCGAAAATCTTAAATTTGATGAGGCAGCTACCGAGGCGGAGAAGAGATTAGCCGATGATTTCAAATTTGCTGCTGAATTGAAAAAATATGTCAATGCGTTACGACAAATTGAAATTAAAAATTCTATTACTAAAAAATATCAAGAAAAACGAGAACAATTAAAAGAAGGCAATTAGAAAGTATGACAGAACAAAGAAATGGCGATTGGTTACAGACGGCTACTGGTAAATCATTTTGGCCACTAGACCCACGACCGGAAGAAATTTGCATCGAAGATATTGCACATGCACTTTCTCATCAATGTAGATTTAACGGACATTGTAATACATTTTACTCTGTTGCGCAGCACTCGATAATAGTATCACGTCATTGTTCTATTGAAAATCGATTGTGGGGACTACTACATGATGCAGCAGAAGCATATGTGTGTGATATTCCAAGACCTTTGAAACCTTTTCTAAGTGGCTACAAAGAGATAGAAACGAATATATCAAACGTCATAGCAGATCATTTCGGTCTATCACGACAAATGCCCGATGAGGTAAAGAGAATAGACAGTGCTATTCTAGCTGATGAAGCAAATCAAATTATGGCCCCACCACCTCAAGATTGGTTTCTACCTGAACCACCACTAAATGTGACAATTTCTCCAGTTGGACCATTAGATGCCAAGTATATGTTTTTGGAAGAATTTCAAAAATTAACCGAAAATTAAGGTAAAAAATGTTTATGGAATTTATTACTCTGCTGTTTTTCCTAATCGCAGCACACGGGGTTGCTGACTTTGTTCTACAGAGTCGTGATATGGCTTATGGTAAAAGTAGAGCCGCAGAAGAAGAGAAGTTAGACTTATCTACGCCCATCGAAAAAACAAGAATTAAAAAAGGAATTCGTTGGTATCATTGGTTGACTAGTCATGCATTCACTCATGGTGCATTTGTCGGTCTTATCACCGGTAATGTGTTCCTAGGCATCTTTGAGACATTCGCCCATTTTTTAATAGATCATTCTAAATGTGAGGGGAAGATAAGTTTTAACACGGATCAAGTCTTACATATTTTGTGCAAAGTGATCTATGCTATGATTATAGTTATAATTTTGTAGGGGTATAATCGATGAGCTATTACATTTGTTGGTGTAGTCAGTTTGAAGAAGGTGATAATCTTCCACCAGAAGACAGCATCAAAATATTAAAAACCGACTTATTTTTCCCTACAAAACCCAATGATCAGGAAGCAGTAGAAAAAGCTGCATCGATTATGTACTATGATCATGATGGCTGGGATTGGATGGAAAAAACACCTGACCTTAAATTTGGTGTTTTAAAATACGATGAAAATGATAATCCTGTTGGAGAAATTTCATATTTCGAAATAAACATGGAATACGAAATTGATTTCTTTGCGAGTGAAATAGGTTGTGAAGAGGATGATTAACTGGACTTCTAATATAAATGAATATGATTTTGATTCTTTAGATTTGAAGTTAAATGTCATTTCGAGGGTCAATAAAAATATGATCTTGTTCGAAAGACATAATTTCGAAGGAGATGATATTTTAGCAGGTAGATATTTATTTTCTCATCTTGCACACTTAGAAGATATTGCAGTTCTAGCAGCACATCGCGGCAACTGCATTGAAAACCAATTGGAAGATGAATTGGTTCATCGCAAAACATTTGAAACTATCGCAGAACATTTCGGCGGGATGGTTGAACCATCTTATGAGATAAAACAGATTATGAATTATCTCATGACTTTGACTGGTGAAGATTCTCTGGCTGCATTGAATGTAGTTGCTGAGAATTGGTTAGAAACAGTTTTCGTCTCTTTGTATAAATCTGGCCTTTGTACTGATATGTTCAAGTTAATTGGCGAAGAAGAAAAACGTCATAGTCATGAAGCATTAGAACAGGCCAGACCAGATCCTGACGCTTTCAGTGAAATAGTTCAAGACTTAGAAGACATGTTGACAAAAATCTCCATGTCCCCAGAGTTCATGATTCCTCTCCACTGGTTCATGGGAACTGAGAACATGGCCCTTATGGGTCTCAAGATCGCAGAGAAGCACGAGGAGGCCTGTAAGCATCTTGGGGTACAAGCAGACCTTCATGCCCTTAAAGTCTCCTCACGCTCCGCTAAGTTCCTTAACAGGACCGCTCCTGTTCCAGTTGAGATGAGTGATTGGGAATATGTCAAGCAACAGACATGGGACGATCACGCCCCACAATATTGCTTCATTGAACATGAAGTCAAAGAAACTAATCCTCTGAAACTTCAAGCTAAGCTAATGGAAGCGGCGGCATGTGTCATGAAGCGACATCCTAGATTTAGGAACGTTTTAAGACGTGGCCAGATTTATCGAACTGATCATCCAGTCATAGGGATGAGAACCCTTTATGATGACGAACAGGTTCTAACACTGTACGTCTCTAGACCGGAAAAGAAAGGATGGAAGGGGACCATCCGTAATTTGGCTAAAACCAAACGCAGGGTTAAAGAAAAACCATATGAACCTTATCCGGGTGGAGTCAGACTAACGCCGGAATTGAAGAATCTTTTCCCACCAAATAGGTGTTCTCTTGTCGTGACTTATAACGGTGATTGGGGCGGAGATTTTGGTGTAGGACCGCTTAGCGATATGGAAGGCATACCCTGCAGTCTGACAATAGGCCGAATTCGAGAAATCAAAGACGTAGAAGAAGACGAATTCGGTTTAGTGTATATTACTAAAAAGAAAGTGTCTACGTTCTGTTTGATGATGGACCATAGAACTGGTGACGGGAAAGATATCGGTCTGTTTCTAAAAGAAACATTGAGAGAATTGGACAAACTCTAATAGGTGTTTTAAACAGCTAAACAGCTATTCACAAAACCCTCAAAACCTTCATTATCAATATGGTTAGCAACTTCTGAATAGTCTTCCAAAATCTTCTCACACACTGCATCCAATAACGCATCATAGGTGTCATCATCATGATTGGTGTCATGACCAGCTTGCGTTATGATCTCCATAGCACGAGAAATTGCTAGAGTTTCATCATCTAGAGGAAATGCTTCTTGAAGTTCTTTCACGTGGATACCAGCGGCATATGCAACGCTAGATGAGGCGTATCCCCTCCACTCCCACGAGGCGATGATATCAGCAAGTTGAGATTTTTCTTTCCTAGTCATTGTCATTCTCCTAGTATTTTCGTTTTCTTTCCATCAAGGCCTCTAGCCCTTAAGTCCGTATAACCTCTAGCTCTCTCTTTATATTCTTTTAACGACCAAAGAACATTTTTGTTCAAGTGCCTCAAGGCCTAGGTCAGTAAGCCACCAAGCATTAATCATTCGATTATCAACTTCCATTGTTACGGATTTGATAAATCCACGCTCTTCAAGTGGGCCGGTAATAGATGGATCAAAATGATTATACTGGCCAGCTACCTTAACGTCTTTGCCAATGACACGTCCATACTGTGACATAAATTCTAGAGTCCATGCCTGTTTGTATCCGATGTTAAGCGACATTGACGGTTTCCTTTAGGCATTCAAAAGCCGCATTGATGCTTTCACGACTATCGTTGTCCATCATCTTGAGAGTAGCTTGGAACATATAGTAGTGCTGCTCATCCTCGCCCTTGAAGATATAACGACGATTACTCGCCCACCCAAGAGCGCAGCATACAGGATCAAACCCATCCTTCCAAGAAGGATCACAGTAATTACAAAAATCTTCAAAGATTTCGTTAGGAATCAGATGAATCATATTCCATAGAACAACTGAATAGTCGTTATCCATAGACACACGCAAAGTTCTATGGAAGATAGTGCCAAAGTCATACTTCTTGCGCCAATCAATATCCGTTGCTCGATGAACATCAGACCAATTTTCAAAAGCCATTGTCACGATTCTGTAACCAACAGACCTACAAAACTTTTCTTCAGAAAAATTTTCTGAATCTTGTCGGCCTTTAAACCTGCGCTTATTCATAAAGAAAATAGGATTTCCGTCTTCTTCTTCAAAACGCAAGGAAGCCATAACATTACCAAATGAAGAAATTTCAATTCCACCTTTGGTTTCTTTAACCTTGAAATGAGAAATATGCCAATTTCTAGAAATTGATTTCTCAGCAAAATCCTTAATAGTAGAAATAATTTTTTCACCAGTTTCCATTTTTTCAGACCTCCATTTAAAAATGACGATTTCTAATATACACTTTTATCTTTTATTGTCAACAAAAAAGCTCCCCATGAAAGAGGAGCTTTTTAGGATTGCGTTTAGTATAATGAGTGGAACTGATATTCAAAAATATCCTCTACTCCAAAATTCTTGGTCCCACCGTCATGGATAAAAATCAAACTTTCATTTTGATCTTTATATAAAACACCCACTTGAACATTATCGTCTGTTTCTTCATCAGTGAGCATCTTAATTTTACCAACGATGCAATTGTGAACTCCCGGAGATATATAAAGTGGGGAATTTGGATTAACAAATTCAGTCATAGAAACCCAAACCCCTCTCTCTGCGTTCAGTTCTGGTTCAAAACCCTCTTCCATTTCCCCGCGAATCTTTTCAACAGTAGAAACTACAGTAGTAGCGGCCTTCTTGAATGGTTTGAGAATAATTTCAAGATCGGCACTTTTCCCAAAACTATAAATCTTTTCAAGTTTATTAAGAATAAACTTTCGATCACTCTCATCCATCTTCTCAATTGTTTTGAGAACTGAAATCAATGTCAAAATTGCACTAATTTTGTTCATAATCACTTTCCACTTTTCTGGTAAAAGTGTCTTCCACATAATGAGTTGCTACATTTGCATTAGGCAAATTCTTTCGTGTCTCGTCAAGAGGGGACACTCTAATGTCAAAGCCGTCCTGAACAGTTGTAACATAAACACGAGCAGGGAAAAAATCCCAAACATTGTTACCAACCATACGGCCAACTAGGGCGTAATAGGTACCACCTCTTTCAATTTTATTAATCTCTTTAATCACTCTCATTTTCCTTTACATAATTTTCGAATACGTTTCGATTATCTTCAGTGGCTGCTTTAGCCGACCCTTTTTCAACCTTAGATTCAATCTCAGGCCGATTTAAGGGAATAACCACAACGGGACCTTCCCGAACAACCTTATTCTTAGGCTCTATTCTAGTACTTTCGCCACTTAATGTCTTGACCAAATCAAAGGCGAAATAACCTACTAAAATAAACACACAAACTGCTGCAAAAATAAAAAACGGTCGATCATTTGTTTTATTCTTAAGAATCGCTAAGACCGCAAAAGTAAAAAGCGTTAGTCCAGCTATCACGAAAATCGACGAAAAAACCAAAGTCTCAATATTCATAATAATTATCTCACTGATACATCATGACAGAGTTTAGATTACCTTCTTCGGCAGAAGAATTCGCAGCATCAGCAAGCTTTTCCAGAGCGTCTGCTCTCCGTTCTTCAATCTTCAAGGAAACATAGACATCATAAGGAACACCAGCCTGCTTTGCATTTTTGATGTCATTGAGGTTACGCACCTTCTGAAACGCCTGACGCTTGTCTTCGACTGAAATTTCTGCTGCCAGCGCACGAATCTGTCGTTCCTTATTTTCATCAATAGCATAGAGCTTTCGCTTTGCCGTGATAACCTCATCCGGAACAGTACCGATACCATTAGTAAAAGTCAATTCCGTGACTTCCACAGGCGTTTCTGCAAGAGCTAGATTGACTTCATTCTTAACATAATTGCCGATCAAAACAACTTCGCTAAGAGTTTCTTCCACAGTATACTGTTTCAGCGCGTCAATGATAGTGCCGGAGACAACACGCTTAATATACACTTCATAAATTGCATCAGAAGTAATCTTTCGCTCACGAGTAGATTGTCGGTCATCAGCAAAAACTGATCGGACTTCACTAGCAACTTGACGCAACGCTTCGGGCGTATTTTTGATGCGAAACTGAATACCTGCGGTAACATTTTCCAGATCAACATTTGACTTAGGTAGAAATACCCGAGTAATTGTCATTGATGCGGAAGACTTGGAAGCCTCAACACGAAGTAGAGAAGCACACGCTTCGCCCGGTCCACAAAAATCCAGCCGAGTAGCACCGGGATTAATAATTTCTGGATTAACACCAGAAGAACTAATTTCAAAACCAACTTCATTTGGCTGGATAGTCACCATTTCACCACAGGCAACAAGAGCCATTGCCATAATAGAAACTAGAATTACTCGCATTTTTAAATCCCATATATTAATTTGAAAAGAAGGACATTTCGGTCCTTTTTAGATAGACAACATCCCTTCTATCAAAAACAAAACCTAATGTCAATATTTGACTTTTTACTTTTTTCGTCCTATTATACGAAACTAAGTTCAAGCCCAAAAAGGAAATTTTTAAATGAGTGTTTCCGCGAGTGATTACATTCTAGACATTCAGCGAAGCTATGCGCTTTATACTAATAACGGTCGATACATTCCTAATGCTACCGATGGTTTGAAACGGGCCATGCGTCAGGCTATGGAAGTTATGTATAGTCATAATGGCAGGTTTAAAACAAGCGCTCTATCCGGTGCAATGCAAGAACGAAATCTGTATCCTCACGGCGATGCATCAGATTCTATTTCTTCACTGGCAGCACCTTTTATTAATAATGTTCCTCTTCTAAGGGCACACGGGACATTCGGAACGAAGGTGAATCCTACTGCCTTTGCGGCACCTCGTTACACTGATGTGGACAAGCCGCCCTATATTAATGATCTTTTTTATCTTGATCGGGACATTCTTCCGCTCAAAGATAATTTTGATGGAAGTCGTAAAGAGCCTAAGACGTTCCTTCCAATTATTCCCACTCTCCTTGTAAACGGAATGGTTGGTATTGGTACGGGGTGGTCTTGTACAATCCTTCCCCGAAACATTAATGATATTTGTGAAGCTGTTATTGATGTTTTGAACGGAAAAAAACCAAAACGTCTTCTTCCAGATTATTCTTGGGCAAAGACCAACTGTGAATTTATCGAATATAACGATAAGGGCAATGCAAAATGGCTTTTCATTGGCGAAGTGGAAATGCCAGACACATCTAGTATTCGAGTTACCGAACTTCCTTCGGGATTGTCTTTGGAAGATTTCAAATCCAAACTTTCTACTATGGAAGAAAATGGAACTATCAAAGATTTTATTGATAATTCATCTAATGAAATTTCAGTAACCATCAAGCTTAAACGCGGTCAGTGTAAGGGGTGGTCGAATGCAGATGCTATTGATTTCCTGAACTTGAAAAAAACTCGGACTGAAAACTTCGTCGTGGTCGGATTTGATGGAGATACTATTACTCCATATGCTTATGATGGAAAGACTGATCCTATCGAACAATACATCAAGGATTGGGTTGAGTGGAGATTCGGTTGGTATACTGATCGGTATAATCATCTTAAGAAAGAAACTACTGATGAACTCAACTACCTTCGTCTCCTGTTCGAATGCTATGCTCGTAATCTTCCCATGGTTTTGGGAGATTTAAAGAACAAGGCCGAACTGAAAGGAATGATTGAGGCGATTGGTAACGAAGCCAAGATTTCTTTTGGGGACCATCATGTTGAAAGGATTTGTAATCGGGCCACCTATAGCTGGACACGAGACAATTCATTGAAAGTAGTAGAAGATATAAAAGAAAAAGAGAAAGAACTTGACGAATTTAATCTTTTGTTAAATGATGAAAAAAAGCGCCGTGGTGTTTTTCTCACTGAGGTGAATGCAATTAAGTCTGCGGTTCCAAACATCAAAAAGAGCATCGACACAATTCGCGGCAAGAAAGCAAAATAATGACTACTAAATCCAAAGCATATAGTCAGATTGACGTTCTTAACGATTATAAGTTTTCCCGTATCCGGACTGAAATGTTCTTGGGTAGCCGTGAGGCCACGACTGAGACCATGATCTCCTTTGATGATAAGGGAGTGGTTCAGCGCGAGGAAACTTTTGTACCGGCTCTCTATACCTACTGGCGTGAGATTCTGGATAACGCGGTAGATGAGGTAATAGGCCATGGTAATGGTAATCGGATTGAAGTCGATTACGATCCGGACACCATGACCTTTTCTGTCTATGATAACGGTCAGGGTATCCCCGGAGATAAATTTGAAGTCCTCTTCACCATGACCAAATCAGGTCGTAATTTTGGTGACCGTGGAATTGTTGCTGGTACTAATGGTACTGGTGCTGCTATCACATGTCTGACTTCAAAAATGTTTAAAGCTGAAAGCTGGCGAGATAATAAACATTCTTCTCAGGAGTTTACCGAAGATCAGGACGGCGATGATATGATCCGGGGAGAGCTTAAGGTAAGGCAACTCCGAGGCGTTAATCGTGGGAAGACTGGAACTAAGATTACTTTTTCTCCTAGTACTGATGTTTATGAAGATGTGACTCTGCCCATTGAGTTTGTGTCTTCACGTTGTCAGGAAATTGCTGCCGCGTATCCTTCTTTGCGAATGTATTTCAATGGAGTACGAATTGGCGGGGAACGGACCACCGAAAAAATTCTGTTCGGAGATCTCAAACCTCTGACCATTTCTATTCGCGGTGAAATGAATACTGGTGGCGGCAAGCATCGCGTTCTCAAGGGTCGTGGCGTTGATCGTAAGGCGGACTTCAAATCAGATTTTTATCTTCTGCCCAATTTTTGTGAAGAAGGTGAAGCGTTCCATTCTCTTGTGAACGGCATTGCTGCATACCGTGGCGGTAGTCAAATGGATGCTTTCCGTCGAAGCTTCTATAAGCTTGCAATCGAAGCTCTTAGTACAGAGGCCCGAAAGCGCAAACTAGACAAGAGCCTTGACCGTAAAGATATCATGGAAGGCCTGTTGATCTATAACGTCACTATTATGCCTGCACCAAACTTCGATACCCAAAATAAGCAGAAGCTTGTTTCAAAGGATGCTGAAAAAATCATTTCTGAATCAATCACGCTGGCAGAAGTGAAGAAGATTTTCCGAGCTAATCCTGAATGGGTGAAGCAGATTCTTGACAACTGTGAAAAGCGGGTCGGGAATCAGGGTCTGAAAGACGCAATGCGCGAAAGTAAGAAAGCTATCAAGAAGCGGGTAGCTAAGCTTAAGGATGCAAATGGCCGGTCTCGAAGCAAATGTATTTTGTTTCTAGCGGAAGGAGACTCTGCTATTGAAGGTATGAACAATCTTCGTAACCCTGAAATTCATGGCGGTCTGCCTCTCCGTGGTAAAGTGATGAACGTGAACGGCGTCAATCCTGCTAAGGTGGTTAAGTCAGACCCTCTTCTAGACATCATGAATGCAGTGGGATTGCAGATCGGTCAGAAAGCCGTTCCCTCTGATCTTCGTTATGGAAAAATCTACATCGCAACAGATGAAGATGAAGATGGCGGAAATATTACTGCACTAATTGTTAATTTTCTATATACCTTTTGGCCGGAACTATTTGACAAGAAAAAACCAATGGTATATAAGTTTGAAACTCCGTTTATCATTTTGATTAAGGGCGGTAAACGGAATTATATCTTCGGCAAAGACTATGCAAAATTTAATCCTTCTGATTGGAAGGGTTGGGACATTGTTAGAGCCAAGGGCGTTGGTCGCCTTGAACAGGAAGATTGGAAAAACATGTTGGATTCTCCTTCTCTAATTCCAATCGTTGATGACGGCCATCTAGAAGAAGCGTTGGACTTGATGTTCAACGGAGACCTCGCAGATGAGAGAAAAGGATGGCTATCATGAGCGATACAAAGTTTGATGAAATTGTTAAGAGGATGCTTTCCAAACAAAGCGACACTGACTCTTCCGTGGATGAGCTTTTCAATGAAGTGGCCGACCAATTGGGCGCTGTTGATGATGTGGCTAAAAGCAGTGAAATTTTCCAACAATTCACTAATGCGGTTGTCGATAATATCATCAACGACGAAGGATTTGACAAGATCGCAAAAGACACCTATAAGAGTCTTGAAAATTTTTGTAAAGAAAGGAATTTGAATGGAATGGAACGTCCCCTTCGTTTCTATCTAATTACAAAGATACTCATGGATGCCCATATAGAAGGTCTTGACGAAATGTCTATTGCCATTCTATTAACAGGTTGTGAAGCTCAATTTACGCGCTTTCTGAAAGAAAACCGCGAAAGTCTTCTAACAACTCCCACTCAGGGATCAGCATAAGGAAACTAAAATGACTAAAAAGAATCTAGTGCCGTCTAAGAACGGCGTTTTGGCCCCAGTAACAAACCTTACTAATACGGCGGTAGCTTGGTTTGATGATCAGAAAAGCGACACACAGGCAATAGTAGTTGCTGGCGTTGCCGTGGGTGGAACTATCCTAGGAACCTTCCTAGGACCACTTTCATTAATTCTGTGGCCAGCATCAGCTTATGCGGCTTACAAGCTGGCCAAGCGAATTTAAGTGTTGACACCTTAGCTGGAATGATCTAAAGGTATCTTTATTGAGGGCCATTCAAGAACTTCCTTCTAAAAAACTTTCTTGCAATGAAACCATAATAGTTTTTGGCCTATCCCTCGTTTTAAAAGGATTTCAAAGATGAAGAATAAGATTTGTGTTAAGAAACTCAACGCCGTGACGTTTGATGTAAACAAGAATCGGTCCAGCCGTGCGGAAGGCATGGCTATCGCCAGTGAAATGATTAAGCTGGGCTATGTCCCATCTGATCGTCTTCTGGATATGTTGCAGCGCATTCCTGCACGTGATCTTATTCGCGTACATTCTGACATCATCTCCACTCTCTCAGCAGAGCGTGGTTTTCATGACAATTACAATCCCATGTATCCTAACTTCCCGCAGCAGGTTAAGGATGCAAGTTCTATGGAATTGTTTTTCAATGCAATTCGTCATTACCTCACTCGCGGTGCATGGGTGCCTACTTATGCCAAGGAACCCCGTCCTCGCCTTGAAGAGGTGACCGAGACGGTAGAAATCGATTATGCGGATCATGATGATTATATGTCCGTGTTTGATCTTCTGCTCGCTTCAAATGATTCGCTTTCCGAATTCGATAAGAGTGCTGTGTTCTGGTTCTTGGACACTGAGCCGAATATCATGGTTCCGGAAAATATCCCGTATAAGGAAACCGCTTGTATTCTTGCGGCACGTTCTTTGGAAATGAAGAAGAACGATGTTTCTCTATATGTGAAGACCACTACTGATGTTCTTCGTCTTGCTGTTCATCTCTCTGGCGGCGATGTTTCTCTTGCAGAAAACACCAAGTTTAAGATCGCAAAGCGTTTTCGTAAGCCTCTCATCTCAATTCTTGAAGAGGTGATTTCAGAAGAAGACGTAAAGCGCCACGAGAACCGTTGGAAGCGTTTGTTCCATACTCTTCATGTGGGTGAGTATAAGTGGGCGGCGAAGGTCAACGCCATCGCCAAGAAGGTCCGTAATGGAGAGAATCTTGTTTCTGTTCTAACAGATTATGATTTCTTCATGAAGCATGGTGATGTCAATAAGGCGTTTGATAGTCTAAAGGGTCGTCCGGGTGAACTTGCACGTCGCCTTGACCACATTATTCGATCAGTGCCAGAAGCTAAGAATCAGAAGAGCTTTGTAGAAGAGTTCGTCAACGATATTGCGGATAAGGTGTCAACTCGTGTTCTCATGCAAATTCTTGGGAATGTGAAGGCTCGCCGTAATAACCGTCACAAGGAAACCATTGTGTTTCCAAAGGGGGCTATTGGCAAGGCAGTCAAGGTTAACCGTGAGGGCGAGGGGACCATTAGCGCCGGAGCAATGTCTGCACTAGAAAAGGGAATTGGTAAGGTTCTCTTTGATCGTTTTGCAGAAGAAGAGGGCCTTGGCAATGTGTTCATTGATGAAGGACTGAAGAAGATTCCTCTTCCTCAGCAGCAGCGTTCTGCGTCCGAATCGATGAAGACCATTTCACGCGGAAGTCGCGTTCCGTTTGATGGCAATAACACGATTCGTCTCTTCTGTTATTGGGTTGGTCAGGACATTGACCTTTCTGCGTCTTTCCATGATGATAATTTCAACATGGTATCGCAGGTTTCCTATACCAATCTGCGTAATGGAGCAGCGTATCATAGCGGTGATATCGTTAGTGCTCCGGATGGTGCTTCTGAATTCATTGATATTGATGTTAAGAAGGCCGAGGCCGAAGGACATCGTTATATCGTATTGAACCTTTACGTGTATTCTGGTCCGAACTTTTCCGATCATAAGGTATGTTTTGCCGGTTGGATGGATCGGAAGAAGCCCAATAGTGGTGAAGTTTATGAACCTACTACGGTCGTTAATCGTGTAGACATTTCGTCCGCTTCTCGCAATTGCATCCCTGTGATGTTTGATATAAAGACTCGGGAAGTTATTTGGGTAGACCTTCCGTTTTCGGCTAATAAGCTGCGTAATTCCTTTTACGGTGGAAATAACGTCCAAAATAACCGTGCAAAGGTTCAGGAAGTTGTTGGAATGTTTGCCAATCTTAATGAGCAAAAGACTTCTCTCTATGATCTCTTGGAAATTCACGCCAAGAGTCGTGGTAAGATTGTCAAGGACCGTGAAGACGCAGATTTCGTCTTTGGCGTGTCTGATGGCGATTTGACCGCATATGATGTAAACACCATTAATGCAGACTTTATTAAAGGATAATGAAGTGAGTAACGATAATTGTCCCCATGAAACAATTTCTTCTTTCATGGGGACGTATGACTTCCTCTCGAATTTTCATACCTCCCCCTGTGAGTTCGAGGGGAAGTCATTTCCTTCTGTAGAACACGCTTATCAAGCAGCAAAGACCACTGATAAAATGTGGAAAGCTGCCATTACGGATGCACCTACTCCCGGCGAATCTAAGAAACTTGGAAGAAGGTGTCCTGTTCGGGAAGACTGGGAAGAAATCAAACTTTCTGTAATGGAAGAATTGGTTAGAAGTAAATTTTCTAATCCAAAACTTTCTCAGAAACTTCTCGAAACTAATGATAAACTTCTTGTCGAAGGAAATACTTGGGGAGATACCTTCTGGGGCGTCTGTAATGGACGGGGAGAAAACCACTTAGGTAAGATTTTAATGAAGGTTCGTTCGGAATTAAAAGAAAAAAATTGACATATTCTTACTTTCGTGTATTTTACATGAATGAAAGTAAGGAAACCCATGAACACCGCATTAAAAATTGATTTTCCAGAACTTCATTCAGAAGAATTGAAGTGTCTGTTCGATGCATTCACATCGAATGGTCATAAAGTTTTCTTGGTGGGTGGCTCTGTCCGAAACGCTCTTCTTGGAAGGCCGGTTTCCGATCTTGATATCACGGTCGATTGTCCCCCCGATATCAGTACTATTGTTCTTGAGGCAGCAGGGTTTGAAGTAATTCCTGTTGGTTTTGATCACGGGACTGTTGTTGCCATTTTGAATGGACAAAGCTTTGAAGTCACGACATTTCGTAAGGACGTAGAAACTGACGGACGTCATGCTAAAGTCATCTTTACTGATGATATTGTTGAAGATGCTAAGCGTCGAGACTTAACTATCAATGCCCTCTATGCAGATATCGAAGGAAATGTTTTTGACCCTCTCGGCAATATCGGTGACATTGAGGGGCCAGTCGTTCGTTTTATTGGCGTTCCTAGTGAACGCATCACCGAAGATTTTTTGCGAATTCTTCGTTTTTTCAGGTTCTCAAGCACCTACACATCTTCTGTTGATTCAGAAGGATTGGAAGCCTGTGTTCGAAATAAGGTGGGACTAAAAAGTCTTTCAATAGAGCGTATCCGGGATGAAATTATCAAAATCATTCCAACTAATAACGCTCCTAATATTTTTCATATTATGAAACATAATGGAATTCTGGATTTTATTTCAGGATTGAACTTTGATGTAGACCGCTTTGAACGTGCGGTCCAGCGACTTGGTGTCGAGGATGTCGATTTCCTTGTTTCGTTGATCCTGTTTCATGAAAAGAATAGTTTTGATTCTATTGAGAAATTCAAACTTCCGAATAAAATCAAGAATCGAATCAGTACTTTGGTACACCTGTCTCCAATAGAAGTTTCTACCTCTACAGGCATGAAGAAAATTCGTAGCTTGATTTTTCATTATGGGAAGGAAGAAATCTTAGATATTCTTAAGCTTAAGATTGCAGATTGTGATGAAGCAGAGGTGGATCTTTTTAAAGAGGTTTTGACAAATGCTTCGGCAGTTTCCCTTCCGAATAATCCATTAACTGGTAAGGAACTTATTAAACGCGGGTTCAAGCCCGGAGTTCTTTTTAAAGACATCAAGAATATTTTCGATGAACTTTGGGAAGAAGCAGACTTCACAACAGACCCAGTGGAGTTGGATGAACTGATTTCGTCTGCGGTATCTAAGGTCCAGAATTCTTAAGAAGCTTTGGCGGTACTTGACAACTTTTCGAGTACCGCCTTTTTTAATTTCGGATTAATCTTTGCATAGTCTAAAATGTTACCAAAAGATCTGACAAAAATCTGATTTTGAATGGCTTCAGCAAATTGATCTACTTGAGTTCTCGACATACTACCGGCATAAGTTTGATGTTCGTCAGTCAAACTAACAGAGTAATAATTATCAAAGCTGCCATTGCCAATTCTGTAGGCAACCCACATATGTTCAGATAATGAACCATCCCAAACATATAGATCGCCTTTATAATCGCCCGCTCTTAAATCTCCAAATTTAGTTTCCCCAAATAACTTTCTAACAAAATTCTTATGTGGGTTGACAAATACCCTAACCTCTCTATCACTTTTCCCGTCAGTAAGTAAAATACTCCTACCTTCGAATAAATCTACAATTTTCATCTTTCGACTTCCATTTTATTCACGTCTTTTCTTTCGCCATAAACGACATAGAAAGCATTAATTCTTTTCTTCATGAGAGAAGATTTTCCAATCACCACTTTCTTGTTATCAAACGATTTAACAAACAATTTCTGATACTCGCCAATTGGTTCAGTTGAAACTGTAATACTATCGGCATCTACAAGGCCCTCCCAGTACTCAGGAAGCTCGATAATTCCATCAGCAGGAATTCTACCTCTGACATAGACGCCGTTCTCAGGGCCTTCCAGAGAGCCGTGGCGAAGCTTTTTGCCGGGCTTGGTAGGATGATCAATTAAGAAACTCTTGTCGTAAGCATAAAGAGTGCCCGTGATGTATAAATCATCACCAGCAAATCTCGCTGCCTGAACACCTGCCAAGGTAATTGCGAGTTCATCGGCAGAAGGAGAATAAATTCCTGTGTTAGAGTCTCCACCAAAGGTCAGGCTAGGAGTACCAACGACTCCTTGATCCAGTACCAACTTTTTATATGGGTTAGAATCGGTTCCAAGATAAGAAGAATCGCTGCCATCTCTAGGCTGCATAAAACTCGACCTTAGAACGGCTGCATTTCCACTTGAACCAACATAAACGTTTGATCCTGTGAAATTAGAAATGAATAGATCGGTTCCGGAAAGTGGGTCTAGATGTTTGGTTTGAATGCGACCATCACCAGAACCGTCATTGATAGTTAAAACACCAGAAGAAGTAATCTTACCAGCTTCAATACCACCAGCAACAAAACTCAAAGTATCTGCAGCCGAAGCACCGATACCCGTATTAGTGTCTGCGTTATTCGGAATGATTGAAGGAACGGTTCCAGAAGCAACTACATCTGCGAGAGACCAACTTCCACTAGTAGAATTAGTTATTCCACCATCAAGGGAAACTGTACCATCAAACTGAATTTCTCCACTCTGTTCTACTCTAAACACTCTAAGATCGGCACCAGATTGGTTCTCACTCCAAAGCTCAAGTGAATTATCTACACCCGTTTCCGACCCAGTATACTTGAAGAAGAAGCCATCATTTCCGTTACTATGGCCAACTCGTAAGAAATTCCAATCGTTATCATCACCAGAAAAATGGAGACGAGTATTAGCGGCATATGGAACAGTAATCTCTCCACCGTCTGGTTGTAACACCATAGAGGAAGAAGTGTTGTTGCCTTGGATGCGTGGAACCGTCAGTGTGTGACTAGTATCTGATATAGTAATTGGTGTGTTAGCAGTTAATACAGAACTGGTAAGTCTGGCCACCTCTGATCCGCCAGCTATTAAACTTAAAGCGTCTGCGGCTGCGGTACCAATACCAGTATTTGCATCTGATTTGTCTGGGAGAACACTAGGAACTGTATTAGAGGCATTTACATAGGCAAGCTTAGGACCTCCTGATGCAAATGCTTCTAAACCGGTGGTGGTCAATTCAAACGAAGTACTTCCGTTCGCCAATGTCATCACAGAACCAGAATAGTCATATGATATTTGAGCGCCTATAGTGCCGTCATCAGAGAATGATAATCCACCAGTATCTGTTGAATAAATTACAATACCACTATAAGCATCAGAACTATCACCAACAACTACAGTATCTAAGGAACCAGCTATATCTGCAGGTCTGTCTTCGCCACCAAGTTTAACACGTCCGGGAAGAACAATTTGACCGTCAGCATAAAAACTAGCAGCTTGAGAAAGTGTAGATTTATGAGTTGAAGGAAATGCAAAACTTACGACTGCTTGAGGAGTTAAATCGGACCTAACGCCAATACGAATATCTAATGCAGAAGTTGGAGAGGCACTAGTGGTGTACGTTATTGAACAACGATACCAACCACCATTAACCTCTACTAGTTCAACATCATCTAAACTTCCATTTCCAAGACTAACGTCAGAAGCCAACATAGTTGCAGGATCAAACACACCTTCAAAATCGTTATCAGCGTCTCCTAGATATGCCTGAACAACAAATTTCTGTCCAGAAGTTAGTTTTGCAAGAACTGAGGTTGTGTATTGAGTTGAACCGTCTAGAGTAATTCCAGTTTCATATTCTCTTTTATAACCAGTCCCACTTGTCAATTCTAGCGTAGCTGCAGATGACCCACCAATTGGATCAGTTACTGAACCTGTAAAACTTCCTGTACCATCAGTTAATTCACCACTGAACAGAGAACCTATTGCTGTTGCAGGAGAATTTATTAGTTCATCAGTTCTTTCAATTATTAATCTTTCGCCAGAAGGGTTTCCAGAAGATACCTGTTGAGAAATTTTAAATTTAGAACCTGTACCAGCGGTATATTGATCTTCTGAGAAAGTTTCTCTTCTTGCATAATTATACCGGACCGTTCTTTCACCCTTACGACCATCTTGTAAAACATCTTCTACAAGAATCGAAGAACCAGTTTGATTATCAGTATACAACTCTAATGAGTTTAGATTGCCACCCTTGGAACCATTGTATTTTCTTGAGAAACCATAATTAGATGACCCATCATCAATACGCCAAACATTAGCATCAGTATTTGAGTTCTTAATATAGAGTCCATCCGTCACTGCGGTTCCAGAACCTAATACAATTCCTGTATTTGTGATTGAAGCAAAAGTTTCGGTGCTGTCTACAAGGTCTATGCCACTGGCTTTTGATAGAAGCCTAATATCAAAATCATCACTAGCGTCTCCTTTGAAATCAATATAAGAAGAAGGAGTTCCAGAAGAACCTTTTACCAGTTCTAGATTTCCATCGTCACCAAGTTGAGAAACTTTGCCACTATTTGATACCTTTATACTTCCTGAGTTAACTAGAAGATCGGTTCCATCATAGCCCCACCAAACTTCACTTAAATCTTCATTACCAAACGCATGACGCCATGTATCTACGCGTGTGCCAATAGAAGCTGAATATGTTCCAGCATCAAATCTTATGGAGGCGAAGTTTGAAGAAGAATCTATTCGCAGAGAATAATCACCGAATGAAGACTGATTTCTTGAAATGTCAATTTTCCCGGTGGTGCTGTCATCGGCATCAGACCTTAAAAATTGGGAAGCTTCCAGACCATCAACGGTATCGGCATCTAAATTGTTTCCCGATCCTTCATTTGAAGTGGTTAAGATATTAGCATCAGAAATGAAATCAGCTACTGAACGTTTCTTAGGTACCGAATTATCATCATCATCAAAAAACACAAGATCATCAGCCGTAGACGCAGACGCTTCCTGAAGATTGGCATTTGATAAAGAAATGGTTCTGTTTTGCGAAAGATCGCCGCCACCAGATAAACCAAAACCAGTGGAAAGCGTTCTTGTTATCTGAACGAAATCGGTACTATCAAGTCCATCAAGTGTATCTGCGTTAGTTACATCTTCAGAACCCGGAGCGAAGAGTAATTTCATATTACCTTCAATACCAAACTTCCATCCGTTTGATGCTTCATCCCAAATCAACAGAGCATCTGGTTCGTCGCCACGCTCAATGCGGAAACCGGAATCTAGTGTTGGCGTTCCTGTCTGGTTTTTAGATAATGTAATAACAGGGTCTTCAACAGAAAGTTCAGTAGTATTGATGGTGGTGGTTTCGCCATTAACCGTTAAGTTTCCAGAAACAGTTACATTTCCAGTAAAAGTCTCATCTACATTGTTTCTAGCAATACCAAGATCATCTATAACATCTGAAATGATAACTGCTCTTGCAATATCACTAGAAGAGACATCTTGGAAGATGAGTTTATCGGAAAGAGTTATCGTACTACTTCCAAGAGAAGAGAAATCTAATTCAATTGTTCTATTGGTCGAAAGATCTCCGCCACCGGTTAAACCAATTCCAGTTGAAATTGATCTACTGGTCTGTACAAGTCCAGCAAGATGAACGCCATCAACTGTGTCAGCGTCTAGTCCACTTCCAGAACCATCGTTAGAAGCAGTCCATATTCCTAAATCAGATATGAAGTTGCTTACGGTCCTTCTTGAAGCTACAGTTTCAGAAAGATCATATGTCACAATACTGTCGGTCAGTGCGACACTTTCTGAAGAGGAAAGAGAATTTAAATCAAGTTCAATTGTTCTGTCAGAAGTTAAATCACCACCACCAGACAGTCCGGTTCCAGTTGAAATTGATCTACTAGTCTGTACAAGTCCAGCAAGATGAACGCCATCAACTGTGTCGGCGTCTAGTCCGTTACCAGAACCCGTGTCGGATGTCGTTATAACACCAAGATCATTGAAAAAGTTACTAACACTTCTTCTTATAGTCTGGTCAGATGAATCGTCATAGAAAGCAAGACTGTCATCGGTTTCGATTTCCGTAGTTGAAGTAAGCGATTCGATATCAAGTTCAATTGTTCTGTCAGAAGTTAAATCACCACCACCAGACAGTCCGGTTCCAGTTGAAATTGATCTACTGTTTTGAACGATTGCGCTTCCTTGGATGCCATCAACCGTATCGGCATCCAATCCACTTCCAGAACCATCGTTAGAAGCAGTCCATATATTATTGTCTGATATAAACTGAGGAATACTTCTCTGTTTTACGGTTGCAGAGTTGGTAAAGAAGAGAAGGGAACCGGTATTAGCAGATGTTGTTGCATCAATTCCGATGGTAGAAAGTCTTAAACTTCTATTTGTTGAAAGGTCACCACCACCAAAAAGACCGGAACCACTATCGGTTGAAATTGATCTACTGGTCTGTACAAGTCCAGCAAGATGAACGCCATCAACTGTGTCGGCGTCAATACCAGAACCACTACCAACATTGCCTGCATGAAACACATCATACCAAGCGTCATCGTCGCCTATCTGCCACTCAGTTCCATTATATCTAATCTGTGTTCCCGCCACTTCTCCAATTCTAAAATCAGAGGTATAAGCCGTCAATTCATATTGTTTTGTTCCATTACCAATTATAATGTTTTGACTTGAACCATCGGTTACATTGGTAAACGTAGCATTCATCTGATCATCAATATCAGATCGTATGAATTGCGAAGATAAAATGCCATTTAATTGAGTTGCATTAACGGCACTGTTAGACGTCAGTAGTTCATATTCAGAACCAGATAAACCAGCTTTCCACTTATCGGAAACCTCGTCCCACAAAATTCTTGCGTTGGTTTGGAGTCCCCTCTCAACTTCAATGCCAGCATTTTCAGTAGGATTGGAAGTAACATCCCCATTCAAAGTTATGATATTATCTGAAATATTTAATTCGGTGGTACTGATGGTGGTGGTAGTTCCACGAACTGTTAGGTTCCCATCAACAATTAAATCTCCCGTGAAATTTTGTGATGCCTCGCTTAGAATAGCAACATCAAGTGCATCAATGAGGTTTGATAGTGTTGTTTTTCTTAATGATGTGCCATCAAAGAAAGTGATTTCATTAGTTCCGGATGGGTTTTGAGAAGTAACACCATTTGTAGATAAAGACAGACTTCTATCAGCAGACAGGTTACCACCACCAGATAAACCAGAACCACTAACAGTAGATACTAATCTAGATGTTCTTGTATAAAATGAGCCTTGAACCCCATCTAATGTGTCAGCGTCCAGACCGCTACTAGATCCATCATTACCTGCGTGCCAAACCTTATTCCCATTAATTCTAAGTTCAGCAGTGTTGGGGTTGGAACCATCCGCTTTAAATTCAAACTCTGTTCCACCAGAACCGTTCGCAGTTAAAGACACACCACCGGATGAATTACCAAATAAATCCCAAACCCCAGTATCAGTAGAAGTAAAAGAAATACCTGCGTTAAGGGCGGCAGTGAATGTTCCAGAGAAATTTTTATCTCCAGTGGTCAACAACATTTGGGTAGAATGAACGCCATCAACTGTATCAGCGTCCAGTCCGTTACCACTTCCTTCATCAGCCGTAGTTAGAATGCCGATGGAATTAATGAAAGACGATACGGTTGCTCTTCTAGAATCGTTAGAAGAATTAGAATCTGAAAACAGAAGATAATCGTCAGAAGCCGGAACTGCTACAATTAAACGATTCAGGTCTAGATAGAGATTCAAGTCGTCATCAAGAACTCCTCCTCCACCTAAACCAGATTCATTATTAGTATTGATAGAAAACGTCTTTTGCACAAATGCTGATGCTTCGATACCATCAACTGTATCAGCATCAAGACCATTGCCGGAACCTGTGTTAGCAGTAGTTAATATATTAAGGTCTGAAAGGACTGCACCAAGATTTCTCTTCTTAATGGCATTTGAATTGGAGAAATCAGAAAAGGCAATAAAATCATTTCCTGTAACTGCAGAAGATGGTGAAAGAAGAGAATAATCTAACTCAATTGTTCTATTAGTAGATAAATCACCACCACCGGCCAGACCATCACCAACGGTAATCGTTCTGCTGGTCTGTACAAGTCCAGCAAGATGAACTCCATCAACCGTATCTGCATCAAGACCACTTCCATCACCATCAACGGTTTTAATTGCAGTCAATAATTGTGAAGGAGTTTGATCGGCAGTTGCTCCGCTTTCAATAGTGTCTAATTTTGAGTAAACGGCATCAATATCTCTTCCATTAATGTTTCCCGAAACACTTATAGAAGATGCGGTTAATGAACCGCCAACATAAAAATTAGAGGTCAGAGTACTAAATCTGTCGTTAGTCTCGTCCCATATAAATCTTACATTGCCGCTCGTTCCACGTTCTACTTCAAATCCTGCATCTTGAGATGGTGAACCAGTTTCATCAGAATTAAGAACAATGATGTTATCGCCGATGTTAACTGTATTACTATCAATCTGAGTGGTTGTTCCTTCAACGGTGATATTACCTTTAACAACAATACCATCATCGTTGATTTCAACTCTCTGCCCTGCTCCTGTAGAGATTCCAATACTATCTGCCCCAGTTCTATAGAACCCGGTGTTAGTATCACTCATAAACGATATTGAAGGAGTACTTTCGGTTCCATCGCCAACATAGATTGTACTAATATTTGAAGACGACCACGGCTGTGATGATTTGCCAAGGATACTAGTACCTTCAAGAACAACATCGGTACCATCTCTTAACACCAAATCATCGGAAAGATTTAATCCGCTTAAATTTTCAGAACCATCAACGGTTAGAATTCTCAAATCAGAGATAAATTGAGTTGCGGTTCTTACTTTTTCAGTTGTGTTGTCCGTCCAGAACGATATTAGGTTAGAACCGACTATAGGAGACGTGGTATCAAGACCTACTTTTGTGAGGGTGATGGTCCTGTCAGCCGTTAAATCGCCACCACCGGCCAAACCTGCGCCAGTGGAGATGGTTCTAGTAGACCTAGCAAAGGCAGTGCTGTCCAATCCATCAAGTGTTCCGGCATCGACCGCTAGAGGATTGTCAGATGTTACGATATTGAAATCAGCGATAAAATCTGAAACTTCTCTTCCCCTAAGAGTTCCATCCCAAAATGCAATAACAGAATCATCTGATGGAGCAGTGGAAGTTCCTAATCCTGAAAAATCAACTGATAGGGTCCTGTCAGCCGTTAAATCGCCGCCACCGGCCAAACCTGCGCCAGTGGAGATGGTTCTTAGTTGTGTTGCAACAGCCGTTCCGTTTACATAAAGACCGGCCAAAGAAGCGGACAAAATCTCTGTACTACCATTAACGGTGATTGAGAACTTTTCAGTTCCTGAATTATTATCAGTGTCTATATTGTGCGTGATGTTGCCAGAAGACGATATATTGAGGTCGCCAACTGATCTAATGGATTGAGAAATAAATTCGGTAGCGGTCACAGAACCGGCCACAGAACCGGCCACATCAGACCTTAAGAATTGAGAAGCTTCTAATCCGTCGAGAAGATCCGCATCAATTCCAGAGCCGGAACCGTCATTAGCCAAGACTTCATTGATAACATTTTGAGCAATTTCATGAAGCCATTCGGTTCCGGTCCATACTAGAGTTTTATCTTGTTCTTCATCCCAGACTCTCCATCCTTCTTCTGGTTCAAAGAATATCCAAGTATCCGATACCCATCTAGCAATCTCATCATCATGCCCGGCCCACGCACCGGTCGCACCGGTCGCAACGATATAACTGTCTCCTTCTTGGGGGGTAGTTTCAGGGGTTGTTTCGTCAGAATAACGAACTGAAAAGCCAAGTTCAGAAAATTCACCTAGGGTTACTGGTGATTGACCCGGTATTGAAAGAACCAAACCAGCACTAGTGGCAGTTAAGGTCGCCTTTCCTATTGAAAAGCTATCACCACTAATACCAGTTATATTTGATTTTCTAGCCATAAAATAAAAATCCCATCGACATAGTATTTAATGTCGATGGGATCAGTTTGTGTTAGTTATCTAATGTTTTAAGGAACTACTTATTTAAGAAATGTCTCTTAATTACACGTTTCATGTCACCAAGTAGGGTGAGTTGTGGAACATCAACAACTTTTTCATCTTCAAAGGTATATGGGGGAACCCATTCACCGATTGTTTCATCCCAAATAAGAGCCTCACAATCTTTATCTGGATTGAGCCAAATAAATGCCTGATGTTCTTCTGTTGGGACACTTTCTGAAACAACTGCACAGTATTCTCCATTTTCGAGAACGCACCTAGGAGTAAGTGTCTCTTCAATTCTTTTTTGAATTTCATTGAGAGCTAGGTTTTCAGTCCCTGAATGATTAAACACATCCTCTTCACTTGGACCTTCGAATGTAATTTCTTTCCACACATTCTGGCCGGTCGCTATGTTCTTTTCTACAAAGTAGATAGGATATCCATTACATTGTTCAGGAAAAACATCAGAAGTCTGTCCCTCTAGATCAGAGATTTCTTCGTCAATAACAACCCAAAAATTTTCAAAGTTCTGAGAAAGTTTGTTCAAAACTGGTGGAGTTTTGGAGAAGGTATAAAGAGGAGTTTTCTTTTCTTCATTCTCCATATCTGGCCAAAGTTCTTTGCGACGATCAGCTTCAAGCTCTTGCATCTTTTCTCGATTATATACTTCTGAATCGAGTAAAATCCAATCTTTAGCAAGAATATCATCCATAGAAGGTGTCCAGACTTCTGCACATTCTTCATCGGCATAATTAACAAAGAATCTGTCGATATGAGACTGATAAGATAGAATTGTATTCTCTGGAAGAAGAGATTTAAGAGGGTCCCTATTAACCTGAAAGGTTGATCCTTTAACAAGATAAAGAAACTCTCTGTCATCCCAACCCTTTCGCCTAACTCTATTACCATTTTCAAGGTCTGTTAATGCTTTTTGAAAATCTTGTACACCCATCTTACATTTCTCCGCCTACAAATTTCTTACCTTGCATCTTCTTAAGACGCTTAATGACAGCTTCACGACTATTACCCAACATTTCAGAAGCAATTACATATTCCTTAAGATGGGAAATTGCTAAGCCCTTGGTCTCGGCGACGATCCACTCCATTTCATCTACTTTTTTCTTAGAGATTTTCCCATCATCTAAAACAGTAACTTCAATAGTATTCTTCTTTTTCTTTAGACGTGGGATTTTCATCTCAATGAATTTCTTTCTGGCTTCATCAGTCGGAAACTCAACTTCACGAACAATATCAAACCGACTTGGACGATTAACGATACGATCATCAAGATCACTTAGATAGTTAGTGGTAGCGACGAAGACAACATTATCTACTTGATTTTCACCATCAAGGAGTGGTAATAGATCAGATTCGCCATAACTTTCGATGATAGTGTCCAAGTCTTCCAGAATAACCACAATTGGGCGATCAGGTTCAATCTTTCTATAGATACGAAGTCCAGCAGAAGCAATTCTAGGATTTTCAACAAAGAAGGAGACCCCGCCCATTTCATTAATCCTACGACTAATCATCTGTACCGCAGTCGTCTTACCGCAGCCGGGCTTGCCGTAAAGCAAGTATCCTCGCTTCCAAATCAATCCATTTGATTTATAAACGTCTTTCTTAGACCAGAAAACATCCAATTCATCCATAACATGGTTAATTGTGTTGTCTGGAAGTTCAAGAAGTTCATCCATATTAGATGAGGTTTTTGAGAAATAAATTCCACGTGCATCATCATATTGAATCAAATATTGACAAGAATCGACCTTACTTACAGTTTCTTCACAAGGAAAATAGTTATTTCCATGGATGGCCCACATCTTAGCATTATCTGATGCCTTAATGGAATCTTCAGTTTCTTCATTATCGGCGTATGAATTGATTGATTTTCTTCTGCCCATTATTCTTTTCCTTTACCTCTTAGGTGTTCGTGTATCTAATTTGAGGTTAGGAAGGATGACACTTTTGAAGAAGAACTATTTTGCTGATTTTTGCTTTTTTGCCTTGATAACGTCAGTGATGAAATTCTGAAGGTTTGTATAGAACCTATATCGCTTATCTTTATACAAGCCGTGACGTTTTTGCATGGTGATATCTTGAATATCAGCCCTAACCTTACGTGCCAATTCTAAGAGGTTGATGTCGCTCATTTTAATCAATTGACGGGGATTAGTTTCCGACTTGGGAGTGTGAAGGTATCCGGTAACAAAAGGATGATTAATAAATTCATTATATAATGCATCGTCCGTTGGTTCTTCTGGATCAATTGCACTATTGATGTCAGGAGTATCGGTCGGCACAGAATCAAAGTCAACACCAGCCTCAGTTTCATCCTGAGGAGATGTTTCCGGTCTATCATTTTCGTTAGGCATAGGTTCGTTAGGCATAGTTCTATTTATCCATGAAAGCTTCTACTAAACTGACCCACTCTCGTTGAAGGTTTTCTAACTCTTCATCTTTAATATAAAAGTGCTTAACTTCTTTTTTCTTGGCATAAATTCCACAAATGATATCTACACGTGTTATCTTAGTTCCAAACATAATATCATGCGACAAGGAATAAGCAGCACCTTGTAAAAGGTATTTCTTTACTTTTTCAAAACCCGGATAACTCCTACTAGTTTTAAAATCACAAATGGAAAGAGTTCCGTTCCAATCACATATTAGATCAGAAGTTCCTGCATAGAGATCATAAGAGTGTAATCTACTTTCAACTCCATGAATCACGTTGACCTTACGATCAAGAAGCATAAACATCTTTTTTGATAAAGAGATAACTTCCTCAGAGTCTTCCGTGTTCTTATTTCCAAGAATCATATTCTCTAAGGTTTTATGAACGGCATCTCCAAAGGAAGCCGCCTTATCTGTTATTGTATCTGCCTCTTCATCACCTACTCTTTCCCTCCATTCTTTTAAACCTTTATTAGGAATAGTAGATAGAATGGTAGTTACTGAGGGGGCTTCACCATATGGGGTAATATATGTCCTGCCAGAAACATTGTCTCTTCTCTCAAGACAAGGATAATCGAATTTATTGGAGAAAGTGAATGACACAAATCACCAAGTGATGTGCCAGTTGAACTTATCTTCTGATTCGTGCTGTGCTCTTGAAACTTGGAAGCCCAAACGAGTGAAATGGCCAATCACCTCATTCATTTGATATCTTGCAACATCATGAGCATCTGTTGTGTTATTTGCAGGATCAGACCATGCCGCAAAGGCAACTGCGCTATTCGACAGACCCGTTGCGACAGAAGAAACAGGACCAATTGTTGCTTCTAAAGAACCGTTTCCTACAGCAGTTTCGATCCCGGCTTCAAGAATACGAATTTCACCGAATATAGCAGTTCTGGTTGTTGCAGCTTCTCGTGCTTCTCGTGCATTATAAGACATTAGCGTTTACGATTCTACTTTCATTATATCATACTGGCCAAGTTCTACTGGCTTGTTACCAAAACGAACAACATATCTACCATTATTCATTACTGATATGATAGTTCCAGTTTCATCGGAATTACGCCTTTTAACTTCGTCATTAACTGCAAAAGTTAAATGATTGACCCCAACCTTATTTGGCTGACGTGCTTCTATAATATGCCTTGGAACTCGGTTCTTAGGCTTTACTAGATCTTTTCTGATTTGAAATTCAATTAAATCGCGCAATTCTGTCTTCATAATTAGCGACGTTCCCTTTCACCGGTTCCGTCTTCGTCTTCTTCCGGATCAAAACTATCAGAATCGAGTTCTCCTTCTAAGTCATCATCCGTCACTTCTTGGTCTTCTTCATCAGAATAATTCTCAATATCCCCAGCTAAACTGTCACTAAAACTATCTCCGGAAATATCTGGAGCTTCTTCACCACCTTCTGGTGAAACATTATTGACATTTCCACCCATTGCATCCTGAAAGAATTGTCTTAGATCGGAAAGCTGATCAACTAATGGCCCAATATGTTCACTAGCGGCTCTCTCAATTTGAGTAGCTGCATCGTCACCGATTTCTGTGCGGACCTTATCCTTGAATGTTGTTAGAGTTTCAGCACTAATTCTTCCAAGCTGCTCAATCATGTTGGTGAGCTTATCTGCAATGCCCTTAGAAGCAACAATGACTTCCGTTCTTTCAACTTCGCCTTCGGTCAATTCGACAAGAGACTCTTCAAACTCTTTACGAATCTGGGCAATTCTTTCATTACGCATAATTGCGTTCTCCTTGATTATTTTCTTAAGACCATAAGGTGCTGCAGCTTCCCATGGCCAAGCCCCTTCCCACCTACTATCACAATAGGCTTCCATTTCATTCAGAGCCTTCTCAGAACTCTCCGTCAAATGTTCAATGACTAAACCACGAGGAGCTTCTAACGGACGTCCATCGGCCAACGTAAAGTAGAGATGTGAGAAGTCTTTGTCAGTCCCAAATCTCATAGTTTCTAAAATTTTAAGCTTTCTTACTTTTTCCTTGAAAGGAATCCAAGCGTGGAACTCTTTTCTATCCTCACCCAAATACGTGCAGCGCTTACCACTAATGACGCCATTTTCCGAAATGGTCACATCTTTGAAGTAAGTAGCTCCCTTAATCAGAGGAATAGTTGATTCTTCCTCTCTTTTGATCTCAGCGAGAACTCTTAAAGCTTCCACCATGAGCTTTTTTGCACCGAATTTAGGGTCCTTAATCCAAGAAGAAAAAGGCAATGTCCTTTTATAGGCTTCGGCTTCGGCCTCAATCACGTCAGCTTCTCTTAGCAAATCTTCACATTCGAAAGTGCTAAATTTGTCTAACTGATGGCCCATACGTGATAAACGGGCCTTATAACCTTCATATACTGAAACGTTATCAGTTTGGTTGAGTGCTTGTTCAAACAGGTTTGTCATTAATCCATCCCAAAGAATTCTTAAAGTATTTAAGGCAAAAGCGTATTAATGATCACCTAACGCCAAGCTTCATTCTAATGGCTTCGATTTTCATTCGAAGAGCGTCGATTTTTGTTTCAAACACTTCTCTCTTTTTAACATTACCAGCAGGTATTTGGGAGAGTTTCTTTTTAGTTATATTGTATTCTCTAATATGAGAATCTTCTGAATTACAAAGTTCTCTAACTCTGGTAAGTCTTGGATCATCAGTATTTCCATTTGTTTCATTCAACATGGCGGAAACAGTTGCTGCTACTACTTCATGTCTAAATCTATCAGGAAGTCTGCCAGTAGATGAATTAACTGACCATCTGACTTTTTCCTTGCCGCCACTTTCAATAATCATTTGGACTGGCTTCCAATCTCCATATACAACTGCCGAATGCTGGCTTGTATTTGTCATTTGAGCATAGTTACCGGCAGGATCGTTTTGTCCGTACATTACATCAGAAGCAACTCTGGAAGCTGCTCGATCTGAAAACTCTTCAACAATCTGATTAGCAGGATCAAAAATCTGATTAGTTGTTCCTCTTTGAGGAGAAGGTTGTGGCATGTTTCTAGAAGTATTAGGAATATCAATACTTTTAGTCATCAATGATCCAGCCTTTAACTTTCTATTAACAGACTGTGAAGTGCCGTCACCAGAATAAGTAGAGGTTACGCCTTCTTGAAATAAAGAAGGAATATTCTTTCCAACAACTGAATTAAATATATCCTCAATGCCGTCAATTTCACTGAGTTTTTGGGACATATTTTTCATTGTTCTTTCCTGAGCCTGTTTCTGTCTAAACTCAGCCTCATTTATAGTCATTTCAGCAGACACAAATTTTTCGTTATCACTCATTAAAAACCTCTTGCTTTTTTAAGTCTTTTGTTGGCTTTGGATAATCTCTTCCTAGAAACAATATTTGTAACCTTAGTCTTGTTTTTACTTCTAGCAATTGATCCTTTTTTCTTAGAGCCTTTCTTGGCCCCAACCCTTCTATTATAACTTGGGGCTTGCATACAGATTTTGGCGTCAGAAACACGCTTTCCGTCTTTTTGACCACCAATACACTTCAATGTAGGTACCAAACTATTACCTTTTCTTTTGAAAACTTTAATAACTGCTTCCATTAGGGAAGAATCTTTATATACCTTTAAGCGTATTTCATTTCCTGTGGACCGTATTTTTTTAGTCATCACTTGCATATCATCTATTATAGACAATATTGCCATTTTTACATGATTTATTTCATTAGGATCTCTTACTATCCTTTCAAATCCAGACACGGAAATTAAAATAGATTCATCATCACCACTTACTAGGTTTACTCTAAGCACAGTGGAATCTGAAAAAGAAGGCACTGATGATGAAATGACTTCTTTTTCTTGTGTTAATTTCTGACTGAACTTTCTTCTGAAAGCATTAAAAAATTTTTCATTTTCCATATTGATATTTACATCTGTTCGAAGTATGGTACTGAATAACTTGAAACAACCAACTAAGGGATTTAAAAATGTTCCGTTCAGACCGCGACAATCAGCGAAACAAAGTGTATAAATGGGAAAATCACATGTTTCCGGGACTTTACACGCCTTCTCTTACAAAGAAGGAAGTTGTCCAACTAGCACACATTCTAAGTGATGGAACTGTTGAGGTAACATTTCGTAAAACTAAAACTGCTTTTGCTGATGGTTGGCGTGTCAATCTCCCTTCATGGGCACATAATCCGGTAATTCTGGCTCATGAAATTGCTCATACAAAAGTCCATTATAGCTATGCTGATCATGGGCCAGAGTTCATGGAAGTTTACGGAAAATACCTTTGTGCAATGGGTTTGATCACTCCTACTCGTTTCATGACCACTACGGTTGACATGGGAGTAGATTACGGCCATATTCCCAAAGAGTATGACATTCATTATTCTAAGCTTCGTAACCGCCTTAAGGGCAATGAACACCTGATCAAACTTCATTATTAGGAAATGAAACTATGTTTAAGGATATCAATCAGTTTGAGGCCCTTGAAAAAGGGGTCAAAATGGTCTTTGACATTGCCGCAATTATTGATAAGGAAGCAATAGAATACGAAGACGATAAAGATGAAAATCTCTTAGAGAGACGGTTAAAGGCCTTGAAGTTGGCATCTGATATTGTCGTATACTTAATCAGTAATGATGTTGCGGCTGGGGAATCCTATGAAAAGTCAAAAGAAAAAGCCTGAACCTAATAAAATGTAACCGTGCTGTTGGTTACTGGTTTAAGGCCGGTTCAGAGTCTAGATATCTTTTGACGTGTTTTCTGGCCAGATCTCTTCCGGTAGTATCTGCCCATTCTTCCATATGAACAAGTGCTCTTCGTATAGCTCTTACCATAGATCTTCTGCCAAGAGCGGTTTTTGAATCATATGTTCCGATTTCAGCACTAGAGATATATTCATTCAGTTCTTTACTAAAAATATCTTTCATTTTATCAGTAATATTTTGAACTTCGTTTATACTTTCTATTCTCTTAATGTATTTTCTTTTAAAAATTCCTAAGAACTTCTTATGCTTATACTTTCCACCTTGGTTTGATCTAATGGTACCTTCGTCATCTTTTACCGTGGTCGCTGTTGCGTAGATGTAACCGGCAGATCGAATTAGATCATCTACTTTTAAGTCATAACGGACATCAGCATAATCCATCCCCATTGCGTCAACCATGGCTTTGGGAACTTCATATCTACTATCGTACCAGACTTTATACATCACGTGCGCTGTCATATTTTCTAACAGATATTCTTTAATTTCAGAAATATCTTGAGGGTCCGAAGTCTCTCTCCATTCGTCCTCATCATGATATACTCCAGAACCAATTACCGCCTCATCAACGGTCTCAGTCTCTTTATCGATAGTTTCTAAGAGGTTTATAGTTTTTCTTGTATCATTAGATGACATGACAAATTTCCTTCAATCGGCTTTATTGACTATATTTACATCAACAAAGTCAAAAAGAATTCCTTTTGACTTTACAAATCATGACCAATCTAATATAGTAGATTGAGATATCACATCATTATGGGATACATTGACAATGAAATACGGCAGAACATATCATTTGAAGTCTTCGCCCGGTGCTACCCGAGACGACAAGATCATTGAAACCGTGGATCATCTCTATGGCCATGAAGTGGTGGTGACGGAAAAGATGGATGGAGAAAATACCACCATCAATTCTACTGGCTGTCACGCTAGGAGTGAAGATTCTCGTTATCACCCATCCAGAGATTGGATTAAGGGTTTTGCAGCATCAATTTCTCCCAAAATTGGAACTCCTGATTTAAAGATTGTCGGTGAATATCTCTATGCGCGTCACTCAATTGTATATGAAGAATTACCATCATATTTCCTAGGGTTCGCCGTTTCGGTTTTTGACGTCTTTTATGACTGGCCAATGACTTTGGCCATGTTCAACTATTATGGGGTTGAACATGTTCCTACGATTTATGAAGGCATTTTCACATCAGAAAAAGAACGTGAAATTATCAATTCTATGAATTTCACAAAGCAAGAAGGCTTTGTCGTTCGTAGGAAGGATTGTTTTTCAAGGGACGAAATGAATACACATATAGCAAAATATGTGCGTGCTAATCACGTAACAACTGATGAACATTGGATGCACAAAGAGATCATTAAAAACGATCTTAAATAAAAAAGAGCGGGACCAAAATCCCGCTCTTTTCACTCTAACTTGAATTTTCAAGCTTATGAGTTCTGAGTTACCCCATTGACCTTTACGGTGATGCCGGAGCACCATGCAGTAGCAGCGACAAAGGCAGTTGCCAAGTCATATGCATTTGGACGGTCAGCCGAAGTATCCCAAGGGGCCTTGCCCTCAGAGTTATCGTCAAACATTTCCTGAACTTCATACTTAAGAGTAACGACATTATCGCCACTAGAAGCAACAGAAACAGTCTGTCCATACTGCTGGAAGTACTGAACTAGTTCAGAAAAACGCTGATGACGGGTCTGGTCATCGGTGTCTTCGTCATTGTATGCACCAAGGTCAGCAGCAGCCTTCATTGGCGTGGTTGTTGGTGCAACACCAGCAGTTACGGTTAGTTCAACGGTATCGAACGGACCATTGCCCCCAAGATCGTGGGGGAAGTTTAGATTTTTGTAAGCCATGTTATAATCTCCTAATAGTTGGCTTCTCTACATCGTCAAGAACACCTTTACGGCGTCTTCTACGTGTGGGAGAAGATTTCCTACTTTTCGGACTATTGGAGGAACGCTCACTTTGTCCGACTGCCGTTGAGGCGGCAATACCACCAACAGAGGTGGCCCCCGCCGAAGCATCTTCCTCAAGACGTACTATCTCAAGGAAATATTCTTTTAGGCTCTTTTTCCCACTCATATTTACACTTTTCTTTCAGAAAGTGCCTCAAGAGGCAAAGGAATTACATTTTCTCCATAACAACCCGGATTTTCAATCAATTCCATGTAGACCGTTTTTTCTTTACGATATACATCATTTCTTTCCTTATGTGCATAATAGATCATATTTGGAATTTCATAAATTTTATTTAAAACCCATTCGGGATCTTCACTTTTAACCACCAGTTTATTCCAGATTGTGTCTGAAGCAACCTTCCCCTCGGAATCGATATAGTGACTTCTACCCCGAACCATCATTCCTGATGAAGTTGAAGATATAGATAGAATTGTTTCTAAGAGATTTTTTTCTATCTCCTGATAAAGTACATATTGAAATCCCAGTTCTCCAGAAGATTTAATTGGACTTCCAAGTTTAATAAGTCCTTCAAAGCCACCCTCTTTTAATTTTTTCTGGACATTGTGTGCTACTTTATAAAAACTAGCTACTCGTTTAATATTCGTTTCGATTAATGAAATTATTTGATTATTAATGTCTGAATGAGAATCTAGATGATATTCTTGAGAACTTAAGAACACTTCCGCATTAATAACTTCGTCTTTAAGACCGGGGGTAACATCTACAATAATAATGCCTGAATCATGTGAAAAGATATTAATTAGGCATGTTGTGGTTTTAGAAACATCTAGTCTACATTCCCATATCTTAGTATCTTTATCTGCAATTTCGATATTAAATCCCCTGCGTTTTGCATAATTTAAAACGCAGTCTTTGGCTTCGTCAAAGTCTATTTGTGAAAAGGGAATATCATCCATCATATTATTTAAGGTTTTCCTTATTCAAGAGAACATTTAATACTTCTTCATCTTCAACAATAAACAATGCAGTTGCAGGTTTATCTTTCTGTTTTGCAGTATAATCGAACTCTTTCAATACACCCTGCTTTTCTAATTCTCTTTTAACTCTATAAATTGCTTTTCTTTTTTCAGCGTTTTCTGAAATTATATTGACCGTAGTGTCTAACTTAATTTCATTATAATATTCTCGAAGACTTTTCATTTAAATCTCTCTTTCTAATTTTTTAACTTTGTTTAAACCTCTTTGAAATTTCCTGTAATCATTTGTTTTGGCAGCATTTAAGAATCTTTTAACCAGATCATTAGCTGTCTCTTCATCAAATTCTTTTTGAATATAGTCGAATAATTTTATAACAGAGGAAAACGCATTAGCTCCACGAACCTCTAAAACTCGCAGAGGGTCCTTTTTGGGAGAAAGGCCTTGAATTTCTTCTAGTAATGATCCAACTTTTCTATCGGTCATTACTTACTCTTATCTGAGTTGAGCCACCTGACAAATTTTTTTGCCTCTAAATTACTATTAAAAGCAAACGCCATCTTATCACCAAGCTTCTTAACTTTAATTACACTAGTAGTACTTCTAGAAGCCCATCTATCAATTTTCGGACGATCTTCCAATAAAGACATAGATTCCAACACGACAATAGAACGTCTATGGAACGTCTCACTTTTTGGTTTAGATGTTATTTTTTGTCCATATATCTTCATAGTAATATTTATGTTCCCGGTGATTGCTTTATTTTCTTAGTGATTTCTTCTAGTCGATTGATAGACGTAATTGATCCGCCGTCTCCTGTAATTTTTTTAGGAGAAACGCCAGAGGATTTACTTTTCTTATTCAACTCTGTTAATTCATCTTCTGTCGGATCTCTATATCTCAAAGAAGCAGGATTATATTTCAAAAAGAAGGACTTTCCCAAACCGTCTGACGTTCTTGTTTTCAATGCGGTGAATTTATAAGCATCGCGTTCTTTAAGCTTTTCATCTCGATAAATTGAGAAAAAGTTATGGGCAGTATTCGCCTTGGATATACCACCTGCGGTCATTCCCAAGTGTTGCTCTTCTTCGCCAATAGAACTTCTGCCAAGTTGTGAAGCTGTAAAACCGATAACATCATTATCTTCGAGATATTGAGTCAAATCTTCTGAAACATATTTGTCCTTCAAGAATAGATTATTGATATCAACGCTTGAATTTTTTGGACACATCAAATCCATGTAATCGATTATGAGAACTGTAGGACCAAACCCATGCTTTATTTCAATTTCTCTGATGTATGATTCTATACCCCTGATAGAAGTTTCATTTTTCGGCATTACTTTGATCCAAAGTTCGCCAGCATTTTTGCTCTTCATCTTAATTGTCTTGTCAACTTTATCGATGTTTGCAAAAATATCTTTGAAAGCAATACCTGTGATCATAGAATCGAAACGCTTAGCAATAAGCTTTTCGCTCAACTCAAGACTGATATAGACAACGTTATGGCCGCTCTCCATAAAGTTTAATGCTAGATTGGATAAAGTGTAACTTTTACCAGCACCCGGACCACCAGCGAAAAGCGTTAACGTTCCGGGTTCTACCCCACCAAAAAGAAGATAATCTAAAGAACGAAAGCCTGTAGAAACATTAGAGACTTCCATCATTTTCTCAAGACGCTTTTTTGGCTCTTCGAAATATCTAAGACCCATATCCCTGTGTAAAGATAACATAACTGCATCTTTAATGGGGTCTACAATACCATCAACCTGACCGGAAGCAATTTTATCACCGGCCCATGTAACCGCTTCAATAACTTTTTGAATTCTACAATAATTTTCTACTTCGTCTAAAACCCATTTAACTCGTTTGGGGTCAGATGCATCATCTTTCTTTTCAAGTTTGACTCCGGTTTCCGCCATGATCATTTCTGGACTAGGGAGTCTGTGATAATCATCAGCATGGGACATCATGAAATTTAGGGCCTTCCCTAAATCCATATCGAAAAAGGTTGGACTCAAAATAGGCTGAGAAAGAGTGAACGTTTCTTCTGCGCTTAAGAGATATTCCAGTAATAGTTTTTGTTTTTCGTGACTATCGTTAAGCAACGGTCATCAGCCTTTCATAGACAGTTTCAATTTAGCAGTAAGATAATTCTTTGTAGCACCCTTAACGACGCTTTCGATTGTATATAACCTACCATAACGATTTACAGCTTCTGTCGCATCTTTAACATTTCGATCCCATTTAGGAAGTGAAACATACCAATTATTTTCTTCTGCTATTTCTACATAGTTTAGTCCACTACGTTCCATATCCGGAAGGATTATTTTTTGACGCCCACATAAGTTTAAAAATAACTTCTGCTTATCAGTCATAGAACTGTTTCTACAGGCCATTCCATCTAACACTATTGCATCCATCACACCTTCTGTTACGATCACGCTCCTAGCCGGTCCATCCAGATCAACTTTATCTTGTCCAAAGATATAATCTGATGGACACGGACCAAAGAACCTATTTTTGTCTTCAGGAAGAACACTTCGTGCCAGATAACCAACAACGCTGTCGAAATGTTTATATGGTATGATTAAATGATTGGGGAATTTTGGAGACCATTTAAAATCATATGATATCGCAACCTCTTCGCCCCTCCCTATCAAGTAATCCAAAACTCGTTCATATTTTTTGTCAGTAACGAATTTTCCGGGGTCTAATATAGAAACGGTATCATCAGGAAGATTTTCTCTGGGAAAATTAAGTACTGGCTTTTCTTTAGTCTCATTCTTGATCAAATCACCCCGTTTGGTGAAATGATCCGCCTGCATCATAGTAAAGCGACTTGGAAGGTCGGAAGGATTACCACCCAATAACTGAAACAATTCCCGTGGCCGTCCACCTAAGCCGCTGCCCGGTTCCCATCCTGTATTTTGAGAATTGAAATCACAACCACCATTAAAACACCTGTAGCGAAATCCTCCTGTGGAAGTCATCAGGAACCCACCACGTCCCCGAGTGTCACCACATGATGGACAATTAAAATTGTACCATCCCCTAGCAGTCTTATTGTAACTATTAGGTAGGACATCAACAAAGGCGTCTAAAATTTTTTGATCGAGATTTTCCATGTACTTTTACAATATAGTTCAAACCAAGCTTCACAAAAAGTAAGATTTTAGACCATAAATAAACACATGAATACGCAGATCGGTAGTAGAAAGTCTACCTATACGGTAATTAAAAACATTCCTAGAATTCCCGTTGATGCCAAAGGGAGACAAGGTAGAGCCGCTACTGGTTCTATAACTATAACTCCGGGCATGGCAGAAGCCATGGAATTTGTCTGGGGGGACATGGACGGTCTACCAATATCATTTGTAGGAGCAAAAGTGGTCTTAGTCTTCTGGACTAATCAATATGACAAAGAAACTCATGAACTAGAAGACAATAGACTTAGTGATGTAGTTGTTTTGAAACGTATAAGCCCCGATGATCCCTATGCTTCAACAACCACATTCACACTGACCCCAGGAGACACTTTCAAAATTGGTCAAGCTGCCACAAACGGAACTGGTGTTTCTTGGGGCATTTACTTGGAAACGACAGATGGAAATTGGCCTGCTGCCGTAAAGACGGATGGCTCTAGAGCAGGATCTGTTATTATTGATAGAATGAACAACATTCCTATTCCCGAAATTTTAAATAGTACTCCATAAAAACAAAAACATGACAAATAATAAAACTGAAATAGTCAAAAAACTTGAGGCCGACTACCCATTCTTGACTTACATACGTAGGAAACAAAGTTCTACTCTCGGAATAGTTCAAAACGTAGATAACAAAATCATGATGATTTATGATTTTAGTAGAATTCAAGATATTGAAGCCAAGAAACGTTTTTTATCTTTTGGTGAAAAATGGTGGTATGAAACCAATACTATGCATCCGATTGAAATTTACATTGGAAGGCCATTCGATGAATTCACAGAGTGTCTAGTTGGTTATTCACTCAGTGAAATTATACAAGTTTCTGGACCATCCATAAGCTTGGATTCTCGCCTCAACAAAAAAAGAATCAAGAAACGCAGGCTTGAATTGGTCAAAGAAGTCTAGACCTTAATTAACCCTACTTCTATAAGGCTCTGTAACTGGGCAATAATAGACACAGCGAAGGCTATAGCGTGACTTTTCTTGTAAAGGTATCCATCACCCTCTCTGACCCAAATTCGCTCTCTGACGACCTCCCACGGCTCTCCTAGGAGGTATCTCTTACCGGGACGGATAATAGCTATAAGACATGCTAGGTCTTCTACAGACTTTGGCTCATAGGCATCAACAATATCAAAATGATTGCCCAATTGATGTAACTGAGAAACTACGTCTTCTCTGGTGAATAAGGACCAGTCCACAGGACGTTCAATCAGTTCTCTGAGATGATCTCTATCTCTCACATACTCATAAGCATGATTTGGAATTACATCTAATTTAGTAAAGCCAAACTCTTCCGCAATATCCTCGGCTTCTTTACCGCTAGGGTATACTGCCAGACCGGTAACAGGGTCTTGTGGAATCTTTTGGAAATAAATTCCGGTAGGATGTTTCTTTAGTTTTCCTTCTACGATTATGGAAGCAGGAATAAAAGAAACCCCTGAAAGAGCTTCTGATCTATCTTTCACGTCTACATCAATGTCACTCATATTTCACGCTTTAATATCATAAGTGTTTATGCCGGTGTAAAAAATGTTTTTCTTACTAGGTCTCATAACAGTTGTCATTGCCACTGTATTATAACCCCTGTCATAATACATTAATACTAAATTAAGAGTTCTAAAAATTCTATCACCACTCAACCCCCTCGTCCTCGCGTCTATATACAGAGACCCGTCTTTAAACAGCATCTTACACTCAGATTCGGATTGAGAAATGTAATATTTAGCATATTCAACTTTCCTAATCGTATCTATCAAACGTTCTACAGATAGTTTAAGAGAGACGTTTTCACTATTTCTCAAATGTTTTGATAATGATAGATATTGCGACACTTCTATCCCTTTCGCCTTTTTTGGATTTGTTCTTTTTCTATGCGTCTGAGCGAATTTTTTAAAATATTAGTCATACTTTTAGGTTCGTAGAATAGATGATTTATTGAAGATGAACCAACAGGTGTTAATGTCATTGTCGTTCCATCTATTTGAGGCGAGTCATCACAAAATTGAGCGAGTAACAAGGCCTGTTCACCTAATACATCACAAGTGATGTATAATGATCCATTTTTAACCATATATGTAGTTTCATCAAAACGTATTCGATCATTGTTTAAGGGCTTTTTCGTAAGCATGTCTCTGAGGACTCTTTTTCTCAGAATAAAATTTTCTAATCCTTTTCTACTTGCTGAAATAGTCATATTTTCATTACCTTGTACGAATTCATCAAAAGTTAATGAAATTGGTTTAGTCATGAGTTGTTTCTCCATCAATCATTCCAAGTTGATCCATAATATTTGCAACTTCATTAACAGCCTCTCTAGAAACCTTTAATCTAGACGTCCAATAATCAAGATCTAACGTTTCATTCATTATGACAAGTTGATCTTCTGAGAACTTGTTCAATAATACATCTGACGCGCCAGTAGAAAATAAAACCCATGGATTCAATCTTCCATTCTGTATCCAGATTAATGCTTCGGTCGGCTTTATAGATTTGAAAAACTCTTCTATGGGAATTTCTTTCTGCTCACACCATGTCGCAATTGCTTCCAGACTTCGTATGGCAGATGAAACTGGCTCATTCTTTTTATTATAGTCTACTTGATACCTTTTAAGGGTCTTGTCTTTTACCCAATCATATGTGCTAATGTTGTTATCAACACACCAACGTACATATTCTCGTCCATTGGGCAAATATACCGAAGAGACATATTCCGTCACCTCGATAAATTTTGAAAAATATGGGGACTTAAGGAATTCGGGATAGGTCTTCGAGTGATTTCTAAATCCATTATAGGTATACCAAAAAGAAAAGAGTTTATAAGCATTCCTGACATTTAAATCGCCTATATCTTGTGCAAGCGCTTTCTTCTTGCACATGTGACGATTTAGGCCGCTTTTGGTTTTGAAGGTGGCGGAACAGTAATCACATTCGAATAATTGAACTGTTTTAATTGCCATATGTAGGTAAACCTAAAAACTTAGAACTATAAATGAAACCAATGTAACAAAGATGACACTTATGAAAATATACTTGCGAAGGTTCTTGTTTCCTTTTTTGACTTCTATAGTATTTTCATTCTTTTTCATAGACTTCCGTCTCTGGTATTCTTTTTGGCCCATAATAATTAGTTTCTGAATTTCTTCTTTATTTCTCTTTTGCATCCTTATAGTCCTTCAAAGCTGTCTTTAATTCTTCTTCTTGAACCCCATTGCTTCTACAAAAGTTTTTAAAATCTTCTCTATCATTTAGCTGGAACCATAAACGAACGTCTTCTGGCTTCAACTGAGGAGAAAACTTAGTAACTAATTGAATAGCCTTATTTTCTGAGGTCTTTTTCGGTGCAGGTACCCATTTCCTGTTCACCTGATAACCCATACCAGATGAAGCCAAAAGCTTACATTGTAAGGGCTTCTCATAATATAGATCAAAATAATGGGGATTGGCGACCAAGTTGGTCAATTGGATAGCCATAGCATGTTCTGCTTCATTATCCACACCAGACATCCATCTTAACAAAGGATACCCTAAAAGTCCATCAAATTCCTTTCGGTCCTTATCCGAAATGTCATTGTATGTCTCATAGTTTTGAGTGTCTAATTTCTTTAATATCGAAAAGAGGTTCATGTTACCATAATAGAGCTAAGTCTAAAGAATCGGGCATCCTAGTTCTGGGCTCTCCTGCAATAATACAACGCGGACCTCTATCTCCATTATCTGTTTCAATAGGAATAACAAGCATTTCGGTTTTTTCAAAAATAGGAGACGACCAAGATGAATTTTCTGGGGTATCAGTTATTCTAATTGGAAGCCATTCCGGCATAAAACCATCTAATGGGTTAAAGCCAAAGGCAGTTATTCCTCTCCCGGAAATCTTCTTGATAGGTATCAATTCCGCTTGATCTTGGCACACCGTAATTAAAGACCAATGATAAGGTAATGTCACTTCAGTATTACCCACTGAAATAACTGCACCGGCTGCAGTATATGTGTCTAGAAAGACAAGCGGTTGCCATTTATAATCTGGGTTCTTTGGCTTCTTTAAATCCAATGTGCAATAATAAACATCTGTTTTATCGCCTAATCGATCTGTTTCAATCGGATTATTATTTTCATCAAGTATCAACATTTAACGGCACCTTTGTTATTGTAAATGGGTATTCTTTTTCTTTATAATGCTTCTTACGTTCTCTTAAATGGACTTTACTATATTTTGTATTGGAACACACATCATAAATCTTAGAAGTATCTTTTTCTTCTCCTAACCGAATGACACGACCAATAGCCTGAATAGTTGTCTCATAACTCTTTCCTATTTCATAGAAAACCAAGTTATTGAGTTCTGGTATATCAGTTCCAGTAGCAAAAGCAGACTTAATACAAACGTAAACCTTATTACTATCTTTAGTCATTGCATCATAATATTCCTGACGTTTATCAGCTTTCATCTTTCCACTAATAAAAACTGTATCGTCGGAAATGTATTTAGCTAATTTCTTTCCGGGGTCGATATTATTAATAATTGCAATAGTATTACCTGTTTTAGACAAGTCTCTAATCAGGTCAGCCGTCTGTTTTAATCTAAATTCATCATTCATGATGAATTTATTTTCTTCTATATAATCGTCAAAGACTTTTTTGCGGGGATCTTGAAACTGCACAACATCAATGTGACATTGAGCAAGGTCGCCTCTATCTTGTAGTTCTTTAGAGCCAATGTAATAAAGACGTTCACCGATAGCAGCTATCAATTGCTTTTCGTATAATTCTTCCTTGGGGAGAGTTCCGGTAAAACCAAATCTATGAGGAACATCTTTCCCGGCATTAGTCATGATATCAAATAGGATATCTGCTTTAGCTCTATGAGCTTCGTCACAGATCACACATATAGTGTCTGAGAAAAGTTCTCGATAATTGTTCAGGGTTTGCCACGTACTAACAATGACGTCGCCCATGGTCTTTTTATCACCGCAATATTCTCCACAATCTAATCCCAATTCTCTAAATCCCTTGGCGGTCTGAGACACAAGGCCTGTCGTGGGAACGATGACGAGGACCCTTCCGAACTCTTTATACTTCTTGGCAATAGATGCGCATGTGAATGTCTTGCCTGATCCCGTGGCCATTTCAAAAATGCCACAATGATTTTGTAGAGCGATATTAACCGCTTCAAGCTGATAATCTCGTAACCTTATTTCTTTGTCATTTTTATAAAAGACAAATTCATCTTCAGTTACTGGCTCAAACTCAAGAGGTTCTTGTTTTCTTTTATCTGAGATATCGACATCATATCCAAGCCGGATCAATGTCTCGATAAAATCTTCATCAATCAGACGATGATAAAACTTTCCTTTTTCGAATAGATGCTTTTTGCCATCCCATAGACCCATTTCATATCTGGGATTAAAAAAGTATCCTTTTTCAAAAAAGGCATATTTTTTATCTAATATATCTTTAGTCTCTTTATCCAAACCAGAAATGAAACATGATGCTTCGTCTCTGATTTGAATAATAGCTTGTGGCTCACTCACCATGCTTCTTAAGTATTTCCTTGATAGTGTTTTGGAATTCCTCTTCCTCCTCCAAGGTTGGAAATGAATTATATTTCACGAATTCACAATAAGAATTCCATACTTCTTGGAATGGATACCGACCAACGATCAATACTTGAAAAGAATGGTGGATTATTTTTAAAAGAGACTTTACGAAATCTACGTCATTACTAGTTTCAAATGCTTCCTGAGATTTCGTAGAAAGTTCACTGATAATAGTTGTAACTCGTTTTATATTTTCTGAATCAAGATCAACTATGGACTTTCCTGTGTCTTTAGACAGTATTCCATATTCAATTAAAATGTCCCTTACATCGTCAAATGGAGAAACAGTTACATATTCTATTTTAATATCTTCGTAATCTGAGAAATTTAATGGATCAGTTGAAGAAACCGGCAATCTTTCATAATTGGTAGAAATGTCCATAATAGCCCTTTCAGTTTTAAATCACGTATGGTCATTATAGGACGCAGAAGATTTTTGGACTAACTAAACTTCAACTTCTTCCATATTCGCAATACGAAGCTTGACAATGTTATTAAGCGTATAGCCCCGTTGTTCCAATGCCTTCATGAGAGAACTATATTGCTCGTAAACATATCTGACATCTTCAACGAATTTATAAGCTTCTATAACCTCATCTTCGGTCTCTAGAACCTCTTTAATCTCAGTAGTAGAGAGTTTTCTTTGAGTAGGAGGATCATTCGCCCACTGCTTCATGATCCTCCCTTTAGTCAAACGATAATCTCTTTCAACGAGTTCTAAAATCATATCAAGGTCGGTATGCATTGCGTCAAAATAAGCAATGAGACCGGGATGAGTTTGATTACAATGAAGAAGATTTCCTCCGATAGCAATTTCCCCTTCTCCCCTTTCCAATTCTTCCATATACCAGTCCATGGCTTCTGAAATCTTATCAGGATCGTTCTTGATGATTCTAAACCAACGTTTAGGAGATTTGTTATTCATCTACATCTGCCTCAACAACATCTTCAAATGGAGATTCTTCCTCATGACGGCCTTTAGCAATATAACGAGAAAGATCTTCATCAAGAGGTTCTTTACCTTCTTCTCGAAGAATATTGTTCATGATCTCTACAGCATAGTCTCTGAACCCCTTCTTCTGAAATTTAACCTCTTCTCCGGCATCGTTAATAAACAAATACCATCCCTTTGATGGGTTTTGGATGTGCCCATTCTCAAGCATATAATCGAAGAGACCGCTAAAAGGATCAATGCCTTTTGGCCAAGGAATTTGGATGTCTACCTTTTCGTTCGGCTTGGCGAATCGAGATTTATAAACACTAGCCTTACAACGAATGCCTACAATCTTCTTTCCATCATCATACTCATCCTTAAGAACGTTATCTTCAACCAATTCAGCTTTCATCTTATACTTGCTGAAATTAAGAGATAATGATGCAAGGTAGATTAGACCTCTACCACCAGTCTGAATTTCATCAGGTTCATACATGTTTTGAGAGGCCATGGAGTGGACCATACCAACAACACATACAGGAACTCTGGGAATGAGATGGGTAATTGACTTAATCAAGTCCTTAAGCTGTTTAGCCTGCTGACCTTGGTCGCCCTTAACCTCACCTTTGACTGCCTCTTCCATCTGTTTTTCAGTCATGAGGACCGAATAACTATCGATTACCAGAAACACCTTTTGTGGTTCAGAGTCAGACTTCAAATCTTTAACAAGATCTGCTACGAACTTTTTCACGTCACCAATAGTACCGACTTCCGCATAAAATAGTTCGTCATCTTCTCCGTCAATCCCAACTCTCCATAACCACTCTTCTTTAGAAGCCTTTTCGGCATCTAACCAAATAACAAGAGCATTATCTGCCTTTTGGGCAATTGCAGCAGCAGTTGCAGCAATAAGAGATTTACCAGAACCAGATTCTCCACCTATAATCACAGTTTTATTGTATGGAAACCCTCTACCAAAATGACCTGATAACTGTCTATTCATGGCAAAATTACCACAGCTTACCCAATCATCACTTTTATTGAATCCCTCCGCCATAGTTGGAGATGAATATTTGCTTACAGTTTTTCGTAGTCTATTTGCTAACGACATTAATACTTCCTTAAAATAGAATTAAAGGTGGGGGACCTTTCACAGCCCCCCACACAATTTTAGGACTTTTGCTTCTTGAGACGAGCTAAAAGCTCTTTCGCGTTAGTCTTTTTTGGCTCTTCCTTAGAAGAGGTATCGACGTCTTGAGTATCGGTCTGTTCTGTGACATCCTCTGTGACATCTTCGGCAACGTCCTCTGTGACATCTTCACTTGGCTCTTCTTTTTCGGCCTGTTTAGTACGCGCCTTAATAGAAGCCACCTTACTCTTTGCTGATGCTTTGACATCTTCATCATTGTTGTTGTCATCATTTGATGTTCCGCCGTTATCGCGCCATGGCTTCCAATGCTCTTCCCAGTCCGGATTCCATGGTTCGCCTTCTAGAGATGCATGAAGCATCTCAACCTGTAATGCGATTGCATCATCAGATGGCCTCTTTGGCATTCTCTCGTCAAGATTAAACAAACCATACTGATCGATAGCTGCCAATTCGTCCTCAGTCAGAGGACTGAGATTTGAAGCGAACTGAGAAGAACCAAAATCATTCCATTGGCCATTTTTCTTAACCTTGACAATGAAGTCTAGGCCTTCTTCATAATCTGCAGGATAACCCGGAAGCATCAAGTTTTGCTTCTCTTCTAGTACCCTATCATAAATGATATCGAAGATTTCACGGTTCACTGTAAAGATACGGATTGGGTTTTCCGGTGCATCAGCTTCATTGAATGCGCCTTCTCTAACAAAACCCTGCATCAATGCAGATTTCTTACCCCAGTGCCTGCCTGCGATCTTCTTGTCTTCTTCCGACCCTCTATAAAGAGGAGAAATTTCCTTCATGACCGGACATGAATACTTTCCATCCCAAGTTTCTACAGATGGCATGGTAATCTTGATTTTCTGACCAGCATTTTCTGGATCGTCAAATGTCCATCTGAATTGGATCAGTTCTCGCCAAAAATATGCATTATCTGGATCGGCATCCGGTAGGAAGCGAATAGTACAATCTTTGCCTGCGGGGGTGTCCCAAAATGGGTATCTAGCTTTATCACTGGAACCGCCTTTTGGCGCGTTCTTTTTCATCTTTTCACGAAGACGTGCTAGTTTTTCTTGTGAGGTAGACATAATTTTTCTCCTTGCCTGTCTATTGCCTGCTTTGTGCCTTGCTAATTTGCTTGCTTTGTGCTTAGGGAACTAGTTCCCATTCTTATTTATGGCACCTACATTCAATAATAGGCAGTATGAGAGAAAAAAAGAAAATTAAATTACAGGAAGAAACGAATCGTCTTCTTCATCAAGATCGAGTTCAACTTCGACTTCTCGAACGACTGGGACGTTAAGACGTTCTTCTAATTCTTCCTCATAATATTGCACTTCATCAAATAAGAAGCACATTAAAACGCAACACATTACCCGGTCATCTTTGGTGCCGGGCTTTGCCTCAAAACTCTTTCCTCGTTGAACGAAGGTTTTAATTTCAGATATCAACTCTTTGGAAGCCGGTTTGATTAATTCATGTTCTATGAGCGTCTTCAATCTTAAGCAATAATCCCTCTTGCTCGATTCAGTTGTTCTAATTCCACGACTTTTATTTCCATCGCTATCAATTAATTCTCCGGGGAAATTTTCCTCTCCGGCTAATTCGATAGCAGTAATAATACCTTTACCAATACCATTACATTCTACAGAATAATAAATGTAACTCTCACCAAAATGATGGGGGTGACTTTGCTGCTCATTATATATTTTCTTTAGAATTCTCAAAAGCATTTTCGTCTGTTCTACCTGATCAGTTACATTTGAAGCCCATTCTGCCACCTGTTTCATATCGGGTATAGAAAAGACCTCAATCACACTGTTATCATTAGAAGCTCCTTCTGAAGGGTCCATAATGACACAATGTGTGTAACCGGGACGAACATTTTCGAACCATTTAACTCCGTACTTATCTATATACCTAGGTTTTTTTGGAGCAAGTTTCATCAAGACGTTTTGATTAATTAGGGTAGGATCTGCACTATGAAATCTGCATTCATATTCCCTATACCATCTATCTAAAGTAACACCTTCTTTGAGAGTCTTTTTCTTATACTTCTCATCTCGACCCGGCGGCTCTTGCCAATGAACGAAGAAACGTTTGAACCCACCAAGGCTTTCTTCTTCCCCAAGAGAATCTATTTCCTCTTCCAGCATAGAAGGGTCTTCATAAACAGTTTCATATTCTTCCTCATCTTCTATGAGGGTAATACCTTCTAGGTCTTTCTTCTCGTGGCTGACCCATTTAAAGCTATTTGGGGCATCTTCCGCACCATTCCAGATACGAGAGAAAACGTCTTCATCTGAGTTGGGTGTAGATGTGATTAAGAATTTACCGCCAGATGTGGCTAGTGTCGGCTGAATAGAAGCAAAAAACTCTTCTTGAATGTTAGGTTCAACAAATGCAAACTCATCAACATAGAGTAGAGAAAGGGCACGGCCACGGCCAGTTGATTTAGTTGTTGCCTGTGCTTCAATAAGACTCCTATTGTCAAAAACAACACTAGTCTCATTATCCTTCATTAGGCCGGGCTTGATAAACCATGGAAGTTCTTCATACATCTGTTTAAAACGACGCATGATCTCTAATGCAGAAGATAACTTATTTGCCGCGATAAGAACATCTTGACGTTCTTTGAAACAACACCACCATAATAAAAATGCTGCTGTAGTTTCAGTTTTCCCTACCTGACGTGGACATAGGGAAATGATTCGCTCTTCACCTATATAATTTGAAATTAATCGTTTCTGAAAATCCCATAATTTAAATGGTATCAATTTACCAGTTTTTTTCTGAACAATCTTAATATAAGTTTCAATAAAATATATAGGGTCTTCAGAACATTTGGCTAGTTCTAGAATTTGCTCTCGGGTATATGAATGTTTAAAACCGGCAGGCTTTTTAGTGCCGCCATCTTCTTCACTTCTAAATGCCATTATTCATATTTATAGCAAGAAACGAAGAAATATTCTAAAACAAAATAATGTCCAAAACTAACGAATAAGTTTCGGATGTATCTTAAATGACAAATATGTTCCGCCAAGAGTAGCAGTATTGATGTCTGCCGAAACAGACCGAACAACTTTATTTAGAAGGCCCAAGGTCAATTCATCTACATCTACTTGTCTAAGGTCAATAGTAGCTTCTTGAGTTTCGCTCTCTACCATCACCTTAACGTCCTCAAAACCTTCAATCTGTTGTAAGATAGACTTGATGTTTTTAGAAATAGAGATGTCCTGATCTGTCTTCTTGTCCTCTGGACTGAGATCGTCTTCGATTACGTTTTCGCCCAAAACAGCCATAGCAGACTTCAAATCAACCTTATCTTTGATTAACTTGAGATCACTTGGTTTTTCAGTATGGGGGCCGCTTTCAACAACGACACGACCGTTTTCAAAGGAACAAGAATAGTAACCTTTTTTGTGGTTTTCTCCGATCAATTCTCTCAAACCCAAATGAGTTGTAGTGAATTTACGAACACGCTCCTGTTCGTCACGGATTCGATCAAATTCTTCTTCCTTCATCTGTCTAACGATACGAGAGATACTACCGGTACCCACCATATCATCGCAGCAACCATCAATATGATCGGAGGAAGCATCTCCGTAATCAGAAGCTAACACTGATTTATAATCATCAGCTTCTTCAACATCTGCACCAATAGCATCTGCCGCTTCCATACCATCAATTTCTACACAAACAGAACTTGAAGGGAATTGAGTTTCCAAGGAAATTTGGTCAGCAATAGCATCAATGCCGCTTTCCGGTAAGATAGTAATAGTCGCTTCAATTTTAGAAACAAATCCAAACTCAACACCGGGGAATTGAGGAGGAAGACGAACTCCCTCCTCCTCATAATATTGAATTTCGGTGGCACCATATCTGTCAAGAACAGTATTGATGCGTCTGCTGATTTCCTGATCTTCAATATTACCAAGAATGTAGACCTCTATTTTATATTCTTGGTCATTTTCACTAATGTATTCAAATAAACTTTTTTTAGACATTCTTTTTCTTTCGTTATTAGTCAGTTTCAACCTTAACAGTAGGAGGCTCACCCGGAGTCAGTTCGCCGTCAGCAGCATAGTATTCATTATACATATTATCTACCGTTTCTTCTACGTTGACTGCCGAGACAGTGATGTGACAATCTTTAGGTAGGGGCTTTTTAGCAACTTTTGCACCAAACCAAACTTGCGAAGCAACAAAATCTTCGGGCCAGTTTTCAAGATTTGAAGGGAAGGTAACAATGCCCTGAGTTAGTGGATCATCATCACCTTCATCACCGGTAATACTTCTAATTCCTTTTGGAAGTTTTGTAATTGGTGTATTTGTTAAATTGATACTACCACGAGGTTCAACCACTTCAATGTTTTCGATTTCTTCTTCGCCAACCTTCAATCCTTCGGGAAGCTTAGAACATTTTGAATTAGAAAGATCTAATGAATGGCCCACTTTCTTAGGCTTGAAACTTGTGATTGCGGTTTCAGACAAATCTGCATAACCTCTGATATGCACTGATGAATCAATATCAGAAAGATTACTTCCTTTTGCAGAAAGATCGCCGAGAGAAACTTTCGGCCCGATACGTTTCACCGAGGTTCCAGAAAGTGAAAGTGATTGAATTTCTACTTTAGTGATTTCTTCAATTCCACACTCACTAATGACCACATTATCAAATTTACCCATAGGGAAATTTTTAAGACCAACACAATTATTAATTTCAAAACGACCATCAACCTTCAAGTCCTGCGGCAGTTTACCAAGGCGGCTGGATTCTCGGATTATAAGATTGCCCTTAACATGCATTTTTTTCGGAAGGGTTTTAGCGCCACCACGCCACCCCCAACCACTAATGGTCACATTATCAGAAAAGGTAATATTATCCGGAAGTTCTGGATCAGCAAGAAGATTGATGAAGTCTCGGTTCCCTTCAACTTCCTTACCTGCCATTTCACTCCATGAGAGAAGTTCACCATCAGAAGTTTTAATGAGACCAATACTCTCAAGTTCTTCATTAGTTAGATCAGAGTTTTTCAGTTGTTCACGAGAGAATTTAGTCTTTGCTTCTTCGAGAGGTGCAAGCTCATTATCAACCCTGACCAAACCAAGCTTACGAAGCTGATTTCGAGTGAAGTTCAGCTTTGCAAGTTCTTCTTTGGGAAGCTTTGAAATACCAAATCGATCAAAGTATTTGGCATTTTTACCTTCACCGACTTTCATAATACGGGCACGCTCAAGGTAATGGCCATCATCGACATCCATTTGATAATTATTCAAGAAAGCGATAATAGCTGGGGTGTATTTGTGATCTGGTGCCTGATTATTTTTACCATGAAGCTGTAAAACGCGCTTCTTATTAGCTTCAATAGTCACATGTGGTTCATTGTTTTTATCACGAAGTGAATAAAATTGCGACCTTCCACTCTTGAGGGCTTCATCATAACCATAACCGGAACCAATACAGTGTCGCATGAAATATGTTTCACGACGCATAACAGGATTAGTGGAAGAAAGGGTATAATTATGAACTTGCATTCCAAGGGGAATATCTTTGGCAAGAGAAGGCAAATCTTTATCAGTGACAGGTTTAATCGAAATCCAACGCGACCCGTCATTGAACGACATAAGAACTTCTACACCATCGCTGTCATCAAAAACGTCATTACTAGACTGAATGATGTCGTCTTCCCCGGACCAGTTATGAGCCTTGTTAAGAACCTCACCAACATCCCATCTAGACAAATCCTGTTGCGGTCGAGAATGAACAAGAAACCAGTCGATCACATGCCGCATTTCCAAAGAAAATTCTTCATCTAGTTCAAGCTCGAAGACTTCATTATTGTCCAAGAAATCTTGGAGACTTTCAGGACCACCAGCCTGTTTAACCAGCCAGTCTGGAAGACCAGCACGAGCTTTATTAACTTGAACGACCCCTTCAAAGGAATTGATCATCCATTTACGTAAATTCTTTTGAAACCATTTACGAATGTTAGGACGATCAGAGGGAACATCATTGATGATTTTTCCAATATAATTATCAAGTTCATCGACATTGATGACGTTACGACCCTTAGATTCATTAAGTTTGGTAAGTTCGTCCAGATTCATTACCTAATCCTTTTATTCACAGCAGAACCGCCATCGGGTTCATAATATACGTAATTGAAAACTTGCCCAGAACCATGCTCTTCTTGCATTACATAGTATCTCTGACCATCAAAATCCAATACCACAGCACGACCGCCTTTGTAAAGCTCTTTTGGTATTCCGAAAGCTGATAGCTCATTCCATTCTTCGATAAATGTGCCATTCTTTAAAAGAAAACCTGCGAACTTTCTAACATCTTCAGTTTTTGAGCCAGCAAGATCAGTGGCAACAAAACAATTATAAAGGTCCATACCTAATTGATCTCTAAAGAAAGGAACAAAAGCTCCCCTAACAAAATCATTTTGAAACATCGGAAGTTTAGAAACCTTATACCATTCCAATTCAGACTTTTCCGGTCCACTGGTAGATACTTCAGTAGATTGTTTTACTGGGAGTTTGTTTCTTTCCGCACCTCCATTTCCCAATTCATGAGTATGTACGTGGGAAATGATGTCTGTATGAGTATCTGGTAGAGGTGTGTCTTCATATCCTGCCGTTTGTACGTTACTGGAAAATTGAGACATGACCTCGCCGCCGCCAGATACATTAGAGATTTCTGTGGGACCCCCATCCATCACTTTACCCACTGGAGGTGCAGCTACAGAGGTTTTGTCCTTTTTATCAATTTCATTATCTTCGAGTAAAGAGCTTAGAAGCTTTTCATAATTCATTAAACATTTCCCACTAAAACCAATGATTTGGCACTATTTTTATTTACCAAAAAATACAGATTTATGACTCGTCCTTCTCATTCTCAGATTTAATTTGTCTTAATAAAGTTTCTCTATCGCCATAATAGTTATTAATGTTTACACTTCCTCCGCCGTTATCTATTGAATTATTAGTATGCTTAGAGACTTCCATTTTAGTCTTAATAAGGTTCAAACCAAAATCTTGCTTATGTTTGATCGCACGTGTGGTTTCAGACATTAAATTTGCGGCAACTTCTAGTGCCCGATTTTTTGAACGTGGCTCAAGACCATCCGAAAACGAAATTGTTTCTCTTACAGCCTTCAACCCTTCTTTAATAAGCACATCAATAGCATCGTTGGCTTCGTTTATACGATCAATGTCGGAGCCAACTTCGAGAGCTTGACCGTTTTCAGGAGATGTCTCACTTGCCTCTACAATTTCGGTGGTAACTTTTTGATCATCAATTTCATATTCAGTTACAGTTTTTCTTTCCTCGGCTTCTTTTTCCAAGTCTTCTTGACTTAAAGCGTTTTCAATTCCTAATATTTCGCTAACAGTTTTGGCCATTTATCTTCTCTTTCTATTAGTTCTTTTTGTCACCCTTCTACTAGGTGCAGTTGGCCGAGTTGGACGCATAGTATTTCTAGTCTTCTTGACTCCACTAGTTGAATTAGTAGTTCTTTTTTTAATTGACTTTTTCTTAAGACTAGTTCCCTTTTTTGAAAGATTTACTTTCAACTTAGGTTGAGTTCTTGGTGCTATTGGGGGAGGGGGAGTTTTACCAGTATTAAACAAATTATCCTCCGTAAGAACAGCAAACTGAATACCTCTTCGCTGACACCACCAACTAGCAGCAGCCCATTTTGCTTGGTTCCTAATAATACTCATACTATCAGCAACATTCTTAGCTTCGTTCACACCGCTTTCATGTTTAGGTTTAATTTCTACAAGAATAGTTTTAAATGAACCTTTACTGTCTCTTAGAGTAACCAAAAAATCTGGTATATAAATGCTTTGTTTTGTTTTGCCGTTTTCAGTAATTCTAGTTGGGTCAGTATAAGGTATCTTATGGGGTTCAGAACTCCATTTGACTACATCATCCATAAGATCACATTTTTTGGCAAATATTACTTCCCAAGAAGATCTTAACCATATAGGATAAGTCCCATTATATTTTTCTGGGTTCTTCGGAATAAATTTTACTGGTTCAGGACGCGCCATGTTTTTACCACTTATCTATGATGATCCAAGGCTTGCCTTCCCAAATAGTACCCCTCATAATATCTGTCGAACTATCAGATGCTTTGTATGGATCATCTACTGGGAATTTGGCTTTACCATCACTTCCAGTTACAGTTTCATCTGGAAACGCTATCTTGCCTACATTACCAACGCTCTTGGCAATTCTCCTACCAGCGCCCAAAATCCCGACAATATCAAGTTGTTCGGCACGCTGTTTTCCAAGTTTAGTGGCTGTTATAATATTTCTGACATCTTGAATGGGCGTTCCTTTTGCGCCGCTTTGGAAGATACCTCTGGCCAAATCACGAGGGTTTATCTTCCCGCCCTGAATTCCTCCGGACAGAATAGAAGGAAGGTCCCTCGATAGATTTTCGCCTATCTGATCAAAGATGCCTCCAAGAGTATCTTCCTTGAGAACATCGTCAAAAGCGCCAGACCGTTCTGCATCTAATAAGGATGTTGATGATCCGCCCTTGCCTATTTGAGAAAAGATGAAGCCATACTTGGTCATGGGTTCGGCTATTAATTCATAAAACCCTTCATATTCTAATGTCAGAGTTATTCCGGTCTTTCCACTCCGATCTTCATAATCCAGATTATCCCAAGTAACATCACTAATAACGGGATTAACGATGTGATATACGTTTACTGATTGAGGTGCAGTACCAAGATCGAAGATACTAATACTACTGAAAAAATGACGAGCGCCGGGCCTGACCCTCATACCAACACTTGGCAAATTACCTTCACGAGAGTTTTCACCCAATCTATCACCAAAATCAATAGAAGAACCAGCAGCACCAGTATAGTGATAAAAGTTTCTATAATTCTTAAGCATCCCGGCTATATGAGAAGTAGTATCATCAAATAAACCAACAGATATAGGTTTGTATTCAATACGAGTTGGGACATTACGAACAGTGTTATTGTTACGCATTTTCTCAATATTATAGGAAAATTGTGGATGATCTATTGTTTTTGTTGAGGCCAATATTTTGCCTGTACTTACTGCCTCATTAAATCCACTTGTGATTGCTTCTGGATTGATATTGAACAGACAGAACCAAGTATATTTCGGTCTGGGGATTGACATTATAGGAGCAGTAGCATTAGTCTGCCCCGACTCAAATCCTCTGATTTGAGAACCATAGTTTACTGAGGGAAATGTTTCCCCTTGAGAGTAGCCATTTTCGCTAGGTAATGGACTAGCAGCCAAAGCTTTAGTAATTGGTGTTTCGTTAGCCAAAATTATTTCCTATCATATAGATATTTAAGGGGAGAAGAAAAGGAAAATTATGAAAAGATTTTTGTATAATGTCTTAGGAGTGGAACTATTTCTCATAACCCTACTCATCGTTTCAGTGAAAATAGGTTTTGACTCTTCTGCAATTGTATTGTTCCTATTAATCTGTTTTCTTTCCCTAGTAATTTTTGGAACAATTTTATATATTATCGGCTTCCATAGAGGGAAAAAATGAAATTAAACCTCGAAAAATTTATATCCGGTGGACAGACAGGGGTCGATCAAGCAGGGCTAATAGCCGGTAAGCTTCTCGGGATTAAAACTGGTGGTTTTGCTCCCTATGGTTTCAAGACCGAAGATGGACCGGCTTTATGGCTGAGTCGGTTTGGTATGATCGAAACAACTTCAAAAGATTACAAATATCGAACCGTTTTGAATATCAAGAAGAGTGATGGAACTATTCTCGTTCATGATTTTTCCAAGAAGAGTCGTGGTTCGGTTTTAACCGAGAATACATGTGTTAACGAGGGGAAGCCGATATTATCTGTCAATTTCAGTATTGATCGTTATGACGAAGTGAAAAGTGAAGTACTGAATTTCCTGATTGACAACAATATTAAAGTATGTAATATTGCTGGAAATAGGGAAAGTGTATCTCCGGGCATCTTCTATTTTACCAGAGATCTTTTGATGGACGTTGTGTTAGAATATCGAACAGAAACGATTCCCGAACACTTATGGAAACTAAAAACGTGAACAAGCCTCAAAAAATTATCTTTTCTACCAAGTTTGGGTCCAATTTATACGGAACTGCATTGGAAGGTTCTGATGTAGATGTTCGTGCAGTATTTGTTCCTGAAAAAAGAGACATGTTGCTTGGTCGTGTAAACCATGATTACGTGAATCAGACTGATGAACTTGATTATGCTGCAACATCTCTGCATCAATTTATCAAACATATTGTTGGGGGACAGTCTTTATTTCTAGACATGTTGTTTGCCCCAGAAACAATGTGGACGACCGAAGCAGATGATATCTGGTTCTACCTGTATAATAATCGAGACAAACTTATCAATCGAAAATGTACCGGTATGCTTGGCTTTTTCCAAAAGCAGGCAGAAGCTAATGATGTTCGAGTTGAAAAATTTCAGAAACTTTCTCAACTTGTCGAACTTTTAGATAGTGATAGTTTACAATGTGATACTTTGGCCGTTTTGGGAAACGATTTTTTCCAAAGAATTCGTGACATCGATGAAAATTTCACAATTATCGAAAAAAGGGTTGGGACAAAAGTAGATGGTACTCCCAGAATGATGGACCATCTTAAGATTTTTGAAAAAACATATCCCACCACAACATCTACTACAAATTTTAAAAGAAATTTGGAAGAATTCAGAAACAAGTTTGGGAAACGGATTTCACAGGCAGAAGGACGACATGATTGGAAAGCTATCTACCATTCCATTCGTATTGGTGAACAGATTGTCGAACTTTTAGAAACTGGGAAAATTACTTTTCCTAGGCCAGAAGCTTCTTGGTTGATCGAAATTCGGAAAGGTAACGTGCCCTACGATGTTCTAAGAGCGTATATTGACAAACGCACAGAAGACATCAACCGTCTTTTGGAAACATCTCATATTCCAGAGGATAGTGATCATGAATGGATTGAAAACTTCATTTACGAGTTCAATTTGAATTATATCAGATTTGATAGTTTTTATGTTCCGGGAATGTATCGATGATTAAGAGTTTTATCTCGACCGTCCTTCTAATCACTCTTGTGGGGTGTACAGCAGGACCCAAAACCCTTATAAGTGAAAAGCGCTACTGTCATTCTTATTCTGACAGTAGCGCTTATTCTTGTTTGAATGTTAGACGCTATAACAACGGCGAGTTAAAAATTGGTACCCACGGAAGTTATTGGTTCTGGCCTAGTGGAAGGTGAAACTTAAATAAAGCCACCAGCACCAGTAGAGAAGCTACCGACACGACCGTCAATCTCTGGACCGTGATCAAAGGTACCAAGACGATTACCCTCGGCATCGTAGCAAACAGCGTTATCAAAACGGATGTTAAGAGTAATTTCGCCCGGCCCGGCATTCTCATATGAAAGTTCTGAGGTTTCGTAGTTACTCAAGAATGCACCAACAACACACCACTTCTTGATAATGTTGGGGTCACTGGCATTGCCAGTAGCAGAAGCACCACCAGCAAGAACATCGATATCAAATTCAAACTTGAAGTTCTGGCCTGCACGAGAAGCAGTCTGGTCAAAGAAGTTATGCTGTTTACTTACCTGCTGATGAACTCTAGTAGAAACTGTGTTATCAATGTCATCAAATAGACGCATGGTGATTGGTTCCCATTCCACCTTAGTTGGAATGTATACGGTGCTGACATAACTGTACAATGGAACTTCTTCAAAATTTGCCTTGGGGGTAGAAGTACTTCTCATAGCTCTGGTCAAATCATACGGAGCACTTTCGCCCGGATTGCCAAAGTTGTAAAAAGTAACTCTAAAGCGCTGAGTGTTGATCGGTTGCAATACGGCTGATCTGTCACCGTTTTGACCCGGAACACCAAAATTGACTAGAGACTGTACAGACATGTTTTATAACTCCTAATGATCGTCTATATCTATTTACAAAGGAGTTATATTTTTTGTTTATTCTCTACTTGAATATTATGTTAGAAGACTTGGTTCTATGTCTGATGCATTTATTATTGCACGTATAGCGGCTTTAGAAACTATACTATCATTATGTTTTTTAATCACATTCTTAGCTAGTTTTAGATTTGCAGTGGCTTTTCTTCTAAATCTAGAAGCCAAATAAAGAAGAATTTTATCCTTCTTCTCTGATCTCATATTAAATTCGAAACCATCAACGATTATAGATGACCAGTCATACGTGTTGACATGAATTTTTGCATGATCAGAATGCCATAAATTTAGAACTTTCTCTGCAAGTTTATTTTCGTTTATAGGAGTTCTGAGATCTTCGATTTTCATAGAAGTATTTACAAATTCATCTCGAACAACAGATGCCCGGCATCATAAATTCTGTTGAAACCTAAAGCAGATGTTATCTGTTTCTCAGTCAAAGAGGGGTCACCATTATATTCCCTAACAAGAACATCTTTTCTCAATTCAAATCTATGGATTCTTTTCCCACCAACTACATACCAGTAACCCGGCTTACTTTCGTGGGTGAAATTAAACCCCAGTGAGTGATATAAATCACCGGCACTCCAACGTTTATCAGCATAGCTGTATAGGTGCTTGGGTCTTATGTTTTGGATAAAATACTTGAGCAACTTAGATGCACCGCCCATGACGTTTTGAGAAGTGCAATATCTAGAGAGTTCCCACGAACCTTCTTTCACTTTTCTGCCTTTAGCTCTATTAGGCTGTGCAAAAGTCATTAAAGCGACTAACACATCATCTCGGTCTCTCAAACCAATTCTGTGTTTACATCTGGCATATCCTTGAATATGATTAGTCTCACAAAATTTTCTTGCTTCTTTAGAAGAAATGCAGGGGTCTATGACACATTTTCTAGCGCCAATCTTTTTAGACACATTAACACCAAGTAAATTTCTTAACTTACTTTCAACAATTTCTCTTTTATACAACCACTCGTCTTCAAATATCGTTATCAGTCTGATGTCGCTCTCATCACAGTCAATATGTTTTCTCTTAGTCCTGTTCTTATCTTCTATAACCGCATCACTATGCCAATAAAGACCGTTGAATTCTACAGCCAGTTGCTTTTCAGGAATGTAAATGTCTAGTTCTTTAGGCGGAATAACATGTCTGACATTATTTTCTACACTAATATCCAAGGAAGTAATAAACTCTGAAATTTCCTTTTCAGGCTTGGAAGTTTTTTCATAATCAGGATTTCGTTCGCAATATCTACAATATGATAGACTATCGTTCTCTACCCATTTTGAATCGGTGTAGAATTGAGAAGTTCTAGTTAATTCCAAACTACATGATTTACACTTGATAGCATACAATTTACGACCCACCACATCCATAAACTCCATTCCATCTTTTACAATTCTTTCTTTATGGTGGGCAATACTATTGTCAATTTTCGACCTGTTACTCTCTTTCGATCTCAGGGATAGTTTCTTCTTGGTTTCAGAAGAATGCTTTTTCCCACTCATGGGGCTAATTCTTCCTATATTCATTTCAGATATTTTTTTCTTGGTTTCTTCTGAAAGTGTTTTCCCCATCATTGATTTAGATATCTTTTGTTTTACCTCATCGGTCATGACAGGTATTTTACGTTCTATAATTCCCGTTTCATATAAAGCTTCGCGTGTCTTAACCGCCTCTCTGGTAATTTCCAGATACCTACCAGACATCTTTTTGCCCTTGTTCCAAGGAATATTCCCTATCTTGTTGTTGGAAATTTGCTTCTTACTCCCTTCGGAATGTCGCTTTCCACTCATAGGATTACTAGAACCAAGACTTTCAATACTCCTATTCAATGAATAGAACGGAGAAATATGAGATTTGTTACCAAACGAGATTTGGTAATCCTTTATACTCATCTCATGTTTTTTAAGATGAGTGTTGGTAATCTGCTTAGAAAAGACAGACCCACAAATCTTACATATGACGCCATTAAACATAGACGTATTATAGTTCTCTTCAAAGAATAAAAAAAGAGCGATAAGATGAATTATCGCTCTTTTTGTTTTTGTATATTGGAAAATTCAATTAATTAAAAATCGAATTCATCCGCTGTATTATAAATTTTAATAGGAACGTAAATAAATTCCACGGCTTTAATCGGCCTAATCGCCACATCAACCCACAATTCATTACGATCTATTCTTGCACTAGTGTTGTTGTTTCCATCGCACCTTACAGCGCCATCATAAATGGCTCTCAAGGATTTGAGACCAGCAAGATACCTTTCAACAATGTTTCTTGCAGATGCCCAAGTGATCGGATCAGCAGGCTCACCAATGAAACCAGTCAAACTACTATTGAGATCGTATCTCATCTTTGCAATAAGACGGGCCACATTAATTCTGTCTAGTGCGGAGGTTGTTCCGTAAGAAGTCTTCTGACCCCAAACTCTCAATCCCTTATTGTAGAAGAAAGCAATTGGGTTCACATTGTTATCATACACAACGTCTCTTTGTCCCGGCGTTAGGTTCAATACAGAATATTCGCCAGCATCAGTTAGATAACCCACAGAAGCAGCATTTGTTACAATACCTCTACGGTCACCCATTGGAGCAAACCAAGCCTTAGCAACACTGTCGTTATACGCCAAGGTTCTCAAAGCCACAGTTGATGAAGGAACCATCACGTTCGTTCCATCTACGTTGGTTGAAAGTGCCCAAGGATACCAATGTGCAGCATAAGGATAACCGGAAGATGTAAAGCCATCTTCACCAGTTGCAGCAGCAGCCTTAGCATTAGCCTTCCACTGGGTGATGGTGACTTCCTTGCCAACAGGAACTCCACTTGGAATCATTCTAGAAGGAACATCAGCAATACCAAATGCAACTTCCTTAATATCCGTGTTGAGAGTTACAATTTCATCATAAAGCTCTGGATATCCCGGAGCAGCAATCAACTGATAGTAGTATGCATCTGATCTAGCATCTTGGTTGTTCACCATGACCGCCTGTAGAGCGGTAACAACAGCTTCACGCTGAGCACGTCTACCAAATGTTGCACCTACCATTGGCTTCCAGCGCCTATGAGTTGAAGCACTGAAAGTTTCAAGATCATCTCCATCTCCATTAACAACTGGGGGTTCATAAGTAGAATCCCAAACCTTCACAGTATTTTTTGTTGCCGGGTCAGCTAGATTAATCCAGTATGTTCCATCGTCAACTGTGGAAGCTGCGGTGTATGTTGAAGAAATAACAACACTGTCCGTAATATCTTCCCAAGAAGAACCGGTATATCTCTTGATTACTGGAAAGGTATCAAGATTGACACCAGAAACATCAACCCAAATAGCTCCAGTTGCAGGAGAAGATGGGGCAGATGCTGAGATGTATTTTTCTCTATTAGTTGGATCAGCATCAGTAGTGGTTTCAACTTCTTCCCAAGCATTAGATGCTTCAATATACATCTTAAAGTCTAGAGTATCATCGAACCACAAATCACCATCGGAAGGATCAGTTGTTGGGGCATCATCCTGAACAACTGCAGTTAATGCTCCAAAACTGCCAGAAGTGGCTACCTTAAGAGGACGAGTACCGTTGGTGTTGAAGTTTGTCGTATCTTCCCAAACAGTGCCATCTGTAGTTGTGGTTGGTGTCGAAGAAGATCTAATAGGAGTGACATCAACCCATGTATCATCAGAAGCTCTATACTTCTTAAGCTTTAAATCAAAACCACCATTAGCAGAAGATGTTTTGAGCCAATAATCATTAGCACCTGCACCGGTTGGCGCAGTAGCACTCTGCCAGAGTTTATTATTGGTTGAGTTTCTTCCATCAATGTCGGTGGTTGTTAAATTAGCGGTACCAAGGGCATTCCAACTATCATCATCAGCACGAACCTTGAGAGTTCCATTGGTGTCAGAATAATCGAATGCCCAATCGCCGTCCGCTCCCAAACCTGAATCTGGTGCAGTAGTTACAAAATGAACAGTGACTGCTTCCCACGCAGTGTTGGCCGCATTACGACGATAAATCCCACCAACAGAAGAATCTTTATCAATCCAATATGTCCCATCTGCCGGAGGCGAAAGCGGTTCACTCGTAGTAGCGATAAGACCGCCTAAATCAATGTCAGCCCTGATGCAATATGCCCTACTATAACGACCCATAAAGCTCCATAGAGCATGAAGGCCGTATTCGTTGGTCTCATGACCATGAACTTGTTCTCCGCCAGAGGTGACAAATACGGGGTCACCGTAAAGCTGAAGAACGTCTCTTTGTGAGGTAACCAACCGCAATTTATTAGATTCGGAGGTTCCAAGGGCAGTACCAGTACCATCTGGCTTTGCCTTATTTTTTCTTGTCGCAAAAACGACTAATGGCGTTGTGGTCGGGGAAACATCCTGATAAAGGCTTTGATCTTCAACCGTTACGGATACTCCCGGCGAGCTTAGAGTTGTCATGTTATATGCTCTCTCCTATTATTCCTTCTAATATTTAAGGGAGAAGGCAAAACATTGGGTCCTTATAGTATTTTTATTAAATCACCTATTTTCATTTGCTAATCTCTTCACTGTTTTTGATGGGTTTTTGATATATTGAAGTGCGTGACCATTTTGTTTTACAGCTATTTTTTGTAGTTCTTCTGATGGATTTTCGATAAATTTAATTGCATAGCCATTTTCTTGAACAGCTATTTTTTGTAGTTCTTCTGATGGATTTTCGATATATTGAATTACATAGCCATTTTGTTGTACAGCTAATCTCTTTACTTTTTCCGATGGATTTTTGATATGACTAATTGCATAACCAGTTTGTTTGACAGCTAACCTCTGCACTGCTTCCGATGGGTCTTTAATGAATTGAATTGCACCGCCATCTTGCTGTACGGCTAATTTTTGTACTACTTTCGATGGATTATCGATGTGCAAAATTGCATAACCATTTTTTCGAACAGCTAGTTTCTTCACTTCTTCGGACGGGTCTTCGATATATTGAATTACATGAGGATTTTCTTTAACAGCTAATCTTTGTAATTCTTCTGATGGGTCTTTGATATAATAAATTGCTTTACTGTTTTGTTGTACAGTTAATCTTTGTAATTCTTCTGATGGGTCTTTGATATATTGAATTGCAAAACCACTTTGTTGTACAGCTAATCTTTTCACTGCTTCGGACGGGTCTTTGATATATTCAATTGCCTCTCCATTTTGTCGTACAGCTAATCTTTGTAGTTCTTCTGATGGACCTTTGATATAATGAATCGCACGGCCATTTTCTTGTACAACTAATCTTTTCACTGCTTCTGATGGATTTTCAATGTGCTCAATTACGTAAACACTTCGTTGTATAGCTAACCTCTGCACTGCTTCCGATGGGTTTTTGATAAATTTGATTGCATAGCCATTTTGTCGAACAACTAATTTTTGCTGTTGTTCTGAAAACACAATAGCTTTATCAAATACCCACGGATAAGTTGATTTGAATTCACTAATATCGACTGTTTCGTCTTTCTCATCCATCAATGATATTGTTTCAAAATGAAACTGAAACTTTCGGCCATCAGATGAAAGAATGACATAAAGAGGTCCTTCATCATTATATTCATCGAAGTAGTTACGGCCTTTAGTTGTAGCAGTACACCAGCGAGTGCCTTTGCCCAAGAAGCAACTAGCTTCTTTGGTCTTTGGAATTAATACCTTGCCTTCCGATCCTTCATAGACAACTTCAATTTCTTTGTATATTTTCTCTTTCTCAGATGTCTTGACCTGTTTACCAGTAGATTGAGATTCCAGTTTTTCTTTGAGAGATTCAAGTTCATCAAATGACTTGACTTGATTAATATCTCTCTTATCAACTGGAAGAAGGTGCTTTTTCTGAGATATTACTTCTAATGCAACCGCTGCTCTTGAGAAGTCTTCGGCTTTCTTGATATCACCTGTTAGATAGTGGTCTAATATCCATCTCACATACGGATACTTTTGCTGTTGTGTAGATAGTACATTGATCAGACCGGAAATCACATTTTCAGCACTTCCTTCTCTTGGCTGACGTGCTTCTAGTTTGTCTTTATAAGAAGATAGAGTTTTTCCAAAATCGATGGCTTCAAACAGATCAATCAGTTTCATTGGTTATTAATCTTCAGTCATCATCAGCAGTAATAACGAAATTTTCTAAATTTTCCATTGTATCAAAATCTCGTTCTTCATTCAAATCAAGAATATTAACATGTACAGACTCGATCAATTTAGCTTCTCCCACCTTCGCGGGAGCACTTAAATGAACAATTGCAGAAAATGTCATGTCAATTACATAGTAGTCATCTTCTCCACTGCCCCCTCCTAAGTCAGCGCCTACTCTTTTTTTCCTAAACTCGCCATCAAATTCTAATGTCGTTAGGAAAAACCAATCTAATGGACTATTCGATAGCTCAATATCCATACCAGAATTAAAAACAGTTCCTATTTGTTCAATGAGTTGCATAGAAGTATCTTCATTCGAACACCAGATGGAAACCCCTACTACCAATTCATATGGAACCGCCATATGTCTTTCAACCATCATCAATTTATATTGGTCTTTGGACAATTCTTCATTGTTATTATTTTGAACCCTTTGCCTAACATAAATCTTTTCTTGATGTTGAGGTTCGCGTCGATATTCATCCGACTGTCTAAGTCCTTCCATATCTACGCTTATGAAAGGAAGTGGCAATGCTGTATTTTCATTGCCACCAGAAAGATGGTATCCTACAACCCTAGAATATGAACCGTATATAACAGGAACATTCATATATCTATGTTCACCATCTCTTTGCTTACCAGTTCTAACCTGCATACCGGCGAAATTAGCCATAATCTGCAAGAGATATCTCTTAATCTGAGCGTCATAAAAATATGGTTTTCTTTTTATCTTTAGGGGAATTAAATCAGCCATTCCATCTCCAACCAGTTGAAGTTCCTTTTATTAGACCGAGGTCGCTTTTAGGATTATAAAAAATTCCATAAATTCCAGTTTTTAAAGCGTGTTCTCGAACAAAATTAGTCTTGAACGGAACTCCGTAATAGAAACATTCATGTTGGTCTCCCCAAGTTGGGTCAACAACATCACCAGTATCTACGTCCAGACACCATGCATGATGAACCGGAATAATATTCAAAGCCCATCCTTCACAGTAAATTTTCGTAGGATCATCCATTGCCAACCCGAATGAATTAGCAAAGCACTGCTTCATCTTGCCATATTTCAAATCTTCTGGTGCTTCTGACCCTCTACCAAAATCAGTCCCATTTTCAAGAACAAAATGTTCATAAGAACAGTATTTAAATTCTTCGGTCTGATTGAAAGATTTTTGTTGAACATTTATCATCATTTCAAGATATTCTTTGATACTATTCATATTATTTTACCACCTTTCAACAATTCTAAATTTAAACAATATTGGTTCGCCAGCCGTTGTTACGTATTGAAGTTTTCTCTTTGATCCAGAATGTGTCACCGAGAAGGTCAATCCTATATCATCATCAATTTGAGTATATTCATGACGGAAATCAGTATCGGTTCCTGTGTCTGAAATCATTATTTCGCCAAATTCATGTTCATCTTCCCTAACAGCTACGTACTGAATCAGAACATTTTCATAAGCTCCGCTATCTTCATTAAGTGAAGGATCAATGTCAAGCGGAGTTGACGTGTTGGCGGGGAGTGTAATACTAGTCGGTGATATTGTAGAAGGGGTTCCAGAACTTCCACCAGCCGCAGGCATTGAAGGATAATTGAACCAAGGCTTCCAACTACCAACCTCCGGAATACGATCCACTCCGCTCTTAGCTTTCGGACTAGGTTCGCTTCTATCATGACGGGGAGTATAAAGATCATGAATAGAAACATATTCCCATGGCCTCATATCATCCTCAGCCGATCTATCAGTCATATGAGATCTCAATTTAGCAGTCCAGTTATACGTGTTCCACTCCCTCTTCCTATCAATTTCCTTGAGTAACCATTTTCCGGCCTGATATCTATAAAGACGATTTGGGTACATATCAATTCTAAGTACATAATCTCCCTCGGTGGGAGTTCCGGGAAATGATGATACTTTAGTAACCTCAATCCCATTAGGAGGCACCCCGTCATCAGTCCTCCGACTAACAGTGTCTAGGTCCGGGTCGATATAGATGGCTGTATTGTCATGCCAAGTTGTGTACGCCTGTTCAAAAGCAGCATCTTGAATTTCTGCGGTTACTTCTTCAAAAACATCTCGCTGTGAAATTCTATCTCTAACTGTTGACCCATCAGTAGTCTCTCTTTCCATTAAATCAATAAATTCTTGGGCGTCTCTTACCGGTGTCATGGTTAAAGCTAAAACATGCCAATTATATGTGGCATCCCAACCACCCGGACTTTTAGTCAAGGAATCAACTTTGTAATATTTGTTCATGGGTCTGCCATCAAAACCAACATCTCTAAGATGCGGCATTTCAACAACATCACCGACCTTCATTCTTCGGCCACACAACCGTTCCATTTCTTCTTTATGAAATTCCATTTGAAGAACATCGTTTGATAATTGAACACCAAACCTAGCAAAATCGAGTTCATTCTGACTGACAGTATAAGTGCCTTTTAATCTAACGGCATCATCTGCGTATTTTCTATCCCGATTTTCTAGAAAAACCTTATCTTGGATACCCAGACCATCTGCCCCTTCATCAATTTGTGTGGCAACTTCTCCTTTTTGGTCTTTTTGATCGAAAGTGCCCTCCATGAGCCAGACATAAACCGCAACACCACCAATATCGATCTGTTCCTTGACAAGATCGGAAATCAAAGCAGCGTCCTTATCTCCATCAGGACCTTCATGATACATTGTTACTGGGTGGGTAGTTTCAAACTTTGGCATTAATTATCCTATGAATGGGAATAGTGGGTCACCACCATCAATATAATTCATCAGATCATCTTCTAATTTTTCTTTCATATCATGACCTTCTTGAATTAAATCTCCACCTCTAAGAGTGGTACCAGCCTGAGCGCCGGGAATAACCGCATATTTCCCGTATTTCTCTCCGAGTATACTTCGGCAACATGCCTCTGTGTATTTTGCTAGCCATCTATATGCGTGGCTGTCAGCCAAAAGAGTTTTCTCATCTTTATAGGCGGAAACATCTATAGCAACATCTTCTTCATCGCCTTTAGGTATTCGGTATAAAGTCAGTTCACTAGTTCCTTCGTTAAATTCACAAGGGATAAATTCACCGAACATTCTACCTAAAAGTTCTTGATACTGCATCAAGACTTCATAATTCACCAATGGCGTCATACCAGCCGTATTGAATGCAGCACCAAAGGTTTGTTGAATAAAAGCGGCACTAAATGGCTCAAATTGCTGACCCACGATAAGACCGGCCCGACTTCTACGGACACCCTTGACAGTATCCACATTTTCTGGAAGCTTATAAACTTGTTTTCCGGGTTCCAGTTTCATGAAGATATAACCCTGATTGACAGAGTTCTCAGAAAGTGCTCTATATGTACGAACCGCCTCCTCGAAGCTTTGGCGATATTCCTCATCTTCAAGGGGCACCTTAATACCAATGCCGCCCATGTTAATGAAAACTTTGCGAGCTAATTTATCGTAACTGTTATTATTATCCATGGAAAACCTCTTCATCTATTTAGGGAAAATCTTCATGCCAGTTCTTTTATCTGACAAAGAAAAAGAAAGAATCAAAACTGGTAAAGTTTGGGTCCAAGTAGGTGAACGCGGAATTGGTGTTTATAATCCTGAACAGGATAAAATCCTACGCGTCAAAAAACTGTTGACTAAACTTGCAGAAGATGGCAAACTGATTGTAATTGGTGGAATTTTAATAACAATATCATTACTCATCCTGTTATGAGAGAGAAAGTAAAAAAAAATATGTCACACAAAGAAACTCTGTTTAATTCTAAGGAAATTAGAAAAATAGTCTTTGAAGTTACGATTCCATTTCTAATGGCTATCGCTGTACTAGTTCCTTTAATCTTAAGTGAAGGACACTTTAAAGACGCCCTTTTGTTCTTTTCTACGAGCGCTAAATTTGTGTTTTTACCAATTTTAGGTCTCATGACAATATTTTTTATTGGTTGGTTCTTTCGGGTGACAGGGGTCATAGTTACCTCTATGGTTGGGGAAATAGAAAAAGAAACCCCCAAGGACCTTTTAAAAGACAAACCCACATCAATTTGGATTGGCTTTTTTTCAATATTACTTTTCTCCCTTAGTTCATTAATTTTCGTCCTTATAGCATTTTTACTTGGTGCCCTTGGTTGGAAAGTTTTCACTCTTTTAGTATGAGGATAAAATGAAAAAGCATATGTTTGACGAAGATGTCGTCAGAAAAACAATTTTAAATCGAATTGCCACAATCATTATTTGCATTGCATTGACATTCCCGCTAATGTTTTGGGATAAATCTACAATCAATAATGTGTTAGTTGTTCCTGCAAACAATTCTATTGTATTTTTTATCTTGGGGGTAATGTTTGTTTTGGCAGGGAGTTTATTTTTTGAATCTGTAGGGGTTCTAATAATGAAGTTTTTTGATTGGAACCCTTACATATATGGATACAATACCGCTGCTATTCAGTCACATACCAAAGGCGATATTATTATTTCCTTTGGTGGCAGAGTCGCTGTTGGTGTAATAGTATGTGTAATTTTTCTTTTAATATTCGCTTTTAGTAGTAGTCTGGGACAAAAATTGTACAAAGTTTTTTTCACAGTTTAAATTAAAAGGCTATAATAACATGACCAGAGAAGAATTTTATCGGGGATTATGTGTTATCAAAGGAATTGACCCCGATCACACTTGTTATGGTGTAGGTCATTATTTAGAAAAGGGCACTTCCTACCCTGCTTGGGAAGTTCAACAAATCATTCACAAAGATTTCTTTGACGATAAAATCGACTTTGATGATTAAAGGATTTAAATGTCTTACTCTGAAGAATTATATGAAAACTTTATAAACGGTTACTGGAAAGCTCAAGAAGAGCGTCTTGAAAGGCTTTCAAAAGAGACAGCATACGACTTATCGCCACTTTCTTATGAGCGCAGATCATTCGATTATTTAAAGACCCCTTCCAGCGTTAAACGACATCGCCAGTTGGTGTTAAAAGAATTTCTAGACAATCGTCGTCGTATACAAAGGAAATTTGACAAAAGATTTTATTATGAAAGAACTATTTCTCGTCAGAAAGAAAAATATAGTAAATTCTATTTTACGACTGATGCCGATACAAACACCAATGTCTCTATAAAAACGGACAAAAACAAAAAAGAACTCGGTTTAGTCGATGGAATAGCTTATGAGATGACTTCGGACGTCCCTTCTGTCATGAACAGTGGACCTATAACATCTCACCTCACTTTCATATTTCTTCTTTCTATGAGTTTAATGTTGTTAATTGTCTAAGTAATAGACCTGTAGCTTAATGGTAAAGCCGGACGCTCATAACGTTATCAGATCTCCGTTCGAATCGGGGCGGGTCTACCAGACAAAAACTTTTTTTCAGAAAAAATTAAAAAGGCGTTGACACTTTAAAAAAACTGGTTATATTGCTCCTTGTCATCAGGAACTGATGGACAGCTTAAACATCTCAACTTAAACAAATGGAGAGCAACATGACTGTTGAAACCACCGAAACGCAGACCGAACAGACTATCGCCACCGAAAATGCAACCGCCGTTATTACGGCTGACATGAGCGTCGATGCCTTCCTCGATACGACCTATCGTTCTGAGGGTGACCGCACCGGCTACAAGACCACCAAGCTGCGCCGCTTCATCAAGATGTATTGTGACGACTTTGACATCGTGTATTCTGACATGACTGTCGATGCCCTGCAGTATATCGACCGCGAATGGCTTGCTAATGCCAAGAACTTCGGCAATGACACCCTGACGTTCCTTGAGCGGAAGCTGCTCGATGCTGGTTTCCATCTGGAAGATACCAAGACCATCGTCGATGTCCTTTCCATGGAAGTCTACATGTACGTGGACACCAACGGTTACGTGGTTCTTTCCACCGATGACCAGATCATGGGTGTGGGTCTCGATATGGCCGAAGCACTGGCCGAGTATCGCGCAACTCAGGTTCGCAACCGCACCAACACCCCGAAGGAACTCACCGAGAACCTTTTCGGCGTGAAGAACGAGGAAGCCAACGCTTCTTGATTTCAAGAAACTGGCCTATAATAGAGTCGTCTCCATAAAAGGAGGCGACTCTTTTTATTTTAAGGAAGCATTATGAGAGAATTAGAACATTTTATTGAAAAATACAGAAATGAATGGCTTTTGTTCTGGGGAATAATTACATGTCTAATCAATTCTTTCCTACTTCTCCTTAGTACAAATCCACTATTCTTTCATGCTGGTATTGTTGGTCTTCTCTTTGCCGCTGTGCTATCATATATCCTTGTTGAAATAGTAAGAAAAAAGGGCGAGAATAAATCCCGCCCTTAAGTTGGTTTAAAATGTCTCTATTGACTAGAGATCGTCTTCTCTTGGCTTATAGTCGTAACGAGCAATTGCATCGTTAGCAACTCTAGCTGAAATTGAAGATAGGTCGCTGGAAGCACTGTCAGCCGCAGGCTTAATTGCAGCCGCCATTCTGTTAAGAACTTCCTTAAGGACCTTTCTCTGACGACGAGCAACGCTTACGTCAGCACTTGGGTCCTGAGAATTTGCAAGAACAAATTCGACAGCAGCAATGATAGCAACAACATTTGCCTCAAAGGTGTCATCGAGACGGCCTTCCTTGATTTCACCACTATCAGCTTCCGAAAGGTACTTGGTACCACCAGTTGCTGCACCACCATCTAGGGTAGTAGAAGTTCCGTCACCAGAAACAGTAGCTGCACCAACAATGCTGATGTTAGCAGCCGTATCTAAAGTTGCTTCTAGGGTAAAAGCGTTACCAACAGGACCTGCAACTTTATATTCGATGTCCACTTGATCATTGTCCAAGTCTGCTGTATATGTAACCAAGTCTAGAACACCTTCTTGTGCTTCAAGAGCAGCAGCAGTGTTAAGAACTGATACAATTTCAGTGACCTGTGCATCAATGGTGGTTTTGACATCAATTTCATAATAACCAGAAGGATCGTCTTTGAAGGTGAAAGTCACACCATTAACAACGATAACATCATCTTCAATTGGCTCATCATTCGCAAGTGTAATAGTTGCGGATGCCTTAGCAACACCAGAACTGCCCTGAGCAGCAGTTAGAATTGCCGAAATGTTTGACTGTGTAATAGCCATTATATTTTTCTCCTCGCCCCTTATTACAAAATACGAGACGTCTCGGGGCACCACTTCTCGTATGTGTCTATTTACAGATTCAAATCAAAAGTTTATAATTAAGGCCCCAAAACTATGAAAAGGAGATAAAATGTTCCCAGACAATTACGCACTTCGACCACTAAAGGGCGGTAAAACTAGAAATGTTATTTTTTATTCCAGAAAAGGACTAATAGAAACAACAAATACATTTCAAATAAATATTTGGAATGTAGAAGACGCCTTAAAGCTTATGGAAGAAAATAATCTTGATCCTTATGCTTTTCGTTTTGATTTAGAAAACAAAAACGGAAGTTGTGCTGCTACTAGTCAACTATTCTTTTTGAGCGGGAAAGTAATTGAGAAAGAGAAACTGAATTACAAACGGGACGGCAAGATCTTAAATTATATGGAAATCCATTCCTGTAATCGTATCTATGTCAATACCAGTCACCATTTCACCAAACCTATGCGTCATAATGATGTAATGATCGATAAAGATGGCAAAAAATATGATTACTGAAATTGTTAATGGGAATATTATAGATACCGATTTAAAGTTCATTGCCCATGGCTGTAATGCTCAAGGGGTCATGCGATCTGGTGTTGCCAAGGCTATTCGTGAAAAATGGCCCACCTCTTATCAAAAATACCATGAAGCTTGGACTTGTTTAGGGTCTAAGGAATTAAAGATGGGGTCGGTGATTGTTGCAGTTGAAAAAGAAAAAGTGATTTTCAACTGTATTACTCAGAGATTTTTTGGAAGAGACGGTAAAAGGTACGTTAATTATAGCGCGATCACTCGGTGCTTTAATCACATCAACAAAATTATCCCCAATGAAACCATGGCCATCCCTATGATTGGGGCAGGCCTAGGAGGGGGTGATTGGAAGGTGATCAAAGACATAATTAATACTGCTACACCTGACGTCAATATTCACCTCCATGTCATATAAACTCTAGTTGTTCAGGGTTATAGATGTGAAGAATGCCAGAAACCTCTGGAACAGTACATTCTACCACATAACGTTTCTTTCCTGATAAGGTTTTGAATACTGATACTATTTTACCGGGAAACTTATAACCTGTTTTCTTTTGTACTGACTTTCCTATTTCATCATCGTCTTCAAAAGAAACATCCCTATCTAAAAGTTTCATTATTTCTATAGCTTCATCACAAGTAATCGTAAATGCATAATCCGATGCTGCTCTTGTACCAAGGCGTGAAATATTATTTTCAAGTTTCTCCTTGACATCCATGTAAACTTCTCCTATTAATGTAGTGTTAGTCCAATTATAGGTCAAAAATGTCTTTTGTTAAGTTTCCAAAATTAAGAGCATTCCATAATGTAAGGAAAAGTGCTCTCACATTGAATGTGAACACCAGCATTGTCTATGAAGCTAAGATTAAACTTCATGGAACAAATTGTGGTGTCTGTGTGAAGCCTAATGGCGAAGTTCTGCCTCAGCGTAGAAATGATATCATTTCAACCGACACAGATAATTATGGTTTTGGGGAGTGGATCACCGAAACAAACAACTATTGGTCTTCAATTAAAAAAGATAACGAAGAAATCGTGGTCTTTGGCGAATGGTTTGGTAACGGAGTCCTAAAAGGAACTTCTGCAAACCTAGTAAAAGAAAAATCATTTGCAGTATTCGCTGTCCATATTAGAAATAAAATCATCTCTAATAGTAACGAAATTGAAAGGATATTATCAAAAGGCATAGATAGACCATCAAACCTTTTTGTTATTCCAGAAATTAAGGACAAAGAAACAGGTGCTAAGAAGCAAATTGAAGTTTTCTTTAAGAATGTCGGTTCTTGTGAACAAGCAAGTGAAATCATCAATACTCTAGTTGAGGAAGTAGTTTCTTGTGACCCGTTCATTAGTGAAACCTTTGGTATTGATGGGGGTGGAGAGGGCTTAGTTTTTCATCAAGTCGGAACTCATGAACTCAAAAGTTATGAAACCTTCTCCTTCAAAGCCAAAGAAAAGAAATTCAGAACAACCAAACAAAAGAACCCTGCCCAAATCGATCCAGAGCTTGCAAAAGATATTGATGGTTTTATTGATATCGTATTAACCGAAAGTCGGTTGCAACAAGGCGTTGAAGAAATTGGGGCTGATGAAGACCATGACATTCTACATCTTGGTAACTTTGTCCAATGGATTGGTAAGGACGTCAAACATGAATGTAAAGACGAACTTAAAGCAGCTAATTTGACTTGGAAACAGGTTTCAAAGAAGACGATTGAAAGGGCAAAAGAATGGTATATGGATCAAGGAAAATGGCACTAAAAGAAAAGCTAAGCTGGTGGTTGAATGGTATTTTTACAATGATACTCATTATAATGGCCATATCCTATTTGCCGGGTTCGGCTTATGATCCAGCACCCTTACCAGCTATCATTGGATGTTTTTATTGTTGGCTTTCAAGTGGTTTCGGTGTGTTTATCACTTCAAAAGACGAAAAATATGAATTGATTAGGCGACGTTAGATATATAACGTCTTTCCTATATATTCACTTAGGGTCTGCTTTATAATCTTCTCAAATGCTTTGAAAATAGCTACAATTTCTTCAGGAGTGTCAGGCTTTAATTTAATCTTATTAAGAACTACATAAGAAGCAAACATTTCTGCTTCAAATTCTTCTGTAAGCCAAGTACTTCCATTCTTTATCGACTTTATATCAGCATAAAGCTTAAGTGCTCTAGCGATACAATTTCCGTTATCGTTGCGGTTATCATATTTCCTAATCACGGTTCTTAGTTTAGAATATGCGTTTGATTTATATATTAATTGCGACCAAGTATCATATGAATGCGCAATTCTGTGCGCCAACATCCACGGCGATAAGAAGTGGACTAATCCTTTGTCTACCAATTCATCAGTTGTAGAATTCCCTGCATAAATGACATTGATTGCATCCTCTCTAGGAACGTAGCCAAAGTTATCCTTTAGTTTCTCTTCATCTGTTTCTACTCCCCTCTGTAAAGTAGAAACTCCAAGACCTTTTTTTCTAGCATCGTCTGGCGTTTTAGAACCAAGGCTATCATCTGGATATTCTTGATCGATTATTCCAGCCATATACGTGTCATAATCAGTTTCTAAAAAATGTAATGCAAATTTAAACCTACTCTGCCAATTGCCAATCAAAACAGAACGCCATTTCTCAGACCGTATCTTTTGAGTGTCCCTTTTAAAGGACCCCTCAGAGCCGTCTCTATCAGTATGATATGAAACATCTACAATTGGAGACTCTGTTATCTTCTTGGTTTCCACAGGACGTATAGATGCCATAAGAATAGCCGCTTTATTGACATCATCATAAGCCACGTCAGTTCGTTTTACCGGACGACGAGAAATAGTAAGACGACCTCTCGTATCATTGGAAGAAAATGAAGCATTCCTTATGAGGTACACAGGATATTTCCTTGCAATCTTTTTCCATACTGCCTTAGAACTAGGAGATTGAGCATTATCTGAAAAGACGATGCCTTTCTCTTTAAGTAACCATTCATAAAAAGATAAGCCTATTCCCTGTCCCCGGTATTCTTTATCAAGAAATATACTCTCAACAACAAAACCATCAAAGTTCTGGTATGTGGCTTGACCAATAGAAACCCGACCTATTACCTCTTTATTAAATGTGATTGATAATTCATTCCACGAAGAATTGAAATCTACCGCACTATAGACTTCATAAGTTTCAAAACTTCCTACAAGAATGCTGTCTGGCTCTAATACAGAAAATTCAGGATCGCCTTCATAATCAGCTTTGAAAGCTTCTTTATCTCCGAGGTCTCTTATCTCTTTTAAGTTCATTTTAAATACTCAAACCTATTTATTCAATAAATAGGTTTATGGCGATTTTACTAGATATCCTGACTGAAAATAAAGCAAAGTATATGCAGATGTTTTTGCCTCTTGGAGAAGAGGTTGCAAATACTGCATATGTTAGAACTAATATTAAATGGGCACGTCAGGCCCTCAAGAAAGAGGATAGGATTGTCTGGTATCTACGGTTTCTTCGTTTAGGTGTTGTGGCTCAGTTTGCATTTAAGCAGCAGCCAGTAGAGATTTCTGAAGAACACACTAAAAAATTGATAGATTTTTATAAGAAAGAAATTGATAATTTATATAAGTCAGGACAATTATCAAGTCCTCAAGAAGGAGCAGACATTGGTTCAGAGGCCCTAATAAATGGAAGACTCAAAACCAACCTAACCCACATAGCTGCTATGTCGGAAATTATTCCTGAAATGGACAAATTAATTTTTGGTAGGAAGGACGTCAGTTCTCTTTTTCAAGAAGCAAATGAAATTGAAAATCATTGGAAAAGTCAAAGAGAAGAGAATAGTCTAGAAGAAGAAGACCTTCATACAGTTGTGTTGAAGTTTTCTGATGGGTCAGCTTGGTTTAATCTGAATGCGTCATCTTGTTCAGATGAAGCAAGGGCCATGGGCCATTGTGGTAATTCTCAAGGTTTTTATTCAGACACTATTCTTTCTTTTAGAACTCCATTAGGAGAACGTTGGGTTCCTCATCTCACCTTTATTTTAGATGAAGACGGACAATTAGGAGAAATGAAAGGCAGGGGTAATGAGAAACCTGCAAAACGATATCACCCTTATATTGTAGAACTACTTCGCCTTCCAATGATTACTGGATTAAAAGGCGGCGGTTATCTTCCTCAAAACAATTTCAGTTTCGATGATTTAGATGAAAGGGAGAAACAAAGTTTATATGAGGAGAAGCCCGTACTCGCCTCAAATAGTTTTCTCTTGGGAAAAATAAAAGAAGATCCAAATATACTTCCCGAATTGGTAAAAAGAGTGACGAAAGTTTTTTATGATTTTAAAATTTCAAAGGACAAAACTTCTGACGTCAGCTTAGAAACAAAATTATATTATGATAAATTTACAGATGTCACCGACATGATTAAAGACATATTTGGTGAACGAAGTAATATGTACCATCTTGCAAAAATAATTAACGGTGAAGATCATATTGATGTCTGGTATGATCGTAGTACTAAAGATGTTATTGAGTTCGCTAGTAATTCATTGAGTTATACTCAGATCGAAGCAATAGCAAATCATTTTGGAATTAAGTATGATGAAGATGAACATGATACAGAGGAAAAACTTCTTAAATTTATGATTGAAGAAAATGCAGAAGTAGAAAGTTTGTTAGATATGGCCTTATTCAGAGGTGATGAAACAGGGTATATGGATGACGCGTATGATAAGTTCAAGAACAACCTGTCCTTCGAGTTTCTAAATAAAACCTTTACTATAGTAGAGGATCATGAAACCCCCAGAATAGAAATATCATTAAAAGATGCAATTGAATTAATGGGTAAACCTGAATTTCAAGAATATACTGATGAAGAACATGGAGAATTTTATATCATGAATACTTCTGATCTATATTTTGATCTTTCTGACATAGATGACCAAACTATGAGTTATATAGAAGGGTTCTCAGAAGAGTCCTTCTTTGAATATTTCAATGAAGAAGGTGTGGAGTTACCCAAAAGATAATGGCTATCTTAATCGACATTTTACAAGAATCTAAAAAAGAATATAGAAAGATGCTCGCTCCTCTTGGGGGAATGAATAACTTCAGTTTTGTAAGGAACACTGTTAAAGAAATTCAGGAAAGTCTAAAACGAAGTGACAGAATTATTTGGTTCTTAAGATTCTTTAGACTAGAAGTAATTCCACTTTTGTCTGATGAAATTTTATCTCAGCTTGGTGAGGAAGAATATAACCGCCTTTTAAATTGGAGAGAAAAAGAAAAGGCCAAACTGGAACAAAAAATTGGTGGTGAAGTATCTGAACTGGAAGTACTACACAGACAGTTCATTCAGGAATTAGGACATTTTATATCTCTAGCAGACATGGTTCCTGAAATAAATTCTTATGTATTCAATAATCAGACACCATCAGAAGTATACAATGACCTTCGTGAAATAGAAGAACGCTGGCAAGAAGAGCAAAAAGAAAAGAACAACATTCTCCAAAAGAAAGAAGAACACAGTATTCTTATATCTTTTCCAGACGGATCTGCTTGGTTCAACTTAAATACGGCCTCTTGTTCAGATGAAGCAGAAGCAATGGGTCACTGTGGAAACGAATATAATCCAAACTACGAAGATACCATTCTTTCTTTTAGAACGCCTAAAAATGGTGGCTGGGTTCCTCATCTTACTTTTATCCTAAGCGAACATGGTTATCTTGGAGAAATGAAAGGTAGGGCCAATGAGAAGCCTTCCAAAAAATATCACCCCTACATTATAGCTCTATTGAAAAGCAAAGCTATTAATGGTATTAGAGGCGGTGGTTATGCTCCGGAAAATAATTTTTCAATCTTCGATTTGGAAGAAAATACTGTTAAACAATTATTAGATATGAAACCGCAATTAGCTACAATTCGAGAAGTAATCAAGAATTATGGCCTTTCTCCTTCTTTAATGAAAAGAGTAGAAGATGATTGTAACGACATTTTCAAATTTGATATAATTCATAAAAAAATGGCAGAAGAAGGCAGACTTCATGGAGACGGAAGTACTTTATACCTTTATAACGAAAATTACGATCTTGAAGATTTTACTAGAGAAAATGAATATTCTATACCAGTCTTGTCAGATATCTTTTTTTATGCGTGTCAAAATACTAGAGTATTTTTAGAAGAATATTTAAGTCCGTTTATAGAAGATGGTCTGAGTTTTAGTAATTTTCTCTATGAAAATGCCACAGAAGAAGACAAATTCAGACTTAACAGAAAGTATAATCTTTTCAATGAAGAAGAATTGTCGGTAAAGGATATTAGTGATTTAATAATCAAACTAAAGAAAACAAACGATGAAGAGTATAAAAAATTAGAAAAAGTATTCATCTTCTCACATATAAAAGAAACTGTCAAAAACATAAAAGATTATGTGATTAATTATTTAGAAACTGATGTTAGTGGTTTTAGGACATATGGTCTATATGGCGGAGATGAAGATTTCAGATCCCCGTTTATACATATAAGTATAACACCAAACGAGAACAATATTGAAGGGTCAGAAGTCCTCCTTTCTATCGGATTATCAGAATTAATCAGTCTGATAGAAAGTGGAACATTTGAACAGTTTTATGAAGAGAGTAATTTTTGGAGCAGTGTGTTTGATAATACTGACATGGAAGACGTGGGCTTTGATAATATCATGGATGAATGTGTCGAAATGGACAAAAATGCTTTCTGGGAAACGTTCCGCTCAAAATTCTATTGACAATTACGGTGAACTGCCCTAACTTAAAAATGAAGCGCTTATAGCTCAGCGGTTAGAGCGAAGAATTCTAAACTCTTTTGTCGTGGGTTCGAATCCCACTAAGCGCACCATTTTTAACTGAGGTAAATACCTTATGAAGAAGTTCCTATCATTCTTGAAAAAGTTCCATCTTTTTCATTCATGGGAAGTTCACAGGAATACAGGCATTTGGGAATATCTTGAATGTTCTGTATGCAAGCAGCGAAAGATCGTTAGGGTCAACGATGCTTGGCAACCACGAGATTTATCGTGGCTTTCAGGTGGCGAGTTCGATGATAATATCATGGTTACTCTTCCACATTTTAAAAACACGTCATGGATGAAAGGATAAAATATGACGTAGAACGAAAAAGTAGACACCAGAGAAAATAGGGACCCGAACCCCTATAGGCTTTATGCCATTGTTCGGAAAGATCTTGCCATGAATAAAGGCAAGATTGCAGCACAAGCTGGTCACGCGTATCTAGACGCATATCTTGAAGCACAAGATAAACGACCAGAAACAATTCCCCTTTATAAACAGAACCACGGCATCAAAATTTGTCTTGCCGCCTATTCACTCGAAGACCTTTTGGAAATCGAGAAACAGGCTAAAGACAATGGAATTCCGTGCGCTTTAATTACTGACCTCGGCTATACCCAATTTAATGGCCAGCCGACAGTCACTGCAATTGGTCTAGGCCCCTGTACTAGCGAAGAAGCGGGAACACTAGTCAATAACCTCAAACTGTATAACTAAAGGAGAATCATCATGACAGTTAATGACCAGTACAAAACCACTAGAAAAGAACTCTTTGAACATGCAAACACATTGTTTAAGTTTGATGATCAACGAGAATACGGCAGGAAAGACGACGAGATATCTCTTTATTCTGACTTCGAAACTAAGGATGAATACCTAAAGTTTTGTAAAGAATGGAAAGATTGTTATAGAGACATTTCTTATGTACTAAGAAAGTTTAAAGTCGAATATAAAAACTTAGCCAGACGCAATAAAAGTACCTTTTCATTGGGGGTGGAAATACAACACCTTAAACTCTTAGCTAGAGCAATGCTCAATGCTAGAGCAATTTCTAAAGAAGCTGCTGAGAAGAGTTATTTGAAACAGAAAACACTTGAAGCAGTAGCGTAAATGAAAAAGCCGGATCACTTTCTTTGATCCGGCTTTTTTATTATTCGAATATTTGTGAGGTAGGTTTCCAAGAAACAATATCATTCACATCAACTGGATAGTTGGTGTCTGGTTCAACCCATCCATCACCAACCTTTTGTCTCAATGGATCATTAATTTCCCCCCAACGCATTTCCATCTCCTCTCCATTATTCAAAACAGCTTTGATAATAGCACCGTTATCTGGAGCGAATTTCATTGGAAAAGTTTCCATAGGTGGAAGATCGATGTAAAAGATAGGATTGACTACTTCTTCAAATTCTGAACCGAATTTAAACCATGTATCTGGCCATGACGAAAGTACTGCTCCATACTCTCCAGTATCACACCCTCCACCTCCATATTCGATGACGTTCCATCCATCCGTTGATAAAGAAGCATACTCGCAAGTGCCGCCATATATTGTTAAACAGTTCTCCCCAAGATAATAAGGGTCAGCATTATGAATGCAGTAGGCTAGAATAGGCCTATCTTTGGGAGCAGTTTCCATATCCTTGGGCTTAATAGCATCGTGATATTTCTTTAGTTTTTGTCGTGTTTCGTCAACTAACGTTGGATCAAAATTATCTATTGCTAAAATGTCGTTCAATAAATCAATGGTCTCTTCAACAACACTCACATCAAAAATATTCATCGGTCATTCCTAACTTCAATTAATCTGTCCAAACCAATAGCAATCTCAAAAACCTTCGCATCCGGAAAATCAGTTCTCAATGAAACTGAACACATTTCCGTCCAACGATCTTGGGCAATTCTATAGACCTCTACGTCCATAGTCTTTTCTGAATAACTTGGAAGTCTATCAGATTCAACAACGCGGGTCTCATGGCCGGTAAACAGTCCAATCTCCCGCTCTAGCAATGGAAGCATTCGCTGGTAGTAATCCATTTTGGTATCTAGACTATAGATGCACTGAAATTCCATCTGATAAAACTCGTTAAAACGTAGTTTAGATGGAGAAGCGCCATCTGCGGTTTCTCTGCGGAACGACTTACCAACTTGCCAAACACACAATGGAAGCCTAACCTTTTTATGAGAACTCAGAAGGTGATTAGCAAATGCATAACTAGACGGCGTTGTTTCCGGTCGTAAAGCTGCGTTATTTTCTCCCACAGGAGCATTAAGTAGCCAGATGTCCTCACCAGTATATTGCGGATTAAGCCTATCAGTGACCGTAATAATCGGTCCCTCGACCCTTTCTGTTCGCCATGCCCCATTAATGTTCTTCAATTCTGTTAGAATCGAATTACTGATTACGCTTACCGCGCTGTCCCGTTCTAAAATCTCACGTTCAGTCCAAAACCGAAGGCCGCCCGTTTCATAAAGGTCCAAACTCATATCTTTATCCATTGTGGTTTAGTGACTTTTTGATAATAGACTAAGAAGTCTTTTGAAACAAGAATATTGTTGACATTCTCCCCTACTATCCCTAAAAGGTCAGGAAACCTCCAATAAAAGGAAAAGAATTTTATGGAAGCAGAACTCATCAACAATCCCCTCACTCTCGAAGGTCTCCTAAGCAATGAAATTGTTGTGGGGCTTGTGGTAGCCAGCGTCATTGGTACTCTCGTATTCAAGTCTGCAGCATTTTTCAATACATTACTCGACTTCTTTGTGAGGACCGTTTCAATTGGAATTTTTATTGAAAACAGTAATCGAACCAATTTCACCACTATGGAAAAGGTAATTGAAAAACGCCTTGGCCAACGCAGAAGACTTCGTATGTCTCACGTCGAAGATGTGATCATAGATGGACGACACACCCAAGCTATTAGTTTTGGTCTTGGTTCAGGGAGGCACTGGTTCATCCATAAAAGAGTTTTGGGTTATGTAGACCTATCAATCAAAGAACCTAAGGCAAACTTTTTCCCGAAAACTATTTTTATCCGAGCATTCACTAGGGATGTAAATTTTATCAAAGAATTCACCTTTGTCCCTAGCAAGCCTGTGACAAAATTGAAAATCTGGACTCTTGGTGAATATGGATGGGATTATAATGGGTCTCGGCCACTTGTCGATCCAGAAAATGTCATTCTTCCCGATAATATGGGACAGAAAATTATTGATGATATTATCAAATTTCAGAACAATTATGAATGGTATGCTGAAAAGGGCATTCCATACAAACTAGGTCACCTACTAAGTGGTGTTCCGGGCGCTGGTAAAAGTACCATCATCGCAATGGTTGCCTCCGTACTGAAAAAGAACTTGGCATTTATAAACATGAATGATGTTATGAATGACAGAGAATTAATGCTGGCTCTTAATACACTTCCCCAGAATAGTATTCTCGCAATCGAAGATATTGATGCCACGAAAAGTGTACAAACAAACCGTGACGATCCAAAAGATGTTGAAACTACTAAAGGTTCGACTACCGGCAATGGCGTTTCTCTTTCCGGAATTCTAAATGTCTTTGATGGTCCTGCAACTCCACATGGTCTTATCTTTTTCGTTACCACAAATAACAAGGATGCCCTCGATCCAGCAATATTCCGTCCCGGACGAATTGACAAAGATATTGAGTTCGGGTATGTTAATGAGGAACAATGTAAAAAGGCTTACAAGAAATTCTTCCCAAACTCTACTGAGGAAGAAATTAATGTCTTTACTAAGGAATTTATGTCTGGGGAAGGACAACCCTTCTCTAAACTACAACAGGTTTTAATGGAAAAAATTAATGGCTAAAGTTTATTTCACATCTGACCCACATTTTGATCATCGCAATATTATCAAATACTGCGAAAGGCCTTTTAAAGACGTTGATGAAATGTGCCAGTCACTCATCCATGAATGGAATGGTGTTGTTGGGGGCAAAGACACCGTATATCTTCTTGGTGATGTTTTTATGGGGAACAATAGGAACCTCATTAATGAAGTTCTTAGTCAACTTAATGGTGACATTATCCTTATTGAAGGGAACCACGATTCCAATCAAACCAAACAAAATGACCGATTTTCAGAAGTAACTTCTTATAAAGAGGTCAGCATCAATGGAAAGAAGGTCGTTCTGTTCCATTATCCGATTGAGGAGTGGAACGGAAAGTTCAAGGGTTCTTTCCATTTCCATGGTCATAGTCATGGTAATGCGAAATTTATGCGCAATCGGTTTGATGTTGGTGTCGATTCACTAGACTATAAGCCTGCTTCTTTTGAGGAAATCACTGAACTTTTTACGTCGCCTATTGGAGATAATGGAGATCAGTTTGAAATCAATGATTTTATTGATAATGTAAAAGACGGCTTTCTTACTGATTATGATGGCTATGGCTATTATATCAAAGGTGATAAAGTTAACAACTTAGAAGTTGTGTTTCCTAGTGGTCTTTATTATGAGGAAACGACGCCCCACCCTGAGGCAACTGGTGTTCTTTGGTTCAATAAGTAGGACAATATAATGGAAAAAGCACAACAAAAGAATGATATAGTTAAGTTTTCTTTAATTGGACTTTTAATTGTCATTTCAAATATCTTCTTATATCTTTTTGCAACAAATTTTGCTCAAACAGTAGAATGGTTTGTTAACTTTTTTGGCATCTTAGCGCCAGTGGTTCTTGGTGTAGTTGGCGTTTTTATGGGCTTTATGGCACTTAACCTGCTTCTCGCTTTAACTTTGCCCTTCCAAATTATTCATATTAAATTTGACGAAACTTTTGATACTGACGATGAATATGTTTCAAAAGTCGATGAACTTTTCACAACAAAGCTTTGGTTTTATAGAGGCTTTGTAACACTTTGGAACATGATATTGATTCTTGTTTACTTAGGTTTGGTTCTCAGTCTGATCTCAGTCATTATTTTTGGTCTCTTTAGTTTCTTGATTTTTATTGGTAATCTCATTATATCTTTCACATGATAATTTTTATTTGAAAAGGACATATCTATGAGTGTCGATCAACATAACGCTGAAATGAAAAGAATAGACAACTACTTATCCTTTTGTTTTGTGGTTTTCATGTTGATTTCTGCCACACTCGGGACTTTGTATCTCTTCAATATGGATGAAACGACAGAATTCCTCAGGAGACATATGTCCGTAGAACTGGCGGGAATTATCTCCACCCTACTCTTACTGTTCAGTGGTTGGGCGGTGTGGAGCACTATGACGTTTCCCCTCCAGATTATCACTTTCAAGATTTATACCGGAGGTCCACCATCCTCTCGACCAAAGTATTGGAAAACTATTACTAATAATCAATTTTACGAACTTGAAGAACTCTTCACATTTCGGGATTTGTTAGGTCGATCAGCTTCTTGTTTTGAAGCAGTTGCTCTGCTGTCTTTTTTTGGAGTATATCTATTTGTTCTAGGGTCATTTCTCTATTTCGTCTATTTAGGATATACTGGCCAATATTAATGATTCCTAGAAATTCTTACGTCAAACAGAGAGCACGTTCAGATTGTGCAATTTGCTCTATATCCATGGCTACCGGACTTTCATATGAGAAGGTGTTCGAATTGATCCCTTCTTATAGAAGAGCTTTGATAACAGGTAAGAATGATGGTACTGATTTTTGGGATATTTGTGCTGTCTTCATAAAGAAGAAACATTATCATCGGTATTATTCTTCTTTTAGTTTGAAACATTATCCTGATTGGAAGAATGAAATTAGGGGAATTCCCTGCTTATTATCAGTAAAGTCTAAAAACAGACTAGGTGCAGAACATTTAATATATTGGAATGGCTTTAGATTGTTTGACCCTAGTAAGAAGAAAGTCTATAATAACTTGTATGAGTTAAACTTGAATAATGTCAAAAGTATCATAAAAATTAAGGAAAAAATATGAGTATTGAATTAGTAAGTTTGGCAATCTATTGGGTTGTATTTCCTTTTTTATTCCAGATTAGCGCACTATGGTTGAATTCTCCTTTTTATACAGAAGGTTTAGATGGTGAACGATATTACTTCGATTCATTCAAGAAAATTTTCTCACTTAAAGAATTCTTTTTTATTAGATTTCTAGTGATCCCTATGTTTTATCTAATCATCTTTATTTCTGCCATAGCATTTGCAACAATACTAATTAACTTATACACCATATATACATAAAAAAAGAGCGGGACCGAAATCCCGCTCTTCTCATTTTTCTTTCTATTAATATCGATTAATAGAAGGTCAAGTTGTTGGCGTTGATGCCGATCAAACCAAGGTAATCGGCACTGTTACCAAGAGACGTAGCCGTGTTAGTGAACTCAACCCATGCGTAACGGGTCATGAAGCTAACTGATGGCTCGAAAGTCTCAGGGTCGTAAACAACAGGTGAACTGGTTAGAGCAACGTATGGGCAGTAGTACGCAGCAGCGTCAAGCTCTGTGCTACCCTTGAAGCCGACAAGAATTGAAGAATTGTCGCCAGCATACGTGTCAACATAAACCTTAACCTGACCATTAAGGGTACCGACCAACTTGGTGTTGGTTGGGCCTTCAAGCTCACCTTCGGTCGTGCGAGCGAAGCTAGAAGCACGTGCAGACTGAAGAATGGTTAGGGCCGTTGGGCTAACAACGATCCAGTTACCCGTGCCACGACGAGTTCTGGTACCGATGTCATTAGCTTCCTTGTTGATCATCACAGCAAGAGCAGCGAATTCATCAACAACAGAAGTTGCCTGACCAGAAACAGATGCCTGATCAAAGGTCTTATTAGCCGTTGGCTTAGGCGGAAGCGTTCTTAGCTTGTGAAGAATTTCTTGGTCAATATCAAGAACCATCTCCTGAGCAAGAGCGGTAAGAACTTCACTTTCAAGATCAATACCGTGCATAGCCTGTGCATCCTGAACGGCTTCTGGGGTCCAGCGAGCAGATAGCTTACGAGACTTAGCTTCAACAAGCTGCTTCTCGATGCTGATCTTAACTGGGTTACCCGCAACGCCTTCAAGAGCGGTGGTTCTTGCAGCAGCCGGATCACTGGCATTTTCATTACCAGAGTAGGCAGCAGCAATCTGAGCCACGTGGGCCGGGGTGAACATTTCCTGTCCAGCAGTAGCACCACCAGCGGTAGATGCGTACTTAACCTTAAGGGTATGGATCTGACCCCAAGGACCAGTTAGTGGCTGAACACCAACAAGGTCGTGAGCAATGACGCCGGGTAGAACACGACGAATCATTGGTAGAATGACTCTGTTTAGAGCCGCGATGTTGCCGGTAGCAGTCGCACCAGCAGATGCGTTTTCGAAAAGGTTCTGAGAACTCTGAGAGATTTCACGAAGGGTATTCTCAAGAACAACTTCCATAGAAGTTGACTTGTTTTCAGGAAGACCTTCCTTAAGTACCTCTTTAACTCTCGTCCACTTCGAACCGAACACGTTGGACATATTATTTTTCTCCTTTTAGTCCGACTCGCTTACTGGACACGAATGCCAGCGCGTTTCTGTAGTGACAACAGTGCTACATCACTATCGTCACCCTGTTTTACTTCCTTGGAATTTCCGTTTTTAAAGGTTAAAGGAGTGGTTGAACCTTCCTTAATGACCTTACGGGTTCCTCTAGAAGTATTGGCCTGTGAATTCTCACGGACAATCTTTTTGAAGGTTTCTCTCAATGAACCTGTTGGGGTAACATCAAGAATTTCCTTCACGTCTTTTCTAAGACGAACGTCAGAAACCTTTGATAGAAGACCTTCTACGATGGTCTTTCTTTCAGCGGATGCTTTCTGGCGTTTAATTCTTGTTTTACTTTCAAGAAGTTGTTTCTTCATCTTCTTGGTTTCGTCGATACGAGCAGTACGCTCCTTACGGAGTCTGCTCTTAGCCTCATTCAACTCGTTTCTAAGCTTCTTTGCTTCCGCATCTTCATTGAAGAACGTTTCACGCATTTCAAACATGAACGCTTCAAAGATTTTGCGACCGAAGTTATTTCTACGTGCAGCCTTAATATCCTCTTCAAGTTCCTTTACCTTGCCTCCGATTTTATCTTCGACAATACTTTCAAGGACTACTGCTGTACGCTTAATAAGAGCTTCACGATCAGCAGCATACTGTTCTCTGATAGTGCGAAGTTTCTTGGTGAAAGTCTCACGCTGTAAGACCTGATTCTCCTTGAATTCTTCCATTTCAGCAGAAACATTATCTTCAACCATTGCTTCAAGAACTTTTACCTTCTTGATGAGTGAAGCACGTGCTTTCTGATCAGCTTCTGAGATTGCCTTAGCTGCCTTCTTGGTAAGCTTGGTGAGTCTTTCTTTAGACTCATTAAACTCATCCATTTCCTTAGTAACTACATCTTCAATCATAGCTTCACATGCAAGCATTAGACGTCTATGATCTCTGTCGTACTTTTCAGCAAATTTCTTTTCAGCAGCTACCTTAGCAGCCTCAGATGCCTCTGAAATTTTCTTGTCAAAAGCTGACTTAATTTCAGAGACATTCTCTTCGGAAAGAAGCTCTGTTTCAACGAGCTTTTTGAATAGCTCTTCCATATTTTATAGCTCCTCTTTCACTATTACTCTCCAAGACTTCCAACAAAACTCAAAAGAGATTTTTGGAAGTATTTTTGAGCTTTTGGATCATGACGAACAGCTTCCGTCAATTTAAGTGCTTCACGACCATTTCTGTCCATTAAAGCACTCTCCAAAATCGGTTTAGGGAAGGCGTTTGGCGCACTAGGGTTGGCAACAATATCAATTGTAACCATGTCGAAATCTGACACCCTACCATCTGAACCAACGCTTCCAGTTCCACGACTACTAACACCAAGTTTGACGCCGTGTTTAATAATACCTGCGATGATTTGACCAAGACCAACATCATGAATGACTTCAAATTCGGCCATTCCATTTGTTCCACTTTCGTCAAGCCACATCTTCTTGATGATGTGACTCACACGATCTAGATTGATGTTTAGACCATCTGGGTGATCACACTCACCTAGTATTGGCCCGTCCTGTTCAATTTTAGCGTTAATCTCATTAACGGCTTTTCTAATTTCGCCCGAAGGATAAATTCTGCCGTTATGATTTTTAACATCGCCCTGAATTGCCAAACCCTTTAGAGTAATTTTTCCAGTGCTTCCTTCTGCTTCATTAACAAGCTGAACAGGATTAGACTTTGGAGAAATTGTTTCTATGAGAAGTTCTCTTCCAGTTGACATGGTTTATAGTTCTTCCTCATCGTCCATGTCGAAGCTGTCTAGGTCTTCATCGCCTTCTTCTTCGTCAGACTCATCGTCCATGTCGAAGCTGTCTAGGTCTTCATCGCCTTCTTCTTCGTCAGACTCTTCGTCAGACTCTTCGTCAGACTCTTCGTCAGAATCTTCCTCATCGTCCATGTCGAAGCTGTCTAGGTCTTCATCGCCTTCTTCTTCGTCAGACTCATCGTCCATGTCGAAGCTGTCTAGGTCTTCATCGCCTTCTTCTTCGTCAGCTTCAAGTTCAAATTCGCCAGCACTGATAGCCGCTTCAATACTCTTGAAGTCTTCGTCAGTTAAAGGTTGAGCATTGTTTTCTCCGTCTTCGTCGTCTTCGAACATACTATCATCTGCTAATTCTTCATCTTCGTCGTCAAAACTAGAAGAATATGATGGGTCTCCAAGATCGGTCTCTGCTTCGATTTCATCATCTATGCCTTCGATATCGACATCATCAATATCATCAGAACCAAACATATCCCTTTCATCGTCATCAAGGAACTGTTCCATTTCAAAGATGTCGTCAATTTCACTTAATTTTTCTTGGGACTTACGAACAACAATTTGGTGAATAAGATCTGCACCTAAATCATTTTCTCTGAGCTTCTTACGTGAAGACTCGGTCAACTGGCCATTTTCATCCAGTTCTGCTGTCTTTGCTTCTTGAGCAATAACTTTCATCAACTGCTCAAAAAGATCACTAGTGTTACTTTTATTTTTGGCCATTTGGCTCTCCAATTTTCATATGACGTTTAACAACGTCAAGTATAGTTTTCTTAAAGTGCAACCTATATGCACATTAATATCTACACTCTTATTAGAAAAATGGGTCCAAAAAGCCCTAAAAATTCAATTTTTTTAAAAACCGGGTCCTGAATCGGCTGGTTCAGAATAGATTTTACTTACATTAGAAAGACGTTTTAATAGTTCTCTTCTTGATTTTTCTTTTTCTATTCTAAGCTTTCTCAAATGTTTAAGTGAAAGAATTCCATCGCCTTTAATGTTATTACCAAATAATTTATCAGCCGGAACTCCGATAATTTCACTTTCATTATCACCTAATTCTTCTACTGGTTCGATTTCTTCCATTACAATATCTTTTTTAGTTTTACGAATATATGATTCTGTTCCAGCCGGAGTAGTTGGGGCAGCAGCAGCACCAGCACCAGCACCAGCACCAGCATTAAAATCTCCGCCTCCATCAAGACCATCAAACCCTTCTTCCCCACCAAAGTCATCCATCGGAACGAGAGGATCTGCACCAGCAGCAAAATTATTAAAGGTGCCAGAACCAACACCCATACCACCCATACCAGCATCTTGGGCTAGTCTAGCAGCATTATCGGGCTGACGTTCCTCAAGAAGTAAGCGTTCGTTTTCTAAGATTTCATCTGGAGTAAACCGACCATATTTTGCCATAGCAAATCGTATGGACATGAAGGAGAAGCCAGTTGCCTGACCAAGCCTTCCTAGTCGCTCTTCATCCAATGCACCTTCTCTATATTCTTCAAAGTTCATTGGAGGGAGGAATTTTAATTCATAATCGGCAGAATGAATCTGCATACCTCTAGCTTTGAGATATAATTTAAATTCTCTATCGAGTTGGTTATCCAATAGTTCCTGTATTCGCATACAAAAACGAGCAAACTGGATTTCCTGAATAAAGGCAGTGCCTACTCTACCATCATTATATGATGCACCGCCTTCTTCTGGACCAAGCAAGAAACTAGAAGGAACTCGAAGACCTCTCATTACCTTACTAGTAAAATACTTCAGATCATCCAGACCATTCCACTGCTGTCCTTCTAAGTTATCTACCTTAGAGCCTCTGCCATCAGCAGTCTGTGGCAAATAAATATCTTCCATTGTGGACAATGGATTATAAGCGCTATCTATACCAACCTTGCCACCAAAGTTTTCAGGTATACTCTTATGTAATAACTTGTTTTTTAACTTTTCTACAACGGCATTTGCTTTATCGGGACGTGCTTTACCAACATCAATATACCAAACTCTACGGCTTGGTGCTCTTTGTATTCTGTGAATGATTGCGGCCTGTTCGAGAAGTTCTCTGTTTTTGAAATCCTTATAGATTTGTTCTAGAAAACTTTCACCAAATGGCCAAAGATCGTCATGTTCACCATCGCCACCAATTTCTCTACCTTCTGCCAACGATAAATGAAGAACATATTCTGCTGGCACAATGGCAGATTTCGTTACCTCATTATTTCCTCCACCAGCAGATGCATTATACACGGCCTTATGAACTGAACCAGCATCAGAAGATGTATTTGTAGCACCAGCCGGTACATCAAAAATCATATAATCAAAAAAGAAATTAAGGTCTTTAAACAAATAACCTTCAATTTCTTGCGTTTCTTGGTTGACATAAACGCCAACTACTTTCTTAGCATTAACTGCCTTGAGTTCAAAACTTTCGGGGTCTCTTAAGAAAAAAGCATCACCATATTTGATAACATTTCTAACTGTTCGAAAAATTCTGTTGTCCCAATCGTTCAATCTACACCACATCTTCTTAAAATCATTCAAGATATCAGTGTCATCGACCGTCAGTTCATTTTCATCTAAATCAAATTTAAAGGGGTCGCCGCTGTCAACATCCCTGTTTGTGCAGTGTTCAGCTATCATGTCTAATGCACGGGAAATATCGGTGTCTGCATCCATAGCATCATACGCATCATATCTGCGCATTCTGTCGTCTTTACCTTTAAAGAATACATCATTAAAAGTATTGATACTTGAAATTTCTGGGTCAGAAACAGGTGATAAACCGTTTACTTGGCGGTTTATCTTATTAATCCGATTTTTCCCCGCAGGGTTTATAATTATCTTTGCCATTACTTTATTTATATTAGATCATTTTTAGAAAAAATGACATTATTCATCGCCCGTTGCGGTATTGAAGAGTAACGGGTTTTTAGTAGTTTTTGAGTTAATAGCACGGAGAAGCTGAACAATTTGTGTTAATGAGCCAGTTCCATTCTTATGTTCGTCTAACATAGACTCTAATAATTCATCGTTATTATTAGGAGTTACCGTGGTATTATTAGACTCAATAATAGAAGCCTGTTTCTTAATAACGTCATCAATATTCAATTTGCCACGTGATCTAATATCCAAATTGGCTGGATTGCCCATTGCCCGTGTCATGGAATCATTAACAAAGGAACCTACCTCTTCCCCTATATCACTGATAAAGTCCCAACCACCATCTATTACTGATTTAAACGAGTTAACTATATCATCCCATATACCGGTCACACTGTCCCATATCCAATCTGCTAAATTGGTTATTTTTTCCTGTGCCCAATTTTTCATTCCCCTTAAAGAACCAGCAATACTAAAGTTATCCCACCAATCTAGAACATTATCGAAAAAATCTGTTAGCATATTCACCATAGTGTCTTTGACACCGGGAAAGAAAAAATCTGCTACTTGTGTCGCAAAATATCCTACTGCAAAAATGATAGCACCAGTGACCCATCCCGGTGCTGTCAGTAAGGCAGCTACACCGCCAACCGCTATACCAATGATCGAAGCAAGACTATCTTCTAAGAAGGCACCAATTCTAGCCCCCGCTGCGGTCTTGGTCTTTTTAGTCCATGAGGTTATTTCTTCACTTGAAAAGGAAAAGGCATCCATAAAGGACATAATTACATCGATTGCCACAGCACCAAGTGCAGTCCCTATAATCCCCATCTTGGCAAATTTTCCCATCCGCTTTCCGGCAGAAAGAATCCCAGCACCTTCTGCAGCTTTATTACCTATGAGACCGGTAACCATTGCCTTAGTTAAGCCGATGGTAGCAGCGGTATTAGCGGTTAAAGCCGCAATAGTTCCGAATATACCTTTTATCAAGAAACCCATTCCGGTAACTGCAAAGATAGTTGATAATGACGTTAGTAAGGGATTAAGATCGTTTTCAAACCATTCAACAATACTGTTGAAATACCCGTCTAATACATTTCTGAATGAGTTGTTATTTTCATAATCTCGCTTGGCAAATTTAGATATGGCATCCTCTAATTCGACACCGGGAGTTAATGAACCACCCAATACTTTATAGACAGCAGGGTCTAACCGACCAACATTATCCCTCATTTCTCCTAATGTTTCTATCAATAAAGCATTAGCTTCCTGCATAGACATCGATGGATCATTACGGAATCTCATCACCAATTGATCGATGAATGGAGATAGAATTCTCTCTAAATCATTATTTGCGTCTTTTGCAGAAGTATTATAAAGGATCGCCCTTGTAATCATGTCTTGAATATATTGTGGAAGTTGGTCATTGGCCAAAGCAAATTCTGTGAAGAACCTCTTTTGAACTTCATCTAACCGGCCAGACATTGCAGCCTGCTGTAACGACATGATGTCTTCTTTATTGGCTTCCATTAATTGATCAGCCGTTATTCCGGTATTTCTTCTAATAGCATCCAACACCTTCATGCGTCTCAAGCCTTCGGCTCTAAGAATCATTTCATTACGGGTTACATCAATACCGCCCCTAGCTAACTCGTCCGCCATTCTTAAAAGAATTTCGTTTTGTTCTTTGAAATTAAAAGCTCTGTCAATATTAGAAGGGTCTAGATATTCCCGCTGCCTATCAAGGAATCTACCAAAGTCGTCCATTCTCATGCCAAATCTAGAAAAGGCACTTCCGCCATTCTCTAAATTCTTCCTGACCGCTTCCATAGTATTTTCATAAGACGAAATCGTGTCACTACTGAATATCGATTGATAGTTCCGTAATGTCGCATCAAAATATTCTGTAGCTGAACCTAAACCTTGTCTTAATGCGCCAGTACTATCTTTTAATGCAGATATAAATGAATCTAGTGCGGCTCGACCAGAAATAATACTAGCCGTATAATCCATCATATTTGTCAAATGGTATGAATAAAATTCACTATATTGAACTTCTATAAGTTCTTTTTGTCGTTTCAAGAGACCTTGAATGTCACCTAAAACTCCGCCAATGTCTTGAGCACCACGGATATAACTTTCAGTCCTCTTTGTTTCACTAAAGTCACCGGCACCCATACCACCAGCGCCACCTTCCGCTGCTGCGGCTGACGAACTCATAGTTGTTCTAATATGAGTTGCTAGAGAGTTAATTGCTTGTGTTAGTTCTTTAGTGTGATCTTCTGCAAAATTATTTGCCCCACCGGAATCATTTCCGTTTCCACTAAAGCTTTTTGAAACATGCTTTAAATGGCGTTCTATATCTTGTAGAAGTTCATTATCCGTCTTTGGCATATTTCTATTTATTCAGAATCTGACTAAATAATTAAGTTAGCAACGGAGACTAATTTGTTCAATTTTAAAGAATTTTTAACAGAAACTGAAAGTGTAGACCTGTCTTGGTTTGGTGATAGCAAAGTCGTAGATAGAAATGGCCTTCCACTAAAGGTATTTCACGGAACAGGTTCTCTAAAAAACTTAGATGAGTTTAAGCAAGAATTCACCGGACAGGGAAATGACCAACTTGGAGGCGGTTTTTATTTCACAGACAGATTAGATACCGCTTTTGGCTACACTAATTCTATATCCAGACATTCAGCGCCAGAATTAGGAAAAATAGGTGGGAATGACAGTCCCGGAGTAATAACAGCATATCTTAAAATAGAAAACCCGTTTTTTCTATATGGAGAGAATATACAAGATATACAAGAAAAAGATTTTCTAACATTTAAAGAGGCTATAGCCATCATAGAACAATCAAAAATTTTATACGATATCGATGAGACCCCAATAGGCAATTGGATCGACATTTGGTCAGAGGGTGAAATTACTAAAGACATGGTATATGAGGTTGCCCAATATTATACTGGTTCCTCAATCATCAGTTTAGAAAACGACTTCTTTTCATATAAGGGAGGTAGTGAAGATTTTAGAAAAGCTGTCTATCAAGCTACCGGAAAAGATGGGATTATACAACATTATGATCAAGAAACCCATTTTGTAGCTTGGTTCCCTCATCAGATAAGAATTATCGAACGAACACCCAATTAACCTACAAAGGTAAAATCTAAAGACTCAGATGTCGAATTATATGCGATAGTAAATTTACTATCCGTATTAGCAGCACCCGTCCCGCCAAAGTGAACTTCGTTTTCATTTTTAACATGAAGGTCTCGTTCGGCATCTAAATCACCATTACTATCAAAAATAGCAATTTGAGTTTCAGACCCTGCTAATCCAGCTTCCCATCTATCATTGGTCTCGTCCCAAACTAAACGAGCATTTGTGGAAGTTCCACGCTCAATCTCGAAACCAGAATCCTCAGTGGGCGATCCAGTGACGTCCGAATTAAGAACGAAGATATTATCTGCAATGTTGACTTCTGTAGTATTGACGGTGGTGGTAGTTCCCGAGACTGTAAGATTTCCGGGAATTATAACTTCACCATCATTTATTTGAAGTGAAAGAGTTCCACCAGCAGCAAAGCCAAGTTGATCGGCACCAACTCTATACATACCAGTGTCCTGATCAGACGTAAAAGTAAATGCTGGCGATCCATTACTTCCATTAATACCGCGAATTTCAGATGCCATGGTTATAGCAGACGAGCTAATATCAATTGCATTAGCCCCGCCAACTGCAATACCGATATTACTAGTATCTATTTTGTAAATTCCAGTCAGTGCATCAGATATAAAACCAATGGCAGGAGAAGAAACAGAACCATCACTGATCCTGAATCTGTTATCACTTGTTAAGCGAGCACCCTCTGTTCCACCCGTAATTAGACTTAGTGTGTTGTCGCCAGATGAACCAATACCAGTATCTACATCGCCCCTATTTGGAACAACAGTCGGAACTGTTGAAGAAGCAGTAGAATTGATCAGCTTAGCTCCCGAAGCATTTGTAACGCTTAATCCGGTAGAATCTATGAATACCCTCTGTGTTCCTCCTGTGGAAACTCCAACAACATCAGCGGAGACCGAATAAATTCCAGAGTTTGGGTCAGAAGTGAAAGAGTATGCAGGCGAACCGGCAGAACCATCAACACCTAAAATAACAGATGAGAACGTTGCGGATACTGAGGATAATTGTAAGGCAGCAGAACCGCCAACTGAAAAGCCAATGCTATCAGCACCAACTCTATACATACCACTATCATCATCACCATCAAACGAATAATCAGGACCCGATGCATTTCCGGAAGCAGAACTTTTTAAAGGAACCTGAGTTTTAACTGCAGATGTTTCTATGACAATACTATTAGAGCCGTTTCTTCTGAGTACAAGATCAACATCTGAATCTGTCCCAAAATACCAAGTATCTGTCGAGAACAATCCTTCAAGTCCATGAAGATCTGATGAATCTCTTAAACGTAAACCAGCATCGCCCTTAACAGAAAGAATTTCCGATCCTCCGTTCCGGTCTGTGTCAGCTATGATCATTCCGGCATTATCAATTGAAACTTGGTTCGTTCCATTAGTGGAAAAGCCTAAGATGTTTTCACCTATACGATAGATGCCGGTGTTCACGTCAGAAGTGAAAGAATATGACGGAGCGGTAGCAGAACCATCAACGCTGTATACCGGAACTAATGATTGGTTATAGGATGATAAAGAGGTAAATTTTTCGTTTCCGTCAACCACATTTGTGACATAACCATTGGAACCTTTGGATTCTAATGCAACACCTATATGGCTATCTGTACCCGCTGCTTCTATTTGAACTGGCTCACCGGTCGCGGAACCCCTAATTCCTAAATAGTTAACGGCAGAAGCCTCTGTTAAAAATCTAGCGGACTCTGCCCCACCGGCAACAATAGTCAATTCTCCACTGGCTGGTGATGCTATACCTACATCACTCCTAGCTCTATTTGGTAAAATTGTAGGAACAGTTGCTGAACCAGAAGCATTCTTAATAGATGGTCCATTTGCATTAGCCGAATAAAAATCAGTAGACGTTATTCCAAATGCTGCATTGCCTCCCAACGAAACACCAATTTGATCTGCCCCAAGAGAATAAAAACCAGTATTAGTGTCATTAGAAAATGAAAAACTAGGATTTCCAGCAGAACCATTTGATGTTAAGACTGGAAGTTCTGATTGAACACTAGTTGAAGAAACCGTCAATGCCGTAGAAGAATCAACGGATACTACAAAACTTCCCGTACCTTTTGTTGACAGATCAATACCAACATTATCATCGGTTCCAGCAGCTTCTAATGCTATAGAATTTCCTGTAGCTGACGCTGTAGCCGTCAGGTAATTGACCGAAGAGGCTTCTGAAAGAAAACGAACAACTTCATTACCACCAGCAGAAGCACTAAGAGAATTGGTTCCCGATAAAAATAGACCGGTATCGACATCACTAATGAAGGCTAATGATGGAGAACTTTCCGTTCCATTAATCAATCCAACTCCAGTCGAAGAAAATCGACCTACAATGGCCCCGCCCGCTGCCACACCAATTGTGTCTGCAGCTATCTGGTAAAAACCGCTATCAGTATCCGAAGTAAATGTGAGAGATGGACTTCCAACCGACCCATTAGCTAATAGAAGTTCTCCATCCACCTGTGCATCAGAACCAAATGTGATTTTTTCGGAGGCGGTGTCCGCTGCATCAGATCTTAAAAATTGAGCAGCTTCTAATCCATCAACCGTATCGGCGTCAAAACTATTTCCAGAACCCTCGGTTCCTGTCAAAATATCATGATCTGATATAAAGTCAGAAACTGTTCTCTTCTTAACAATATTTGTATCGGTTACATCAGCGAATGAAATTAAGTCGGAGGCAGTCGTAGCAGCCGTAGCCAATTCATTGTAATCCAATGCCAAAGTTCTATTAGTGGTTAAATCGCCTCCACCAGATAAACCATTACCAGCAGTAATCGTTCTACTGGTTTGCACAAGTCCAGCAAGATGAACTCCATCAACCGTATCGGCATCTAATCCGTTACCGGAACCTTCATCAGCCGTAGTTAGGATTCTTGATCCACTATCTATAACATCACTTGCAGTGTGGATAGCAAGCTGCCCATCGGCCAATACACCTAGGAAAGCATCCTTTGTGGTTGTAGAAAAATGGATAGTCGCATCATTATCAGTTGTCCGGTCAATTACTAATGAAGACGACACATTGGTAGAAATGGTCAACACGCCCGTCATATTATCAGACTCATCAGACCTGATGAACTGAGATGCTTCAACGCCATCAACTGTGTCGGCATCTAATCCGTTACCGGAACCTTCTTGGGCTTCTGTAAGTATTGGACTTCCATTAGCGGTTGCTCTATTAGAACCGTTAACACCAATAGTTGAAGAACCTAAACTTGATATCAATCTAAAATTATCAAAATTACTAATGTTAATAGCAGGAGCAGTGCCATCATTACGTGATAAAACTAAATCTAAATCAGTTTGTAAAGAAGAATTGACTGAAAGAAGTCCATTCCCATCAATACTAACTACTTGAGTATCATCAGATGATTTATTAAATACTAAAGTTCCATCATCATCTACACTTAAGTATAATACCTGATCATTTGTCCCAGAAAAATCTATTCTAGCACTTCCGGGGGTGATTAAAATGTCTTTTGCCATGTTTTCTCGCTTTACAACTTTAGCAAAGATATTTATGATGGGTCCATCTTTATCAACGAATTTAATTGGTAACACGCCTAAGGAGAACATCATGAGTAAAGCTGATAAACGAGACGATCTGGGAAATCGCATGAAGCGTTATGAACTCAAAGATAACGCGTCAATTCTACTTCCGGGAATCCCTGTTTACACACGTATCGATGGGAGAGCGTTTTCTACATTGACAAAAGGCCTTGAGCGTCCTTTTTGTAAACCGTTTCATGATATCATGACAGAAACGACTAAGGTTTTGGTTGGAAAAACTCATGCTTTGTTTGGCTACACACAGTCTGACGAAATCAGTCTGGTACATCTATGGCCCTCACACGAACAGATGTTCTTTGGTGGACGTCAGGGGAAATTGAATTCGGTTTTTGCTGGCATTGCCAGTAGTGCTTTCGTCATTCATGCGGCCAAGTCTGAAATTTCTTCTGAAATTAACTTTGACCGTTACCCTCATTTCGATAGCCGAACTGTCAATCTTCCTTCTAACACAGAAGCGACCAATATGATTTATTGGCGTTGGCGGGATGCCCGGAAAAACGCTATCAATGGATTTGGGCGATCCCAGTTTTCTCAGAAAGAACTACATGGCGTGAGTAACCAAAAGGTTTTGGAAAGAATGAAAGACCTTGGATATGATTTTGAGGATCAGCCAAACGATTTCAAGAATGGTTCTTTTATTTTTTCAAGAGTAACTGAAAGAAAGGTTCCTAACGAAGATGGGACCGGTGAAATTACAGTCAATCGTCATGTGACCGAGGTTGTAGATTTGCCCCCACTAAACATGGTAGCAAATCGAACTGCTGTTTTTTTCGAAGGCGCTGAGCCTATCCTAAAAAAATAATATTTGACATTGTTTTAAAAATCTCCTAAGTTACTTTTCATCAGAACTAAAGATGTTTTGACCATCAAAAGTAACTTAGGATTAAAACAATGGAACATGAAGACTATATCAATACAGTCAAACGAGTTTCCGACTATGCCGAAAAATATTTCCAAGAACATGAACAAACTAAGTTTCCATCTTTTCTTGAAGTTTCACGTGCGGTCCATGTGAAATATTCTGATCTTATGGCCATGTGTGATGATGGAAGCAATACACTCATGTCTACTGGACACAATTTTCATTATCCGGAAGATGACGGTTATCCGGGTATGCTCACGGTAGAAATTCTATAAGGAGTAACATCAATGAAGAAGGAAATGGTCCGCAAGGAAGAGATCGATACCGATCTTTTTGGAGATGAACCTGTTATTGAGTGGCACGCTGGTGACGTGCTATATAATATGGTTCTAGCGTTCCTTTCCTTCTTTATTTTTGTAGTAGTTATTTCTGGGTTGACTTCTCCATACTGGCTAGGTATGGATAGAGGTAACTATATGACGCACGAAGAAATTCAACAGCTTGTGGTTGACGATTTAGGTATTAAGGACTGAAAATGACCAACTCCTCAGAAGTATCTATCGTATCTTTTCAAGATTTTAAAAACGCCTGTTCTTTTTATAAAGAAAGGACACAAAAGGCCGTTACAACTTTTAACGAAATCGTAGAAACCCTATCAGATGAAGAGACCGGTTGGTTGTTCGAAGAATTTATCGGCTGGGCAAAAGATTCATATATTGCTGATGTCCAAGATAACGGCGTTTTGATGAAATGTTATTTTTATGACTGCTATTTTTTCATTCCAAAGGAAGCTCTTGATGTATCGTCTAGCGAAGACTTCATCAAAAAGATGATTTCTGATGAAATTAAAAAAATCTAAAATGGAGTAATATCATGGACAAGTTTGATCAGTTCAAAGAACTTTATGAAGAATATCAGGACCTAGCCATATCTGCTATTAATTTCAGAAGTCAACTAATATCTGAGCTTTCTAAAGAAGATCGAAAGATTTTTGAAAGAAAGATCAATAATCGTTGGGGTTGCGTCAGTAGTACTGTTTTTAAGGTCTCAATCGACGGCCTTTTGATGCAAGATAACGATAATCGTTTGTTCTTTATCCCCAAAGAAGCTCTTGATCCAATCTCTGGTGCCGAATACATTAAGAAGACAATTTTTGAAGAAATTCAAGAAGCGAAAGAAAAAAGACATATTGAACATGTCAACCAGATAAACTCTTTACGCTCTAAAATTTCCGAGTTGACTGAACAGCTTCAAAATATTGAAAAAAAGGTCATACTTAATACAATTACCATTTCTAAAGGTGATGAAGTAAGTGCAATTCCGGGTTTCAATGAGTTCTATGAAGAATTGAAAGATAAGTTTGCTCCAATTACAGACGATCATTCAAAACTTATTGACAGATATAAGAAAACTTCTCGTTCATCTAAACGATAAAAATTAAAGTGTATCTTAGCGGAGTTATAAATGTTTCATACTACTCTTTTTAATCATCTAGGGGACATTACTATCGCTTGGGATGAGAGCGACCAAGAAGAAATGGTCGCTCTTATTTCTAAGATGATGGAGCAAGGTGTTGTGTTTTTTGAAGTTGAAGACAACCGCCCTGTTAAGGTCCTTAATAATGCTCACGAAGCCAAAAACGAACTTTCAGTCCTAGACGAGACTTTTGGTCGTATGGTTGACGCAGGTATTATCAAACAGGCTAAAAATTCATCTAACGAAGATGGTGAGGTCAGGACCAAGGGGATTATTTCTTCTCCTAATGAGGCAGTCAACAAAAACACTATTGGTTTTAAGCCCGCTGCAGGTGGTTAATAATGCTCGACCAAGGAACCGACCTTTTTATATATGAAGGTTTAGAATGCAATCGACTTTCCGGTTCGACTGTAACCTTTCTTGACATCTATTATGATGAAGCTACTGATTTTGTCGGGAGTGTCGTAGATAATGCAGGACAGATACCATTAAAAGAATGCTACGATATAATTGAACAAGTTACTCAAGAAAAATTATTCAATTCATATATCAGTGGTGATATTTCAGAAGTATCATATCTAAATTGTGTGATCTCCGGTGTTCTAAGTTCAACCGAAATCAGACATTTATTTTATCAGACATTCTTAGACAGACACCTTGATGATCCGAATAGAATCAAAATTCCAGAAAAATTACCGCATTCTGAACTTTATTCTACAGAAATTGATCGTCAAATAGAAAAGTCTGTTTCCAACATGATAACCTTCAACACTAAAGTAATGAATAGTGCCTCTTTATATAATGAGGTTGTTCTCGAATCTGCATCTAAAGATCCAAAAACATGGATGTTTAATGCCGAAGGTAACTTTATTGGTCCTGTAGAACCGGTCAAGACCAAAAATAAAAAGAAGATTAGAACACAGACTAAAAAAAGAAGAAAAATGATCACTAAGAGTCTAAAAGCTGTAAACAGGTTCTTTAGTGAACAAGAAGAAAGGACATTTCGTAGTGGCGGGTGGGTAACAATCAGTGGTATTACAATAGATTTCCTCGTTTCAGCAACAGACAAAATAAGCGCCATTGGCCATGATGCTCTAAGAGTCAAAGTACTCAATAAAGAGGGAGTATATCTAACAAATTTGTGTTTTTATTTTGAAGGAACTCCATGTGCCGATCAACTGATTGGGATTAAAGCGTTCGTTGATGCAGGACTAGAAGACGAAATTCTCAAGAAGGGCAATCTAGTTTCTCCCTCTCCCAACATGAGCGATCTAACTAACAATTTAGTGTTGCTGGATAAGGCTAAGCCCTTATCAGTCAATAATATCATTTATAATGATGACGAAGAACCTATTAATATTGCCAATTCAGACCTTAGGGCTAGCCTTCTTGGCGGTTTAGTTAGTGAAGAGGTGTTAGAATATAATCGTTGGAGACAGGAAGTAATTGATTATGGAACCCGTGTGTTTTTTGAAGACAATCAATGGTTTGATGATACATTCCACTATATATCTGAAACAAAATCAAAAGAAGATGCCATAAATTTTGCTAACCTTGTTGTTACAAGAACAGATTTTAGAGAAGCTAAAATAGAAAAAATGGGTCAGTTGAGAAATGCCTAACAAAAGTCAAAGAAATTATTTAGAACTTTACTTGAAGGAATTGGTGGTTTTACAAAAATCAGTTCAAAGTAGAATTAGAAAAACTCAAGCACGCCTTCTTGGAATTAATTTTGAAAACTCTGCTGGAAAATATTTTGAAAGGACCGTAGGTGAAGAAATTTATTTGATATATGTTATCAGTTCGAATATTCAGTCTATAACATGTTCCATTTTATATTCAAAAAAGGACGAGGACATAGACTGCTATAAATTTTCATTATCCGGTGAAGAGACTTTTACTGTTGCCGATTTTATCAATAAATTTTCTAGTGTTAAACAAATAGAAAAATCCCTTTATGATTCAAAAGTAGAGGAATTAAAGGAAGATTTCAGTTCTTTTATACAGAAGAAGTTACAGTAAATGGCGAACGGGTGAACACATTATGCCTTGCGGCAGATTGAAGTGCTCTATTCACCTTTTCTTCTGGCGGCATTTCTAGTGTCTCTAAGATTGACATAGCTCCAAGAGCAATACTAGCCCCAGAACCTATACTACTATAGGGTTCACTATTATCGGCTACTTGGAAGTCTTCCAAAATGGCAAAAAGGTTTCCCCTTATTGCAACTAAGAAAGTTGCTTCGGTTTCTAAAATACGATCAGGACTCTTGTCCTTTAGAGCACCACGATCCTCTAACGACTCCACTACTGCATCGATGAATTTTGTTGACATGAACTTGAATATATTTTTATCCGATTTAGGTGCAGTAGGAAAATTAGTATTGTACATTAGAAGCTGGCCAATTCGATAGGACCCCGAAAATCCTATAAGGTAGTCTCCCGTCTTGAATAGTTTCGGGTCTGCTCTCAACTCCGAAAATCCGTCTGGACAAGAAGCAAGCGAGTCTGCCCCCATATAGACTTTATTTTCATATTTGTAGCCAACCACTGTTGTCATTTTAGATCAATTCTCCAATCAGTACCATTGTCGCACTTTGTTTTCCTTCTGAAATATACAGGACCGTTTTTATGTTGATCAGAAAGGACATTCCATCATGGGTTATTTTAACACTCTGAACTTCATCCTTTTCAATTTTGAAGTCACGGTTATCATACCTGATCATAAATGCTTGTAGTTTTCCTACTTCTTTACCACTTGTACTATTAATAGAGGCGATAAGTTCTTGCCCATTAATGGTGACAAGATCATTGAATACATCTTCAATCTTAACCAATGTTTCAATTCTACCGACATAGATAATTGAACACATAAAAGTCAGAAATAATGTGGTGGCAAACATTATGGCCACATTAAAGCTATAAAATGCAATGAAAATGGTTAATACAACAAATGAAAATTTTGAAAATAAAGGAATTATTGAACTCTTAGAAGTAAAAAGGAGAGGTTGGAATGTTTCGACCTTTTCATCAATATCCTTTAAAAAGTGAGAATCATCGGCATAAGACAAAATCAAAGCAGAAGCTGCCATCAAAATTGAAACAAGTATTAGACCAATCATTACAAATGGGGTCAGCCAATCTGCTCCAAAAAACAGCATCGACGATACGTACACTAGGCCCACACAAATGATAGTCATATCATTGAAAAGATTCACGTTCGTTCCTTTATCCTTGATCTTTCTTCCAGTTTATATTATAGTGCTATATCAAATTTGAAGGAGTCATAAATGGGACCATTTGAAGTTTTCACAGACGCCTCATTCTGTCAAGACACAAGAATTGGGTCTTGGGCACTCGTTATTAAACGTCCAAGCTCCATTCTTATAAAAAAGAGTGGAGTGTTCATTCAGCGTCTACAATCATCAGTTGACGCAGAGCGATTTGCTGCTCTTTGTGGAATACATGAATCTCTGTTGATGGGAGCTTCTGTCATAAAGCTTCATGTAGATTGCCTACGAGTCATTCATGATTTGAAGAATAATTGCATTGAACTTAAAAACCTGAAAAAGAAGGTCAATAAAAACTTCCTACTAGAATTAAAACATATAAAAGGTCACACCTTTATTGATGAAGATGAATACCTTTATAATCAATGGTGCGATCAATCTGCCCGTAAGGCCCTTCGTTTAGAAAGAAATAAAAGAAAGTAGTAGCTTATGAGTACTGAAATTGAATTTTTTAATCCAGATCTAAAAGTCTCACAAGTTTTTGGAGATTACAGAATTATCATGCTTAAGCGCCCTAGTCCTGAGGAAGCTTTGTTCGGTGTAAAGAGTGATCGATATAAGATTTTTATTGACGAAGGGGTCAAGAACGGGGAAAGTTGGGTGAACTATACTATACACCCAATCAATAATAGCATCTTTGATTATTTCATTAGTGGTGAGACCTTCTATCTAGCCCTCCTACGTGGCATTGCACGAGATTATAACGATGATAGAGATGCTTCGGATTTCAGATATTTGAAGCATAGTGATCTGTTGAAGGAAATTGGGGAGGTTACAGAAGAGGCTAGACAGATCAAGAACGAGAACTTTATAAGATTCTCGTTCTCTTAATCTTCGAACGGTTCATTGGATATATCCAATAACGGGTCGCCAGCACGTCCACGGCCTGCACGGAAGTACTTAAAATAGATAGTATCAATCGGACCCCAACCCGGAGAACCGGGACCAGTGACCGGTTCTGGCCCAACAAAGGTATCATCTGATCCGGTGGCAACAATAGAGCCACAAGCGACCGGATCTGCGATACGGCCTCTCTGCAAACCATTGACATATGATAATGGGGACCCGGCAGCTAATATAGACGAGTGGCATTCTGGGATACTCGGACAACAGTGAACAGCCCAAGCATCTGATTGTCGGTGCTGCGCTATTCCATTTACAAACGTATCCGGGGATGCCTGAATATTGGGCCTAGACGGCCAGCAACCGTGACCCGAGTCTAGGTCCCCTAATCTACATGCTCCGGGCACTTAGACGCTCTTTTTCTTCTTAGTTCGACCTTTAATACTCACTGGTCGGTCACCAGCAGCAATTCTCTGCGCCCGGCGGAGTTTCTTTAACGTAGTCCTGCCGTTAGTAGAGCTAAGTCTTTTAGAAGCCAAATATGCCAAGGCCTCTGTTACATTCGGTCCCTTTAAAAAGGCAATTTCATCAAACATTTATTTTTCCTTATCTATTTTTACTCATCATTTATCTGGAACGCCCGGTTCCTGATACCGTTCTCGTAACAGGTAACTGCCACACGGTCTGCGAGTGCATCAACCGTTCTTGCGGATACAGCGGCACCAGAGACCGATCCTACAAAACTTAACAATAACTAACCAGTTCTTGTGTTTGCTTCTCACTTCTACGACGACCACCTTCCATATTGGAATGAACCTTATCATCTCCATGAGCGTTAATTCCCGCCGAACTAGCGGTATATTTCTTTAAATTAATAGCTGCATTTAAATCTCTGTCCATCTTGTGTCCACAATGGTCACATGAATATATCCTTTCAGACAAAGATATTTTTTCCTTAACACAACCACATTTACTACACGCCTTAGTTGAAGGATACCACCTATCAGCTTTAATGATTTCAACACCGTACCACTTCGCCTTATATTCAATACATCTTCTAAACTCACTCATACTTGCATCATGTATTGACTTAGCTAAGTTATGGTTCTTAACCATTCCCTTTACGTGTAGGTCTTCCAACACAATCGTTCCATATTGCTTGGTTTTCACAATATAACTCGTACTCTTGTGTATATTATCCTTCCGTATGTCAGTTACTCTCTTCCATACCTTTCTTAATTGTTTCTGAATCTTCTTCCTTCTATTACTTCCCTTCTGCCTTCTACTTTGTATTCGTTGCAATCGTTTGATTTTCTTTTCATGTCTACTTAATGATTTGGGATTATTAACTACAAACCCATCACTGCAAGTAGCCAACTGTTTAATTCCAAGATCAATACCCAATACTTCATCTGTCTTCGACAATGGTTGGATATTTTCTTCAACTAATACCGAACAATACCACCTGTTACCTTCTTCTCTCAGAGTAGCACTTAATATACGTCTATCAATCGGAATGTAATTAGATTCCTTTAACCTAATCCACCCTAATCTTGGTAGCCTAATTTTATTTCTTTCTACTTTGAAGCTACCTCCCAATCTAAACGAATTACTTGATTTATGTTTTGATTTAAATTTTGGATAACCGCTTGTCTTCTTAAAAAACCGATCAAATGCGATTTGTAAATCTCTTAGAGCTTCTTGAGGAGCACATTTGGATACTTCATACATGAAAGGAAATTGCTCTCGCTTTATCGCGTTGAGTTCTTTATGTAATTGAATTGCGTTTGGCTTAGATATACCCTCTTTACACCTATCTAATGCCCAATTATATGCAAGTCTTGCGCATCCACAATGTTGCAGTAGATGAGTGATCTGCTTATTATTTGGTTTAATTTCTACTTTGTATGCTTTATTAATCATAATATAAACAGAAGACCGTATTATTTTTTCTCTAAAACTCTTCCTATAAGTCTTCTACTGACAAGATCTTCATAATCATATTGAAAAGACACCCAGTCTAAATCAGCTATTTCGCCCCCAAATTCAAATAACAATTCACCCTCAGGAGTTTCTGTTATTTTTTCAACTGTAATATTTTTATCTAGATTATTTGATAAAATATCACTTAAGGCATCCTTCGTCATTAAAGCTTTAGCCATCTTCTGCGGCCTTTCCCACCTTCTCGACAAACTTTCCTACCTTGTTTTTGAAGGGGCCATCAGGTAGTGTGTCTCGGTATTCCTCCCATGAGAACATCTTCTGAAATTGCTTTCCAGCTTTCTGAACTTGAAGCATACTCGCTTGAAATATAGGAGGAGCAGACGAAGCATTTTCATTCAGAGAAAAATCTTCCCCATAAACAAGTCCATTACCGTCCATGTCTTCGCCGGTCATTAATTCTTGAGATAGCTTAACTGGCCATGGATCGTTATCTGCCACTGTCTGTGCTGTAGTATTTTGAACCGCCAAAAGTTCTTGAAGAAGGCGATTTGTTTTTTGTATTTCTTTTAATACCGCCTCTAACATGGTTTCATTCAGAGGATTTTTCTGGGTCCAAGTAGTATCCTGCACACGCCTTTCTGGTTTATCCACAACCACACCCTCTTTTCTTAGGTCTCCTACCTTTCATATTATTGAAAGCGGCTCTAATATAAAACTCTCTACGGTCAAACCTTTCACGATTTTCTCGATATCGTTTTTCCCTAGCTATCATTAGTGGCAAAATTTCTTTTTGAGAAGTTGTTTCACCTTTAGAAATCAACTTCTTAAAAAGTCGAAAGCCTGTAGGATTGACATGGTGTTCTTTAGTTGAAATTTCCGTCTTATTACCTTTAACAAATTCTACCGAATCGCCAGCAACAGTTTCAGTTTTTGTTCCAGAAAAGTGAAACACCATATTTTCACTAAACTGTACGTGTAATCTCCCACCTTCATCATACCAAAGGTCGGTGACATCATCTAAAATGATGTCACCGTACCCCGGAGATGACTTGGGAGTTTGAACGGTCATCTCTTTTAACTCTTGTCAGCCTCTTCACCAGCCTTGATACTTCTGGTAAGATTTCTAACTGCACCGGTCATTTCCTTCACAGACTTGCTGATAGCCTTAACCTGTCCTTGCAGTTCATGAAATTCATCCACTGAAATACCAGTTTCTGCCTCTTTCTTACCAGAAGTTGGCTCTCCAACATGAAGACCTTCTGAGAACCTATGCTGATGGGCACTGTCTACTGCTCCACGACCCTGTTGAAGATTAGACTCAGAGGTCCTTTCTACCAATCCGTCAACAAGTTCACCATTCTGTCTAAGGACTTCTAGAACTTCTGCTGGTGGATTTCCCGGTGTCGGCCTAGGAGTAGAGTTCAAAACAGGTGGCTGAACAATCCTGTTATTATTTTCGGGGTCTACAAAATTAGTAGGATCTCCCATCCAATGATCGGCCTGTTCTTTGTCAAACAACCGAACTTCTCTCGCTGGTACCTGAGCAGCATACTTGATGCAACGAGAAAACCAATCTCCCCCATCACGATGAAGCTCTCTAGAAAGAACCTCATGGAGATTAAACTTACTCATTGCAAAATCACTCGTAACTAGACCACCAATCTCATCACGATCTTTTTCATTCATAGCATCAGTATCTAAAACAAGAAACTTATTCTCTTCTCTACTGTATCCTAGAATGATATGTACTTTCTTGGCATACTCGCCATAATGTCTATAACTCACAAACATCTCCCTTATTGTTGTTTTTATATTAGTTATTCCATTATAAAAAACGAAATAAAAAATGCCCCAGAAGAAAAAATATTCTCCTGAGGCATTTATTTATGGTCGTTTTTCGACCTGTCTAAGATTTTGTGTAGATACCGCTAGTCTCTTCGCCGATATCCTCTTCAAAACCCTGAACCTGAACACTTTCGTTAGTTTCAGGTTCTCTCACCCAAATCGGACCCTTCCAGTCCATATAAGTCGTCCAATCAAGGCTTGGAATAATGATTGGGACGTTCTTACACCTATCCTCTAACATGTAGTATGAGGGTTCAATAGGAACATTGAGTGGCCTTGTTAATCCAAGAGGAGACTTCCACTGGCCAGCAGGACGATTCTTCTTGGCTGAATTACACTTCTCACAAGAAGATACGATGTTAGTAAAACTGGTCTCACCACCAAGTGACCTCGGAATAACGTGGTCATATGTAAGCTGAGAGCTAGTAAACTTTTCGCCACAATACTGACAAGTAAAGTTATCCCTAAGAAAAACATTCGAACGAGTAAACTGAACTCGTCGCTTTTTCTTAGAATATGTCTTCCTAGCCACTACAGAAGGAACTTGAATTTCCATAGTAGGTGACCGTGCGACAAACGGATAAGTCTCTACAACATCAACCTTGTCTTGAAAAATCTTGGTAATTGAATCCTTCCAGTTTTCTACACTGAGAGGAAGACACGAAACCGGACGATAATCAGCATTCAAGACAAGACAATTTGCCCTCTTTAGAATCTTAGTCTTTTCCCCAGCCTTGTAAATCTTACCGCTCTGGGAATTTACGACCTCCAACTCTGCTCTTTTACTTTTCATAAACGTCTTTATAAATCTTTAAATGCTTTAATTGTTCAAAGGGATTTCTAGATAATCTCGTAGATGTCGGAGAAGACACACTCTTATCCTGATCATTCTTTGACTTACATTTTTTCGATTTATCCTTTCGCGGTTTATCTAATGTCTGAATATAAGGTCTTAATAATCTTCTTACTTGGCCAATAGCTTTGACCTTGGAATTATAACTAGCAGGAGTTGATGGAAAAGACAACTTAAATTTTTTTGAAGGATCAGATTTTAAAAAGAAATAAACCTTTGGATGCTTTCCAGACTTATCAACATTATCTATTTGACCGCCTAATTTCAAAATTTCCCCTTGGAGAGCTTTGAAATAATCTGATCCTTCAATTCCAGTCATAGTAATATTTAGTTGACGGTTTCTAGCTCTTCCTGAGTTCTTTCAACAATATCAACCGATGATGTTACAACTTCACCAGAACTATCTAGATGAACCCAAGAAAGACAGCCCTTCTCGAAGCCACAACCGGTATCAGTAAAAAAACTTTGACCGCCATTTTCATTAGTGTGGCGGATGATATTAGTGTTCGACAATACACTATGGCCAACAAAAACCTTATGAGAAGTGGGAACTTCCTTAACCCAAGTATAGGTCCTTACCGGCAAAGCATACCCTCGCTCAACTGCTCGATGATCAGTTGCTTCCTTATCGACTTCTCCGTAAATGGCCATTGCCTTTGTTCCAGAGCGAAACTTGTAATCAATGTCCAAGAAATTAGCCGCAAAACCAGCATGAGCAAAGATCAAAGAATCAATCACAAGAATAAACGGCATACTTTCAGCGATAGAAAGCCACTTCACAGCAACTTCACTGTCCTGTAGTTGTTCAACTGTACGCTGATGTTCCTTATGTAGAACCACATCCGCGCCATTCATATGACGAATGTGCTTCCAATCATGGTTTCCCTTAAGAAACATACCATCGCCGGTTTCAACAAGATCAACTGCCTGCTCAAGTACCGTAACATTGTCATGGCCCCGGTCAACAAGATCCCCAAGCTGAATTACGAATAATTCATGATTTCTTGCATAGGCAATTGCTTCGCCAAACTCATCTGGTTTTGCGTGAACATCGCCCACAACAAGAAACCCCCGCTTATTATGGGGGTCTAAAAATTCAGAAGCCGTTGTAATTTTTCTATCCATAAGAGGAATATATTACAACGGCTTCTATTTGTAAAGCAAAAACTTAGTCGATAGAGGGCTTTGGGGATAGGGGCCGAGATTTTGAATTGTAAACAGGCACCTTTTCTTGCTCTACCTTCTGTTGAAGGCCACCAACGATATCTTCAAACCGAGTTGCTTTCTTATGAGGAAGTTCAAGCGTTTCAGCCTTTTTCCCATCATGTCGCTTTTTTTCGGAAATAGTATCTTCCAAAGCGGCATTTGCTGCATTGATGATTGCGTCCTTGAGGTTCTTCTCACAATCATCAAGCTTTGCATAGGCATCACGACGAAGTTCCCTGCCCTGCTGAGTAATTTGGGCAGTTTCACTTAGAACGCCAATGATGTTTTCATTAGCTTTCTGAATAGCTTCGACGCTGGTAATGCCCTTTTCAATATTCTTCTTGATTTCCATATTACCTTCACGAAGCGATTCGCTGCTCTGAATCAGAAGCTGATCGGTCATATCAGTGATCGAGGATGCGATTGCATTGGTCTCTTGCTGATCATGCATACCTACTGCAATAGCAAGGCTGTTTTTCCATGCCGGGAAGGTGTGTGTGATAATATCATTCAACTTCTGAATGAGAATGAGATTATTTTCATTCACATTACGAATGGCCGGAATAGACTGCAAAGTAATCATACGAGAACGAATGATGTTCGCATACTTTCGTTCAAGCATGTCAATTGCATTCTGACAATCCTGAACCTTCTGGTTGAGAACAGGGTCATTATCTTTTTCAGCCCTCTCAACAAGAGGCTTCAAGATGTTTTCTTTGACATCTTCAATCTTAACCCTGATAGCTTCGGCATTAACCGTTAATTCATTGAATTGAGCCATCAAAGCTTCATAAAGGCGATCAAACTTAACAACGTTCCTCTTGAGTGAGTCGCGGCGCTCATCAATAACATAAGACAAGCCAGAAACCTGCTGTTCAATGTCCTTATACTTTTCCATAAACTCAGCAAGGCTCTTACCCTTACGGAAGAACAATCGTGCCCAGAAGCCTTTATCTTCTAGATCGGTGGCATCCAGTCCCTTAACGGCCATGACAGCCTGAGTAACAGTATCACCAATCGGACCTGCTTCGCGGTTACTTACACCGTTCAACATCTCACTGGTAATGTCCTGCAAACGTCGCTGACTTTCATTGCTGAAATCAGTAATGCTCAACGGATCATTAATGTCAATTTCATCAGCACGGGTTCTGGCAACACTTTTTTGTTCATTATCCAGATCGTCAAGAAGGTTCAGAGTTTCACGACTTAGCTTAGTGCTAGATTCGGGACCGTCTTCCATGATACGGTTAACGTCATAATCCGTAACTTCCTGTTCGGACATAATCTCAACCTCTGGAAAATCATTGTCCGTAAATGAATGGTAATGATTCGGCGTTTCAAATGCCGTATCCCCAATAAATTCAGCCTGCATCTTATCAGCAGTCTCAACTTCTTCATCAGTAAGACGCTTAATTACAGGGCCTTTACCAGTGATAACTACCTTAACCATTTCGCCATTTCCCTCTTTAGAGATTCCATATATACAAGTTCCTGTCGAAGAACTATAATTTGCTTGCCAAAACGTATATCTATTACTTGGCATATCTATCCTACATAATCAAGCAGTTTCTTTAGAACGAATACGACTTTCAATATGTCGAGCATCAATTTCAATACTTTCGACAATAGGCACTTTCAGCGTTTCAAGATCATCATTAATGATTTGTATTGTGTCTAAGAGAGACTTTTTTGTTTTATCAATACCTATCATTAACGTTTCATCATTTCCGTTATCATAGTCTTTGATCTTATCGAGATTCGTCAAAATCTTCTTAAGACTCTTCAAACTTCTGATAGAATTACGAACATGTACCTCCAAGCTCTCATCCTCTTCAAGAAGTTTCTTAATCTTTGAAATTCCTTTTTCAACGTCTTTCGATAAAGAAATGACATCCTCAAATTTAGAACTTCCACGAAATTCATTATAAAGGCCTTTAAAGATATCTAGGTCTTCTGCCATCTCTTGGATTACTTTTTCAGCAATATTGGCGGTTGCAGCACTAAATTCCCTAGTCTTTTCCATAACCTTCTTACGAAGTTCTTCCCTTTCAGCCTCCCGACTTTCTTTCCAGTTAGAAAGCTTATTCTTGATAAGAGAAAACCCGTTTCCAATCCATGAGAAAAAATTACTTTCATTCTTCTCACTATCAACAATCATTAGAAAAAGACCGCCATACAGTAGTACTGATGACAATACCGCCATAGCGATTGGAACACCTAGAAATGAGGCGATCCAGACCCAAGATACTGCAACAACTGGTGCAATAAAATATCGCATAATTTATCCTTCTAAAAATTATTATTTTAGTTATAGCACCTAGACAGCATTCTGTAAATAGTTAAAATGCCTCATCAAACGAGGAGACAAATATGAGCAGTAACTTTTCACGACCAGAGAATGAAATCATTCACAAGCCCTCAAATTACGAATTATACTTGTTAAATTCTGATGAGAATCCCGATTGGTTGTATGAGATGATATTAAAAAATATTTGCCATAAGACGAAAGATGAAGTAAAAGGATTACTATCAGACATTCGAGGTGATGGAGCAGGTTTAATAGGAATTTTCTCCTACGATGTTACAACTACTAAAGGACAAACGATCAGATCTATTAGTAAAGAAATGGGCTTTGCAGTAGATTGCGGGTTGAGGAAAATAAAATGAGTGATAAGAAAATTAGAGAAGTACAAGAAGGATTGGAAGATATCATAGGCGGTGATGTTCTAGACAATAAGGTTCTCGATCCAGATGTCGGTAAGGAAGAAAAAACAAAGAAACCTCGTCGGTATCAGGTAATCTTACATAACAATGATTATGTTAATGGGTTTGCAGTAGCTGCGGTCCTCTCAAATGTATTTGGTATGGACGAAGATCAGGGCATGAACCTTATGCGATCAGTTCACCTTAACGGCAAGGGTGTGGTCATGGTTACTACTAAAGACATTGCTGAAACCAAAATCGACGAAGCCCAATCAATGCTGTATGAATTAGGCGCATTTGCAGAAGGTTTTGAAGAAGGTTTTGTGATCTTCTCCATGGAACCCGAAGATGACGGCGAAGAAGACTAAAGTGTAAATATTCCATAGAACGAAAGGTTTTATGGAATAATGATCAAAACTATCAAAGATATACAACGTCAGTTGACTGCCTTGGGTTTCGACACCGGAGGCGTGGATGGTATTCGTGGACCTAAAACAGAACAGGCCATTATTGACTTTAAAAGAAGCCGTGGCCTTAGAGCACGTCCTTTCGTCGGCAGTGCAACATTAGCTGCATTATTTCCTGATAGTGGGTCTTGTGGAAGTCCAGTACCCGAATGGTTACAAGCAGCCGAAGCATACAAAGGTTTAAGAGAAGTTCCCGGTTCAGGGAATAATCAGACAATTCTAGATTGGGCCGAAGACTTAGATATTCATTATCCGGGCGATGATATCCCTTGGTGCGGCCTTTTTGTTGGTCATTGTATTGGCTCAAGTCTTCCCGGAACAAAATTACCAGATAATATCCTAGGAGCCAGAAAATGGCTTTCATATGGACAGGAATGTGAGCCAGTATATGGAGCAATTCTTGTTTTCTGGAGAGGTAGTAAAAATGGCTGGAAGGGCCATGTTGGCTTCTATTATGGTGAAGATGATGAGGCTTACCATGTCCTAGGGGGCAATCAAAGTAATGGTGTCAACGTTACTAGAATTGCAAAAAATAGACTTCTCGAAGCTAGATGGCCAAGCGAAAGAATAATATCTGGAGAAAAGGTTTTTCTTTCTAATACTGGTGAGCCTCTTTCAACTAACGAGGCCTAAAGTGACAGAGGAACCCATCAAAGACGAAACAAAAGCCAATGAAGAAGATTGGAGACTAGACGTTCCAAGAGCGTGGTATTTTGATGGGTCAAATAGATTCATTAAGACACTTAGATTTTTCAATTTAATGGAACTAGGAAAGCCGGTCATAAGCTGGTCAAAACTTATGCTGGCCGTTGCGTTTATTCTACTAACAGTCGCCACAGGGAATTACATTTTTACTTTAGACCCGAATGGTCTTGAAAAGGTATTAGCTGCAGCAGCGCCGTTCTTTCTTAACTTGTTGAATTATGGATATCGTAGATACACTAACTATTTAAAATTTGTCAGGAAGCAAGACCTTGACGATTAATTACTCGTTTGAATTAGAAAATGGAACGCCGTGGCTCACTCTGGAAAGAGCTTGCCCTCACCACACGTGTGTCCCGAACATCTCTAAAGATGATCTAGATGGAGTTCAGCTAAACGAACTCACCTACAAAAAAATTGTTGGTATGATAGATGAAGATTTTCTCCAACAAGGTGTAAGGGCAAGAGTACTAGAAGGTGTTCGTTTGGCAAATATTGATAGCGAAAAGGGAGAGATGAGTTTTTTAGTCAGAAGTTCTGAACATTCTTCTAACAATCTTTTTTATGCCAATACTATAAGGTTCGATGAGTGGAATGATGTGGTTGATGAAACTGATTTAAATCCTATCGGTCGTGCCAGACTTCTCATGTTTGACGGCAATGTACGTCTAAATTGCACTTGTCCTTCATTTCTTTATCATGGTTATAGATATCTTCTAGACCGTCAAGAAGCGAGTATATTTCCAGAAAAAAGACCACCAAGAAGAAACAACCCACACCAACGCGGTATTGTGTGCAAGCACATGAACAGGGTGCTAAAGGCATTCCCATTCTATTCCGGAGATCTGGCCAGACACATCAAACAACATCATAATCTTCAAGATGGGAAGACTCGTAGCTGGGACATGAAAAGTAAAATGGCCGACATTATGAGAAAGAATAAAACCATCGAAGTCCCTTACGAGGAAATTGCGTAATGAGGGAAATCATAGATAACTTAATCTCAATTAGTGAAGGCCTTGAGGGGGGAATTGAGAAATTTTTTAAATCTTTAGAAAACGGGAGGTCTGTGATCGAAGACCTCTCTTTAAGAGAATTAGATGAAATATATGATAAATATTTCTTTGATATGCCGGATTTTGACGAACGTGTCGCCAAATCTATCATTAAAGGAATTCCATATATTCAGGCCAATGCTTCTGAACTAGTCGATGATGAAAAATTTTTGGGCCTGTCGTTCCTGAGCCGTGATACGAACAATGAAACAGCCGTTTATAAGAAATTCTGGGAACTTCTAACCTCTTTGGTTAACACGACTACAACTTGGTTGGATGATTCTGAAAATAGACAACATAAGATACTCGGAATTATCAATAATCAGCTTCCCAAAGAATTGAAACGAAGAGTCAATTAAATGTTAAATCAAATAGAAAAACTGAGACTATGGGAAAACGTGTCCCCCGAGGAAAACGAAGAAGACAATAATATTACATTGACCATCGATAAGGATGAACTTGAAGATCAAGACTCAGAAGCCTCAGAAAAAGATACAGAAGAACCAAAAGAAACACCTAAAAAGAAAAGACCTTCATCCGCAGCTTATGACGCTGCTCGTAGTACTGCGATAACACGAGGTATTACTAGGTGAAGAAACTAGTAGTTTTTATGAGGGGAGATAAAAGAAAAGAAGTATCTGAAAAACTTCTTAGTCTTCTTAACTATGATGTCAATCACATTGTTGCCGACAAAGTTTCTATGGATAACTATCCTGATATGGAAATCAGTGCAGCAGCAAAAAGTTGCAAAAATTTATTCAAGCACTGCTTCACCAACCCAATGCCAGTTCTCATCTTAGACAATGACAATCTTTCTCCAAATCATTGGAAAACTTATTTAGAAGTTATAAACAAGATGTCGCTCGATCAAGAAGCTTTAACCTTTGGTTACCATTACGGCGAAGAAGACCACTGCCTACCACAATTTAAGACTGATATGGAAATGTCTGTCGTTAACATATCCCCAGAAGATGTGGCGGCTCATCTAAATCAAGCCATAAACTTTTGACGTTGACAGTTTTCATTTTATAAAGTAGATATTACTCTTCAATGTGTTTGTAGTGTTTGTTCTTCATGTGCCTACAAGTCTCATAATCACCTAATAGTTTCAAACCTAAAAGGAACTTCCAAAATGTTGTTTATTTTATTTTCACTCATGTCTCGGACAATACTCAATGCAGTATGCCTGTGGCTGTCTATTGATTTATTCTTTTCAGATTCAATCACTATGACTTTCGTTCAATCAATTGTGGCCGTTTTTACGATTGATATTTTATGTTCCTCACAGCAACATGAAAGTCCATCAGATATGGTTAAGAGGTCGGAAAGTTGGACAAATTCTGATAACAGAGAAAAGATTTTATATTCCGTAGGCATAGTATTCTCACGAGTACTAATCATTATCTTTCTATTGGTCCTTAATTTCCTTTAGAGAAAAAGCCCGCTCTAACAAATAGAGCGGGCTTATTTTTTACGAATGAATTTCAAACGCGTCTTGCCAAGTTCCTTTAGTGGAAGCTCTTGCATATTCAGTTGCCCGAACTTCAAAGAAATTGGCATGTTCGATACCATTCAAAATCTCATCCATCCAAGGCAAGGGATTATCCTTGACCTTGAAAATGTTTTTCATACCAAGTTGAATGAGTCTACGGTCAGCAATATATCTAATATAACGCTTAACATCATCAGGGTCTAGTCCCTTAACACCGCCCATTTCAAAGGCCAAGTCAATAAATGCGTCTTCATGTTTTACCATGTCTTCTGCAATACTATAAATTTCCTCTTTAAGTTCATCATCCCAAATTTCTGAATTTTCTTGAACATAAATTCGAAACAATTTGATAAGACTATTACAATGTAATGTCTCATCTCTAACACTCCACGTAATTATTTGTCCCATTCCCTTCATTCTATTGAACCGTGTGAAGTTCAATAAAATTGCAAATGACGCAAAGAGTTGCATACCTTCGACAAAAGCACCAAAACCTGCCAAGGTTTTTGCAATCTCTCTTTTATTCTCTACACTGAATGAATGGAAGTAATCACACTTCTTCTTCATCTCGTCATATTTCAAAAAGGCTTCATATTCGGTTTCCGGCATACCAATAGTATCGATTAATGTCGAATATGCATCAACATGAATGCCTTCCATATTGGTAAATGCACCAAGCATCATTTTAACCTCTGTGGGCTTAAAGACCTTAGTATAGCGCTCCATATAGTTGTCGGCCACTTCAACATCTGCCTGAGTGAAAAATCTAAAAATTTGAGTAATTAGATGACGCTCTTTTTCGTTTAAATTGACGGTCCAATCCTTCACATCTTCTGCCATTGGTACTTCTTCTGGCAACCAATGAATTTGGTTTTGAAGTTTGAAGGCCTCGTAAGCCCATGGATATTGAAACGGCTTATATGCCGCTCTACTTTCTGTTAAACTCATTTTCTATTCCTATCAACTACAAGCTAAGCATTCTTCATATTTGTCGGCAGACTCAGAAAGAAGTTCTTTTTGAGGTTCCTGATCGAGCCTAATACGTTCTACCTTGTGAGACACGTTTTCCGCCCGGTGGGTTGCCTCTGAACGACAATAATAAAGAGATTTAACACCCTTCTTCCAAGCAATATAATGTAGAAGGTGAAGGTCTCTCTTATGAATGTCAGGACGAATAAAGATATTCAAACTCTGTGCCTGATCGATCAAAGGGGTGCGATCAGCAGCATGTTCAATGATCCACATCTGGTCAATTTCCATTGCAGTTTTGAACACGTCCTTTTCCCAATCATCAAGGAAATCTAAGTGCTGTACGGAGCCGCCATTAGTTGTAATACTCGACCAAACCTCTGCCGTGTTCATCCCTTTTTCTTCTAAGAGGCCTACAAGCCATTTATTCTTGATGGAGTGAGAACCAGTCAACGTCTTCTGAGTAAACACATTAGCTCTTAATGGTTCAATTCCCGGAGATGAATTGTTCGCAATGATCGAAATACTGGCCGTTGGAGCAATGGCTGTGCAATTACTAAATCTCTTCATCACTCCTGCATCCTTTGCATCCGGGCAAGGACCACGTTCTTCTGCAAGCTGTACATTAATTGCGTCAACACTATCCTTAATGTGCTTGAAAATTTTAAGGTTCCAGCTTTTGGCCATTGCGCCTTCAAAGGGCACTCTCTTAGACTGCAGGAAGCCGTGGAAGCCCATTGTTCCAAGTCCTACGGACCTTTCACGAGAAGCAGAATAAACGGCTCTGGCCATCTGTGGGGGTGCTGTGGCAATGAATTCACTCAACACATTATCAAGGAACCTCATTACGTCCGGAATAAACGTTCCATCTTCACACCATTCATCATATGTTTCCAAGTTCAATGAACTTAAGCAGCACACCGCAGTTCTATGGTTTCCAAGATGATCTGGACCAGTTGGTAATGTAATCTCGGAACACAAATTAGAGGTCTTTACAAATAAACCTTCTTTCTTATGATGTTCCGGAATAAAGTTATTAACCGTATCTTTAAACACAAGATACGGTTCACCTGTTTCTACTCTACAAGTAAGAAGACGAATCCACAAATCCCTCGCCTTCACAGTCTTCATGACAGTTCCATCGTGTGGACTTAAAAGGTCCCAATCAAGATCTTCTTCAACCGCTCTCATGAATGCATCGGTAATCATAACACCATGGTGAACATTTAAAGCTTTTCGATTTGGGTCACCACCAGTAGGCTTTCTAATTTCAATGAACTCTTCAATTTCAGGATGCTCGATGTCCAAATAAATTGCAGCAGAGCCACGACGAAGGGAACCCTGTGAAATGGCCAAGGTCTGTGAATCCATCACCTTAATAAAAGGCACAATACCGCTTGTTTGACCGACACCACCAACAGTTTCACCAATAGACCTAAGATTGCCCCAATATGAACCAATGCCTCCGCCTCTAGCAGCTAACCAAACATTTTCTGTCCACAAGTCTACAATACCTTGAAGAGAGTCTTGTGATTCCCCCAAGAAACAACTAATTGGGAGTCCTCTGGAAGAACCGCCATTAGAAAGAACTGGAGTAGCTGGCATGAACCATAGACGTGAAATATAATCATATAATCTCTGTGCATGATTTAAATCATCTGCAAAGGTTGCAGCTACTCTAGCAAACATATGTTGAGGACGTTCGCCCGGCATCATATATCTATCTTTTAGGGTATCTATACCACTTATAGATAGATTGTTGTCTCTGTTATGATCTACTAAAATTTCTCCGAATTTTGTGGAATACTTTTCAATCCCATTCATTATTTTTATTTTTCCTTATTCTGTTTAAATGATTATATCGTCATATAGAACTACTTCAACTCCGGCTTCATTGAACAAACCTGTAGAGAGATTAAGAGAATCTTTCCATCGTTCTTGTAAATGTGGAGGAATGGCTGGTGCAACACAACGTGAAATTCCTGCCTGTATAACGTGTACACAACAACGTTCACAACTCATGAAAGGCCAAGTGTATAAGGTATAACCTTTTACTGGCTCAGGAGCGGTTAAAAGGGCATTCATTTCGCAGTGAACAATTCTACGGTATTTTTCTTCCCTATTCTCATAAATCTTAGGATCATCGCTGATGTTCCTTGGGAAGCCATTATAACCGTGACTACATTCAGTCCTGTCAGGACGAACTATTACTGCACCAGTTTTAGTTGAAGGATCTTTAGACCATTCAGAGTGGAGTTTGGCGACATCAAGCATTCGCCTATCCCACTTCTGTACATCTATATCGAGTGTTTTACCGTCTGTGAAACTTAAATCCAAAAGTATATCTCCTTGTGGCGTAAAAGAACGCTGTCCTTCCCAAAATTTTTTTGGGAGTTTATTGTTTTTGTTTGGAAAACCCTGAATTGTTCATAACAGGGTAATACCACTCGTTTTTAGATGGCTTTTCTATTTAGAAAATCTCACTATTCCGAATTGGCATCCTACTAAACAATATAGGCCACAAGGAGATATTTTTATTATGAAAACATCAAGGAAATGGTCGAGTGCATGAGTTTTTTATCAACCCATATATGATTTGGACCAATGTACCAATTGCCTTCCATTCTAGAAAGCATAGTGAATATATCATCCGGTCTGACACATTTCCCGTTGATATAAATCAAAGAACCTTTAAATTTTGCTTCAGAATTAAACACAAAAAGAGTTTCATATTTAATAACGAATTCTGATAAAGGAGAGTGTTTGCCGGACATCCATTCTGATCTATCCAATTGATTTTTAAAATTCACCGCCAACAAATAATCAACATTTGTAAAATTTACTTCATTTTGTTCTTTTAGTTTAGTACGATTAAAAATGAACAAGTCATCAATATGGAAACTATCAAAAGAAGACGTTGCTTTATTAATACTTTGAGATTTTTCTTGTATTTTCTTCTTTTCTTCATCAGTTATCATTTTTATCTTCCTTACGCATACTTATCGTAATGGACCACTGTGCCCCACGAAGGTTCTACTCCACTCATTTGTCCCATCTCATCAATAACCCACACAAGCTCCATCATTGACGAATATTCTTCAAACCAACCCTCCCCAAAGCCGTCTGTGAAAACAATCACAACATCAGTTTCTTCGATTGAGTGACTTTTTCCATCAAACTCTGTCTCTCCTGCTAGATATGCGAAGAAAGATCGGAAACAGGTCCCGCCACCAAAAGGAGGAGCATACTCAGAAATATCATCACCAGTTTTGAATTCTGTCACGTCTACGACATCTGACCCAAACACAATTACTTTCAAATTGTAATCATGATAAAGTGAGCAAATATCAACCATTTCACTCATTACCTGAGTGATAGCTTCGTCCGAAATAGAACCCGATGTATCTATTACCAACACAGCATTCAATTCTTCGCCCGTGTCTAAGGAGGGAATCGTAATCCCCTTAGAATAAAAATTATGATCGGGCGATGCCCAATCATAATCACTTTGGTTACTAGGCGACACTTTGTTGCGTAAAATATCTCTCCAAGAAATACGAGACTGGGTTAGTTCATTGATGCGGCGTAAAATATCCTTAGGAACATGAGAAGAACTCATGCCCCTACTAGCAGATTCAATAGTGGTTAGAATCTGACGTTCTATTTTTTGTTTTTCTGATGCAGATGGCTTCCAAATAACCGTCTCATTTCCTGACCCAGAATCATGACTCTGAGGACCACCATCTTCATTGATATGCTCGTCAAAGGTTTCTAATGAGCGGTTGTTGGATTTCTCACCATCACCATCACCATCACCATTACCATTACCACCAGATGGCAGATTTATACCCTTTCCATTAATACCATTATCACCACTAGCCAATATCTCATAAATTTCCTCAGCGGTCTTATCTCGGTAAGTATCATTTAATAGAATAGAAGCATTCTTAATGTCTTTACTACCAAACTGTCTGCGAACTTTATTAAAGGCCTCGGTCATTTCTTCTGATGAAATGACCGGATAACCAGCATCTTTAATCATCTGATTAATTACATAGTCAGTAGCACAGTTCCATAAATGAAACTTTCTATTTCCTTTACGGGAAAGAGATAAAAGAATGACGTGCATTGTTTCGTGCAAAACACCAAACATCACACCTTCTCTACTAAGAGCATCTACAAATACAGGATTGTAATATAGATGTCGTCCATTAGTGGCCATAGTATGAATTGTTGAATGGTTAGGCTCAACTTCTACCAATTCCAATTGGCCGACAACCACAGCAAAGAAAGGATTTTTCCTTGCTATTCTGATCTTAGCACTAAGGATTTTTTCAGATGGTGTCAGATTAGTCATTGAAAATATCGCCCAAATCGATTTCCTTCAAAAGTTCTGCCCATTCTGGAAGATCAATAAATTCAGAAATCAAACCATCATCCCGAGTCGCAATGTTTTTAAGCGCAACTGTGGTCCATTCCATTCGGTTCTTATCTTCCGCAAGAAGGAATTTAGCAAGATTTTCACAATATCCCTTAGAACGATTTTCACTGACCGACTGAATTAGAGACATAGTGTATGCATAAACCAAAGAAATATCACTTGCAATGATATCACCATCGTCATCAACGGAAGATCGTGCAACGCCCGCAAAGTCAATATCACTACGAGTAATCTTGCCCTTCAACAAGTCATCCACAGGGGGCAACTTTACATAAAGATTACGCCAACTGATGAACATGAGGGCGACAGCATAGCCCACACAGCCACCCATTAGATGGTAAAGAGCATCTTGACTACCGTTGACCTTTTTCCAAGCCTTCAACTGTTTAGAAGCAAATTCCCATGTACGGGGACAAGGAAAGGTAGTTTCAATTTTAGAGGGATTGAAATCGAAAAGCATGTCCTTCTTGAAAGATAGGAAACCGGTGATTTCGCTATCCAGCATGTTGCGTTGTGCATACTTTTCAAAATCGTCATACGTTGGATTAGCAACAGTAATGTGCAGGAACCGACTGGTCAACGCGGAATTGAGACGATTGGCCCCTGCCAGATCTTCTTTACGATTGCCTGCTGCGATAATCGTCACTCCATCAGGAACAGAATACGTCCCAACAGTTCGATCAAGAATCAAAGAAAATGCCGCATTCTGTACTGCAACAGGAGCTTGAGTAAGTTCATCAAGGAAAAGAACTGAAAACTGTTCATGAAGAGCTTGTTCGATAAACCGCTCAAGGCGATTAATCTTGGCCTTGGCGTCGTAGATCTCTGTTGTATCGCCATCGCTCTTTTCGAGTTCTTTCAATTTCTGTACCGTATCTAGAAGTTTTTCTTCCCTAGAAGCAAGTACATCAGGAGCAACAGGGAAAAGTCGAGTGTTTACCCAGATAGCTTCGCCATCTCGGACATCAAACACAGGAATACCTTTGATCTCTGTCGGTCCACACAATCCCAAACGGACATCCTTAATAAGGGCACCAGAGAACTCTTGTCCATAAACTTTAGCAAGCTTAGAACTGACTTTGGAAATTTTCTTATTTTCTGGAATCTTATACTTCATCTTCGCGGCCCGCTGCCTGACAAGACTCGACTTGCCAACACCCGGAGGACCAGAAATAATAGGAACTACATCAGTTTCCAGAGCGATGTCTAGGATAGTTTCAAGTTCAGAAATAGATACGCCGCGTTCTTCCACGTTTTAACTCCAAAATAAGAATTGATATTGGAGCTAATGTAACAAGAATTAGCCGGATTGTAAAGACTCTTCTTCTAACAAAATAGTTGCTGCCCAACCAATACCCATAGCATCGGAATGGTCATCAGACTCAAATTCAACCGGACCATATTTTTCTAAAACACGTTCAGCAACTTTATTTTTATCATCATTGCCCTTGCCTATAGCTTTTCGCCATTTTGATGGGATATAACAATAAGCGGGAATGTTTCTAAAGGCACATTCAGATTCTATAGAATAGCGAATAAATCCATAACAATGAGCAGCTTTAGTACCCACATGTCTAGCTACCTCTTCAAAAACAACAACATCCGGTTGCCATTCATCTAGAAATGTGTCTATCATTATTCTGACATTCAACCATTTAGTCGAAGGATGAACACCTTTCTTCTCAATTTGTGTTTTTGTTGGGGTCTTGACTTTGTACGTCCCACCATTAACATAGGTTGAATTATCATAAACAGCCCAACCACATTTTAAACCCGGATCAATAGCTAATATTCTCATACAGTTATTTAAGGGATAAAAAGAGGTATAAATGTTTCAGAGAAAACAATATAAAAAATTTGCAAAGAATATTCTTGGAAAATACTTAGTAGGTGATATGGCTAGAGAAAAAACACGCAAAAAGTATCATGACACCCATTCCAAGACTTACTATTATTTTGTAGGAAACGAATATAAGTTTGCTCCGCTTAGTATAACACGAATTCGGCATGAATATAGTGATCAAGAAGATGAAATTCTAATTTTCAAAATTTTATCAGAAGAATTTGTAGCAGGTATTAGTACTAATGGCTATGAAATACACAAATTTGTACAACGTGCTTGGAACGCGTTTGATGTAGACCCTATATTGAAGGGACTCAAACGTCTTGAGGCATTTAAGAACGAAAAGCAGGTATATTTGAATTTCAATGAACTAAAGTCTATTGATAGAGATATATCAACAGAAAATGGAAAGTTATATTCTTTCAAAGTATTTTCAACACGAAATATTAACTGCTGCGATCTTGGACGTGAAAACTATTACTGTACAAGTACCTGTGAAAATTCTCTCGTGAGCGACATCTATTTAAACGTATTTGTAGAAAATCCAAAAATAATAAAATTTAACATATCCATTAACGATGATCATCCATTTAAAAATCACAAGAAAAAACTCATCCCACTATTAGAGAAAAACTCGATAAAACATGAATGTGATGATATTAATAATCAAATCTGGTTTGATGATATTGAGGATTGTGTTGATGGTCTGATTTTCATCTATGAGGCAATTTCTTGAATTTCAGAAAATCGTCCAGCCCTTTTTACAGAATACTTAGTTTGGGCATAATCATCAAATTCCTTTCTATGCGTAACAACCCAAATATTTCTTCCCCTCTCCATGGACATTTCTCTAATAATGTCCATGGAGGCTTCTGCTCCTTCACCATCAAGACCGCTATCTAACCGCTCATCAATAGCTGCAAAAGAGAGATGACACCCATGAAGCTCTTCCCAACATTCTCTGAATGCCCAATTTAACGCCATAACAACACGCTCTTCTTCACCCCCACTCAAAGCGCCGGGGTCAATCTCGCTGTCAAAGTCATAGACCTCTGGAAGAAGTTCATCGGTGAACTCAACGCTATAGGGGAGTCCTAAGCGAGTTAAGAACTTATTCATTCTTTCATTCAAGAAAGGAAGATATTTAGCAGTAACCCTTCTCCGAATTGGAGAATCCTTACGGGTGAGAAGTTTTTCAAGATATTGATAATGCTCTAAATCATTTTCTAACTCTGCAATTTCTTTATCTTCTGCTATCTCATCAGGAATGTCTTCGTTAAGTTCTGCCAGCGTTTCCTTATGGGGGTTTTCCTCTTTTTTCTTACTTTCGATGTTTTCTAAATAACGCTCGATATTAGTCTTGTCTTTAATGGCATCCTCCACCTTATTGTAACTATTTGGCCATTTATCGGACATCTCTTCTTCTAATGCTTCTATTTTTGTAGACAGAACCTCAGCCTTATCTTTTTCCATTTGTAGATTTTTTTCTACATCTGCTTGCTCTTCAAACAATCGATTTAATTGTTCTTCATAATTTTCTGCCTGTTGAAGAAGTCTTTCGATTTCATCTTTTGAGGAATATTTGACACTTTGAAGAGCGCTTTTTAATTCACCGATGTCTGTTTGGGCCGAAGAAACTTCTTCCTCAAACTGATCTTTTTCTTTTACCAGTTGTTCTAAATTATTAGAAAGTTCAATTCTAGCCTTTTTTCTTTTATCAATATCAGACCATTCTTGGCCACATGTCGGACATGTATCATTCTCTAATTCGTCAAGCTGTTTCTGATTATTCCGAATGTCCCTATTGAGTTGAGACACCTCATTCTTTTTCTCAGCTACAGTTGCTTCAAGCAGATCAATAGCCTCTTTAATCTCATCATTAGATTCAATTTTTTCCAATTCTGAATCAATATCAGATAGTTTTTCTATATTTTTTTCTATTAAAAAAACGTCACTTCCAATTCGAGTAAGCTGTGTCTCTAATGTTGTCTGTTGAGACTTACTTTCACGATGTTTGAAGGCTAATTCTGAAAGCTCTTTTTGATCATCCTCTATGATCTTAAATTTTGAGATTGCATCATCGGGAGATTTCTCCCTAATCCGTTCGATCTCATTCTGCAACGTTTTAAGTTCTTCGGCATGGTCTTTATCCCATGCAGTTAACTTTTCTTCTAAAGATTGAATCCGGGCTTTCGTTCTTTCAATTGATGCCTTTTTTTCAACAGCTAATGAACGAACGATTTCTAACTTCTGTTTGGTTTCTTCCCGCTTCACTTTAAGAAGCCCGGCTTTCTCCGTCAGAATATCGAAACCAAACAAATTCTCCATAATAGACTTCTGCGTTGAGCTATCAGACTGAAAAAATGTTGGGGTTCGTGTTGAGTTAACAACCATACACCTGAACAAATCACTATCAAACCCTAATAACTTCAATATATCTTTAGAGGTTTCAGTCGTTGAATTTCTTGTGAAGTTATACTTTTCCTGTTCTATATCATCTGACTGATTAGTCTGGTCAATATACAATTTACAAATTCCGGGCTTCTGGCCCCTAATAATTCTAATCCGAGTTTTACCCTTGATGACATCTAAGGAAACAATTAAATTCTTCCCATTGATATTATTAACCATCTTGCCAATTGCCGCCTTACGTAACGGCTTTCCGGTCAAAACAAAACTTAAAGCATCTAAGATGGTAGATTTACCATGGCCGTTGTTGCCGGTAACTAAGGTAAGACCCTCTGTTGAATTCAAATCAACAAATGTCTTCTTATCCCCAAACCTCATAAAATTTTGGATGGTAATTGTCTTAAAAACTAACTTATCCATGATATCCCTTTTTCTTAGGGATATTGTAGTACAAAAGATAGATTTAAAAAACTAACCGTCTACATTTTTATAGAATATATGACTGCCTATTACGCCCGTCTTATCGCCTGCAGACGCCCAACGGGGCAAAATTGATGTGGTATGGTAGTGGGTTGCCCCTTTTGTAATATCAGGCTTCTTTCCATCTACAACATCAGAAGCGATCTTTAATGCAGACTTCCAAGCCTCTAAATCTCTTCCACTTAAAGAAGACCCCGCAGGATCTAATGTCAGCATTTTTTCTCTGTTAGGGTCTCCGTCATTCCATGCACTAAAAGCTTTGTTTTTCGAGATAACACCCTGAATGCCCTTACCATACAACCTATATCCACGCTTTTTGTTTAATGGACTTTCAGCACGATTCTTAATCACGTTAGCAACAGCGTACATTCCATATTCACCGTCACTTCTGGCTTCTCCCCAAATAGTCTTGGCAAGCATTAGTACTTCTTTTTTTCTAATATTAGAAAGGCGTTCTTTTTCCTGTTGTTCTAATGCACCCTTAACATCATAAACACTGTCCAATTCAGCATTTACCTCATCCTGAAAGTCAGCACTTTTTGAAATAAGTGCTGCAATCTCTGGGTCTTTATGACTATCATCCGGGAACAAGGTCTTTATAACGGTCGGAGATAAGGCAATTGAAATTCCTAACGCCGCACCAGCAGCACTCTTAATTAAATCTCTGGCCTCTTGAAAATTACGCTTTGGAAGATATCCAACTAGGCCTCTAGACAATTTATTCGTTTCTTTTGACAATGAATCATCAGTATAAAATTTAGCGCCCATTTTAGAGAGAACATCGAACATCTGTTGACCTACGTTATAAACCCTCAAACCTCCATCTCCCATATTGAGAAGTGATGAAAAAAGTTCATTACTGATTATCTCATAGTCTTTTGTTGGAACTTCCATTCTAAGAATGCCTTGAACTTTTTGGACATCAACATCAAGATCGATAAAACCAATATAGTCCTCATCACTTATGGTAGCATCTTTAGTTCCGAAGATGCCAAATCTCATTGCATTGCCCGAATTTCCTTTAAGATCATTGCGTAGAGAACCCAAAAGAACAAATTTATCAGACTTCCAAATCTGGTAAGAAGGATGTCTTTCGACCTTAAAAGAGGACGATTCTTTTAGATGGAATAATTTCATAAACCTATTTATCTAGTAATGATAAATGGCTCACAATTTCTTGGATCATATCCAAGCATATTTTCTGGACTTCCATGTTCTAAATAGGAAAGAACCGCCCTGATAACATAGTAGTGACAGACCATTAAGATATCTTTGTCACTATTAATTAGATCAATAATTTTTTCTTCAATAAAAGGGACAACTCGATTATAAACGTCCAATTGAGTTTCGCCTTCTGGATGTGGCTTCTTATTAATGTCAGCATGAATTTGGTCATAATGATCAACGCCGAACCTACGATTACATTCTTCTTCTGTCAAAAACATATCGTTGGGGAACCAAGACATTTCGACAATACGATCACTCAATCCTATTTCTGATGGTTCATCAAGAGAACTCAAAATAATCATAGTGGTCTGGTACGCCCTAGGAAGGGTTGATGACCAAACTACGTCTGGCTTAAATCCTTCCAAGTTTAATTTTTCACCAAGTTCAATAGCTTGATCAACCCCTTTCTTAGTCAAATAATTATGATAGTCTGACTTAAGATTAGGATGGCCATTGTTGGCCATTGATTGGCCATGTCTCACTAAAACGAGCTTTCCCAATTATTCCGCCTTTATGTAAATATCTACCAATTTATCGCCATCTAAACTATCACCGTGCGCCTCTTCTTTCAAGTATTTTATGACGATGCCTTCGACCGTTTCGCCTTTCAGTTCTTCTACGTCAATCTCTTCTTTAACATTCTTGCGAACTGGTTCAATGGTTATTTCACTATTTGGATTTTCCTCAGTAAGCATCTCTAACAAATCAAGTCTGTCATTTTTATCCATATCAACGTCAGGAGTTACTTTAATAACTTCTCGCTCTTTGATTTCGTAATCAGAAAGCTCACTCAACTTGACCTTACGATAAACTGGCATATCTGGCCAATTCAAATATTCTGGTTTCTTACCTCTTTCGAGAATCATCATCCCTCTATCAGTATCACCTTCATCAGCAAAATTATGAGGGAATGCGTTTCCAATATAATGAAATTCTATCCCTTTAATTATTTTGGCCTGTCTTTTATGGAAGTGTCCACTAAAGATATATTCGGGCTTAGAAAATTGATCGGGCAATAAAGAATCTGCTCGTTCGGGGGACTCAACCATAGCATTCATCATAAATCCCGGAAGATCGAAATGACCAAACACATAACTAACGTCCTGTGATGTCACAAAGTCTTTGTCTTCATCGTTGACTATCCACGGAACAAATAAAAAATCTTCCACTACTGTCGGTTCATCAACAACCACAATGTTTTCAAGATATGAAGCAAATGGAACGCTATGTATTCTACGACTATCACTATAGAAAAGGTCGTGATTACCAACAATGAAAAACACAGGAATTCCAGCGCTATTGAGAATATCAAGTCCCTTTTTACTATATAAGAGAGTGTTTACCCCAACTTTATTTCTTGTGTGATGCCAATCTCCTAAGAAACAAATTGAATCACAGTCATTTTCTTTTGCAGTCTTCACAAACCACTCAAGAAATTCAATACAAAGCTGATTATGTTTATCGTCATCTCGATGTTCACCAAAATGGATATCGGTGAAGCTGGCTATTTTGTTGATTGTGCTCATATCACGATTATAGGCCATACTCACGTTTATTATAAATCTCAATATGACCCATGAGACGATTAGAAGTTTTTTCTTCTATAGGATAATAGTATGTCATTGACCAATCAGTCTTCTTAGAGGCCGACATTTCTTTCACTTTGTCAAGATTGCCCTTAAAGAACTGCCTGTTCCATTTGAACATCTTAGGATTGAAGATTTTAAATGTCTCTGGGTAGCCTGTTTTTAATATTGGGTTAAAACTTAGGGAATATCTCGGAGGAGCTTCATCTTCAAACGATTTTCCAGTTATCCATCTTCCTTCAAAAATATCTCTATACATAAAAATGCCTTCTCCGCAAGTAAGTTTATATATGTCAAATGGAAGTCTTTTTATTTGACCGGGCCAAACCATCATACAACTTCTATCAAATCTTGACACTGGTCTGGCTATATAATATTCATCATCAACTAAACATTGATAATAAGTATCATGTTCAGTTCTATCTTCATAATTATCAATTGAATACATAGAATGATCATATATATTAATTACACGTATATACTTCTCTGCTTGAGTAATATTTCTTATAAGCGCCATATGTTCATTAATATCTGAAAAAGATAAAATAGCATTACTTATTCTAAAAAATTCTTTATTATTCATTTATTTGAAATTATCAACTACAAAGAATAAAGTCTTTTTATCTAATTCATCACTTAACAGAATGACATCTTCAATTAAATCTATAGCGTAGTCTCCTTTGAGAGAAGTATCTAGCCACTTCTTAAATTTAGCAAAATCTTTTAATTCATTCGAAATTTTACGAAAATCAAAAACATGTTTTTGATTTTTATTATATATTTCATCGAATTCGCTTGGCAAAAGTTCGGCCATGGGTTTTTATTCTCCACTTTCTTTAACACCCTCTTCATTTTGCATCTGCTTACTCAATGAAGGGTCTTCACCACGACTTTCTAAAATAGCATCCCTGACAACCTGTGGTCGTTTTTCTTTTCCTAATTGGCTGACAAAGCGAGTGAACATAATTCTAGTATAGTACGCAAAGGGATTATCGCCTTTTGTTTCATCAAATTTATGCCACTTGGCCGATAGCCCCAAAAGAGCTTCACCCTTCATTTCCTCTAGATATGAATAGCCCGACCAATTACCAGCAGTAGCATAGTTGTTAACCATCAAGACAAACATTTGAGCTAGTCTAGGTGTAATTGCCTCGGCTGGGTAATCAGGATTCTTCTTCAATCTCTCTTTTGATTTTACTACTTCCCGAAATAATTCTTCATTATCAATAGTGTCTCCACTCTGTTTTTTTCTTGTTGTTCTTAGTTTTTTAGTAGCCAAAATTTTTTCTCCTTGTGTATAATTTAGTCTTTTATTTCAAAAATCGAAATAAAAAATGTACACAAAGACCAAGTAAATATAATCACGAGAGGATACATTTAATGTCTAGGATTGAAAATCTTTCAGCGCGGCTTGTTCCATTTGATTTAAGTACTATTCCTAACGGACCCATGACTCCTATTAAGGAAAGTGGAGGTTTAGTCTTTCAATACAGCCCAGACATCGCTGAAAGTATTCAAGTAAATTATGAAAAAAGTGCAGACATCATTCATTCTAATGAATCTTATCATGTTTTTAAGAATGCAGAAAACAGACGTATAACTCTCAGTAATATAATTTTCACCGCAGATACCGATGAAAATGCCAGATATATGTTAGCTGCAATCCATTTCTTTAGAACGTATCAATTGATGGACTATGGAAAAAATGGAACAGGAAGACCACCTGCTCCCATGTGGTTCGACGCATATGGAAGACATGCATATGGAAAAGTTCCTGTTCTGCTAAATTCAGTAGATATTACATTCCAGCCAAGCCAGCATGATATGGTTCCTGTGTCACTGTCGCAAGGTACAAGAGTCACTTCAAGCACAGTAAATGATTTAGGAGTTCCTAGGAACATTCTTCCACCGGGTATTGTCCCCGGTTCTGGGAATCAAATCATTTCAAACATCAATAGTATTGCCGCCCAGAATGGTTCAAGTTCAAACACAACAGTACCTTCTGATGTTACTTGGGTTCCTGCAAAACTTGAAGTGGGTTCAATACAATTGACGGTACAACATTCACCTTCTTACTGGAAAAACGATTTCTCTTTGTCTGCTTTTAAGAGAGGTGATCTTTCCAAAACAATGGAGAGAGGTTCTTCTAGACCGACTACTAACATCTCAAGAGAAATCCCCGTTCCTCGTCCTAATCCGCGTAGGAAGCCAGCAGAAGCACCTACGAGTGCAGTTCCAGACAATCCTTTTAGAGTATAAGAGTTGAATGAATGACCAAATACGAAACTAGTTCCTTATATCAAGACACAGAAATATCAGATCGTTTTCTAGGGTATTATGTCCACACCAAAATAGAAGCCAGAGAAGATGATCATTATGTAGAAGTCGATCATCGTTGGACACACCGACCAGATTTATTAGCTCACGATTTATATGGAGACGCCAAATACTGGTACGTAATTCCCATGCGAAATGGCTTTGAAGATCCTTATTTCGATTTGACTTATGGAAGAACTATTATAATTCCTAATAAGGAATACATAGAAAATATTTTTGGTTAAATGTCAGACGTAATTAGATGGAACAGTATTGAAGAAATTCCTGATTCATACATGCAAAATGTATGGAATCAAAGATGGCCGGATATTAATCCAAGAGATTTAGCTTCTAAGGGTGATGGTGAAATAGCTATTCGCCCTGAAAGTATGGACAGACTCCAAAATCTACAAGACAGACTTGACAATAAATTAATCATCAATTCTGGATATAGGTCTAGATCATATAATAACCAATTGAGAGCAGCGGCAAGAAGAAGAGGTGGCGGCGGGCCAGCACTAAATTCACAACATATCGAATCTAGAGCATTTGATATCTCGATGAGCAATCAAGACCCATTGGAATTTGAAGCTGCCGCATTAGATGCCGGTTTCACCGGTTTCGGATATTATGGTCCAGCCGATGGCAATTTCATTCATATTGATGATAGACCGAGTAACAGAATTGTCACTTGGTATGGTAAATCTAAAGATTGGCCTTATAAAACTATCAACAGACATGGAGCAAGAAGGCCTACTCCCGGAGTTGACCCAGAGCCTAGAAGTTCAAAGGCAGACCCCCTTGTTGGAGGGCAACCAAAGCCAGATAGGAGTGTCACTCCCAATAAAATTCCACATGTTGGCTCTGGTCGTGTTCTTAAATCAAAAAGCGGAACAGTTGATCCGGGGATTAGTAAAGTAGCCTTTGATCCTAAGGATTTCGGTGTAAACAGTGATTTGAGTGATAATCCGTTCAATGATTATATCAATGTAACTAGTAACCTGCGCCTAAGTATGGTCATTCAACCAACATTATTAGGGGCAGATTCAACGTCATATCAAGACTTAGAAGGATTAGATATTGTTACATTCGCTTCAAGTGCCGAACAAGCTAGTCAGAGCGCCAATACTATTGAAATTATTTCAGATGATACCTCTGGAAATGTGACTACAGTAGATAGCGGGGCAAGTAAAAAAACCCAACGAACTTCTAAGGTGAATAAAGTGAATGAACTTTACACCATACAAACTGCCAATCTTCGTCACATAGGTAATCTAACCGCGAACAATCCAGAACTTGGTTTTACAACTGAAGCTAAGATATCTATACATGAGCCATATGGCCTTACACTCGAAAAAAGAATTCGTGAAGTTGCATATGAATTAGGATATAGAACCAGCCCTATTCGAGTAATTTGGCGCTTCGACATTCATTGGAGTGGTTATAATCAAAAAACTGGAAACTGGGTTAGAAAAATTCCGTTCAATAATCAGTTTGCCGGAAAGTCAAATGATACAATTACTCATTTCTTCCACATGACCTCAATAGAAGCTTCGTTTGAGCCTTCTGGTGGAACTATTTGGCAATTAGACGCTGTTCCAATTGGATTTGCAGCAGTATGGAAAGAAACTATCTCATTTGATGCCGCACTCATCACTCCATATACAAGTCAAGGTAAAACGGCACGACTCTCAGGTTACTTAGATGCCTTGGCAGGTGCCTTAACATTCCAAGTTGTAGGAGATGCTTCTGAGATGCCGTCTGGCGGAAGTGATCATAGAAGAGGCGTCACTAGAATTTTCTATGAGATAAATTATGAAGGTCTGGGAGAATTAGCAGACTCTGCAATTACTCAATCGTTTAGTGATGTTTTACGCGCAAAAAATCTCATTACTGACGACCCTTCTGGTGGAGCTTACGTTAATATTGGACAAGATGTTACAGTTCTTCAAGTAATACGAGCAATTTTAGATTCTGCTGAAGAATTAAACCGAGAGTTTGTACAGAGTGATGATCCAAACAAAGTAGGACCAAGAACATCATATGTAATTAGGCCTATGGTCAAATATGATACCGCAGAAGTTAATTCCCTGACTAATGATTACAAATCTATCACCGTGGTATATTACATTGAAAAATTTATTGATTGGCGAATTATTCCTAATAAGGATGGCCTTCTCAATCAAACACTTCGTCAGCAACGAATTGAGGGTATGAGAGCATCACCCGCTTTACGACGCGTTTATAATTACGCGTTCACTCCTTCAAATACAGAAGTAAAAAATTTCGACATCAAGTTGAAAGTACTTTATTATGAACCTTTTGCTGACCCATCTCAGGTTGTAGATTCTGTTGGTAATATAAACAACCCCGAAAAAAGAAGTGAAACCGGCAGTGCGTTGGCCCAAGATACGTTCCCTAATAATAAAATAGCCCATAAATCGAGTGGTTCTCCAGATAGTCATATTTCTAGCGCCAATCATCATGGACGAGTTTCTTTAGGGAGTACAGCTAAACATGTTGGACCAAGCGATTCAATATCCGAAAACAATAAAACACACGAACAATATCTTCTTGAGTTTGAAAAAAGATTATTTGGTGATTTGGTAGAATTAAATAATATGCAAGTGAGAGGCGATCCAAGATGGCTACTATCCAAATCATCTGCGAATGTTCCTCTTGGAGGAAGTCAATATTCTTCTATCATACGAGTGAATATTTTTTCACCAGAGCAAAGTGAATATATGGAAGAAGTTTGGAACCCAAAGAAACCACCAATAGATGAAAGTCTGGGCGGTTTTTACGAGGTTGTTGAAATTGAAACAACATTTGATGGGGGCGATTTTAGTCACTCATTGAGTGGGTATAGAATTAGGTCGATGTAATGACTAAAGACAATTCATTAGGTAAAGGCGGCGCTAGTCGTGTAGCAAAAAAAACAGTTTTCGGAAGACGTCTGAAAATAGGCGAAGCTCCTGCTGGAATGTTTACTGGTGTTGTTACTGATGATCGGGACCCCCAGAATATGGGTAGAGTGAAGGTCTATATTGAAGGCTTCAGTGTACCTTCTTTTAGAGTTGATCATGCTCCGGCAGCATCATATTCTGAATATGCTCTAACATTTTCTCCTGTGTTACCTTTTGCAGGATCAGATGATAATGAAAACAAGGATGGTTTTTCACAGAGTTATGGCATGTGGTATCAGCCAAGAGTTGGCGATCATGTTATTGTTACTTTTGCCAATGGAAGTACTGCAGACGGATTTTATTTAGGCTGTATTCAAAAATACAGTCAAACCTTCCAGACCCCCGGCGCTGCAATTAATAATGTAACCGGTGAAACTGAAAAGTTACCATCTACTGAAACCCCGTCAGGATCAACCCCCGGCGCTGCAAAGGCAACAAGTGTTTTAGCAGAAAATCTAAAAGCTTCTGGTCTTATTAGAGATCCTATTCGTGGTGGTGGTGATGCGTCTCAGAGACGTGAAAGTCCTTCTGAACTTTTTGGTGTCAAAACTCGTGGCCGTTCTGACCTTGGCATGATTGGTCATCAATTTGTTATGGATGATCTTCCTGAAAGCCAAGGCATTCGTCTGAGAACTAGCACTGGCAACCAAGTACTTCTATCAGATGCCAGCAATTCTGTATACATCAGTACTAATCGCGGGAATACGTGGCTAGAATTAGGCGCTGATGGAGAAATCGGTGTCTTTGGTTCAAAGAGTATTAGCGTTCATGCCGAACAGGATATCAATCTAGTAGCAGATCGAGATTTAAATCTTGATGTAGGTCGGGACATCAATGCAAAAGTTGGCTCGAAAGTTAATGCAAAGGTTGTAGAAGATATAAATCTTCTATCTCAGGGAAGAGTTTATTTAGAAAGCGAAAACGAGCTTGACGTTTATGCTGGCGGCGACATCAAAATGACCACTACTGGTGGAAGGTTTCATACTAGTGCGGATGGTGATATTCGCCTAACTTCTGGTTCTGCGACACACATAGCATCATCAGACCAAATAAGACTTCATTCAAACGATACAATACATTCCCAAGACGGGGCAGAAACAGCAGAACAAGCGGATCAGTCAACACCCCCAAATGAAGCGGAGCAAGTAGGCCCCCCTTCTACCTCAGAACGTCAAACAGGAACACTTGGTCAAAAGAAAATTTATGTCGGTAGTCGAGATAATGAAAACACGGTTCCCCAACACGAACCATGGGATAGAACTGGTAATACTGGATATGGTAGTAGAACAAAATATGGTAGTTCCACTTCATCAGAAGCTTCTGTGGATACTACGCCTACACCTGCTCTCCCTTACGAAAGTAAAGGCCAGCCCTTAACACCGGGGAAGCCCCTTAGAACATCAGTCCCTAATGTAGCTTCTAACATTCGTTTTTTGATTGTACATTGTTCCGCAAATAGGCCCGGAGCGTATGGTTCGACTGCATTAGAATCCATTGACAGATTTCATAAGAAACGAGGATGGAGTGGAATAGGTTACAACGTACTGATTGATTCATCTGGTTCTGCACGAGAAGGTGTTAAGATAGGTCATAGAGGGATTCATACTGCCGGTTATAATTCAAAATCAGTAGGGGTTTGCATGGTTGGAGGTTTTCATTCATCGGCCACTTGGACCCACCGAGGACAACAAAGACCTATCCCATACCCTGATTATTCGGACAGTCAATTAGAACAATTAAGAGAAACACTAACCTATCTCAAGACTTTATATCCGAGAGCAGTTGTTAGAGGCCATAATGATTTTGTGCGGGGTACTAGTAGAAATAAATTATGCCCCTGTTTCAATGTGTCACATTGGTGGGAGACTGGTGAAGTTGTTACTGACGTTGGAGGTTTTTGGAGGTATATTCCAGAGGGCGATAGAAAGAGTTCAGTAATTCATCGCAATTAATACGAAAATTCACGTATTATATGTTTTGGAATTATAAAATCCCAATATTGTTCTCCATCACAGATAGAATTAAATTGCACCGATCTTTTAACTTTGACATTTTCTTCAAATAAAAATTCCGTTATGGAACTATAAATGTCAATTTGTGCAATTGATTTTCTAAAAATTTTCCAAGAGTTGCTTCGATAATGCTCAGAAACTAAGGAAATATCCCACTCACTCACCGCATAACCAGTATCGGTTGGTGACTTGTCACCATGTATTTTTAATGTCAAGTTACCTTTTTCTTCAATCAAATTTGAAAGGTTCTGTTCTTTTGTGTGACTGAACTGACTCATGATACGTTTTTAATTTTCATTCTTTTTCTTATACGCTTAACTATCAAATCTTCATACTTATCTTGGATCTGTCTAATGCGTTCTTTACTAGTTCCGTATTTATAAGCTAATTCTTGTAAGGTAAACTCTTCGTTATGGAACAGTCTATCCCTAAGAATATTAATATCCCGTTCTGTTATACCTTTACAACTGTCTTCAAAAACTTTTGCAACATTTCGAATATCAAGTTTTACACCGGCATCTTTTTCAACATCAACATTTGGATCAGAAAGAATATCAACTAATGCGTATTGGTCGCCATCTTCACCATAAGTTGAATCCAAACTTACTTCCCCGAGAAGAATAGATTCTACAAAAATGACATCTTCTACTTCACAAGCTAAATCCTTAGCAACAATTTCGACCTCCCTATGAGATAATGGGATCTGTAAACTGTATTTGGCCAATGATTTATTAATATTATTAAATATAGGTTTGGTTCTTCTTTTGTTTAGTTGATGTACAATACTAAAATTGTTAATTGCCGCAGGCATAATGGCCTGATCAATCCACCAAATTGCATAAGAAGAAAGTCTAATCCCATTATCAATTAACAGTCTATTAGGATCGAAATGATCAATAGCGGTTATCAGACCTACAGTGCCTTCTGACACCAAATCATCTACAGTGGTGTTTTTTATGCCCTTCTTAGATTGTTTCATGACCCGTGAGTAGATCAATTTGATATTAGATTTGACCAGCCTTTCCCTTGCCTTTTCGGACCCTTTGAGTTTATATTCAAGAATTAATTTTTTTTCTGTTTCACGATCAAGAATTTCGTGGTTTAACATTCTTTTCAAAGTAGACAACTAAACACCCTAGTAGTTAAAAATTAGAACTATTTTTATAGTAGGACCAGTTCAACAAAATGAAAAAGACATTTTTCACCTTTAAATAGAGTTATGCCAAATTTCTATTATACAGGCTTTTCAAGTGTTGGGGTCAGAGGAACAAATACCTCCATTCAAGACCTTGAATTGGTTAAACAGGACCTTCTCAACCACTTCTTCATAACACGAGGAGAAGTGCCCGGACGGATCGACTTTGGTTCCGATATCACATTATTGATGTCAGAACCTTTTGACGATTTAACAAAGGATAAGATTGAGGAAGAAGTTAGAAGGGTAATCCTCAGTGACCCTAGGGTGGAGGTTGTCGGCTTTACAACAGAAGCCGACATAGAGAACCACTCAATATATGTACGAGTAGAACTTAATTTTGTAGAAATAGGTTTAACTGACTTTTTGGAATTAAACCTCACCGAAACAGGAATAGCTTAATATGTCATCAATTAAACGACAGAACGCCCTATATGTATCAGAATCTTGGAAAAGAATCTATGAGGCTATGGAAAATGTTAACTTTTCAGCATATGACCAAGCCACCCTCAGATCAGCTATTCAAGATTATGTCAGAACTAATTATCCAGACGAATTCCAAGACTGGATCAATAGCGACGAATTCATTATTAAAACAGATATCATATCATGGCTGGCCCAGTCAATATCATATCGTGTCGATCTTAATTCTCGTGAAAATTTTCTTTCCCTTGCAGAACGTCGAGAAAGCGTTCTTCGACTTGCCAGAAATGTATCATATAACGTAAAGCGTGTAACCCCCGCCTCAGGAGAGGTACGTATAGAAAGCATTACCACGAATCAGCAAATATTAGACCAAGACGGAGCAGTCATTCAAGGACCAATAGTCTGGAATGATCCAACCGATCCCACATGGCTGGACAAATGGAATGCTGTAATGAATGCAGCCTTTTCTAACAGAACTCAATTTGGAAGACCACTTAGAAAATATTCTCAAAATGGCGAAGAAATTTCATTATATAGGTTTAACTCACTCGCACCAGCAACAGGTGTTTATCCTTTTACAGCATCTGTCACCGGTGGTTCTTCCCAATTCGAAATAGTAAACGTTTCTCTGGACCCTCAAACAGGATCATATAATGAACTTGCCCCAGACCCACTAAACGCATTTCATGTTCTTTATAGAAATGACGGACTAGGAACCACCAGTGATAAAACTGGCTTCTTCTTACCAATTAAGCAAGGCAAGAGAGGCTACCAAGATGACATTCTCGAAAACGCCCTTTCTATTCGTCTGATTGACATAGACGTGGATAATATCAACAATGATGATATTTGGGTTATGGAGGTTAATGAAGACGGCGATTTAGTCAATGAATGGGAAAAAGTAGATACTTCGTTAAATGAAAATGTAGCTTATAATACATCAACCTCAACTTCAATTTATGAAGTAATTACTCGCCTGAATGACAGAATTACTCTCAGATTTGGCGATGGGAAATACGGGAAAATACCAGTAGGAAGATTTAGAACATGGTTCAGAACCTCTGATCCAGAACCAAAGCCAGTGAAAGCCAGTGATATCCGGAATAACAGTCTGGCCATTCCGTATTCAGACTCTCAAGGTAATATCTTTACTCTGTTGCTGACCTTCAGCTTAAAAGAAACCATTTCGAATGGAGCAGTTTCTCAAACTTCATCTGACATCAGCACTAGAGCTAACACCACCTATTATACCCAAAATAGAATGGTGAATAATGAAGACCATAATTCACTTCCACTTAGCAACAATAACGTCTTAAAGGTTAAAGCTGTCAATAGAACTTATTCAGGACACGGCCTTTCTGTTCGTCAAAACGATCCTACAGGCGTCTATCAATCTACATCTTCAAGCGGCAATGACGGACGCCTATATTTTAAATTTGTAAAGAATCAAACAACAGTTTCTGCAAATCCATCGGTTGTTTCTATAGAAACTATCGTCTCTGATTATGTCCAAGACATACTAAGCAAAAACGATAAAACTTCTCTCTATGAGACCCTTTACCCAGAAATTGTTTTCACTTCTCCACCTACTTGGGAGGAAGACTCTGTAGTCAATAATAGAAGCAGAGGTAGATATAGAAAAGCGACTAACACAGGCACCCCGTATGATGCTATTTTATCCGATGGTGCCGGTGAAAACGAGTTAAAATATATAAGAGAAGGTTCTTTGATTAGGTTTGGCGATCACGAAGGTTTCGTCAGCCGAGTCATAAAAATCACGAGTAATGGTTTGGTTGAAAACGGCGTTCATATGTACAACCAAATTTCATCAGGTTCCCAAGCAGTATCTGCTTTCCCTGCTTTCCGTTCAATCATAGATCTCGCGGAAGAGAATGATATAGTTAATCGTTTATCCTTGAAAAGAAGTTTTGGCATCAGATGGGATCAAACAACATTATCTTGGAAAACTATCTTAGCAGAAGACCTTAATACTACTTCCGATTTTTCATTGAAAAATACAGGCGATACTACAAAAGCTGGTAAAGATGCTTCTTGGCTGGTTAGATTTGAATATAAACAAGTTTCTTCAAGCGATGACACATGGGTTATCACTGATAGAGGCGTTGAAATCTGTTTTGAATCGGATCGTCAGGTCTCCTTCTTCCATGCCAATGACATCCCCATCAACGATCCCGAGACAGGCAAAAGGCTTAGAGATCGAATAGTTGTCACTGGTGATAATGAACATAGGGATAGCTTCTTAAGAAGAGGGTTATCCGTAGGTTTCGGCAACGATCAAAGGACTGGAGAACTATCTTTCACGGGCGACGGAGAGGTTACACGACTTGATTTGACAGCTAGTGACCTTGATACAAAAAGTGTGTTCTTAAGTATTGATGGGAACTATGCCGCAAACGGAACTTGGTCCCTCAGGCGTGGGGAGGGTAATGACTACATAATCCTTAACACTCCACTAGCAGAAAATTCCACTGCAATTGTACGAATGGACCCATCCATTAATAAACTAACAACAACATTACAAACTGCTGAGGGTGATGATGTAGTGAAAAGTTTTAACTTAGGACGGTCTCCTCTCTATCCAGAAAATATTATGCTCTTTGAAGATGGAAACGCACTCGCCCCATCTTACGATTACAGTATTATCAAAACCGCTGGTAATGGAACGAGTGATACCCTACTCACTACCAATCCTCCCGGAAATGGTAATGACGTCTATATTCACGCTTGGGGCGGTTCTGGTCCTGCATTCTCACATATAAGATATATAGGTGATAATTCAGAAGATTCATTCGCTACATATGTTCCTAGTGGAAATCTCATTATGGTGTTCGTCAACGGTCAGTTCCAACATTCTGGTTATACTCTGAACACCTCGGATAGTAATAATGTCAGAGTCGTTTTTGACACTCCGCCAGCAAACGAAGCTAAGATCGACATTAGATCGAGTATCGACAAAACATTAATCCGCACAAAGGTTCAAAGCGGAACAATGACCACCGGCCAAGATACAATTACGCTGGATGACGAGGTTAAAACAGGCTTAGCTGCCGACACTATGTTCTTCATGAATGGTTCATATGGAGATTTCAATGTCGAAGATGGTATTGTCTATCTAGATGCATCTGCTGCAGGTGGCGAAGAATATCATGTGATCAGTATCATCTTCTTAGCGTCATATACTACTGCTAGGCACATTGTTGAGAACGCCACCTATCAAGCTAAACCAAGACCTATGGGCGGGGATACTTCTTTCTATGTAACCTCACAATTGGCTCATCCAGATGGTTATCCAAACTATCGTGGGATTGTAGTGAACTCGGCAGACGCCAATCTTGACGTAGACGCCGACAGACCTTTTGCTTTCAGAGAAATGGTTATCAAGGATGGAAAGACAGACTTAGTTGTTTGGAGAAAAGTGGAAAGAAACGGTGGAACTGAATGGGAAGCTCTAAATGAAAACACTCTTCCAAGAGGTACGTATGAAAATACTAAACATTCTTATTCCAGTGGAGATACTTTAGAAGAGGGAGTAGTTAACGGTTCTATTCATTATAAAGATGGAGTGTGGCTCATCGCCAATACAACTAGTGGCGAATGGGAAACAGCCGGTAACCAGACCCTATACAGAAAAGAAATAGGAAGGGGAGGATTGAAGTTCAACTGGAAACATTTCGCTTCTGATGCCAGAAGAATCGATCCTTCACCAACTAACATAAATGAGTTTTTTGTGTTGACCAGTGCCTATTATACATCAATTCTTAATTGGCTTGAAACTGGTGGCAATCCTCCATCTTCACCAACACCAGAGGCATTGTCTCAAACTCTTTCTGATGTGGCGTCTAAGAAAATAATGACAGATGCTATAATATGGCGTCCTGCCAAATTCAGAGTATTGTTTGGCAATTTGTCTCAAGATGAACTTCGGGCCAAATTTGTAGTGATTAAAGTTCCGGGAGCAACTATCCCAGATAGTGATCTTAAGCTTAGAATTCTCCAAACAATAGACGATTTCTTTGCAATAGAAAATTGGGATTTTGGTGAAAGCTTCTATTATTCGGAATTGGCCGCTTATATTCATCAACAACTACCGTCTTTAGTTCAGTCAGTAGTAATTGTTCCTAGAGATAGTGATTCAAATTTTGGTCGCCTATTCCAAGTTAGAGCACTTGATGATGAACTCTTTATCAGTAGCGCTGGACCAGATGACATCGAAATCGCTCCGGCTCTTACAGATAGCCGATTAAGAATCGTTTAATGGTCCTTTTTTGTACTTTTTGGCTAAATACATAGTAATTTAAAACACTTGGGAGAAAACCAGTCGTGAACAACTTTAGAGAATTAGCTTCAAAACTAAGGGAAGCTAGTGTAAAACCAAAAGAGAACATGCTAAAGGAATGTTCTGATGATAGAGAAATTGATGAGGTCAAAACAGACGAACATATTACCACAAGTGGAAAGAGAGACTTAAATTTCTCTAGAAACGGTCGTGAGTATGGCGGATGGATTGAGGGCCGCGACGAAAACTCTGTCGATGTAGTTGTAACCCTAGATGGTAAACAAGAATTTGAAAAAGAATTGCCCATTTCTGATATCGACGGAATTGCAAACGCAATCATAGACTGTGCTGAAAGACTCACTGATAATGATAATAGCGAGACTGAGAGTGATGGTCTTGTTGATGAGGATATGTTGTTGCCTGTCAAACCGGCAGATGAAAAAGACGATGACAGACTCTATGACGATGAAGATGAAGAAACGCTGGAAGAGTTAAAGCATCGTAGCGGGATGAGAAAGCCATCTGACAACACTCCATCCAAACAGGTCAAAGACTTAGAGTTTTAAAGAACCCAAGTCTTCCCGATTTGATTATCTAGCCACTTATCAAGGGCTTCTTCGAAAATGGAGAAGCCCTTTTTAACTTCCTCGGGAGTTTCTTCATGTAGTGCTATTCGGCCAAGAACTATATAAGAGGCGAACATTTCTATGTAAACTTCTGAGATATTAATTCCAACCGCATTAGTTCGTATTGCCCTAGTATTTCCAAATATCTCATATATGTCTACGATTATACCTGCACTTCGAAAACCTCTGAATGAAAACAAAGGCACAGTTTGGTGATAATCGGCAAGAATGTCATAACCCTCTGTTGTTTCTATAAAGGTAGACCAAGAAGTATCTGCCGCATGTCCAAATCTATGAGCCAATATCCATGGTGATAAAAAATGACTAAATCCACGTTTAACATCCGATGGTTTATCAACTGTGTTTCCAGCAGAAACGAAGTTAATAACAGAGAGGTTAGGATTATAGCCAAAATTTTTCTTCATTCTTTCAACATCTTCTCCACCATAACCCTTGCCGCCTCCCAACCAGCCTGAAAGACCTTTATCCTCGTGTTTAGACGTAAGCTTTTCCTGAGATTTATCGTATTCTTCTTTATCAGTTTCTAAGAAATGAACCATCACGGGTTGAGGAATGGCCCACTTACCAATTAACATCTGTCTCCATTTAGGATTTCTGACTTTATTAGTGTCCTTCATGAAGGAACCCTCGGACCCGTCTAAATCCTTTTTATAGTCTACATCAATAATGGGAGCTTCTTTAAGATCCTCTATTTTCATAACAACTTTCCACCAATAAATTCATCTATCATCTCTATATCATTTTGAAGTTCTTTTTGAAGTATTCTCAGAGTTTCTAAAAATATCGCTTTTTTAAATTTCAAGAACCCGCCTGTATTATACTTGATAAGCTCTTCAACTGATGCATGTAGATTATCTTCCAATTCCTTGAATATTATATGAGGTATTTCCTCAGAAACTAATTCTATTACATCGCTCATTGGTATATGACTAATGCGTTCTACATATTCTTCGTGTAATTTTCTTGAGGCTCTGTTAATAATTTTTTGGTTTATTTTCTTATTTTCAAGAATAAATTTTAAAACAAGATCTGATAAGCCCTCCTCTCCTATCTGACCTTTCATGAGTTTCATAAGCTGAGGAGTTGAGTTTTCTATCTCTTCCAATGAACTAGGTATCTTTATTCTTTTTGCTTCTGATAAATGTTCTAATTTCATGCCGCCTCTTTTACGGGCCATCCTCTAAATTCTTTAGGAAACTTCACATTTCCCTTAAACACCTTGATATTTATCATATCATCTTCAAACCAAACCCGTACTGTCTTCCCAAGACTCTTCTTGAGAAGCTTAGCAGCATCTTGACCACTAACCCCTTCCACGCGCCTAAGACTGCCACCACGAACAGTCTTATTCGATAATGGATGAACAGTGATTACCCCCTGCCCGAAGCAGGCAGGACAAGAGGTGGTAACAAAAGGCTTGAATGTCTTAATGTGATTTCCTGCACCCTGACAAACGCAACAGATTGCGTTGAGCTTCGGTGGCCAAGGTTCCAGTTTTGTAATATTCATCGTTTCTCTCAATCAAATTATTCAACATAGTATTTTTTTATATCATCAAAAAGTTCAAGTATCTCTTCTTCATTATTCAGTATACCACTAAAGAAATTTGTTTGTACAGAGCGAACATACATTGCCATAATACATGAGGTACCTGTTAGCACTGGAAAAAAACTACCGGTTAAAATAATCCTTCCATCATATAATACTTGTAATCCGCCTTTGTGTATATTCTCCATAATCGTCCCATATTTTAATACATAAGGAGAATCTTCAAATATTAAATCGATCTTTTTTATAAGTTGTTCAAAAGTTCTGCTTACTATTTTAGCATCTTTAATTATTTTATTCAACCATAAGGCCATTTCGATAGATTCGAATTTTTTAAGGGTTGATTTTTTATTTGAAATTCCACTCGTGGTTCTCATATCGCCTGTTTGATTATCAAATCTGTCATATTGTCGATCTAAAATTACTATTTTATAAATTGCCGAATGCGAATTCTTTTTATGCGTTAACCATATAGCCACTCCATCATCTGAAGGACCGGAAACAAAAAGATGAGGTTCATTAGAAAGCTTTTTCTTCAAATATGAAGCAACATCTTCCATATCTGAAAGTTTTGGAAGTCTAACAGCTTCTGTTAAAATATCTACTTTATTTTTTTCTTCAATATGCTTTAAGATTTTAGTGAACATGTCATGGTTCATTTCTAGCCCTCTGCCCACTATTATACGCGATGCATGATCACGAGAAACATCAAAAGTATCAATTTGATCAAGACAACCAAATTTTCTTGATATATGCAGCATAGTTCTGAACAAACGTCCGTCCTTGTCAGTGATACTTTTGTTCATCACCACATAATTTTGAACTACTGTTGTCTGTTCAAACCCAAACTCAGTAAATAATTGTACGTTTTTATCAAAATCTTTCTTTATTTGTATCTTTTCAACAATTGATGATTGCTTAAACAAATTTCTAATTAAGGAAAGGTTTTCATTAGCCGTAGTTGAAAAAACACCGAGATATGGCCCGCCTGTTCCTTTTTTTCGTAACGCGATATATATCCTGCCCTCAGCATCAAATGCGAAGGTGAACAGAGGTCCAATATCAAGTCTTTTGTCCAAATAGACATGATACCCTTCACTTCCAAAAATATCTTCTATGTCTTTACCATTTAGTTTCACATCAAACGCAAACATCATTGTTGACGTAATATCATCATCAATCTCAATGTAAAACTCAAGTTTCGGAAACAGACGCTTGATTAGATTTTCAACTGTTGTCGCACTATTAATAACAGGTATCTTCCGGGCTTCATATATTAGTTCTTCAAACATCACAAACCTGAATACATCTCAATAATCTCTTTTTCAGTAAACTCGCCTATCGGATCGTTGACACCGTTTTCTGTTTTGGAAACTTCAAAGTAAAATAAATCATCATCAAGTAATTCACTTAAATTTGATATACTCTTTCTAGGATATTTAACAAGTATTATATAATTAACACTATTCTCATTGGTAAGTTTTAAAGAAAATTTACTGGTACGTCTTACAATAAAACTTGACTTTTCCTCTAACTCATTCATCAAAGAACCAATCTTGCGCCCTTTTTTATTAAAAACCTCATCTAACATAACAAAAATTTCATTTATTTTATTTAAAAACATAGTTACTTCAAATCGACTAGCCAGTCTAAAAACTTTTTTGATATCAAAATCTGGTCGTCTGCCATGAGTGTTAAATGTTACGTGTAGTGAAACCAATTTATCAAAAATATTGTATTCCAATGCCCCAACACTACTAAAACCTAATCGTGTGAAGTGGATGAATATAACTTGTTTACCTTCTGAATTAGTACGCCTTAAAATATTATAGCTAAAGAATTCCTTTTCTATTGTTTTCACAATCAATTTGATTATATCATCTTCATAGTTTTCAGGAACAGCATCGATTTTCTTTACTTCAAATATATCTAGTAACAAAGTTTCATCCTTTTTCTAATCATTACCACTTAGAATACCTGTCGATGATCTCTTCTAAAGAAAAGTTTTTATTTTCATCTTCTACCGGATGTAATAGAGATGTAGTTCTAAAATAAAACAAATCGTCATGAAATAAATCATTGATACTATTGACGCTATATCTAGGATACTTTATTATTATTCGCTCAATTGGTTTATCTGTTTTTAAATCGATAGTGAACATTGACGTAGAAGTAATTCGTTCTGTTCCAACTTTCTTGTTTTTAATAAAATATCTCTCTAAAGAAGTAAGAATCTCTTTCTGCTTATCAAACACTTTGTCCATATGACCCAGAAGTTCTTCTACTCTCTTCAGAAACAATGAAGTCTTATAACGAGTGTCTAATTCAAAAGTTTCCACGATTCGATGTTGAGGGAGTTCTTGGGAAAGAGAAAAATCGACAAACACTTTACCAATATTCCTTTCAGGACAATATAAAACTTCACCTACTTTGACATAATTTGCACGGTTGAATAAAGTTACAAACGTATAAGCATTAACACCATTATGCCACAACTTTTCACTATAAACAATTTTAAATGAATATTTGACAACTAAATCATCTATCAATTTCGGCAAAACTTCTTCAAAGTTTTCCGGAACTGCTGCTAATTTCTTGCCTTCAAATATATCTAATAACAAAGTTTCACCTACTCTTAGTTATAGATATATTTAACTAGAAAATTCAAATAGATGAAAGATCGATTAAAATATGTCTGCCTTGAGCAGGGTAAATTGAATCATCGAGTTTAATCGTAAAATACGAGTATACTTTCTTACTATTAAGATTCATTCTACAATTCGGTCCACTCGAATCATGTCCCAGAGAAAATCTATATGAACCTCTCCTATACCCATAGTCATCTTGCTTTCTTTCTAATGCAAGTATTCTCTCCTTTTTTCGGTCCGCTTGACGTATGCATAAAAGCAAGTGTCTGATCTTTTTCAAAAAATGAATTCGGTCCGTCACCTTTCCCATATAAATTCTGTTATAACAGGTAGAAAGATCGTCAAACCCGGTAACCCTCAAAACATCACCAAGATAATAGTGTGGGTTTTTTAAAAGTCCGAGTTCGATGAACTTGCCCTGTTTATAGTCATAGTAAATCCTGCAAACTAAACTATATGACTTGTTAGACTTTCTATTCGAACTGACAAATTGCACATAAGGATGGTTAGATTTGGCCATCCTTTTAATATACAATTCTTCTTCTACTATTCTTTTACGATTCTTTTTCATATCTTATATCAGTTTTGTATAAAGCATATCCCAGTCATTTATTTCTTTTTTAAAGTCTTCATCAATAATCTGTTCCTTTCCCTCTAAAGAATAAAAATAATTTACAAAGTGTGGGTACCAAAAATTAAGTATAATTCCATTTTTATACGGTTTTATATTATAGACATACTCATAAATAGGAAATCTATCATTAATTGTTTTAATAAGCTTTCCATACCCATTCAATAATATATTAATTTTTCTCAGAACGTACAAGAGATGTAGGGGATCATCACCAAATTGATTGAGGGTAATAAAAAAAGTGTTATCTACTGGAAAACCATCAAAATGTATATTAGCAAAAGTAAACCATGCGCCACCACCTTTAATAATTAATGGCATGTTATAATGTTCTATATATTCTCCATGATTTCCCGCAAGTCCTAATTTGAACGTAACTCTCTGATCATAAGGCATTGCTCTAAACCAAAGTTGATCAGACCTATTAAAATTAGTATGCCGTTCAACAGAAGGCATTCCTGTCAGCCGCGAGTTTTTCAAAACAAAATCTGACCAATTAACATATTGTATTGACATACTTAATCCATTGGTTGTATATTTCTCATGTAATTCATTAACATGAAGCGTTTCAATTTACAAGAAACAAGAGAATTCAAAATGAAAAAAGTCCCTGTAATCAATTTTAACGGCAAAGTCCTTTCGCCCGAAATCAAGACCTTCATTGAATCTTTGGGCCTTAAAGCTATACAGAGGGAATCTCTATTCCGAGATCCTCATGAATCGCGCTTCAAGGGCATTTTAGAAGGTACTGACAAAGGCATTTCAGTGACTCGTTATACGGGGACTCGCGTCATAGAAATCGACTACATCTATTCTGTAAAAAGTGATAAGCCGGGGTTTGACTATTCACCCCTTGAAGGGAGTAGGGTAAATCTAAGAAGCTCGATGGATGCTTTGAGGTTTTCCACTAGGTTTTCTGCTTACATGAAAGCACATACTTCTACATGGGAAAAGATGGTAACGGATTTACATGATGTTATTGCCGATTTGGTGTTAAAAGTGATCACTGAAAAGTCGATGGTCTCTCCTGACACAACATTCCCTCTCGGAATCTCCATCAATCACAAGCCAATTATTGTTTTTGATGGAGAAACAAGCACTGTAGATGATGTAATAACAAAGACGCGGAATCACACATCTGCCGCTATCAATGAATTTGATCTTGATAATTATATATATTCCGGCATTGTAGGTGTCCCAGAAAATAAACAGTGTTTTCAGTTGAATCTGGACATTAACCCCAATCTTTCTTTTAGTGTCCAATTGCTTAATCTCGGACCAAAACATAAAGGATCTCGCTTTTCTACTAAATCAGAAATGTATACAATCACTAGGTCTTTTAATAGGGGAAAACTGTCAAATTATAAACTATCTAAAGATAGCAGCTTTTCTAATCCTAGGTATTTTAAAACACAGCAGGAATTAATAAAAAGTATATTCAACGGAATTAAAGATGATAATAACTATGTGATGTATCCATCTGATAATAAGCGTCGATTTCTCGCAAGAGGACAAGAAAATTAATGAAACGAATTCCTGCCATAGATTACACCAAACGTATCAAGCGAGATGATTTCATATCTTATCTCCGTAAGACTGTGCGCGATGGGTATACTTTTGAAGAGCCAAAAATCTGGGCGAAAAATCATCTAGGCACAATTCATAAAGACGATAATAAAGACATATCTTTGTCCTTCGTCAGGAATAAAAGAACAATCGAGGTATGGATCGTCTACAAAGGCTTTAGACTAGATACGCCGGTCACCAAACTGAAAACAGCCAAAGACGTGATTTTGTTCTATCAAAATTTTGATTCCCTTTTCAATCATTATATTGAACGGGTCGATACTCTCCTTCAAATTAGGGAACAGGTTACTAATACGGTTATAGAAAAAATCAAACTTAAATTAACCAAATTCAATAATACTAGATATGATCATAATTTTCCTTGTTCTTATCCTGTAAAAATTGATGTTCCGGCAACAATGATTAAAAACGGGAATCGTAAAGAGGTATTGTTTGCTGATAACTTCAAAGACCAAGACGCAAAGAACATGATCAAGACCATCAAAGGCTTTGAAAGTGTAGAAGCAAAGTTCAATACAATCCTGTCGGAGAAAAATATTACTAGAACGTATAATACTATTCCGTCTCTTCCTTTCTTCAGAAAAATTGAAGTCAATGCGCAGAGTTATGATACTGCTCAATCACTAAATCAAGTCGAGCAAGTGTACATATATTCTGACACAACGGCCATCGGATCATTTTATAACACGAAAGAGGGCATATTTATTGAGATTCATCTTAATACGGATAACTCACTTAAATTTTTCAAAGTGTATCCTAATTTAAAGGTATCACAATGGTATTATGTAAAATATTATCATTCTTTTGAAAAGCTGGAAAAAAGAATTGAATTTATGATCAATGAGTTTTTGTGGGTAGAAGATCGCGTTATAATCTAATGAAAAAAATTCTCATTCCTCTCAATGAAAATCCGACCAATCAAGAGATTGAAACCTTTCTTTCTAACTGGATAACATATTGGGGCTTCGATATACAGCAGCATCCGATCAGTTCAGAACATTTTTATTTTATCAAAAAAGATGTAAATCCTATTGTTGTATGCTCATGTCCCTCTCTAAGATTGGCAATCCAGAAGTTCAATGCGGGCCATCAGTTTCATCCAAAATATTTTCTACTATTTCAAAAAATTAACCATGACAATTCAGGAAGACCATTTAAGGTCAATGAAATACCATTAGATAATCTAAAAAACTACTATACAGAGTTAAAAGATCTTAAAAAAGAGAACAGAAATCACATATCTTCAATTGCCGAAAGAAATACTAAAATTGTTGAAGGAATATCATTGGCTCTTTCCACTATTAAAGAAAAGACTGACGATTTTGAAGACATAATATTCAAGTATGATGTTCCATTTCCAAAAACTATAATTGAAGGGAATACCGGAACCTTCTCTATCACGAGCATTGTAAGGAGACAAAGATATTCATTAGTCGGCAACTATATCTTGAAACAGCCCGATTATGACGATATGCTAAATAAGCCGCCAGTTCTATCATTCTTCGTTCATATGTCGCATATGAAAGATCCCGAAATGGACATTTCAATACCAATGTATTATGATAATATGAATTTGTCAGTAAGTAAGATTATAGATTACCTTAATAAGATAATCAGACTGAAAAGAGAAAGCCCAACACTAGGGATGTAAAAACCATAACATGAAGAAGATAGTTAGTATAAATTTTTCCAAAAACCTCAGTAAAGAGAATATAAGAACCTACTTAGAAGGTTTGGCAGGAGAAGGATTTACCTGCAAATTTATTGACGATTGGCAAGTTGGAGATCGTCTTTTAGCTAAAATTCATAAAAATGATAACAAAGATGTTCGTCTTTGTTTCTATAAAAAAGGAAGAAGAATCGAAGTCAAAATAACTTATAAAGGTTATCTTTTACAACAATCTTTTTTTACCATCAAGGATCAGAGAGATTCCCTGTGGCTATCTACCAATTTCAATCAAGTTTTCTCTCTGACTATAAGACAGGTTGAGAACATACTAAGTCTTCGCAAAACTATCACTAAAATGATAGAGAAGAATATACGCTCAATTCTCGATGAGTATGATCAAAATAAGACTGACCTCAAAAAGCCGCCTAGATTGCCAACAAACGTAGATGTCCCTCTCATAGAGATCGAAGTCTTCAACAGAAGAAAGGTCCTAATAGCTAAAGGTTTCAAAAATGATAAGGTGACAAACATAGCCAAAACACCAGAACGCTTAAGGAAGTTTCGTTCAAACCTTAAACATTATGCCAGAAAAAATGGTCATGGAGGCCATGGTCCATCTACTCCAATATTTAAATTCATTGAAATTTATGGACGTACAGGAAACAATGATATACAAACTATTAATTTCAATTCGAATACAGGTGGCCCGACAAATAATAATGTGATAGCGTTATTGATCGAAATCGTGGTCAATGTCAGAGGAGATTTGGTATATTTTCAAACAGGAGATGGAAATAGAGAATATCAAATCCACTCACTTAACGAACTCGAAGATTTAATCAGGTCTAAATTAGAAAAGATATTCTCGTTACAACTAAACCTAGATTTGTAAGATGAAAAAGATACCTGCGCCATTTGGCGATTCTGGCAAACTCAACCGGAAACGATTAATTGAATTTTTACAGTTCATAATCGATCAGACTAAATTGTCTGCTTATTGTAAAAAAATGGACATTAGCAAAAATTATGTTGCTGCTTATGGTACCGGGTTGACTTTTTTAATTGAAAATAATACGGTCGCAGGTTTTGCTACGTTTTATTCTGATGAAAAATTGAATGGAATAGTAGTTGACATAGAAAATAACCACGAAGCATTCATGTTTTATTATAAGATAAAAACTAATAAAAATAAAATAGCAAATTTCATCGATTATTATAACTCTTTAGAACTCTTTTAGAAATAAGAACAGTTAATATGAAAAAGATATCAACATGCTTTAATGATGAAGGCAATTTTTCATTCATTAGTGCTATAAACTTTGCAAAGTATTTAATCAATTACGTAGACTCTACCAGCGATCTAATCATGTCAGTAGAAACATTCTCTGACACAGAGATCTCTATACATATAAAAGTCAAAGATTGTCCAACTATTTTCTATATTCACAGTTTAAAGAATAAAAATGGTAACTTTACATATAATAGTGGAAACGACAATTTTGTAGATATTCATATACAGTCTTCTAAAGATTGTCTTAAAGTATTGAAATTTATCTCTTCAAACATAAAAGAGATAAAGGATGTCATTTCGCACTACGTTCAAAAGAACAATGACAAAAAGATTGCATTGGATTATGCACTAGAAATGTTTGAACATCTTGCTATTGTTCAAAACAGAACACTGTCCGTAATTGAAATTGAAGACGGATTTATTACTACATTAAAAAGTGAGGACACCGAAACTTCATTCATGACCATCACAGGAACCTTGTGTTTAATGAAGCTCAACAGTAATGTATTCATAGAAAATTATTTGATGATTTACAAAGATGTTGACAACTGGAACAAGAAGGAAGATTTTCATGATGAATGGAAGAGGTTTGAATTTGCTCCGCTTCACAAAGAACACTCGTCAGCTTTTTTTAAAACATTAATTTACCAGTTCATCAGAGACTGATATGAAACAGATACCAACTCTATTCGACCCAACAACTGGTCTCACCAACATCGAACTTATTGAAAGATTGATGCTTTATCTATTCAAATCAATAGATATTAATCGTCCCGAGTTAATTGAAATACAACGTAGAATACCCCAAAAAGGTTCTGACATTTTCCGTAAGCCAGACAGATTTTCCGGTATGATATTGGTTGGAGGAACGACATTCAAGGCAACGTCTCCTAAACATAATATGGAAAGTGATCACATTCATTTCTTATGGATAACAAACTTTATCTATATCTCAAACACTGTTCGAACAAATCGACAAGTCTTTGACTTGATATATGATTTTCGGAGATATAAAACACACATCAAACGTGAAATTCATATGTCTTAAAACCGTTAGTTTAATATGAAACAGATACCGAAAATATACAATGATGATGGGTCACTATCATCAGATGGTGTAATGAGATATATTCACTTCATTCTAAATGAGTGTGGTGTTGACCAGCGGTATTTGATACCTCCTAGAACAACTACCATAAATCGTTTCATTGATAATAATCCTGATCAGAAAACAAAGGATTATACATTCAATTTTATATTGTTTTATTTAGATGTTTTGATTTTTGAACAAAAAAAGTTATACATTAATGTTTCTGGTTCGGATTCATCACTGTCATGGATTGAGATTGATAGCCCGGCTAATGCTTTGAAAAAGATAAAAGAATTATGTCATGATCAAAGCATATTCAAAAAACACATACATAAATGCCAGCAACAATTACAGGTTGGTAGACGGACCATTTCTCTTCTGAATGAAATAGTAGAGGAAATTCGTGATGAAAGATATTGTACAAGTTCGGTTGTACGATGTCCTTTGGATGAAATGAATCTTATTCATTACAATGATATATTGCCGGTGAAAATTATAAATCCGATAGAATTTCCAATAACGTTTCGAGTCAGTTATAATTCGAAGCTTAACCGTCTATATTTTTCATTATTGCCGATGGCAGGAAAACGTAGTGTTCCCGTAACATCGATAGAAGTACAGGGGGAAGAATTGATTAATGATGGAAATCATTACGAGAACATCAAACAATTGGTGAAAACTAAATTCCTGAACAAACTTCAAAAAATGGACATATAAGGCATTTTTCTCTTCTCCATCATCAAAATAGTTCTATTATGGGCTATAAGGTCTATCACTCCTAAGGTCTGGTTAGAGCGATCAACTCAGCCACAGCTTCCTTTTTGACACCAAGGGTCACTGTCTAGAACATACTTGATTGCGTCATAGAAGCTTGTACAGAGGCCAAATGTGATAGGTACTGTGGGGTTCAAAATAGTGTAACAGCTATCACCCGGCCCTTCTGAACGTTTTGTATGGGGAACTCAGAGAGAATTAAGACCTTATATGCCATAAACTATAGCTCACTTGTTTCTAAGATAATCTCAAAGAAACAGAATGATGATACGGGAGTGTTACAAGATAACATATTATCTATATGTCTATCATGTACAGGTGTGTATCATGCAGGCGGTATGGTCCTACCGATAGTCTTGAACAGACAGGATAGTCTTAAGGATACACAGTCTCTAATACCATATTCCGGTTATACCGCTAGTCTGATACAGTTTACCCTATGTAAACTCTCAAAAACACATATATCTGTTTCTACAGGTGTATGTGATACAGATTTTCATATGAGTCTCTATAGATAGTCTATTTTTATAGATTGTCTATAGATCTTATAAGATTACGAGTATTATCCATCTCTGGTAACTGATAGTGAGATGTGGGATATTTTTGACAGGCAGGATATAGCGGGTGCGGGAATCTGTCTAAAATTTGAATTACAGACAAAACAAGTGAATTTTAGTAAATATCCTATAAGGTTTGTGTGGGATATTCGATGAAGCTTTCCGAAATTTCGATGATGTATTATGATGATTTTTCTCTTGATGGTGAGATGAGAAGAATTGATGTTACTAATCCAAAATACAAGAAGATACGGAAATTCACAAATGACATGGCCGTCTACCAATTTATTGGTAAAGGTCGATACACCAAATTCCTGATGGTCAAGGATAACAAGGCTGTTATTTCAGTTTTGAAGCTTAGACGTCTTGGGGATAAGTCCCCTTGGTTCATGGACCCAGAGGTAGATGAGATAATGGCCGTCTGTGGGTCATTCACTCACAGAGATTATCAGGGTTTTAACATTGGATATGAGCTTTATAAAGCTGCCATAGAAACCTATGGCGCGATTGCATCCGATTTCGATCAAACTACCTTTTCTAGAAATCTATGGAAAAAGTTGGCCAAAGAGTACCCGGTCAAGATTTTAAGTGGTGACACAGGCAGATATTCAAGAAAGCCGGTTACTAAGACAAATAGAGCATACGATTATATGCAATCGGTCTTGGTGGCCTATAAGAAAGGAACTTTCGAAGAGAGCCGGATCGATGAGGTCGAAGCATTTAAAGGTAGATACGAACTGAGACGAGGGACCTTTAATGTAACAGTTGATAGTCCGGGCATGGAGAAGGTCAAAAACTTTACTAAAAACTTTACTGATGATTTGACCATTTACCTTCGAACAGAAAAGGAAAACTCTCGCTATAAATTGTTCATGTTCAAAAATGATAAAGAGCCGGTGTCGGTTTTGTTCCTTACCAAGTTCTTCAATAGGGGATATCCGGAAGTAGATGCTTTGAGAGATGCTGTAGTTGTTTATGGATCATATACCAAGCCGGAATTTAGGAAAATTGGAATCGGATATGAGCTTTATAAAACCGCCATTGATCTATTTGATATAATCGTTTCGGACGATTCTCAAACTAAAGATAGTAGAGCTATCTGGAAACGACTTGCCAGAGATTATTCTATTAGGCTGATTAACCCGTATGGCCGTAAGGAGTTCAGCAAGCCCTACACAACCACTAAAGGGGCATATGATGACAACAACACCCTGATGGTCATCAACAAGCGTCCTGAGGGCGTTACGGAGGCTTATACCAAGGGTAACACCCGGATCAAAAGATTTTTGGACGATCCAGTCAAGGGTCATACTGATCACAGGATACTGATATGAAACTAGAACAAATCTTTGAAGGTAAGAGTTTTGAAGCTACTGTTTCTGACGAAACATTCAGGGTTTATGTGAATCCTCATAAAACGCTGATTAAAAAATTATTGAACGGTGGTACCCGATATAACAATGTTCGGGCTATGGCCAACGAGAATGAAATCTATGTATGGGATGCATATTATGCTGCTCATGAAGAAATGGAAAACATTGTTGGAAGAACATTTGATTGGTATTATTTCATAGACACAAAATACACGTCTACTATTAGTATGGAACCTTATTTGAATGGAACCGATGATGATTTCATTGAAGGGATGGAATATCCAACCTTTGTACGTTCTTTTGAAGACATCACTGAATATGCATCGATACCTGCAGGAGTTAAAATGTTTCTTGACAGGTATTACAAAAAAGCTGTTGGTGAGAGTCTGCTCAAAGAAGCGGCTGTCATTAATACAGAAACTCTTTGGGGACAGCCGATTCGGATTTTCAAGAACCCTATCGAAAAGGTTGTTAGAAGATTATTCAATGACCCTAAGAAACATAGAGGTGTCCGTGCTGGTTTAGATGGGGATGTTCTTTATGTCTGGTCCGGTTACGAGGGCACGCATGGAGATGTAGAGACCATTCTCGGCATCGAATACTTTGATGTGTATTATGCCATCGGTGATGGAAACGACAGTGCGACTTATATTGTTCCTTACAAAGGTTTAGCAACTGTAGATGCTTTTTGGGAGGGAATGACCGAACCTCTTTTTATGAGATCATTTGGGGACATTCGAAAATATGCTTCGATACCAAAACGGTTTAATGATGTAATTCAGAACAGACTGATTGAAAGTGTTGTTAGTGAGGCCAAAAAGGTTCATGCTTTCTCTGGTGAGTTTACTAATATATCAGATGTAAGTGATTTCCTACAACAAGGTACTGATAAACGAGTTGTAGATGCTAGAGATGGAGGATCGATTCATTTTTTAAACGACAAAAACACAGAATTGGCTTATATGAATTATATTGATAGGTTCAACCGTAATCAAGGGTATGAATTCGTTCTTGTTGATGAAGCTAAACAAAGAAAAATTACTTTGATTAAAACCGTTAATAATCTTTTGGTTTTTGCTAGAAAGTTACCAAAATTATTAAAACGGGCAGAGGATATATTAGATTTGATAGAAGAGTTTTCCGATAATATCGAAGAACTTCTTAGTAGGGAATTCCCTCGTGTTGAGGTTGATTATGAGTCAGACGATGGCCAGATCAATATTGATGTGTATCCTGAATTGGACAGTGCTAATTTTAATACGATCATCATATTTTATGATATAGATAAGGATCTTACTTTATTCAATCTTAACGTTGTGGGGGGTTCTTGGCATCCTATCCCCTCCGATCCGCTAGGAACATTTAATTATCTTGAAGACATTGTCGATGCAATAAAGGAATATGTTCGTGAAGATCAGTGATCTAAGAGAAGCCAAAAAAGTTACTGCCTTCACAGGAGATTTATTCGATGTTGGGGATTTAATGTCTTATATAAAACGACATCTTCCGTCAAATGTTATCGGTATTGATAATTATTCAGGAGAAGACAGAATTTTTCACTTATACAGATATGAAGATTCATTATCACCGACGCTAGCGAGAAAAATAATAGTCGGTTTTTATATAGAAGAAGATAAAGTAAATGTAAAGTATCTAATATATAAAAGATTGTTTAATATAGCAATAATCACAAATAAACACGAGCTTTTACGTTTTATTAAAAGATTGCCTACAATTATTGACAGAATTCTCAAGATCGAAACTTTTAAAGATTCTTTCTTTGAAAAGGTTATCAAATATATTGAAGATTTAATTGAAATTAGTGAAGACGATAGTTTGGCTGTATATAATAGAGGGATTTTTATGGAAAAAGAAGGGTTTTATATGAGATCTTTATTTGTCTGGTCTGTCAGTAAAGATTTTAAAAGTATTGCTGTGTCTGCCAATGTTGAATTCGACGGTATTGTAGAAAAATTTACTGGTATTGATATGAGTGACCCTGAACAATTTGTTAAGTGGATAGACATGAAATTGTCAAGTTATATAGAAAATTATGGTCTTAATTTTGATGCAGATAGAGATGACTGATGAAGATCAGTGATTTAAAAGAAGCAAGAACTCCTATTTACGATGTTGTTAAAGATCGGCTTTCTAATCTTAAAAATGATTGGGACTTAGAGCCAATTTTGAGAGATATTTCTTATAAACTGATCGTTATGGATGGTATTGGAAGATACGATTTTAGAGTCTATGAAAACCTCGATAGCAGTGTTTTAATGGTATGTTATCATAATAACAGTGGTTTGCCAGTTTCTAAAGTTCGCATTGATTCTAAAATGAAAAACGGAATTGTTAGCTTTGGAGAAGAAGAACTTTCGCCCTTTGATGTAGAGAGACCCTTTAGATTTCAACTAAACAAAATTCACTTGAATATAGCGCTCAGTAAGATGATTGTATTTGTTAGAAAAAAAGACGAAGAACTCAATCGATTTGTCAGTAAGATGCAAACGTTCAGGGAAAATCTTAGAGCAGAAGAGATATGGACTGATGTAGAATTTAGTTCTATTGAAGCAATATATAATAAAACATTTAACCTTGATAGCTCTAAGGTCAGGCCTCACGTGTATTTTACAGTAACGAGACGTGTTATCAATGGTGAGATTGAATTAAAAGCGAAGTGCGATTCAAAAGTTGTAATTGATTGGATGCCAATTGATGAGTTTACCACAGTTGTTATAGATTGGTTTAATAGACATGAAAATTAATGATTTATATGAAGCTAAAAAAGTTTCTAATATGAAGTATTTTTTATCTGAATATGATATGCATAATTTTATCAAGCGTATTCTTAAGAAAAATTTTCCATCTAGAGACTTATTTTTTTATGATGATTACTCGGTAATAATAAACAATGTAAGACCGTCACTCCTAATCAAGATTGTAAAAGAGACGCCGTATTCAGCAAAAGATTCAAGAGAAATTAATCTGGTACGTTTTGGAATTACTTATGATAACGAGTGGCATATGAGTACTCCTCATATAGCTGAACCATATCTCTTTACTAAAGAGGATAGTTTGATTTTAGTTGAACGGGAAATAGTAAAAAGAATTAAGTTTAGTTTATTTCTCATTGACAAATTTTTTGAGATAGCAAATAAATCGTATACTACGATAAAAGAAGAACAGGGCTTAGAAATATCTAGAGTTTTATTTTCTAATATAGATATTGGCGTTTTTAATATACATGTCTTAAGAAAACAACTCACATTTATCATAAATTATTTAAATAATAAGCCTGTATTTATGTTGATTGATTTTAGTGGTCAGAAAAATAATATTCCTATTACTACTAACACAGAAGACATTATTGATGAAATTGTAGAGAGGGTAAGAAATGAAATTAACTGACCTACTCGAAACAAGAACTAGGAATACTGTTATTGATAACTTTGATTCCAATGAAACCTTACTTGACTTTCTAAACGATACCTTTGGAAAATTTTTCAGAGATAATTCAATAGTCATTGATAGCGTTGCGGTTCAAGAAGGAAGTACTAGATGGCCTTCATTTGTAATGTCCATAGAAAAAGACATTCTTTCTATAAAAGAACCGGTTGCAGTTCCAATCTGTCAATTTGGCGTTACAACCGAAGGAGCATGGGAATTGGAGTTTTCTTTTTCCAGTGAATTTGAGGGAGGAGAAAGTATAAAATTCACAGAAGATGATAATCCAATGACAATTAGAAGGAGACTTTCTAAGGAACTGAAAGTTAATGTACTAGCTGTTAACAAATTTATTGGTTTAGTAAACAAGATAATTACTGAAATCAAGAATGAATATGGAGCAGACACGCAGTTACTAAAATATGCTGATCTTGATATCGGTGTTTTAATAATAGGCTTCGAAAGAATCCTCGCTTTAGAACTCCAGTATAAGAATAATGCATTGGTATATCGTCTTTCTGATTTTGACAATAAAACACATTATTTTTCAGTTTTACAGAAAGATTCCAATGTACTAGAAACAATTATGAGGTTGGTAGCAAATGAAATTAACTGATTTAGATGAGAGGTTTGAAAATAAACTTCTGACAGAAGGTACTGTGGGCAACTTACAAAAAATAACAGCTACTATCTTACAATTTATTCGGAGAACTAATCCCGGCCATGAGTTCCGTGCTGAAATAGACAAGAATGTTTGTGAAATAATATTCATGAATGAATACGGTGACGAGGTTTCTTTATTTCTGATTGAATATTTCCCCGAAGAAAAAGTCCTTGATAATGTTTTTAGACCACCATCGCCGGAGTCGTTTGAAATATATTCACAAAATCTAGATTTCAAAGAGAATTTGAGAAGGGATCAAATTAATATTGCGCTTTTATCTAAGATGTCCTTCATTATCAAAAATTATATCAATTTTTTAATACGGATAAAGGTACTGTATGAAATATTGATAACTGAACTGGATGATATGATAGGGGGCAATATTGAAACACATAATCTTCATTTAGGGAATTTTTCTTTAAATCCATTTCCCGATAATCCTAAAGAAAGCCTTATATTTGGGCACAAGCTTTTGGAAAATGGAAAAGTCCAATTAATCTTTATGTATGGAAAATCGCCTAAGACGGTAAAAAGATTTGACCTTGAAGACCCACAAAAAACTGCTAAGCAGATTAAAAAGATAGTACTGACGAGATTATCAGAGATACAGCCAAAGCAAGTGGAAGAAGCTAGAAAGATTCCTGTATTCAAATCTGACAGATCTCCGACAGACCCGATAGACGCAATTAGAAGAAGAAATATAGATCGTATGGGTAGTGAACTATTTGTTGCTTTTAGGGATAGAGGTCTTGTTCATAGAGCGCATGGGGTCGGGCATATTCAGTTTTATTGTGATAGAGTCAAAATTTTTTCCATTTTCAATGACCCAACTAACAATATGATTGAAGGTGGTGTTGAGACTCAAGTCAAAAAAGATAAAAAATACCGCCCACTTTTTAAAGCTTCGCCGCTTGATGAGTTTTCCTTAAGTTTAGCACTTGCTAAATCAAAACAGGCAATTAAAAGGATTATCGATCTACTTGATAAAGGTAGGGAAGAGATGGTAGACTTTTGTGACCGAATGGAAAAACATGAGATCATTACCTTCTTTGATTATTCTTTAATAAAAGTTACTGAAATACCCCTGTCAGTGCCTTTCTATTATATGGGCACCGGCGACCCAGTAGCGATATCCACATCTATACATTACGAAGATAATAAGATAGAATATAACCTCAAAGATTTTACCGGTACAATATTCACCTCGTCCGACATAACTGAAGTGGAAAACGCCATGATCGCGTATTTCAAAAAAAGTGAATGAATATGCTTCCATTTTTGAAAACAAAGAAATTTGCTTTAATTCCCCTTGAAACGATACAGAACCCTCTTTCAAGGCCACAAAGAGTTGGTCAGATAATAAGACATATCAATGAAAAATTAAGTTGTCCTCATCGTTTAGGGCTTATCAAAAGGTCGGAGTATTCTTATGGCGTGCTTGGACTGGAATATGATTCGATAGTAAATTTAGAAATCTCGCGCAATTATCGGTTTATTCGAGCTAAAGTAAATCCGATCCTACTAAAGGAAGGTTGTGTCAAAGCATACATATCGGCCAATGTATCAAGTGATCATTCCATGTCTCTATTCGCTCATAGGTTCATTAAACTTACAGAAACAATATATACACTGTCAAATAATCATGATGAAAATTTTTCTAAATTGTCCAGCAGATTTAGAGAAAACAATATCAAAGTATCTAATAAGCAGTCTTCTCTGCGTCAGATGACTAGTTTGTCTTCTACATCTAATGATGTAGACCCTATAGGATTTTCATGCGCTATTGAAGATGATATTAGTGGATTAGTTTATGACGTTTTCTTGTGGGACAGGTCTTGGGAGACTATTTTTCGTTCCCGAGACAAGAATCAAGTAGAAGATTTTGTCATTAAATATTTCAAAGAAAAGAAACGGTCAAATGATTTTCATTGGAAAGAAGTATGAAGTTAGAAGACTTAACAGAAGGTCATAAACGACTATTCGCGTCTATGGACGATCTAAATGAGATTATTGCTAAGAAAATAATGAAAATTTTTGACGCATATAATCCAGATATGGAGATTAGCATAACCGTAGATGCTCAAATAATTCGTATATATAAAGAGAATACGATAATAGAACTTCTTCGCAGTCAGGATAAATTTGAACTAAAAACTTCATTTAATTTTATTACTTCTGAAATTAAAAGTGATGATCATTTAACAAAGCTTATTAATAGAATGCCCGTTATTTTTAGTGACTTACAGAAAGCAGTTGAAAAAGTTATTGAAAAGAAAAACAAGATCATAAAACATTATAAAGATATGGGCTTTAATGTACGGGAAATAGTCAATATAGATGTAGATAGAGAATTTTTATATATTTATTTTCAATATAAGAGATCACCGGCTGAGGTGTTTTTTATTGGTATTGAACGAGATAATGAAAGAAAAGGTAAGGTTAGATTTTATATAGAAGATGAAACTATCAATTCTTCGAAGAAATTTTTTCAAACTGTTGATAAGTTGATAGATCACATCGACAAACTCATTACTTAGATTTGGTAATAAATATTACCATGAAAATCGTTGATCTCTTAGAAGCCATCAATTTCGACAAGACATTATCTTCTTATAAAGACAGACTAGAATCTCGTCGGCCAAAAGAGGCTAGCGCGGAAGAAGTGATATCTCATCTGATAGACACATTAACTTCTCAACAACAGAAATATCCCTATGTAAAATGGATATTGGATCATTATCTAACTGGTGACATCAAAAAGGCCGAAGACTTCTCACGGGCGGCTGTTGCTTTAGAAGTCATATCACAAAAGAAGCATCTGCTTCCAGTTAATAAAAGGGACATCAATCTGATCAAGTCATTTGATGAACTGGAATCGTTGAGAGAAAAACTTGAAGCACAAAGCACCGGCAAACAAATTAAGTCGTCTGAGAAGGAGAAAATCTACAAGGAAATTGAAGTAGTATATGACGGGCCAGAGGGGAAAGTTCTCATTCCAAAGACAGAAGTGGCTAGTTGCTTTCTTGGTCGTGGAACTCGTTGGTGTACCGCTGCTACTAGAGGAGATAACTACTTTAAAAAATACAACAGTAAAGGACCTCTTTATGTCATTCTTCCATCTGATGGGAGAAAATATCAATTTCACTTGGAAATAATTTCATTGATGGATGAAAAAGACGAACCAATCAATACTAAAAAATTTAAATCTGCATATCCATGGGTATTCGGTAAAGCGATTGTTTTTTCAGAAGAAGAAAAAAAATCAGTTGTACAACAGAATGGTTATGTAATTCGATACATCGATAACCCATCAGAAGAAGTAAAGAGATTAGCTGTAAAACAAAATGGCCGTGTGATTTATTATATCGAAAATCCATCAGAAGAAGTAAAGAGATTAGCTGTTAAAAAACACGGTACTGCGATTCAATTCATCGAAAATCCATCGGAAGAACTACAAAGATTAGCTGTACAACAGAACGGTGATGCAATTCGTTATATCGAAAATCCATCAGAAGAAGTAAAGAGATTAGCTGTAAAACAAACTGGCCGTGCGATTTATTATATCAAAAATCCATCAGAAGCAGTCCAGAAATTAGCTGTACAACAAGATGGCCGTGTGATTTATTATATCAAAAATCCATCAGAAGAAGTACAAAAATTAGCTGTACAAGAAAATGGTACTGCGATTGAATATATAAAAGATCCATCAGAAGAAATACAAATATTAGCTGTACAACAGAACAGAAGTTCTATTTTTTACATTAAAAATCCATCAGAAAAAATAAAGAGATTAGCAAATGAAAATCGTTGATCTCCTAGAAGCCATCAATTTTGAGAAAACCCTATCTTCTTACAAGGACAGGTTAGAAGCACGTCAGCCAAAAGAGACGAGTGCGGAAGACATCATACAACATTTGATCAAGACATTATCGACCCAACAACAGAAATATCCCTATGTAAAATGGATATTGGATCATTATCTATCAGGTGATATCAAGAAAGCCGAAGACTTCTCACGGGCGGCTGTTGCTCTAGAAGTTATCTCTCAGAAGAAGCATTTACTTCCAACTAACAAGAGAGACATTAACCAGATTAGATCATTCGATGAACTCGAATCATTAAAAGAAAAACTAGAAGCTCAATCTACCGGCAAACAAATTAAGTCATCTGAGAAAGAGAAAATATATCAAGAGATTGAAGTAGTATATGACGGGCCAGAGGGGAGAATTCTTATTCCAAAAACAGAAGCAGCTAGTTGCTTCTTGGGTAAAGGTACAAGGTGGTGTATCGCTGCTACTAAAGGAGATAACTACTTCAATTATTATAACAATCGAGGACCCCTTTATGTCATTCTCCCGTCTGATGGCAACAAATTTCAATTTCATCTAGTATTGACATCATTGATGAATGAAAAAGACGAGCCGGTTGAGTTTGATGAATTCAAATCAACTTATCCATGGGTGTTTAGCAAGATTAAATTTTCAGAACAGCAGCAGAAATTAGCTGTACAGCAAACTGGCTATGCACTTCAATATATAAAAGACCCATCAGAAGCAGTACAAAGACTAGCTGTAAAACAAAATGGTTACGCGATTGAATATATAAAAGACCCATCAGAAGCAGTACAAAAATTAGCTGTACAAAAAAACGGCTATGTACTCCAATATATAAAAGACCCATCAGAAAAAGTACAAAAATTAGCTGTACAAGAAAACGGTTATGCACTTCAATATATAAAAGACCCAT